TAATCCAAATCTACCAGAATCACTTAATCGTGCACTGGTTTGGATATGTATTTTGACACCTTTTAAATTACGGGTAACTTTTGGTATTTCAAAATAAGCCCTAGTATAACCTTCACCAAAGATTACATTATAACTTACTGAATTTTGACCGGTTCGACCGTTATGACCTAAGTCAACAGATTCGTGGTATGCTTCTTTCTTAAACAATTTCACACCGCCGTTTGAAGGCAAAGGAGGATCTGGTAACTTATAAGTATAATTCAATGTGTTCTGTATGGCAATGGACATTATTTTGTTATACCATTTATAACAAATACCATTAAATCTTCTGGAATTAATGATTTCATTCCGTACTTCAGCATAATTAACTGCGTAACTAACAGGTGTACTGAAATTAGGAGAGATTGCGAGTCGTGTTTCTTTATAGAAATCTTTATTACCTTTTTTAACCGTAATCATTAACGTAGACAAACGACTCAAAGATCTCATTACGTTACTGAAAGTATTGGCTAAGTCATCGTAAGTAATTTCACCTTCTTGGTCTCTAAAATCAGAAAGTTTAACATAGTCATGCACACACATGAAACCATAATCGTTATTGACATGAGCATTCCCTAACTGAGATAAGAGATTACGGTGAGTGTTCTCATCACGTGGATCAAACATACCTCCAGTATCTACGAAAAAATAATCACGACTGTATTTTGGTAATAAATTAATACGATCTAATACTTGTTTATTAAAAATATCCAATACAGATTGTTTAGTAACGGGTTGATTTGTTTTATCGATAATTTCTGCATCAGGAATTGATACTTCAGTAGCTCCTGGAGTTATTACTAAATTTACACCTTCATTCTTTTCTAGAAGGAGAAGAGTTTTTCTGGAATATTTTCTAGGGAGGTTAATCGCCATTTTTCATTCCTTGTTAAATATTAAATATATTATTGACTAATTGGTTCTTCTTTACAGAGAACCGAATCAATTCATAGTTTTAGTCTTTCATGATTAAACGTGTCTAAATCACCTATAGCATTACCAAGTTCAACATTTACCCAAGAAGGTAAGCGATAAGCATAACCGTATATAAATCGCAACTCATCGCCATTTTTAAGATCTAAATTAGAAACATCATGTCTCATGGTAATCAATGTATTGTGTCGATTACCGTTAAATCTAGAAGCTGAAAATAATACCCTTCTGTTAACTATATTTTCAGTATAAGTCGGGTTTTGACTTACACCGATACGTACACCATCTCTCCACTGCTCTACTCTTTCGATAAAATGATGTTCATTTTGATTAGACTGAGAGAAAGTAGATCTGATCATTGCTGGTTTAGCATAACAATTATTTAACGTATATTTATACGTAATTTTAAGAAATTTACCAGAAGTATCGAATATAGGACCTATCAATTCTGGATTGATTCTACTAGCGTTTGCATTTGAAGAAACATGGCTTATTCTTATATTATCGTCAAATATTAGTTCCTCAACCGTCGCTACCATGCCCATAGCATCACCCCTATCTCCAGTAACCTTAGTATTCAACATGAGGATCAAGTTATCGTAGCTTTTATCTCTGGATAAAGATATCGGATTATTAAAATAGAAAGTTCTGATTCCTGTGCCAGGACTCCAGGGTACGTGTCCTAAAATAACACCACTATTTCTATTATATACTGTTAGACCATAACGACCAGAATCACTTAATCGTGCACTGGTTTGGATATGTATTTTGACACCTTTTAAATTACGGGTAACTTTTGGTATTTCAAAATAAGCAGTCGTATCACCCTCACCAAAAATAGCTCCGTAACTTACAGAGTTCTGACCAACTCGACCATCTCCGTCCAGATTAACTGATTCGAAGTAAGCTTCTTTTCTTAAGAATTTTACACCGCCTTCAGCTGGAGGTGGTGGATCAGGTAATTTGTACTCGTAGTAAATAACATTGACATTATTAGCTCGATCAATGATTTTATTTGCCCAACTTTTACATATAGAATTAAAATTACCAGAACCCACAATAGAATTTCTAATTGTATTGTAATCGATCAGGTTTTCATCTCTGGTATTCAGTATAGCATAATAAGTATTATCGCTATAAGGAGTACTTCCTTTTTTTACTACAATTCTCACTCTACCTAAACGACTAAGATCAGAAATAGCCCCACTAAAAGTATTGGACGCATCATCGTAGGTAATTGCACCTTCTTGGTCTCTAAAGTCATTCAATGTCAGATAATTTTTAACAGCCATGACACCGTATTCATTATTAGTATCACCATAACCTAAGTGATCTACTAGGAATGGATGAGCATTAGGATCGGTACTATTACCATAATCACCTACATCAACCATCCAGAGTTGTTTACTATATTTTGCAAGATAGTTTATTCTTTCAATTACTTGGGTGTTAAATACATCCAATACCGATTGTTTAGTAACAGGCTGATTTGATTTATCAGTGTTTTCAGTAAGTCCAACCATTCTTGATTCTGGACTAAATCTGAAGTTATTATTGTGAACCGCATGAATTAAATCAAAGGATTCCCTAGAGTATTTTAAAGGTGGATCAATAGGCATAATAAATTATTCCTTAAATACAATTAAATAAAAGACGTATATCATAGGGAAAATGTAGTAAAATCTATGAACCAAACAAACACATATCGAGAAGAAAACATAATTAACTATTAAGCAATAGTCCTACTCAATAATCCTTTGGTTCGGCATATTGCATTTATTAAAGACATACTTGAAAGGAATTTTAAGTGATTGTTGTTAACAACTATCTGACACAAGGTGTTAGTTTCTCAGACGCAATGGACTTAGCTTTGAAAGAAGCTCATGAAAAAGTCGATTACGTACTGATTAAAGAAGGCGAGTATAAAATTGATCGCCCTATTAAAATTACCAATGAAAAGTTTACAGACTGTTTAGGTATCGTTGGTGAGAATCGACAAAAAGTAAAGATCTGGACAGATCGTCCACAATCTATTGACTGGAATCCAAATACAAACTTAACAGATGCTCGTAACGATGCAATGATTTTGCTTGAACGAGTAAATAAAAAAGTAATCTCTGCGATTACATTAGAATACAAAGGTGAGTTTTATCGTAAAGCCCAAACTTATTTTGGTTGTGTAAATGGTATTTACTTAGAACACACTAACTACTGTAAAGTTTCTAATGTAGAAATTAGTGGTTGTAACCGTGCTGGTATTTTCTTAAATACTACTGATGTTGGAATTGTCAATGCAGAAAAAGTAGGCACTATGGCATACAAACATCACCGTGAAGGTTTACATCCTAAAGAAATGGGTCTTCCTAAAGGTAATGTGGTAACAAACTGCGTACTTCACCATAATCGTGTTGCTGGTTGTTTAGCAGCATGGCAAGAAGACTTTGTTGCAAAAGGTAACCATGCTTATCGTAATGGTCATGAAAAAGATGGCGGTACTGGATATGGTATTACCATGTCAAGCGGTACAGTAAATACAAATTACTTGATTGAGAAAAACCGAGTAGAGTATAACTATCGTAAAGGTCTTGACGTACACGATGGTTGGGATGGTGTAATTACTGATAACCAAGTATTCAATAACCGATTCCATGGCATTGCTGTAGAACACCGTGGCTTCCCAGGTAAGAATTGTATCATTACCAATAACGATATTACTTTCGACTCTAACTTCCGTTTGGATCGAGATGATGACGTTCCCGATGGTCGCGCGCTTAATTTTAAACAGGACTATTATCGCCAATGTGGTATTCGTGTTGAATTAAAACCTCAACAAGAACAACCATGGGGTAATGAAGTACCTGATCCTAATTACGTTATTAAAGGTAACCGAGTATACGGTATTAATCACGATGAGCGTGGCGAACACCGAGTAATTGAAATCTACAATAAGAATACCGCTGACTATGTGGTTCCTAATTGGGACATTAGTGACAATGATATTTCTTGTGGTAAAGTAGATTACATTGTATTCATGGACGCCCCAGGTAACGTTAGCAATGGTTTAGGTAATGTTTCGATCACCCATAATCGTTTTAGTGCTGACTATGTGATTGTTGCACCTATTACCATTCAAGAAGCCACTAAAGCTAAGTTTGGTGCGGGTCGTACAATTAAAGTAGAAGATAACTTTATTGAAGTAATCAGTGTTAACTCTGGTGCTAAAGGTATCCACTTTAATGGTACGGTTGAAACATACTCGATCAATAAAAACGTATTTGATTTAGTAGGTAACCTGAACCGTCCTATCTTCCGTTTCCAATGTAATTTAGATGGTAAAGTAGATGATGTTAAATGGAGTTGCACAAATAATATCTTTGCAATGGCTCTTGCTAACATTCATGTATTTAAAGGCAATAAATGGTGGGATATTCAAAAGTCCAAAGTAAACATGGAAAACAATGTTCACCACTTGAAATTCAAGATTCCTTTAGACAATAAAGTTTTAACTGAATAATAGATAAATACTCTCTACTCCTTATTAGGGAGTAGAGAGTATTATTTAAATTATTTGTTAGCTATTGGGATAGAGACATCTTTAACAGATTCTCTTACTTCATCAATATCCAAAATATGGGTAGAGTATAAGAAGATTTTATGCTCTTTATTACCAGATGGTTTGTCGACTACATCGTAAACACCTACCGTATCGGTTTCTTTAAATTCAGAGAATACCATACTTTCATATTCGTAGTTAAAGTAGATACGAACATTGTGACGATTTAGGTAGTCGATCAAATTACTTACCATGTAAACAGGCACATCTTCAATGATTACACCATCGTATAGTTCAGGAGCACGAGGAGCAGGGCCAATCACACCATCGATATATTGATCTTTCTTAAACAACTCTTTTTGTTCATCTGAAAGATTTTCATATTGCGCTGCCCATTTCTTATATTCTTTTTCGTATTCCTCGTATTCTTTACGACGATCATCAATCTTACGAAGAATGTAATCAGTGAGATAGTAAGATTTAAGGTCGATGCTTTCACGGTCAGGTGGTAAACGGAATGTAAGATAATCACGAATGGTCTGATCTGAATTATCGACATTCAAACCAAAAATAGGTTCGTATTGATGATCTTGTAACGAAATAGAAAGTAACATGATATAATAATATTCCTATAGGATTAGGTTAATGAAAAGAAACTAAAAAAAGAGACCAGTTGATTTTTGGTCTCTTTTTATTTTAACGGAAGCTTGCTACGACACAATAAATGATGCCGATAAACAAGAATGCCAGTGCCGTATAAGGCTGTTGATAGTAATTGGTATGGTTATAAGCTAATTCACCTAACTTATAAATACCATATAGCCCAAGAGCTTTTATGATTAGATTCATCACATAGACTCCACATTCACGATATATCCTTTAGAGACCTTTACCGTGATGGTCTTGTCTTTCACGACCACTTTGAAAGGATCATTAGGTACGACTTTCTCACCCTTAGGTGTAGTACCAACAATTTCCATTACTTCTGGGGAACTGCCTGATATTTTTGGTTCTGGTTTGTTCATTCGTTCATAACAGAAGAATGTTTCTACCACAAATATATCAGCCAGAGCATCCACTGTCTTGATCAAACCTTTTTCACTATCGTATTCAAGGTTATCACAGATAGTATTCATGAATTCTTCAAACTCATTATGGATGAATTTGTTTCCGCGATGCAATGGATATTTATTCACTCCATTTACAACGAGCATAGAGTTATACTCGTCTACTTTGAATACGATGGGGAAACTACTTTCTTTAGGAACGTTAATCGTTTTGAATGAAACGTAGAAGCTGATTGCTTCCATCATGTTTTCCAAGTGATACTTTTTATTGCCGATAAATACTTTTGCAAATTCACGAAGTACACGATCTTCGGTGAATTTGATAAACTCATCACGATTGTTTAATACAATAGTATTTTTACTCATTTTAAAATTCCTTTTTGTTTAGTTAGAATAAATGTTAGGACGGCAGGAGTACTTCTCCTGGTCCTCTCACTTAAATAGTATAGATTTAAATTAATCTATAATACGACACCAATACAGTTAGATAATTTAATAGGAGTTAATTCATTACGGTATTTTCGGTCATGAACTTTCAATACAGTAATATTAGTTCGTTTACTAATATGTTTAAAATCCCTATTGAAATTCAATACATTACCATCCTTGTTTTTGTGGTACGTAATAAAATCCTCTACCCAGTATGCAGCATAGAGATCACCATAACAGCAATCATCAAGTCTATTAAGCGTGCATTCGTTTAAGAACTTCTTAAACTTAGGAACCAATCTAACATAAGCTAGTTTAGCAGGACGATATACTTCTCCGTGATTGCACCAGATTTCTTCTAACTTAAATGTCTTAATAAAAGTTTCTTCAAAATCAAAGTAACCGAAATCAATCCATTTATTTTCAGTATCAGAAATAGGCCATAATCCTTTCTCCATAAGACCAATGTTTCGATTTAAAATTGCTATCATGGTGAAAAGATAAGTACGAACCAATCTCTCTATCAATACACCTTTTGGTTTATCGTCATGAAGATTACCGTACTGAAATACCTTTCTAAGTTTAGCATTGAATTTCTTGCTGTAAGGAATGTATGTTTCAGCAATTTCACTTCTAATCTCTTTAAGGTATTTAGAACTGTCTATCGTTAAGTCTTCCGACCCTTTATCAATATCATAAATCACTGGACTAGGAATATGTTCTAAGTATTCCTTTCTAGAATTAAAACGTTTAACTATCTTTATACTCAACATTTATATCTCCATACACGGGCAGCATTACAGGATTTCGACTAATCACACTGGTCATCTTCAGAACGACCCCATTAACCATGTTAAGAACTTCCACGGCTCGATCATCGAAATCTTCAATCAAACCTTCACGAACACGAGCACTTTGTTCTCTCATGAAGTCTAATAACGTATCATCCATATCTTTAGGTTTGTCGATAGTTATTTTATATAACATATCCCTAATACCGCGATCCATCTTTTTCTTACTGACTGTTACTAAGTATCCTTCGACATGCTCCGCAGTAGTATATACCCATTCTTTTAATTTATCAAATCGAGTATCACCAAACATCAAAATATTCAATTCATTACGAATATTGAAGTTTGATGTAAAAGCAAACTCGCTATGATTTAATAATGAGAAGTATGGGTAAGTTACCACGTAATAAGGAGGTGTTGCGGAAAGATCTTCGTCAATCGTTTCTTTATCTTGACTGGTGAAATGAAGTTTGATGTTATTTGCCGTGAATTCAGCGAGTTGCAAACCATTATAATTGAATAATGGAGTATTTTGTTTTACAGTGTGTTTATGGTCAGGATGGTTTACTGTATATTCGGTAGGATGTGTTAGGAAATCAGGAGACAGAGGAACAATCAAAGATCCTCGAGAAATATCGAAATAAGGTTTAGGCAATGGAGCGGTTGCCATGCCGTATTTTACAGAACGAGTAAGAAAAGTATCTTGAATAAGAAGATTACCTTCTTTATAAATAATAATCATTTTTCAGTTCCTTCAATAACAAGTTTACGAATGCTTTCAAGATCTTTTTTGCTAAATGGTTTTAGGACTTTTAAATTCGTCGTTTTATGACTCATGGTTTTATTGCCTGTAAAACTACAAGATGAAACATTGTCTAACATAACAGCAAGTTCAAAACCTTGTTTTGGAGACATTCCTAATTTAATCGAACTGGTGATGTATGTTGATCCAGTACCATTAAATAAGTAATCAATATCGTCAAGATCGTACAGACCAAGATTTACAGGATTATCGATAAGAATAGGATTACCATCTTCATCTAAAACCGCATCTAAAGCAATACCTGTACCTTTACCAATTTTATCTTGGTCTTTATACTTGTCAATGACTTCTGTTTGACTACCAATAGAGAGCATGTGATTTTTAGTAAAGATCAAGATAACGCTATTAATCTCATCTCCAAATTTGTATTTACCTTGTTTTAGCCTTATAAGGTTCTCGATATTGTTGGTAAAAATAGAATTAAAAATATATTTATTTAAGTATTGATTAAATGCATCTTTATCCCCTTTTAATTTTTTAGAGTGGGAAATAATGCCGTAGATGTAGCGAAATACCCATTCGGCTAATCTTAACACTTCTTCTTCAGTTTCTTCTCGTGGAATCTTGTCGAAAAAAGTAACAATGACTTTATCATTGCTAAAGATCTTTTTGCCTTTAACAAACATGCCGGCACCACCAGCACCAGAAATAAGTTCTAATGCTTTGGAATCTGCCAATACTTCGTTATTGTGATAAAGAATGGTGGTCATTTCAAATCCTTAAAAAATAGAATATAAATACTCCTCCCTACCCTTATTAAAGGTAGGGAGGAATGGTTTAATTAAAGTGCGATACCACTAGGTACTTTACTGCAGCCGTGAGAGCGAGCTACTGGTTTTGGTGCAGCGTCAGAAAACATGTTTACAGAAGCTTTCTTCAATACTGCGTCTGCAAAAACCATATTTACATCAGGATCGGTTATTTCCAATGAATGCTCACCCAAAATGGATTTAATTTTATATACAGATACGCCATTGCCATCGTTACTGGATGATACGACCAGTACGTTTGGAATGGTTTCCAGTTGTGCTTTTTCTTCATCAGTGATTTCGGTATTGAATTTCACATTGTCAAAAATAATCTTACTCATTTTACATTTCCTTTTCAGTTAAGTTACATTTCAAATTCAGGTGTGGCTACACCAACATAATCGAATAAATCGATATCTATATCGTCGACATAACTACAAGCAAGCTTTTTAGAGACATTGAGATTACGAGATATAACATCGATATCTCCAATAGCCGTACCCAAGTTAAATAAGACACCTTCTTTTCTATCGGAAGGATTTATTCTAGAAAGCCCTTTTACATCAGCAAAAGGATTTCTACGAATCGCATCTACTTCTTCTTTGCTAAATCCATTCTCTTTTCCTAAGTAATAGTAAAGGTGATTTAAACCAGGATAGTCTTCAAGAAGACACATAATGTCTACTTTTGCATTATTTGCTTTAGCAATACGCAAAATACGACTCACAGCATCATCATCATCATCCACGATAACTTTAAAATGACCAATTGAGTGACCAAAAGTAAATTCCATGTCGCCTTCATCAGTTTCACGTAATTCCAATATATCAACAACTGGATCGTTTTTAAGTTTATCGATCGTTTCACTACTTACTTCAGGAGAGAAAATAATATAGCTAAAGATATTAGCTTCATTTTTCATTTCCATTGATACTTCCTTTAAATAAGTTTGGTTTATTAGGATTGACTATAGTCTTCAAAAAGATTAATGGCGTCTTCGTTGATCATGGCTGTTGCTAGTTTAATAGAAACCATTTTATCTTTAACAATTGCATTGTAACGACCAACTACTGTATCAAAGTAAACAACAATGTAATATACCCCATCTGTAACTTCGATACGTTCGAGACTGTCTACAGCTGCATGTGGAACAATTTTTAATTTATTTAATTGTTCTGTATTAAACTCAATACCGAAATCTAAATAATCAATTAATTTACTACGTTTACTTGACGTATCAGATTTTAGAGGTTCTTTATCTCCCAATGGAGATAATAAATTCACAATAACATTATCTTTTTTGCAGGTATTGAAGACATCAACTACATTTTTATTAGTAGTGAGGACAGTTATCACACCAATAATAGATTTTAATGTAAAAGCATCTTTACCATCTTGTTTATAATGATTAACGACGATACAATTAGGAATCGCATGAAGTTCATCAATTTGTTCTTGAGTTAAAACCCCAGCACCTTTATCATTGCGGTAAGAGGTGATTTCGATATTGTTGTAAATTGTGTTATACATGTTGTTTCCTTTACTTAAATGAATTAGAAAAAATTAGAATGGAGAATTGCTCCTCCATTCTAATAGTATAGGTTTGAAAATATTATATTTATTCAGAAGGATTCTCTTCTTTATGGCCAAAAGGCTTACCTTCTTCATTACGAATGATTGAAACAAATCGACCAATAATTGCAGTAGCCATTGCGTCATTATTCAACATAGACAATAATTTTGGATCGTCTTCTTCGACATTAATCTTAATGGTTTCTTTTGCGTTGTTCGCAAAAGTAAGATCCAGTTTAGTAGGTTTAAGAGGATCGTCAGGGATCGCTTCTACCACTTGTTCAATGCTTAAATATTTTACTTTACCGGATTCTGTTTTTACTAAAAATAATTTAGCCATTTTCATTTCCTTTTTACTAATTAAAAAGAGTAGCTAGATAACTAACTACTCTATTTGGATTTACTTCAATAAAGCTTCTACTTCGGCTTCAGTCTTACCTAATACCTTAGGTAAATCTTCTTTACGAATGATATTAGAACATTTTGGTTTAGCGGTAAAACCATCACAGCTTACCATTTTACCAAATCGTCCCATTCGTACTGACAGATTGTGTTTCTTACACTTAGGACATTTCACTCCAGTATCGACATTTTGATGTCGTACAATCTCACTACCATCCGCATTACAAGAATACTTGCAATTAGGATATCCTGTACAACTACCAAATTCACGACCTTTAAAACCTTTACGAATAGCAATCTTACTACCACATTGTGGACAAGATTTACATTCAATATATTTTACTTCAGTCGCTTCTTTTTTAGGCGCTAATGAGCGAGTGTATTTACATCCTTGGTGAGTACATTTCAGATAGTTACCGAATTTACCCAACATTTTCACAAGATTAGATTGACCACAAGAAGGACAAATCTCTTCAGTGGTTTCAATCACGCCTTTGTGTTTTATTGAAATGGTTTCTTCACGCTTGACATTTTCAATAAAAGGATTCCAGAAGTTAAACAACATGGCTTCTCGGTTAATGTGTCCTTGAGCAATGCTATCCAAATCCGCTTCCATGTTACTGGTAAATTTATAATCAACATACGTATGGAATTTATCGACCAGATAATCAATAACTGCAATACCCATGTCGGTTACCGTGATTCGGTTTTTCTCAACAGTGATATAACCTCGATCTTGCAAGGTTTTAGGAATCGTCGCATAAGTCGAAGGACGACCGATACCATACTCTTCCAATACCTTAACCAAAGAAGCTTCATTATATCGTGCAGGCGGTTTAGTTTGATGTTCAGATACTTGGATTTCAAATACAGGCAATTTATCACTTACATTAATCCTAGGTAAGCGAACGTTGTCATCTTTCTCACCATCGATCTCTTCACCTTCTTGGTATACTGACAGATAACCAGGGAATACCAATACACTACCATTAGCTCTAAATCCATAAGTCTTACTGAATGTAAGATTTACCTGAGTACTGTCGAAGATGGCTGGCTTCATTTGGCTAGCTAAGGTTCTTTGCCAGATCAATTCGTATAGCTTAAATTCATCTGGTGTGAATTTAGCTTTTACAGAATCAGGCGTAATGGTAATATCTGTAGGGCGAATCGCTTCGTGCGCTTCTTGTGCGGATTTGTTCTTACTGGCGTATTGTTTAGGATGATCCAATACATCATTCGGATAGAACTGGGTACCATAGCGATAAATGCTGTTTAAAGCCTCCTCAGAGAGCGATACAGAGTCGGTACGCATGTAGGTAATAAAACCATGCCCATGAACCTCAGACCCCTCAAATAAGCGCTGTGCGACCTGCATTGTGCGTGTCGCATTCCAACCTAATTTACGTACCGCATCCATCTGCAAGGTAGATGTGGTATAAGGAGGTTTTGGTTTACGAGATACTTTAGAAGTTTTAACATCAGTAACGTGTAGCTTTTCTTTATTTGCTACTAATTCTTCTAATGCCTTTTTATGTTTTTCAACATATTCCAAATCATTCAAAGACATCTTAGAAATTGTATCCGAGCCGATACGAACAAGACGAGTAGCAAAACCGATGTTATCTTTTTCGGTAAATGCATTCACCTGCCAATAAGTACTGGGTACAAATTCACGAATCTCTTTTTCACGTGTCGCTAAGATACGCAATGATGGAGATTGTACTCGTCCAGCAGACAACCCTTGAGATGGGAAGATTTTCCAAAGAATAGGAGAGATCCAAAAACCTACTGCATAATCCAAAGCCTGACGCGCAGATTGTGCTGCAACTTTATTACCATCAATACCGCGTTTAGTATTGATGGATTGGTTAATCGCATCGCGTACTGCTTTCTCTGTTACTTCAGTATAAGTAACACGATAGATGTTTTTAGGATTTACCTTATTCTGTTTTAATACATCCACTACAGCTTGGGAAATACCCTCACCCTCGTAGTCAGGGTCAGTTGCTAAGATAATGGTATCTACGTTCTTAGCAATAGAAACCATTTCTTTTACATGGTCTTTAGACTTAGGAGTGATCTTGTATTTAAGTTTAAAACCATGTTCTACATTTAATACTTCTTCACGTGGCTTATCAGTATCTAATACACGAATGTGTCCAAATGTAGCCATGACTCTCACCCCATCTTTAGCTACCCATTTGGTAATGGTTTTAGCTTTATTAGGAGATTCCACAATCATTAAAGTATGGTAAGCCATTTTGTTATTCCTAAAAAATAAAAGAGGTTAGTTGCTTAAACCAACCTCTTCTGTTCAATTACACTTTATTTATCATCATCATTATTAGTCTTAGATTTTTTTGATGAATCTAAAACACCTAAATGATAACCAAGTTCATCGGCAGTTTTTGATTTACCCGTTTCACTAAACTCACTAGCCATCTTTTCTATCTGAGTATCGCTCGGTTTATTTTTCTCTTGCTTGGTATCCATGTCGATAAAGAACTCGTTTTCTACCATTTTAGAAATGGCTTCAATAAGACTATTAATACGACCGATTGAATTCTCATATTCGATTTTTAAATTCATATAAGTTTTCAATACTTCTTCGTAATTATCGTTAGGATAACAACTACGCAAACCCATTAGGATTAAACCATTAATAAAACCCAAGTACCATTTAGGAAATCGTCTAAAGCCATGTAAGGTTTTAGCTATTGTCGAAATAGAACGGATATGAATAGCATTTTGGGCTGTATTAAGAGATACGTTAGAAATCACTACCCACAAGATTAGGTTTAAAGGAATGTAAACGTACGCAGTAAATGGAGCCGCCGCAACTCTACTATTGAAATAAGAACTGAATCCTATTACAAATAAATGTATGATCACGGCTAAGATTAAGAAGATAGAATATACTTCTAAATCTAGACCATAACTATTTGCGATGTAGCGAATCGTTATTGCTAGGAAAAGGCCACTACCGCCGACGGATAGAACCCTAACCAAAACCCCGCCATTAGGAAAGAAAGATTTCCCAGCCAGTACGATCAGATTTACTACATGCCATGCTAAGATACCTAATAACGTAGCAATAAGTAAATGATCAGGGATTTTGTTGTAAGTATTTTGAATGTAGTTTAACCATTCCATTTTAAAATTCCTTTTGTTTGAAACACAGACCAAGTTGGATTAAGTTCATATCGTATTTTTCAATGATGTGTCTTTCGAATTCCTCTTCTGTTAAGAAATTCTTAATTTGGGTTTTCAAAGAAGCTCGAGATAAATTATAGATAATCTCTCTCAATTCTTTTAAAGAATACATCTCTAACCCACCTTTATAAAGATTTAAAACAGAAGTTGTTTTTCCTGTATTATTTCTTAAATAAAAGTGAATAAAGATCGTCGTATTTGATAACATGATATACGTAGAGCTTACCTCATGGTAAGTCTTTAAGCCCTCATCGTAAAGCTCTTTCATTAACTTCTTTGCTTTAAGATTGCCTTTAGGAAGCGTAAACTCGCCAATGATAACATCTCTTGTATATTTAACTCTAGGGAATTCTGTCATCTCTTTTCCTTATTAATTTTGATCAAGCCATCTTGACTAATGAAGACATGGTAAATATCTTCACTCTTATTCTTAGGTTGAATTTTCACATAGGTGTCATCATTCCAATTAAAAATCCAACTAAATGAATAAGGGATCCAGATATTATTGTAGTCTGAAATGATTGATGGATTTCCAGCTTTATTATAAACTATCCTATGTTTAACTTCAGGATTATCTCTATTTCCTGCTTTTTCTAAAAGCTTATTTAAGACATCAACATCATTATTGTTGCCAATATCTTTTTTATAAGCATCTAATAGTTCCCTTAATTTAGGAAACTTATTAATTACATCAGTAATGTTCTTACCTTCAGATTGACTTAACTCGGCTACTATCTTTTTAACCAAGTTTAATTTCTCTAAAGAGCTTAATTTAATTTCCATTTTTAAATCCTTAATGAGTTAGATTACACTATAATAGTATAGGTTTAAAATAAATCAAAAAAAATAAACTCCTTTTTAGGGGAGCTTATTTCTTTCTACAATCAGAATACGAATGATTCTGACTGCATGATGACTTCCAGAGTGTCCTCTGGATTCATGCCTTGGAAGCCATTGGTGGTGTCGAACTTACCACCAATACTACCACGGATTTGTTCTGGACGACCTTCTACTTCTTCGATACGGCTGAAGCCATATTTAGAAGCTGGAGTGATTGCTACCAGGTTCTTTTTACCACTGATGGTTAGTACACCATAGAGTCCAGATTGTTTAGTCTGGCAATCGTGTTGGTCGAAATAGCCGGTACGTACAACTTTATCGAACAAGTTCTTCATCTCAACACCCAATGCAACTGGGGCGATTGTGTTCAGACGAGCGATGGCGTTAATTTCGAAAACTTCATTAAACATTTTAATTTCCTTTACAAGGTTAGTTAAGTTAATAGGGGTGGGAATGAATTCCCATCCCAGGTTCACGTTAATAGTATATATCTGAAATAATCTAAAATATAAAAAAGAAATACTCTCTTACCTGTAATGGTAAGAGAGTATATATCTAGTTAACGTACTTTGTACAAGCTCAAGTGTAAATCCACAATTGCTTTATATCGACTTGCTTTTTCTTCATCTAGCTTATTGGCTTCTTCCATAAAGTCTTTAGATGGTCCGGAGAATCTAAAAGAATTAAACCAATCTTGTTTAGATGAAGTCGTAATGATATAACGAGGATCAGTCGGATCAGTATAGATAATTACCTCATCTTCACCAGTCACTTTAAAGTCAATATTGGCACTACCGTACACCTTAGCATCTTTAAAGATAGAAGCATAACCGGTAACACGGATATGTCCTTTTAACATAGCATTATCATGTACAGTAGCATGGTCAGTAATAAGAGCATTTTTATCCACAATAGCGTACCCATACACTCTAGCTTGACCGTTGACTGTACAATTAAATCTTAATCTTGCATGGTCGTATACTTCTGCGAATCCTTCAATATGTGAAATACCGCTAACGTAAGCATGACCGTATACCTTAGAGTTTCCACCTACTGCGGCACGATCTTCAACTACAGAATAACCATATACTTCAGCTCTGTAGTGAATAAGAGCATCACCATGCACTTCAGCAAAATCATACACCTTTGTATGGTCGGTAACGAACGAATCTCCAGACACAATAGCTTGTCCGTATACCTGGGCATTTAACGATACTACCGCATTATCTCTAACGACTGCCTTATCGTAAACCATGGCATGGTCACAGACCCAGCACTTGCCTACGTGAGAGAGATTCTCTTCTTTCTCAATATAACCACCTAATTGCCCTGCAGCTACCCAAGGTTCAATATCGATTAATGATTTAATACGATACAACTTATTACCGTTGACCATTACAAAATCATCTTTAACCAATTCGTATTTCTTTTCCATGATTCATTTCCTTTATAAAAGTTGGTTTAATTACTTCACCTTAATAGTATAGATTTATAATAAAATAAACATAGAACCCTCACTACTCTACCCCGTAAGGAGTAGAGTAGTAAGAGTCTATATTAGCTAAAGATTAGCAAACCAGTATCTGGTATTAAGGCGCAACGCCAGCAGCAGCACCGGCACCAGCTGCAGGAGCAGCAGGAGTAGCAGCAGCGGTAGCTTCAGCAGTCAGAGGTACTTCGCCTTCTTTAGTCAAAGCTTGAACAGCAAAAGGGATACGCTCTTGAACGGCTTTCTTCAGACCAGTCACACGGATACGTACCAAGATTGGCAAGTGGCAGATGTGGCTGAACCATGGTTGTACCATTACTTCGTGTTGGTATTTGCTACCACGAGCACGGTTAACGATACGTGGGATTTCGCGTTTGCTCAAGCAGTTACCGAACCACAGAGGGATGTCCAGAGAACCATTTTTAGGTACACCGAAGGACAAGAAGATAGTACCAACTTCGCCATCTTTGTCTTGGTCAACCAAACGGTTGTCAGAACATTCTTCGATAGTGAAGTCAAAACCATCACCCAGGGTACGAGCATCACCTTCACGGAAGATGAATTTGCTAGTGAACACGTCAGCGATAGCAATTACGTGAGGACGGAAGTTAGCACCACCAGAGATGATTTCGTAAGCAGCAGCCAATTCAGAAGAAGTGTATGCTTGAGTCATCTCAGCCAATACGAAGTTAGTGATAACAGCAGAAGCGTTAGCACGAACGTCAGTGGTTTGCATAGATTGGGTAGTTTTGTAAACATCCAATGCTACGTCACGTACGTAGTTTTTAGAGAAGTATTGACCAATACCAACGATAGAGTGAGCAAATGGTTCAGTAGTGTCCAGTTTTTGTGGAGCAGCTTTCAACATGCCCAAGATGTCGTACAATGCAGTGATCGCAGCGTTAGTACGACGCATGTAGTTAGTTTGGATCAGGGTGTCAACGCGTTGAGCGTCAGTCACGTCGGTTTTCTCATCGAAAGGACGACGTACGGCGATTGGAGAGTGCAGACGTACACCGTAGATAATACGTTGTACACGGCTATCCAATACCATACCGTGTTCACGGATGTTGCTGTTGGTACGAGTAGCGTCAATTTCCCAACCGATTACTTCAGTTTCTTTAATCGCATCGATCAAAGGTTTCAGAGCTGGATCTTCCAAATCTTTAACTTCTTTAGTAACAGCATCACGGATAGCAGTTACTTTAACAGAACCAGAAGTGATTTCGAAAGCGCTGGTATCAGTGTTACCACGACCAGTCAGTACCAAACGTACCAAAGCTTCCAGACCTTTGTCTTTCAGAGCTTGCAGTTCAGTAGGCAATTTACCAGATTTAACAGCTTTAGTGTTTTCGTCCAGCAAGTGAGTGTTAACATCATAAGTCAACAAGATGTCTTCACGGTCGCCTTTAGGAGAGTAAGTGAACTGAGAAGCTTGATGGTATTGCAGGTTTTCGAACAATACAGTATCGTTACCTACTTTCAGACCGATGGTTTTCAGACGTGGGTTACCGGCGATTTGGTCGGTACCGTCTTGCATACCCAGAGCGATCATGCGGTTAGTTTGAGAAATATCCAACAGTTTGATTTCTTCACCAATACGCAGCAAAGAGGTTTGGAATTTCTCGCCATTGTCGTTCTCTACAGAACGTACTGGCAACAGAGCAGTGTCTACGAAAGAATCTTCATTTTGACCTTGACGGAACACAGGGATCACATCAGTGAAGTTAGACTTCAGGATGGTGTGGTTACGCAAAGATTTAATGATGTGTTTTTGGTTACGGTATGCGTCACGTTTACCAGTTACTTCGTATTCTTTCTCAGTGAATACAGTAGACAGTTGAGTGTCGATGGTATAAGTGTTAGAAGAGAAGTCCAGGTTAATAGTAGGGAAGAACAACTCAGCTGCTTTAGATTGTTTGTCAGCACGAACGTTGTAAGCAACAGTCATTGCCAGAGTGTTCATCATGCCATGTACTTCGAAAGATTCTTTACTCATTTCTACTTGTACAGGAGCAGCTTCTACTTCACCACCCAAGATACCATGTACGGTACCGGCAGATTCGTCAGCATCACCAGATTTCAAATAAGCTTCTGGGTTAGCAGCAATTACCAAAGATTCTTGGATGTTATCTACTTCTTCAGGAGTCAGCTCAGCACCTTCTTTTTTAGCAGTATCAGAAATGCTGGTGGCAGTAGAAGCGATTACAGAACCTGAAGTCTCATCCAGTTGTTCGATTTGAGATTCGTCAACAGATTCACGAGAGAGCATCAAAGCACCCAACAGGCTAACGGATTCGCGACCCAGTTGGACATCAGAATAAAAGTCTTTTGCGATTTCACCGATCAAGGCTTCGCGAGATTTACCGAGTGAACGGTTAGCGTTTTTCTTAAAAATAGACATTTGTGGTTAACCTTTTACGTAAAAGTTTAGTTAAAAATATTTCTGTAAAGAAAATTAATACGAAAATACGTATTATCTGTCCTACATATTTAACTTAGTAGCTAAATAGTTGACAAAAATACTACTTTGAGCAATAGTTTTTGAATCATGGTAAAATGCGCTTTTTCTCAAAATAGTAGCCAACACATTTTTCGCAAAAATACTTAAAGTCTCTTTGCTAGGAGAGGATGACTCATTACCAGTAGCCTTAATAAAAGGCAGAATTATAAAGAAATACTTACCGTCATTAGCAGGTAAGATATCTTCATAAATATCTTTCCCACTGGCCATAGCGGAATCAAGACCATTCAGTACACTAAGCAAAGCTTGTGAAGCATCGTATTCGTATTGATCCAAAGAATATCCTGAATTGTCATCACTAGCAACGAAATCATTACGGGTCTCTTCGCGAGTATCTTGATCGGAAGTTTCAAGCCATAAGTCTCGTACGTCCAAAGTCTCACTCAACACTGGAGTAAGAACCTCTGAACCGTAAACGAAATCTAGTCGTTGAGGATTATATTTGGAATTCAAGACAGTAAAAATTTTCAAAGCGTTCTTATTAAGAACTTTACTTGCTTTGTCATAATAAAGTAAATCATTTATTGTATAACCAACTGCTTTAAGATCTTCTACAATCGGTTCAGGTACCAAAATGATTTTAATAGAATCATTAGGCAGGTTTAGTACGGACATATTTTTGCAATCCTTTAATTGTTCTTTTATAGTTTAATAAGGAAATAATTCAAGTATTAAACTATCTATGCATAATTAACTAGAAAATAGAATTACCGGTAATAATTCATAATTTTAACTAACGACTATAATAAGACAAAATAAAAATAGATCAATAGTGTATGCTGGTAAACTAACTGATAAACTAATTTAATGAACGAGGTCTAAATAAAATGGATGTAAAAGCACTGTTAGCAAAATGCATTTCCTTACTGTTTAGAGAAGGACAGTCTGGAGAAAATGACTTATCCAAACAACTTGTATTAGATGTCATCACTACTTTAAAAATAAATTCAAATGATATTTCTGGTACTGACTCAGCAGTAAATGAATTAAAGAACGTTGTTTTAAACATGGTCAGTAAGGAACATCCCACTCCTTACAATGACTTAATCCAACACATTAGAATTGCTTGCTCTTCCGATGTCGTTTTATTCGAAAGTATTCAAGACAATATTTCTTTCCAGCTAGATGAGGACGAATTAAAAAGAACCATTTTATCTTATCGATTCGAATTAAACAAATATCTAAAAGAAAAGAAAGCAACCATGCTTTTAGATAAGATGACTTTTGATTTAAAGTTCAATCGAGATAAGATTGGTGATCTGAATCAATACATGTCTTCTAATCTAAATGGTATTATTGACTTAGTGAATTATTCTGGTGAAGAAATTCCTGGAATTATTTGTGAAGTAGATTTGTCAGATATCGACGCAGTAGCAGAACAGTTTGAATTAATTCGTAAAGAAAACGATGGTTCTCGTACGATTAAGATGCCATGGCAGGCAATGAACAGAATGACTCGAGGTGGATTACGTTTGGGTCAATTAACTACCGTAGGTGGTTTAGCACACAATAATAAAACAGGTGTGAGCTTATCCATGTTCATTTCTGGATGTATCTTTAATAACCCTAAGAATCTTCAGACAGACCAAAAAAAGAAACCATTGATGCTATTGATTTCTTTTGAGGATGACATGCTTATCGTATTATTTAACCTTTATATTCTTTTAAAAGAAAACTTAGAGAATGTAAAGATTACAGATGAAGATAAGCAAAGACTGTCTTCACGCGAAGCAGCTGAATATGTTTATAAAACATTATCTAACACAGGATACGACATTAAGATCGTTCGTGCAGATTCATCTACTTGGTCTTATGCAGAAATTCAAAGTTGTGTATTGCAGTTTGAATCCCAAGGCTATGAAATCCATTTAACGTTGATTGATTATCTTAACTTAGCGAATAAGAATGGCTTGTCTCATTCTCGTGCTGATGCGGATATTCAAGAACTGTTTAGAAGAACCAAAAACTTCTTCGCTGCAAAAAATATTGCATTACTCACACCTGTTCAATTATCTCCAGATGCCATGGAATTAAAACGTCAAGGCAATAAGATGCTAGCAATGCAAATATCTGATGGTTCTTATTACGAGGGTTGTCGTGGTTTGTCTCGTGAACCTGAATTAGAGATATTCGTAGATATTGTAAAAGATAATGGACGTAAATATCAGACATTTGCACGTGGTAAACACCGTGGTCAGAATGACACTCCAGAAGAACATAAATTCTTTATTCTGGAATTCCAAAAGATTGGTGGTTTAAGATGGGATGTCAATGGTACGGATACTTCGTTGTCTAAATTCGGATCTGTTCGAAATGCAGAAGGTGAAGAAGAAGGAGCATTCTGGGATATTGGAAATTAATTTAAGTTAGTACTATATGAAATAGAATCGATCTACTCATTTTACCTCGGAGCGGATTTTGTTAATGATTTTTATTTCATAAATACTTTCCTTTAACAGAGTTTGATTGGCTTTACTCTCCTGTAGCTGAATAGGCTACAGGAGAGGATAAGTCATTTTGTTTGAATGAATATTATTTACAATAAAATGGTGTAATAAAATGTCTATACTAAATTTGCTAAGAGGACTAAATATAGAAGTCGATCCTGTCCATAATAAGGTAGAAATTACCGGATTAAGATTCTTGTATGTTTGTCGAGATCTAGAGAAATATATTGGTGCTAAGATGCTTTATAGTATCTTAGACAATGTGAGTTATTCTCGCTTAGTTTTCAGTATGTTTTACTTGCCTGATTTTTATCATGCGATTAATACTTTGCTAACCGATCCTAAGTTTAAAAGAAGAATTAGATCAGGACGAGAGTTATTAGCAATCAGAACAGAATTAGAAAAGATTCCACTCATTGCTAATATTAAAGTTATTAATGAAACTGAACCTAATGCAATTCCTAAATTAGATAAATCTAAATTAAATAGGATTTTTAATAATATTAAACTATTTGATTATCAAGATAAATTTATTGACGATTGTATTTGGAAAAGTAAATTATTAGGACTTAATGGTTATTTGTTAGACGCACCACCTGGTAGTGGAAAATCGATTTCAAGCATTTCTTTAATGGAAATATTGGGTGTGGACACTATTATTGTCGTTTGTCCTAAGAAAGCAGTTAATGATGTATGGGATGAAACAATCACTAGAATCTACAAAGAACCACAGCCCTACTCGATGTCATTGCCTATATTGCATGGCCCTAGTAAACCAGCTGGATTTGATATCAATGATCGTTTTATTGTTTGTCATTACGAGTCATTAGGAAAACTAAATGATTATTTAAAATCTATTAAAATTCCTAATAAAAGATACGGAGTAATATTGGATGAATGTTTACATCCAGATACTGAAGTACTTACACCTACTGGTTTTAAATCGATTAAAGATGTTACAACAGATGATAAAGTACTACAGTATAATCCAGACGGAAGTAATTCATGGGTAAATCCTAGTAGGGTAGTCAAGAAACCTACTTTAGAATCTCACCATTATATAAATTCTAGATGGGAACAAGTAGTTACTCCTAATCATCGAATGATTTATAAGGAACATCAACGTAGAGGTAAAGAACTATTTCTTAAAGAAAAATTGTCAAAAGATTTTTATCCAAGATACGAGAATAAAGCCATTGTGTCTGGATTTCTAGTAAATAACGGTAAGACAAAACTCACTCCTTTAGAAAGATTATTAATCGCAATTCAAGCTGATGGTTCTATTAATTATGTTTCGGGAGTTAGTAAATTTATAAAAATTGAACTTCATTTAGTTAAAGAAAGAAAGATTAATAGATTATTAGATATTTTAAAAGATGTTGGTGTTGATTATTCGATATACCATTCTAGCTATGCGAATGGTACCGGTAGAAGATTTTTAATTAGAATACCTTTCGAGATGTTGGGCTTTCTTAAAGGTTACGAAAGATATACTAAGAAAATTAAATATTTTGACAGTTGGGTGGATTTATCCGATAAATCGTCAGATTGGTGCGAAGAGTTTATTGAAGAACTTATAGAATGGGATGGATATAAGTATTCTCCAGTTGACGGGATATATAAATATATTTACTACTCTACTACCGATTCTGCTAATGCCGATATTGTTCAATTAATTGCCGCAAATGCCGGTGTTAGGATAAAAAGAAGTCTTAGTATAGATGATAGGAAAGAAACTTATAATGATGTTCATCGGATTTACATGATGAAGGTATTATTAGTTAATAATCAAAGTACTAAGAAAGTAATAAATAAGTACGATGAGCCTGTTGATTTTTATTGTGTTACTGTGCCTAGTGGAATGTTCTATGTACGGTATAATAATAAAGTATCAGTTACAGGAAACTGCCATTCATTAAACTCACACAACTCAGAACGTTCTATACAGTTTAGAGAATTGGTTTCTAAGATAGATCCTATCTTCTGTTTATGGATGTCAGGAACACCCATTAAAGCACTAGGTACCGAGACCATGACGATGTTTGCCACTATTGACAGATTATTCGATAAAAGTGTTTATAAGTCATTCCTAAAAGTATTTGGTATTTCTGGTGTTTACGCAATCTCAGTAATGGCTCATCGATTACAATTAGTAAGGTCTGAAATTAAGACCAATGGATCTGGAGTAGAGCAGTATACCCACAAAGTCAAAGTAACTTTACAAAACGGAGCTGATTATACTTTAAAAACCATATCGAATAAGATGATCGATTATGTAAAAGAAAGAAAAGAATATTATCAAAAGAATGCTAAGAAATACGAAGATGATTTCTTTAGTTCGATAGAAGTCTATCGTAGTCGTGTTGTTAAAGGTAGAGGAGATACTAATTTCTTTAGAGCAGATTTAGAAGATTACTTATCTAAAGCAAAAACATTACATAATGGTTATTCGCCTACAGATCCTAAGCACAAGCAATATGTGTTAGAGTGCAACTATTACGAAGATAAAGTAATCATCCCAAGATTACCTAATGATGTTAAGAAAGTATTTAGAAAAGCTAAATCTGTTTACAAATACGTAGAGCTTACAATAATGGGTGAAGCTTTAGGTAATATCTTAGGTAAAGCTCGTTCTCGTTGTAATGCTGATATGGTTAAACAGTTAGTAACCGATGCTAAGGTAATTTCTGAAGATGGAGAAATCTATCAATCTAACTTACCTGATCTAATCTTGAATGCTCAAGCTAAAACAATTATCTTTACAGATTACGTAGAAGTAGTAAAAGAAACAGAATACCAATTAAAACTAAAAGGTTTTAAACCGATTAGTATATTTGGTGAAACTACTTCAGGTAATGGTTTAGCACTTCAGACTAAGATCTTTAAAGAAGACAGTGAGATTAATCCGCTTATTACGACTTATAAAACCTTATCAGAAGCAGTACCTTTAACTGAAGCCAATCGAGTGATATTCTTAAACCTACCCTTTAGGTCAGGTACATACGAACAAGCTGTAAAACGAGCTAATCGTATTGGTCAAACTTTAGATGTGGATTTATTTGAGGTGACTCTAGATACTGGTGAAGAACCAAATATCTCTACTCGTAATGAAGACATCCTAAAATGGTCAGAAGAACAAGTAGCTTTGATTCTAGGTAAGAAACTACCAGAAGAGAATAAAGAGATATTGCATGGATTGATTGAAACTTCTACAATAGAAGATAAAATTAAAACAGGTATCGATACAGTTACTAGAGTAGCTTCTAAATTCTTAGATTGGTAAAACTAAAAAAAAAAATAACCAACACCTCTTATATTTTGAAGAAGTGTTGGTTAGCCTATTTAAAACTATTAGTTTTGGCCTAATAGTTTTACAGCAACCAGTAAAATGATTGCTGATATAATTACCATGATCAGTATTATTGATTTTTCTACTAGATCTTTATCTGATTCCAGCAGAATTTTCAGTACTGTAATGGTAAAGGAAAAGATAGCTGACAAAATGTCCATGCTTCTTCTTTTTCTTTCTGACAAACCTAATAATCTTTTATTCAGGATGATTTACAAGTCGTACCTTCGGAATAAGGCATAACTCTACCTGAATAGAAGAGATTGACAGAGTGGTTTGTCTTATATTTTGGCTCTGTCGTTAAAAAAGTATCTCCTACTCTCTGTCTTCCTGGGGCAGAGAGTAGGAATGCTTCTTATTTCTTGCTATTGAACAAGATGTTACCACCTTTAACAGGTTCGATAGATTCAATAGTAGAAACAAGTTCGCCTTTTTCATTAATGAAATGACGAACAGTCAGTAAGAGAATAATACTGCGTAATTCAGATACAGTTACTTTGTCTTCTGAGTTATTACGTTCGATAGAGTATTCGTTAAGCAAAGAGATCTCGATGTTTTCAACAACATACTCACCCACTTTGCTTTGGTTATATTTGTTAATTTCCAATAACCAATGCTGTGTACCAAATACACCAAATGAGAACTTACGACTGTTTAAGAAGTTCACCAACAATTGTCGAGTGTAGTTTGTACCTTCTAAGAACATACCAATACTTTGTTGATCATTGTTGATGCCATGATCTGACTTTTTGACAGTCAGATGTTTTAAGATCAGTCGTTTGATGATTTGGTTGTTTCGGATGTTTGGCGTATGAATTGCGGAGTAATACATCTTAGCCAGAAAATCAGCCGTGAAGTAAATAATCCCAATTAGTGACATTACAGAAATAGTTACGATAATCATTTTTTCCATTTTAAAATTTCCTTGTTTAGTTAGATAAAAAAGAATAATAAGATTAAATTTAAAATCCTATTACACTTAAATGATATAGATTTAAAATAATATAGAAATACTCTACTACCCGATTAAGGTAGTAGAGTATTAATATACTAATTAACTTCGTTTATTACAACGGTAATTAATAATCACAGCAGGATGATTAAATTCACCTTGCAGTTGGTTATGGCAGAATAAGAAGAACATTTCGTCTTCACCACTATCAACCTTAGATACCATGGCTTTAGTACTGAAAGAACTAGCCTTACAATAACCCAATACAAACAAAGGAAGACCATCGTGGAATGCAGCATGGCTTACTGTTGGTTTGCTGATCAACAAGCGATCTTTGATGTGTTGGTATTCTTCTAACTTATAAACTACTTCCTGATAAGTTTTCTTACCTTTAAAACAGATCTCAACTGAATGATCAGTATCCATGGTGTTAGTGCTGTAGTTACGTACTTTGCAATTACGCAATACAGTAATCACGTCAGTATCGAGTTTACTAACAGATTGTGCATCATCACCATTAACATCAATGACTTTACCTACCACAACTTTACCATTAATAGCTATAGGACGAGAATAGAATGGAATACTGCTGTTATAGATAAATGACACACCATTCAAGTTAACGTAATCGATCGTACGCAAATTAAAGTTATCACGAGCCAGTTGAAGATAGTGATTCAATTCAACAGCAAAACTACCAGGTGTCAAGAATTCTTTGATAGAATCAATGTGTTCTTTCAAATCGTCTGACAAAGTAACCACATCCATGTATTGTTTAATGTCGACGTCTTTAGCCACGTAAAATACTGAAGTCAGTACATTAAGGTTTTTACTGATGAAATCTTCCACTACGGCAGGAGGAAGGAAACGATGACTGTTAGGAGTATTAGTCCAAACCAACATACGGAAGTATGCGGTACTGTCTTCTTCTACTGCCATCATTACTGGTTCAACGTGACAAGGTTTAATACCTTCTTCAACAATTTGTCCACGAATTTCATTAACAAATCCTTCAACGACTTCAGGATTTTTCGCACGATCTTTAAAGTTATTCACTTTGAAATCGTACACAAAGAAATCACCATTGTAGAAAGGTTTATAACTGTTATAAGCAGTCAATTCTTCAACAATGTCTTCTTTGTTATAATCATTAAACTTATGGATATGTTTACCATAGTTGTCTTCTGAAGCAAGATATTCTTTGTTAATGATGTAACCGATAGTAGTGCTACCAATAGCCATGGTAGTAATCGGAGAATATACAATACCGTCTGTATCGCTATAACGAGCAAAGTATTCGTAATCCAGACGATTCAAGTCAATAGCAATCAAAGACAGATTACCACCTTGTTTATTGGCATTATCGACAATATGCTTAGCGATACGATAATCAACAAAGCCAACAATGATTTCTTTGCCATCAGTATTATCAGAAACGAAACCATACACAAAGTTATTTTGATTAGGTTGGTAATCGTAAGGATATGCATTTTCTTGAGTCGCAATGATGCCAAAGTTTTTATCTAAAACGATGGAACCGAAATTACCAATTGCGATGGTTTTGTAACCTTTCTCTTGTACTTCATGAATTACTTTCATGTATACTGCTGCAGAGAATTCATGAGGACCACAAGCGAGATGCTGTGCTTGTTCGTTATAGGGTACTTGAACAGACTGTGCGATATAATTGTAAGAAATACCCAAGATACCTGAGAACATGTATGGGTGTGATGTCAGGTTAGTCAGTTGTTTTGGATCTTTATAATCAATAGAACCATCTTCGCCAAATAACACTTCCAAGATTTCATCGCACTGTTTATCTACAGCACTCTTAGCTGTTTCATTTAGCTGATTGTATTTTTCGAGTAAGTCAAATGACATTTTAAATTTCCTTTAAAGTAGGTTAGTAAATCTAGTTTCCTAGATGTTGATAAATCCACCATATTGAATTACATGGTGTGAAAATAAATTAAGATAGAAACTACTCTCCTCTACCTTAATTGGCAGAGGAGAGAGTCATTACTGAATTTCTTTTTCTTTTCGCTCTTGACGAAATCGTTCCAGCATAAACCAGATACGTCGTGAGCGATTAGTTCTTGCTTGGCGTTTGAATCGAGGTTTTCTCATCAGTGTCCTTTTCTTTTGTTAGGATAGCATTTGCATTACGAACACATGACTGCAAAGATCGCAAGTGTTCTGAACAATATGCGAGTTCAGTCTTAGCACCAGTATAAGCCAGTGCCAGATCACGATTGGTTTCTAAGTGATACTCTTTATCAGTACAAACCTGAGTGAGATCACATTCAATAGGGATGGGTGAAAATACTTTCACTTCTTTTGTTACTGGAGTACAGGCAACGAGTATCAAACTCAGTAATGGTAAATATTTCATTTTGCTTTTTTCCTATTTAAAAGTTCTTTAGTTTCTGGAGAAATAGGGGTATTAGCCCAAGGGTCTTTATCTAAAACATTAACCAAAGCCTTAGTGTGTTCATTTGCAGACTTTTCTATTTCTGCAATCTTCGCTTGATGATCGAAAATAGATTGTTTGTAATTGGTAATGAGTTGATCTTGAGTCGCTGCTTTTTCTTCAAGCAGCTTAATCTGTTCTTCTTTACCTTTTAACTCAGTATTAACAACCTCAAGCTTATGGCTCAGTTCCTCATTATGCTTATTGATAATGTCTATTCTGTAAAGCATAGACAGAACAAGAATAGCCAATATTAATTTAGAATTTGAGAAAACATATTTAACTAAAAAACCATAAAATTTATCAAAGATACCCATGTAGAGATTCCTTTCTGTATTTATAAAATATATCTAAAACTCATATACTTTATTTACAGAAAAGAATCCTTATCTACATATCTAGATTAGACTTTTGGTAAGCCATTTCGAAAATAGAGATAGACTACTTCATCGTCATCTAGAGGTATTGTCTTATCAACAGAGTGTTCTGCTTTTAGATCGGTAAAATGACCACAGGTTCCATATCTATCCATAAACATCAATGTATTGATATCGTAAGGAATGTTGCCTTCTGCATTGTCCACCAACATCAATGAATTATCGTTTTTATGGGTAAGGATAGAAACAGATAGACCATATTGGTTATTGATGAATCTTGCAGTACGGATGTAATAAATTAGAGAGTAGTATGCTTTACCGATTGAACATTCTTGATCGTATCCTTTTCTAACGAATTCAGCAAATTTCTCAGAAAGATCCCAGGCATAGATTGCTTTAATTTCATCACTTTGGAATTTACCAAAGTAATACTCACGCATGAAGTCTTTAAAGATTTCTATGTTAATCAAACTACGACCACCAGCTGATACCAGATTAGTGCCATTTTTAGTAATGACTAAGTAACCACTAACATCATTACGATTGGTGTAGAAGTTGGTGTGGATCGTTCCTTTACTTACTTTCTTGAAGCGACCAGCATAATAGCAGTAATCCCAATCATCGGTTTTCTGAATAGAGATTTCATCACTAAATTTAATGATGTCCCCATTCTCACATTCCGACAAATCGATCACAACTTCATTATCCAACCGATCATCATCAACAAAACCTACACCATAGTTGCTTACCGCAAATGGATTTAGATAGTTGTTTAAATCGTAATAGACCAGAGTTTGTTTTGTACCGTAGAATTCTTCAGTCTTTCTTCGGAAACTTTCAGCTTCTGGAAGAGAGTCAAAAATCGGAAATACTTTTTGTTCCGGTTTTTCGATTACACCAAATACATGATTCGATGCTTCTTTGTACGGATCGAAGGCTACTACTGACCATCCTCCTGTCGAAGAAGCAATGACATCACTTTCGTTTTCAAAACCGATCACCAAGAAATTACTTCCTGTAGCCATTGGGTTCTTAAAACCTCTTTCGGACATATCTCTTGCGAATTGTCTGATTGCGATTTCAAAATCCAATAAAGCGAAATTTACAATATTGGAATCCGGGAAAGCTTTGAGGATTGAAATCAGACTAATGTAATGGAAACGCCATACTTTGTTGGCTACTTTATCAGTGATGTCATTCTTTGTGAAAACTTTGTTTTCTTCATCGATAGTGAAGAGAGATGCAATGATTTCACGTAAAGTTTTAGCTGAGTAAATTTTATTCATTGAAAATTCCTTTTTAGTTAGTTTATAGAGTTTTGGATTATTTAATAATCTCACCAAATCGCATATAACGCACAGTATCAAAAGCTAAATATACATGTGGGTCATTGCTAAGTACTCTCTCTTGCTCCAGATTAAGCACAGATGGGCGACAAACTTCGATGTAAGGGATATACTCACCTTGACTCCATTCGGCCGCATATTGCGAGATATACTTATTGTGGATGGTTTTAAATTCAGCTTCTTTGATAGAATCTATAACCAACACATCGATTGGGATACCATTAACATCCTTGATTGTTTTAATAGATACTTTATTTAGTATCGGTAAGGTTGTTGGATCTATCGTGTAGAATTCAGTAAACTCAAATGAGGGCAAAGTAAATGGGTAAATGTTTAGTCTATTCTTAGAATAACAAACGGTTACAGAATAAGGTTTAAATGGATTGATGTCTAATCCAAATTCTTTTTGGATTAAGTTTTTGATGATATCTACAGATACTTGACTAAGTAGAAATGACACATGATCGATTACCTGAACATCTTTTCTTAATGCAAAAGGATGTTTCAATATTTCTGGTAAGATTAAATCATTCATTATTACTCTCCACGGCTTTATTGAATTCCAAACAATCTTCATCAGTATTGTTATTTTTCATGCAGTAATTGCGTAATAAGTTACATGACGCAGTATGATTATCTTTACAGAGATAACCAGCATCTTCTGTAATCTGTACATGAACAATTGTTTCTGGCTTTGAATCTTCTGTAGGTACAGGTTGTTTAGTAGTACAGCCTACAACAAACAAAGAAAATAAAATAGCTAATTTTTTCATGGATAATTCCTTTTTAAGTTAGATAAAATAAACAGAGTTTAAGCTCTTCATTTAAATAATATAGGTTTGAAATAATATAAATAATAAACACTACAGTACCAAAAGGTACTGTAGTGTCTAGCATTAAGTTCTTTTGAAAGTAATTTTCATACGGTAATCAATATAATCATCGCTAGGATATTCTATCGGGTAAGGGTATTCAGTTACAGCTAGTTTCTTATCGGCGATATATTTAGCGGTAAGAGGAACTTGACCAGGATAATAAGATTGTTCTCTACCTATTACTATAAATGAATCCTCAGTAGTTTTCCATTCTTGTTGATAAGGGAACAAAGTAGTACTATCAGCTATAAAAGAACCACCCAGTAAAGAATCAGCCGTTAATCTGTTAAAACCATAAGAAATTAAATCATTAGCAATGACATTTCTAATCATTCTCATGAAATGGTTAACTTTACCATAATTAAATAGTCGATGCCTTCGAATATCATTATTTTGTGAAATCCTAGGTAGTAAGGCTTGATCTTCAAGTACAAAAACTAATTCATTATCAGAAGTATTATTTCTTTCGATACTAAATGCTATTTTTTCTAAAGAAGTACTTCTTGGTTGGTCAGTTCGGTAATAGTTATCTGTAGTAAGTACAAACCTATCACCTTCTCTGATTAAAACACCGTCATTTATGTGGTTAGATAGAATAGTATATATCACCTCACTAAGCTTTAATTTTAATATGTTAATTTTATATTTTTTACGATTTTTATCAATAATTAATTGAGTTGTTACATTAGATATTCTAGTATAAGCTAAACCAAGAGTGCTGACTGATAAGATATCTTCTAAACTATTATTCGTAACCAAACGAGTTAAGTTTTCTTTTTTAATATAAGAAAACTCTTGATCTTTATATGGTTTACCAATACCTAACAAAGTAGTCTTAAGGTCAGCAACTTGTCCATCTGGATCTCTTAAATAGAACGATCCATCGTTTCTTGCAATAGGCGTAGTGTATAGCACTTCGTCTATTCTTTGCTTATATGGTATCACTAATGCGTCAATGTCATGGGTGTATTCAAAACCAGAATCATTTGTAGTAAGACTTAATCTAGTAGTTTGTTTTAGGTCACTATTAACCAAACTAGCACCAGGAATACCTAATGCAGAAACCACATAAATCTCAGGTTCGAAAATAGGTTCGTTAGCTTTGTCGATTTTTACTTTTAAAGGATATTTCTTTTTACCGTAATAACATGGTGAAGCCAAATGAGGAATAATTTCAATTTCTGTATATGCTTCATTTACATTTACTCTAAATGGATATTTAGTATCCTGAGATAACTTATCACTCTCATTAACCATTGCCGCTAAGTTTTTTAAGTCTTCAGCTTTCTTATCTCTGTTTAAAGGTTTCCTTACTGTCTCGTCGTAATTGAAAACATACCCACGATCATTATTCCAACCAGTAGGCATTCGATTATATACACTGGATGCAAAAGTTTTCTTTTCTTTACGGTGGGTTTGAGAACCGTGAATCAAGTGCATTTGAATTTGTGTATTATACGATTCTCCATTAACAGTATTATCTTCTTCAAGAATAGAGATGGATTCAAAATCTCTTCTTCTATCGGCACCGATGCCTGCATCTTCCAATAGTTTATTTAAATTCTCAGTCTGGGTAAGACGAGAATCTACCTTAATTCCCATATTGCTTTTCCTTTTGTTGAATAACGTAATCACAATAAATACACTCTACTCCTTTTTTGGAGTAGAGTGTAGTCATTTAGGCATATCTTAAAGAAATCAGAGAATAAGCACTGTTACCGCTATTACTGAATAAAACATTTTCTTTAACAAAATAAGTAATACCGATACCATAACTTTTATCATCAGTTAAATAACGGATACTTTCTTGAGTCTTTTCTAGATCAAGATACTTGTAAGGAAAGTCAGGAACATAACGTTTCATCAAGTTAGTAAACTCATCAATATCTGCATTTAACAACGCGTCAATAGAATAAGTTTCTCGATTAACATCGGCAAATACACGACCACCTGGCAAGAATGAATAAGCAGGAATCATTTCGTATTGAATAACGATATATTCTGTATATTCTCCACGAGGAATACCGACCATAAACACTCTATTAGAATATCGGTCTACTTTATATTCTAATTGTTTAGATGCAGTATTTTCAGGACGTACTGGGTTAACGATATTTGCAGTAACCTTCTCTACCTTATTAATGGTGTTATCTTCGATGTAAGGAATGTCATCCTCTACATCTAAAAGACCTTCTTTAACTAAGTAAGCTTTTACCAAAGAATCAAAGTAAGTAGCATCAGTTAACAGACGTTCTTTTTTCTCGGGCGTATTGTAAGTATCTTTACTTAACAAATTCACGACACGAACAGGCATGCCTTTTTTAGCCACAAAGGTAATATCGTAATCAATAAACAAGCTATTCTTACGAATATTAGGATTGCCATTATGGAAAGTAGTGAAACGTTCAGTAATCGTTTGCCATACATTAACATTACGGGCTGATTGCAAGATAATGCTTGCATCAGCAACAGAAACACCACGAGCTTTTAATTTTTCCAACGCGTGATTACGCAAGATACGCATAAACTGATTGAATCGATCATAGTCGCCAAAAGTATTACGTGCAGTACGTGGACCTTTTGTATTGGTGTAATCAGTAATATTAGTAAACTCAATACCTAATTCATTATCAGGACTGTCTACATGAAGTTTGAAACAAATCTTTTCTTCAGGATAACGGGTACGATAAGTTTCGTCCATGGTCATGATGTAAGAATTTGTTTCTTTAACATACTTAATCGGATCACCTTCTGAAATATCATTAATCAAATGATAATAAATGTCTCGACATTTTGCTTTCAGGATATTCAAACGATAATCATGAGCGCCTTTATTAATGGAAATAACATTATTGTCAGAAACATAACCACCTGACAATTTAGCATTTGTATAAGTCAAAATACTATTGTCATCTTCCATGTCTTTATAAAGAAGTTTCAATGACTCTAAACGTTCTTCAGTTAATTCACCTTCAAGTGGTTTACTGATAGGCAATAAAGATTCGTAACTATTCTTTAACACTGGACGTGTAGTATCGGTGTACAACAAATGCGACTTAGTAGGGAAATCCAAACCTAAGTTCATTTTATACATTACGCCATCAATCTCTTCACGATAAGGCATGACCATCGCTTTAACAGTCTTGGTTTGTCCTTCTTCGTCTTGTAATTCCAAAGAAACGGTAATATCCTTAGAACCATTTGTCCATTGTGCATGAGGAACAGCCATCGCAGAAACCACGTAAGTTTCAGGTTCAAAGATTTTAATGGATCTCGGATCGGTAAGAATCTTCAAGCCATATTCTTTACCACCAATATAACAAGGTGAATCTAAATGTGGAATGACTTCGATGCGAGTATATTCTGGATTTACTTTGACTCGGAAAGGGTATTTCTCATCTTGAGAAAAGAATGTACTAGCATTAACCAATTTAGTTAAAATACCTAAATCATCTTCACTACCGTCTTTTTTCAAAGGTGTGCCTAAAGCATTGTCGTAAGTAAATGCATATTCATCATCACCCACCCAACCTACTCTTACTCGATTATAAGAAGTACTTACTGGTGGTCTAGCTACGCCATCAATAGGCGTTAGATTAATAACCAGCTTTGTGTTGTAAGGTTTCTCATTAACCGTTTTGTCTTCAGGAACAATAGATACCGATTCAATGTTGCTTTGTTTCTCTTTAGATACCCCATTAATCTCTAATAACTTATTTAAGTTTTCAGACTGGGTAATCTTAATATCTATTCTTGTACTCATTATAAAGCTTTCTCTTAATTATCTACAAACAGAATAATAAAGATTTTATAAAATAACTAAGCTAGGTCCCAGTAAAGGAACCTAGCTTAATCATTAGGGTATCAATCTATTGCTAGATTACAGTTGTACCTCACCGAAGCCATCCAGGTCTTCAGCTACGCGGAATTTACCAACAGTAAAGTCAGCTACTACGTAAACCGCACCTTTGATGAAGTTTTCGTAACCAGAAGCAGCAGACACTTTGAAAGTGAAGCTGTCTTTATCGTATACGACACCACCTTCATCAGCATTTTGCAATTCTACTTTAAATGCTGGGTTGTCTTTAACGTAGTTAGTTTGGATCAGACGTTGCATTGCAGCTTTGATTGCTTCACGACCTTCTTCGGTATCAGGATTACCTACTTGAGGATAATCGGTACCGCGATCAGCCATTTCGTGATACAGAGTGTAGTCGTCTTCACCACCCAGATTAGTAGGGCTAGTACGTACAGTCCATTCTTCGCGACCTTCAGAACCAGAAGTCAAGAAGTCGTTACCGATGGTTTTAGCAGACAGAGGAACAACGTAGAAACCAACGTTAGCTTCAACAGTAGTGTTGTCGTCATTCAAGTCAGCATTGGTTTCGTATTTAACCAATTGAGTAGCGTTAGTGATCAGTTCACTACCGAACTCATCAGCTTGAGTCACAACTTCAGCTTCTTTGAAAGTCAGTTTCTTAGCTTCAGCCAAACGACCAGCGTGATCGGAATAAGCTTTAGAGAAGTAAGTCTCTTTCAGTTTATCCATATCGGTAACGTTAGCCAAGTCAATGCTTACACCGAATACTTGGTTAGGTTTTTGGTTGCCGTAGTCTTTAGCAGTTTTGTCAGACAAGAAGATGTTAGACAAACGGTCAATAGGATTCAGATCAGCAGCTTTAGTTTCGAAAGCGGCGATAGGAGTGAAACCATCAACCAATGCGTGTGGAGTAACCAGTTTAGGGAAGATTACTACTTGATCACCACGAGTGGTGTCAGCGCGTACACGCAATACCAATTTGTTTTCGGCATTGGTTTTAGTGAAGCACAAGTCATTTTCACCGAAAGAGTAGTTGAATTTGTTCAAACCATATTTCAGAGTACCTTCTTCACCTTCCAGAGTCAAAGTAACACCTTCGATTTGAGCATCCATGGTGTCTTGTTTGCCTGGAACGTAAGCCAAGAGTTTCTTAGCCAATTCATTAACATCTGCAGCTTCTGGCAGGAAACGACCGCCTTCAGAGAAGCTGTCAGTCAGTTTACGCATACCACGGCTAGCCAATGGGTCAATACGTTTGTAGTTGTGTTTCAGGATTTTAGTGAAAGTTGCTTTTTTCTCAGCGCTTTCATCATTAGCAGCATTAGGTACAGAAGAAGCTTCTACACCTTCGTTAGTAATACGACCAGCCAAATCAGCGTCAGCTACACCAACGAACAATTCAGTAGAGCCTTGTTCGTCTGATTTTTGGTTAGTGTAGACTTCTACTTTTTCCAATTCACTACGAGGATAACCGGCATCTACCAGTAATTCTTTAACATTATCCAAACCTGACTTGGTGAAGTCTACTTTAATTTTATCAAAAGACATGTTGTTATTTCCTAATTTATAAGGATAGAATTAAGAATGTAGAGATTTAAAATTCAGGAAGTGAGCTAGCATCTCGTAAGATCATCGCTTCAAATCCATCCATATCCTCTCTAAGTGTTAGTTTTTCAGTTTTAGGTGGTACCAAAGCTATATAAACTGGCCCACTCATAAACATATCGTTAGCGATACTGGTTTCTACTTTATAGGTTAAAGTAGAATCAGGATAACTAACACCATTACTTGGTTTCCGGATTAATCCAGAACCTTGTAAAGCTTGATTTACAAACTCAGAAAATTTATTAGAGTCTGCTACAGCGTTATATTTTCCTACTACATTAAATATAACAAAAGTACCGTTAGAGTTAGTATCTAGTCGATCAAATCTAAAACGATTTGTTTGATCAGATACACCACCTAAGTATTGGGCGACTTCTTTATCTACTAATGGAATCATGTAGACATTTACATCACCAGCAATATAAGGATGATTGTCAGTAGGACTAACGTATTTAACCAGATTTAATAAGTTAGGCGTGTTTTCAACAGTAACCGTTTTTGGGTATACTGCGGTTTTAGGAACCACGCCTGCTCTGGTAAATGAATATTTGTCGCTAAAGAATTGTTGTTTACCTTGGCTATCAGAAAACACCACTTCTTTAACTTTATCGGTTACTAAACCAATCTCATTAGAAATAAGATCATTTAACTTAATTACTTTAGGCTGAATAATATTGCCTTTAGAAGTATAAGCTAAATCCGTTCCTTCGTAAGTCCCTTTAGGTATTTTAAACGAATCAGGATTAGGAAGATCAGTAATTGATAATTTTAGTAAAACACGCTTGCCAGAAGTTGCATCTGCACTCATGTTCAGTACAAACGATTCAGAACTAAAGTCTTTAAAACTCAGCATGTTGCTTAGAGAAACTCTAATTTTATTAGAACCGTATTGTACTAAACTGTTATCAATGCCTTGGATGGTTAGTTTATCATAGTCCTCAGGACGCAATACATTACTAAACCCAAGAGCTTCCATGATGTATCTAGTAGTGGAACCAAACCGATCAACACCATGATCGTACTCTACATCAGAGTCAATAACTGTCGCTTCTGATACAAAATGTTCATTAGCAGCTAGTCGTTTATAACGATGGTGAAATACTTTATTGCCTTCGGCTTCTGGAGTAAATGACTCCTGATGAGCATTACTGTATTGAGATGCAATAGATGCTGGTACTTCGATATAGACAGAGGCATTAAGACCAGTTGGTGTTTCACTAATGTCGACCGGACCTTGTTTTACTTTTAATTCAGAAACCCTATCGCTAGGATAACCGCAATCTACCAACAATAAGTTGAAGTTTTCGCGGTCAGATAGCTTAGGGTTATATTTAATTTTAAAAGCCATGTTTATATCTTCTTATTTAAAGAAAGAATACATTACTGGAATGCTGTTGGCCATGGGTCATCAGTTAAGTAAGTGACAGTATCAAAACGAATATCGTCAATAGCCTTTTTAGCATCTTCTTGGTCGAAGAACTCTAAACGAAATTGATTTTTATCGTTAACGCCACCTAACTTCCAAACACCATAAGCTTTATTGGTTAAGTCAGAATAGAACTGACCAATCAAACTAGATGGTGAACGAAAACCAACAGGGATAAGATTCCAGGTAGGAGGACAGATATACGTGTGGTAAATTTTACCACCTTTAGCTAAACCAGTCCAACTCTTATCAGCCTGAGCAACAATACCAAACCAGTCAAACTGAGCACCACCGAATTTCCATGTTACGCGCTCATTTACTCGTCTAATCCAGACTTTATTACTACTATTTTTTCTAGTAGTAGCTCTTGTTATTTCTACCCAGCCTGTATCACCCTCGACTACTTTCCAACCGGTATTACCACCAGCAGTGGTTTTTACCCATTTATAAGCACCTAAGGTACGATTAGTATCGATGTAAGTAACGTCTTTATCGGCAACGACTTTTCCTTCAGGAGATCCAGTACCAGTAATAACTTTTGTAGCACTAATCAACTTAGCTATTTCAGCATCTTTTTCACCAAGATAACGAGCAAAATCTAGGAACAAGGTCTTTAATTTGGAATCTGCCATTTTAAAAACTCCTTTAATTACGAGTAGATAGGTTGTAGACATATATCTACTCGTAATCCTAGATATTACCTATTAACCACGAGCTGCGTTATATGCTTGTTTAAGAGCATCGAGAGACAAGTCAGTCACGTCTGTTTTCTTAGCGCTTTCTTCCAAGCTAGCCACTTTAGTAGTCAAAGCTTCCAAAGATGCTTTGTTGGCTTTAGACAAAGTGTCGGCAGCTTCTGCTTTAGCAGCAGTTACTGGCAGTTGAGCCATGTTTTGTTCATTAGTTTCTGCTTTAGTTTTAGCCGCATTTGCAGTAGCTTCAGCCGCTGCAATTTTTTGATTAGCAGTGGTAGCACCATCAGTCAGAGCTTGAATTTTAGTTTCGAGTTCAGAGAACTTAGACAAGATTGCTTGAGGAGTGTTACCTTGAGCATCTTTCAAGTTTTTCAACTCAGCTACGATTTCACGAATAGTATCCAACTCTTCGTCTACCTCACCACCCATTACAGTTTGGTGCAGGTTTTCGATCTTAGCTTTCAACTCTTCAAAGGTAGCTTTATCTTTCTCACCCAAGAAGGTAGCAAAGTCATTTAAAATATTTACCAAAACGTTTTCAGGAGAAGCCATTTCTTTAAATCCTTATTGAAATATTAAAATATAAAATCTCGAATATCAAGATATAAATTTATAATTATTGACGGGCGTTATTGTAGTTATCGCGCATACGGTCAAGTACGGACTCACCTTGTACTTCGCTAAAGCCTACAGTGTGGTCTTCGTCAGATACAACATCAGCAAAACCATTCAAGTTTTGTTGTACAGTAATCTTAGGTACGACTACTTCGTCTTCACCACTGTAAGTAACATAGGCGTGCAGTTCACCACCAACATAGTCGGCAATAGAAGTAGCAGGCAGTACAGAGATTTCCAAACGATGGTTGGATGCAGAATCACGTTCTACATCGATCAAGTCAGCATATACGCCAAAGAAACGTTTAATCAAAGAACGAGCAGCGTTAAACGCATCTTGAGCATTTTCATGTTTACCCAGTTGGATATCGAAACGACAGCCATCATTGGTATCAGATGCCAGGATGAAAGATTTTACTTTAATACCGCTGTCACGATATTTAGATTCTTGTTCTACATCCAGTTCAAATTTACCAGAATCAGCAACCAGTTTAGAGATGTCAGAAATACCGATCATCATGCGGATATTGCCGTATACCAAGCCATCTTGGTCACGATCCATGTCTTTAGAAAGACGATACAGAACGGAAGACAAGTAATTGCGAGAAGCAGTTTTCTCGATCTCTTGCTCAGATGTTTTAGGATTGGCAAGCTCACCACGGAATGATGGATGACGAACGACATCCAAAGCTTTAGCTTTCATTTCGTCTTTAACAGCTTTAGCTTTAGTCGCACCGTAAGTTTCTACCAAGAAACGACTCAAGATTTTTTCATCAGTTTCTTTAGAGGTACGAGCAGGTACAACAGACAGTTCGTTATACAAGCCTTTGCTGACAACAGTATCTTCGGTAATGAATGGGTTAACGGTAGAAACCAGTTTTACCATTTGTTTATTCAAGTTAGCCAGATACTGAACTTTCAGAGTAGCAGTACCAGTAAAGCCCAAAGAATCACGACGAGCCGCGATGTCCAGTTTATTCGCACCGTACTTCAAAGCACCATCTTGCAGTTCGTAAGTCAAACGTTCACCAATGAAAGGATAACCCTCTTTAGTGAAACGATTTTTAACGTAAGTTACAACATCCATGTTATCCAGTTCTGTATCCAGAACAGTCATGGTTTTATTACGCCAATGATGAGGAATTGGAGTAGTACGGTTATAGAAGTGTACGTTGCTGTACTTACCAGTAAGTTTAGTCAGTTCACCAGAGTAGTTTACTTCTACTGCGGTATTACCTGATTTATTTTTGTACTCTGCATAACGATCGTCGCTAGATGGACGAACAGCAACAACTTCAATATCATCCAAGTATTCTTTAGGATAACCACAATCCATGAAAATTTGATTCAAGTTTTCACGAGGACTACGTGTAGCATAGTAATTAAATTGTTTATAGTCAGACATTTTAAGTAGCCTATGTATAAGATAAAATATTTTTAGGGTAAATCAACACAGTAAGATAATTCAGTTTGGTTTTTAGTAGGCCAAACATAATTTACTTTATTGTGTCTAAAAGTAACAATATCTGCTTTAGATAAAGCTTTTAAGAATCTAATCTGTTCTTCAGTAGGATTAGGATTGTCGTTGATTACAGGAACGTAATACAAACGTCCATTGATACCCATTGAAGAAAGATTGCTCTCTTCACCATCGATCGATAATCTAACTATAGACATCGCTCTCAAAGTATTTATTGTAAACTTCTTATTCCTACAAGTCAATACCAGAGCAACATGATCATCTTTACTCAATTTGTATTTAATTCTGCCACCTTCTTTTTGCAAACGCTGCCATTTTACAGATACTGTTGAGGCCACATTGTCTCTGACAGATACTTCATGGATGTAAAATACGTAAGCTAATAGAATAAGACTCAAAATACTTAAAAGTAAAAGTAATCCTGTTGTTAACTTGTTTTGTAAGAATATCTGTCTGAGGATTCTTCTCATTTAGATAACCTTAATATAACGTATAAATTAACGATAATTCAAATCATAAGAGTCAAAAATACCTACTACACTCACTACATGTTACTGTAGTGAGTGCAATAGATAAAATATAGTTTTCCTTAACCCTCTAGGGAGAAAGAAATAGGCTCATGACTTTGGTAGTCTAACAACTTGAAATCATCCACAGTGATTTCTCCAGAAACAATCTTTTCAATCGTTAAGTCTGGTCTAATATATAATTTAGGTAAAGGATAAGGTTCACGTTCTAACATCTCTTTTGCTTGATCTACATGAGATAAATACACATGAGAATCATGAACAGTATGACGATGAGACAGAGGTAATACTTTCAAGGCATTTGCAATCATTAGATTCAGCAATGCGTATTGAGCAACATTATGCGGTTTACCTACCATGACATCATTAGAACGCATCACAAGCATGGTTTCGATACCAAATTCATAAGGTTCAATATCGTAAAATGTTTCGAATGCATTAAACTGATTTTTTTGATACTGAACAGACAGTTCTTTTTGCTCTTTGGTTAAAGGACGCAATGAAACATAAAATACTTGATGGCAAGTATCTAAAGCCATATTACCTAAATTAACATTTTCAATAGGTGTCAGACTTTCATCTGGTCTTAAACCTAAAGCAATATTAGACAAGTAATGACGGCGAGAAATGGTTTTAGTCTCAATGTCTTTCTTAAGACCTTCTAAAAGATTATTAATTTGGTCAACATGAATAACAGCAGTCATTGGATCTTGACTACTGCCTGCGTAATCAAGATATAGTTTTACTTCTGGTTTTTTACGCCAGAGCATTGGATACATAGGACCAATCGTATTGGTTTCGTTACTGGTCCATTTTTCCCAAAATGGTACTTTGTTTTCTTTTAAGAAAGATACATCAACTTCACCTTTCAAGAACCAAATCAACTCCAAGATGGTTTTATTTAACCATACTTTACGAGTAGTTAATAAAGGGAAATCACCATTAGACAATGGGTATTTTTCAGAAGTACCAATTAAAGAGACCGTCCCAGTACCAGAACGATCATTCTCAATAACTGTACCTTCTTCCAGAATATTTTTTAATGTATCTAAGTATTGTTTCATTTTACTTTCCTTTTAAAAACGGTAAAAAAGAAATAAGAGTATTCCTCTATAAAATAGAGGAATACTCGATTATTTTACTTATGTTACAATTTAACAGAAGAGAGACTGAACAAACGTACAGCAATGTGGTTGTATTCTTTAGTGTAAATATTTTTACGAGAGTATACCAAATAGAATACACGAACAATTTTACCATTCTTCTCAATGAATTCATGATGAACAGAGAAGTAAGCTTTATTATTCAGTTCTTCACGAATAATTTGGCTATATTCAGAGATTTCAGAATATACTTTCTTGTAGTTGATTTTCTCTAAAGTAATACTGCCATTGGTCAAACCATTAGCAATAAAAGAAATACCAGCACATACATCGTGCAGTTGTTGCTCTGTATAAGGAGCATCATCCATCAAATGTGGGAACAGTTTTGGATTCAGCAAATTAGTAGTGTATACTTTATCACCGAATTTCAATACTTTCAAATCAAACACTTCATTAGGATTGAGTTGTTTGGTTTTAGGCAGTTGAGAAGACAGTTTGAACATCAAATCCAAATTATCCATCAGTTTTACAGTTTCCTCAACAACATTAGAAATATTGTTGTTTTTTACCTGTTCGTATTTTTGATCCAAAGTCAAATTAGACTCTGGAGTTTCTTCACGAAGATAAACAGTAGATGGTTTATAATCTTCAGGAGCTTGCGCTACGGATTGTTTTTTATCCCGATGCGGTTTCCCGTGATGTTTGTGTTTTTTGAACTGGCTTGGTTTTTTGTGAGTTTCAGGAGTAAACATGGTATATAATAACCCTTATTAAGATTTAAAGGAAAAAAGAAAATTACTATGAACGACATATATTATTTAATGCCGTTCATAGTTAGAGTTATGTATACCTGTTACTCAATGATTATTATTCAGCGTCTAATAGACTACCGTTTCTTCTAAGACCTGAATATTCTCCATTACTTTTACGGTAAACTTCCCAGTAAGGAATATGAATAAAATATTCTTGAGTGATCTTTTTAGCCTTAATTTGATTTTGTAGGAAGTTAAGGTAACATGTCGTATTACGCATACGCATTTCGTAAATAAGTTTCTCTAGTTCTTCATGTCCTTTTGTTTTCTCGATGATATCGAGTGTGTCTTGATAACCTACCAGTGCAGCGATCTCACGATATTCTTGTTCAGGTAAAGAATTCACATCAATTTTGTCCATAATCCATTTCCTTTTAATAACGATCAATTACAACACGACGAGTACCGTCGGTATTCTCACAAATTTTATAACTATAAATAAGTTTATCAGAAGCTTCTTTCTGAATATCTAGAAATACTTGGTATGATTTTTCATCACATTTTTCTAGTTCATCAATCACTTCTAAGAATTTATCTTTACCAAACTTATTATAAATTATAGATAATAATCTTTGGTATCCTAATAGTTTATCATCATCCATTTTGACTTCCTTTCTACAGTTCAAATAAAGAATTAAACATAAATAAATTCTCTACTCCTTTTTACGGGAGTAGAGAATTAATATTGCAAACATTATAAACAAGGTAGATCGTTCTCAGAACGGTCATGTACAGTTACTTTATACACGGTACCGCTAGGGACACTAAATGAGAATGAAGAAGCTCGATTCAAAGCTTTAACAATGTCTTTACCATCACCTTCAGTAGTGTAATAAGTTTTATCATCTACAGTGATGTCTCTGACCATAACACCATTAGAACGACCAAATACAAAATAAGCGCCCGTATCGAATTTTACTAGTTTTGAGTCTTTAGCATCACAACGATAACTAAAATAACGTTGGTAACCTTTAGCTGTTTTCTGTAAACCATACAAACCAACAATCAAGTCACCATTTGTCTCTTTAGTAAGTCCAAATGCCGCATCAATGATAATGGGTTGTTCTTCTTTAGGTAATTTAGGTGTGGGTGTAGGAGGAGGCGGTGGAGCAATCTCAACCGGACTTTCCAAGACATCTTTACCATCAGGAATCCCTGTTGCCGCTGGCGTGCTTAGATTATTCTCTAAAGTAGGAATGCTGGTTTTATCCCGTTTAGCATTTTCTAACTCTACAGCAACACGTTTATCATTTATTGAAAAATGATACGCGATAAAAACAACAGTACCAATTAACACTAGGCCAAATAGAATACTTAAGCCTTGTTTGAGTTTAACTCTCATTTTATTTAGTTATCCTTATTCTTTTTAATATTACTCCGGATTAATGATTCGTCCATTAGGATTAATCACATTACCATTAGAATCATCTACCTCTTCTACAAAATCAAACCCACCAGAGTTATGGGTAATGATCAGAGGAGTTTGTTCTTCTTTAGGCTCTTCTGCATTACAACAGCAATGATGGTGATTATGTGCTGGTTTAGGACGACATTCTACTTGTTTAGGTTCTTGCTCTTTAAAGCCCCAATACTCTTTATTGAAATATTGAGTATTGCCATCGTTGTCTTGATATTGGAAAGCACGAACAGAAAGCAATTCTTGCAAGTAATTACGCTTACCATTCAGACCCAGAGACATAAAGTAAGATTTGTTTACCAAGATCTGTACTTTGTCAGAAGAGACAGTATAAGATGGACCACCTACCGCTACCGTAACCATTGCGGTGTCAGTAGAATAGTTTTGCCAGCTTTTAATAGTAGAAGAATTAATTTCTTCAGCAACAAATCGAAAACCTGAACGTGTTGCTTTTACTGAATTAAAATAAACTTCAGTATTGTCGTATACTTTACGACGGAAACTATTGTCCTGAGAAGGAGCATCTTTCAGAAGTAAAGATTTCAAAGTATGTAAAAGTTGATCCACTGTTTGTACTGGACAAGGAGAACCTGCCAATACAGCCATTCCATCTTCAGACATATACCAAGAAGGACGACAAATAGAATCGTACAGCAACTTATCTTTAGGGAGTTCTTCAAGATCTCGAATTAATCGATAAAGTTCCATTGAGAATATTCCTTTAGTCTTTAATAATAAATCAAAAAAAAGAGTATCGATTATTTACCGATACTCTTTTTGTAATTTCTCATAGGACTATAGATCAGTCACCTTATATTGTTCTTTATTATCTAAGATATCAATAATGTTATTAACTGTTTGTTCTACTGAAACAGTAGGCAGTACAAAGTAATCGTAGATATCTGGATTAAAATAAGAACAGTCTTCGGAGAACTTAACCATATAGTGATGGTATTTGTTACGCATGATCTGATCAAACTCTAAAGAAGTTTTATCAAACTCTTTATCGGATTCATCATTAGGTGTAACATTATCAGAACGACGCTTACGTTCTTCTAAAGGACATTCTAAGAAGAATGGCAATACTGGAGCTTGTGTTAAAGCAACCCAGTTTAAGAAGTCGTGAGCAGAATGTAGGCGAGAGAGTGCCGTGATTAAGACATCGCGTTCGTGAGAACGATCTAAACGGAATTGGTATTTCTTAGGATTTTTCACCATGTCAATAATATCGACAGGTCCATATGCAAAAGAAGAACCAATAAAACGATCAACAATAATAGTCACATCTTGGTCAAAGAAATTAACCATGTCTACTAATGCTTTTAATTGAGTGGTTTTGCTAGAGACAATGCTAGCAACTTCCATAACGAGAGCCAAGTAAGGTGCATCAACACCATCTTTATTAAGATTAATGTAGTCTTCAGCTGTCATTTGTTTAGAAAAATTATTTTTCTTTACATTGTCGCGAAGACGATCAAAAGAATTAGCAACACTTTTCTTAGCTTGTTGAAGGACTTCTAAGGAAACTTTCGTGTTGTTAATAATGTAAGCATCCTTTTCAGGGTTTAGGGCATCGATTTTAGAAATGAAGTATTCTTCAATATCTTCAAGATCTTTGCTATTAGGGGTATTCAATACCAGCACTTTGTGATCAAACTTATTCTTCAGTTCGTTGATCACTGTCGTTTTACCACTGTGGGACAAACCTTCCATGATAATCAGTTGTTTCAGCATGTTATGTTTCCTTTTCTTAAGATAAACTAAAAAATAATAGACTACTCCTTTTTAGGGGAGTAGTCTACCGAGCCGTGATCAGTAAACCAAATCACAAATATTACCATTACGGAAATACTTCTCAGAAGCCGGATCTGAGATTACTGCCGGAATACTATAACGATAGGTATAGGTATTTTCGAGGATGTGTTTGTTAATAGCATCTTCTTGGAAAAGAGCCATTACTTCATCACGATAAGTATTAGGATCTTTTGCATAACTACCATATACTGCATCGTGATGAGATAAGTCCGTTACATTTTCTGTAAAGGAGATACCTTGTACGGCTAAACGATTTCCAAGCTCACCATTTACCAATCGACGAGGATCAGTGTAGGTGATCGGAATACCAGTGGTATCGTCAGTAATACCACCAACGTTCACGTCAGCAATCAGATTATAGTTTACATCCACATACCGTTTAAAACCGGCAGTAGTCGTATTGCTAATACGGTTACCCAACTTGTCAAACGTAGGATGTTTTTCAGGTTTCGTTACGATACCACGACGTAAGTAATCACCATTGTTGGTGATTACAAACTCGTAAGGATGGCTCTTACTATAACGGGTTTCAAAACCTGTGGAGTAAATAGCAAATCCACTACCAAGTGAGCCACCACCACAAGAGTATAACAGTCGGAACGGTTCACCTGAATCATTCTTACCATTATAAATCCATGTAGGGCCGAACTTCTGTACGGCGTCGTAAGCTTCTGGATCGCGGGTACCAGCTGAGTGGAATTCCCAGCCGTTGCTGAACACCTCGTCGAATTGCTGGCCAGTTTTCTCTGGATCGCCATAACCCAGATCTTCTGGAGCCATCTCTGGGGTTTCTGAAGCCATTGCTTCGCTAGCGGTTACAGTTGCACCTACAGCGGAAGCTGCTTGAACAGCTTCTTTAGCTTCTTTACTTTCACAAGCAGTTAACATAGAAGCGGCGATCAGAAGAGTGATGATAGATTTTTTCATTTTGAATTTCCTTTAAAAAAGATAGATTAAATAAATGTTTTTCTATCCCTAAGTTTTATTTACCTAGGGATAGAGATGGTTTAATTATAAAAACTGATCATTCAGTCCTTTATGTTCAGACTGTTCAGGTTCACTTAACATCTTCGAAGCCTGGCTAATCTTGTATTCCAGAAACTGGATTCTTTCTTCCAGTTCTTTAACACGATCCTTAGCAATCGACTGACCCATTACAATTGGATGGGATTCTTTTGCTAATGGTAATACATCGACGAGCGTAGCACCGATGTAATTACAAATCTGGTAAACCAGATCAATGGATATCAGGTAAGTACGGAAGCTGTGATGTCCTGGACTAAGAATATTTGAGAGCATTGCCTGCTTCAGACCTAAGTGGTCTGAAATCTCTTTCAAACGGATTCCTTTATCCATAATAATGTTTTTCAAGTTAGTCTTCAATTCTGCATTGTATTTGTAGAGGTCGAGATTTTTTGAAGAACGAATGCGAAAAGACATGGTTATTTCCTTTATATAAAGTTAGAATAAAATATGAGTTGATCAAACTCACTTAAATAGTATATATCTGAAATAAAATAAAAAAAAAATAATCTCTACTCCCGTAAAAAGGAGTAGAGATTTCTAATAGCTTATTTAACGGTTAAACCACTTTGCTCAGATTCCTTTTTGTAATCACGATTTAAAGAATCTTCAACAGTGAATTTCTCAGGATATCTGGCTTTTAGTTTATCGATGTTTGCTTTAGTGATTTCACCAAGGCTATAGATCTGGCGCTGCGCCTCTTCACGGTTAGCATCTAAATACTGCAACCAGATAATAATGTCAGTACACAGTTCATCAAACTGTTCCAGGTGACTGTAGTTTAATGGTTGTTTATAGAAGTAGTATTTCTTATAAGCATCTAGTGCTTTTGCACTTCTTAATAAAAACTCATTTAAAATACCAGAGAAATATTCGTATTTATATAACTCATCACCATCTTCAGGAATACAGCTGTATTCGATTTGTTTATATCCTGACTTAAGCTCCCCATTTTTATTAACATATCGGTCTGGGTCAAAATTAGTATCAACATTCTCAATAATTAAACTCTGACTACTAATCTCTTTATCGAATTTTTTGATTGCATCGTAATAAAGAGCAATATACCAAACGATATCACCAATTTCAGAAACTAAAGCTTCGTAACTAACTTTACTGGTAATGGCATCATCAGAAAGTTCAATAGCTTCACTTAATTCGCCAGCAATACCAATCATTGAATGAAGTATTCGATAAGTATAAGGTTTATCTATAGTACTGTCTGTACGTATTGCTTGTTTTGCGTATTTTTTGAAATCAAAATTTACAGTATGGTACTTAACCTCGAGGTAAGTAAGGTCATGAACAAAGTCATCTGTTACTTCTTTTACTTTGAAGTAAGGACGGCCATTTTCTTTATCAAGTTTTTGTTGTTCGATAAATGCTTCGTAAGATTTGGTATCGTTTTCTTTCATGTGCTCAAGAATTTCCTTAAGTCCACGAATACCAAATTTATTATAAATCGTATAGAATACGGTACAGTAGTTTTTAGTTGTTTCGTTTACTTCTTTTTGAAGTTTAGAAATCTTTTTTGATTCTTTCTTAAGCATAGAATCTCTATAAGCGCCGAAATCTGAAACTTCTTCTTTATAATCGATTACTTTATCTAAGTTTTCGTTAGGGATAACTTCGTTATTCGTATTAGTGTTAGACATTGTATTTTTCCTTTACTAGTTGGGGATAATGTTCATCGTATTAACTAAACACAAAAATAAATCCCACTACCTTTTACAGTAGTGGGAATTTACTTATTTATTGCTGTTCAGTAGCATTCGATACAGTGGATTGTTCAATCTTAGTTTCTTTAGAATCTTCAGAATAAACATTTTGATAATAATGCTTAGTAGCATTTGGATTAAATCCAGTATTAGATGGAACAGAAGGAAACACCGGACCACCAAAAGAAGGTACATCCATTGCTGGTTGTTGATAGTTTGGATTATTGAAACGATAATTAATAGGATTAAAACCTGATTGGAATGGTTCCGCATTAATCGTATTGCAATAGTAATTATCAGCGATGATATTTGTCTTAATATTGTTAAGATGTTCTTTAGCAATAAGAAGAGAATGGATAGCATCTTCAGCCAAATTAACCATGTAGTTTAATTCTCTGGACGTACCTTTGCTGTTTAAGTATTCTTTCTTGATAAAAGAGGTTACCGCAACGATCTCATGAAGAATACCGTAGACTGGTTTTTCACGAGTCCAGCTACCATTCTTCTCAAGATACTTGGTAAACTCTTTGTCTAAAAGACCACTATTCACTTTTAATTCATCTAAGAAATCACGGTCTTCAGGACTAAGGTTAAGCGTGATGCTGTCGTAACCATCTTCGTAAGCAAGATTAACATACTTGCGAATTTCAAATAGATGATGACGGATACGCCAAAACAATTTAGTGGCATTGTCACGATACGTTTGAATTGTATTGATCGTCTGACTTGCTACACTCAGAATTTTTGCAAATTTTTCATCGCGAAGATTTCCGTTCAGGTTATCAGCGATTACTTTAGATAATGACTTCTTCAAGTTCTCTTCTGAAGAAGTATCCAGTTCTAAAGTGATTTCGAAATTTGGGTTCATTTTATTTTCCTTTATTAGTTAGGTTGGTATTACAGAGGGTTGGTAAAAGCCAAGATACTCAGTAGCTCGGTTAGTTTACGAGATACTACAATAGCGTGACGATCTCTGTCATTAAGATTCTCTTTCTTCACGATCCAGATATTAACTAAAGGAATCATTTTCTTAATAACAAAATACGGATTACTAATGTAAAACGGAGCACCGTAGTTACTTAAGTATTCTTTAATAATTTTGTCTAATTGTTTCTCCTGTTCGACCAATACCAAATCACAGACTTTATTGAAATTTCCATCTGTACCTTGATAGATATCAAGTATATCCGAACTGGATAATTTCTGGATGTCTGAACAAATCTCTTTAAACTCGGGATCTTTAGCCATTTCAAATCGATAAACATCGATGTATTGTTTAAGATCCACAAAGTTATGGACAAGCTCTTTATAGATCCTTTCACGGCTATTTCTAATGGTTTCAGTGTTTTTGACTATTTGCTGAGTACAAGCTAATGAAGCCAGTAATTCTGTAGAACTAATTTCCTTATTACGATACATGTGGATCGCTTCTATTAAAGAATCTAATCCAGCATCTTCGTCTTCAGAAACTGGCATTTTATAGTCACCAAAATAAATATAATCGCAACGAAATTTACTCATCTTTTTTACCTGCCTTAATTAGTTGGTTATGTGCAATCAGCAATAAAAGACTGGTTTCCACTTTCTCCATATTTTGCTTTATGTACATGTCGTCACCGATAGAATCCAGACATTCTAAAACCCCAATACCTTCGTCTTCTTTAAGCTTTTCTGACAATCTGTCAAAAGTATCTTTTTGATACTGTTTGATCACGGTGAGTATGTCGAAACACTCAAGAACATAGTCGTGGCCTTCTTTATAATCTTTACCATTTTCTTTTAAGTACTTAATGATAAGATCATTAACACCACCATGATTCATTCTAATGATTGTTAAATCTTCTTCTGAATAAAGTGGTTTCTCGTATTCGTCGATAGATTCCATAGCTGTATAAAAGTCTTTAATGACCTCCATACCGGTTACTACTTTTTCTAAATATTCACTGACATCGATATTAAGCATTTTACTATTCCTTTATAAAAGTTGGTTTAATTACTTCACTTTAATAATATAGATCTAAATATAAATAGATTACTCTCCTCTCCTTATTAGGGAGAGGAGAGTATAATCTTTATTACATTCTACGAATACAATAATTCATCAACACCAAGAGAACAGGCAAGTAATAGAAATATTCTAGTTCTCCCCAGTTCATACAGTCTTTCACGAGTTCTTCAATGATCTCAACATCTAAAATATCATCTTCTAGATATTTCCTTAATTGAATTTCCAAGTGAGACTGACCATCATCAGCATCTTGATAAAACTCTTGACTAAAGACATAGCTTCTATTAGGCAAGATTTGGTTAATCAATAACTGATCATTGACTACTTTAAATTTACGAGGATTAACAGATGGGGTCATTTGAAACGCATTACCAATAATTTCATCATTCTTAATGTAGATCTTATTAGAATAAGTCATTCCATAAGGAGCCACTACTGCTTTAAATGCTGAATAGCGAATAGAAGCAAAATTAGGTGAATTGGTAAATTCTTCTAATGTAATCGCACAAGACTTACTAAATGATTCTTTTAAGAGATATGGATCTCTTTCCGTAATTGCATCCCAGATAGAAGTCGTTTGCAATATAGGAAATTCGTCATCAGTATAAATTCTAAAATGAACCATTTCAGGATATCTCTGAGAAGAAAACCATTGCTGAATTGCTCTCATGAAGAAACCATCGTAAATCAATGTTCTTTGATTAGGAACAAGACAAGTTTCGTAAAAGCGATGGTAAAACTTTCTAAACCAATAACGAGAGATCCGATCGTATTCTCCTCTTAAGAAAGAAAATACATCCGCTTTCTTAGGAGTGAGTAATGGATTCTGTCCAGCTTTTAAATAATCAATGGAATACTTTAATACTTCAATGGTTTTCTGATTTAAGTTAATGATGCGAGGATCGTTTATTTGATCTCGAATTTCATAAGCCATTGAGAATTGGATTTCGTACAATGTATTACGACGATGGGTTAAACGTCTTACTTCATTAATGTTAAACCAGCCTATGGTATTGCGACCAATATCCATTAACATGATATCGCCTTTGTTAGGAATAATAGGAGGCAATACATGCGCTTCACCAGTAATCTCAGTAGTCCTCAATTCAGTAGTAGATTGAGAAGTACCTAATGATCCTTGCAGAAGAATTTCTAATCCATCAATACGCTCGTATTGCTGAACAGTACCGCTGGCATCTAAAGAGAAATGAGTAACGGAATCGTTCTTAGACAATCTTTGTCTAAAGTAAGTTACTTTTTGACGAGAACCTTCTGCGTACTGAACTAATGTGTCTAACCGTTCTTCTTTAGTATCTACAATTACTGATTTAAAATCTTTAGGTACTATCTTTGGTTTTTCAATTAATTCATGAACAGGCGTGTGTTGTTCAGGTTTATAATTACTATTGACTAACTTAGGCATATCTGTCTAGTCCTTCTGATTGCGATCTATCTCGATAATTAATAAGATAGAAAGTCTGTACAGTTTTAATATTACTAATATTCCAGCGATTGTAATCACGACCCCAGTTGTCATTATTATTACTGTCTCGACCACCTTTAAGATAATCAATCACTCGGTTATAGAGATCAGAATAGTATTTATTAAACATTGGGTGTAGTTTCAACTTATCTAGCCAGTAACGCAATCGGTTAATGGCATCTGGTGATAAATAAGTCCAATCGTAATAAATCGCGATACGAATATTGTAGGTATGTTTTAAATCTATTTTTTGATTCAAATACAGTTTACCTTCTTTATCTATCTTAACCGCACTTCTAGACATCATTTGGTCATTCTGATAAAGCAGTATTTGGAATAATGATTGTCCTGTATCTAGTAGATATTTTTGTTCTGAAATAATGAATTCTAATAATTCAGGATCAATTTTGAACTCATTGTTCTCGTCCCTTAAATCCAGTATCTGACAACCAATATCATCTTCGTCATCAAACAGAATCAATTGATCTACAAATCTTTCCGTTCCTCGAATAGAGAAATCTTGAGCAGGTGCAAATTCATTCCAATGAGGGACACAAATACCTTTATATTCTTCCCAAGAATGACTATCGGTCATTGATGTGAATTTAGCTAAATGATAAGCAGAATCTGTAAATACTGTATAGTCTTCAGGATACTCTGTAGGAGCATTAGGTTGAACCGTATTGGTTTGATCCACACCCATTAATACAGCAGGAACAATTTGATTATAAACCACTCTAGGATAGTAAATAGATAAAGAAGTTGGTTTCATGTAACGCACTAAATAAGGAAAAGTACAAATCCAACCAGGCGTACCTTCTACTTTATCCCCTTCTTCAATCATCCCATCAGTATCGTAATAACCTTGAATATTTGTTTGTACTTCAGAAACAGCAAAGTTAGTATTAATGCCTGCTGAATCAGAAATCATACCAAATCGATGAGTGAAGTGATCTTGTAACCATGTAGATAATGGCGGTAGATTTTTATCTTTATTTTTGATTAATTTATAAACTTCAGATAAAATATATACTGCTTTGTCATCTACGATATAATGGTATTCTAAGTGATGTGGGAATGTATCTGTAAACATCCTCATCTTAGATTTAACAGAATTTAACCATGCTCTTGCCGTATGTTTAGATTGTGTACGGTAAGTAATATTAAACTTCATGGTTACATGAGAATAATAAGGTGTAATGTGTGTTTGGGTATTAGGTTCAAAAAAGATAGGCATAAATTCTTGAGACCAATCTTGATATTGTAATAAAGATTGCTCACCATATTCTTCTTCAACGGTAATGACAATACTTTCAGCACCGGCTTCAATAATACCTTCTTGTCCATTCTCTTCAGTAGAAGTACCTTTTTCTTTACGGACACCTTCTTCATCTAAATGAACAATTAATGGGTTTTCTAAAATACCCATGCGTAGATATTTTCTTAAATCATCTACGATTTTAAAAGCGATCGGTCTAACAATAGTCTGCTTCTCGCTAACGATAGGGAAATGTACTATCATGAAAATCTCCTATAGAATACTAGTCATACGAAAAGCATCTAACTTAAATCAAAAAAAATAATACTCCTATCCTTAACTGGATAGGAGTATATTCTACTTAATATTAAAATAGTTCTTGTGGAAAGCGACGATACTGTCGTACCATCTTAAGTATTCGTCGTCTTCTTTTAGAACTTCGTCTTCAATCAAGAACTCTCTTAATTTCTCGGCGGTATCGGCATGAGAATCACATGACCAGATATCTGCCTTAGTAGAAGCTGTAAGAGATCGACCATAAGAGAACGGAGAACTATATACGACATAATCTTCGCTGCTAGCAATGTAAAAACGAATTACTGCTCCGTTTTTGACATGGGTATTAGGTCCGACTACTGCTCCGCATATGCATGAACTCTGTTCGATTAAAGACTTTTCATGAATCGTGGAATTGTAAATAACCGATGACCTGTTTGTCACTATAGATTTAATCACCCTAGATTGGTCGCAAACTATAGAAGATTCATCAATACGTGAACCTTTCTCAATAATGGCACTATCTGAAATTTCAGAATGTCCAATGACTGAAGAACATTCTTTAACAATGGTATTATCAATTATCCTAGCTCCTAGACCTACGATAGAATCATCGTAAATCCAACAATTACCTGTTTGGCTAAGATTATATTCAGATTCTACGTATCCGCCTAAATCACCTTTCTTGACATCAGAAAAATCTTTTAAGGCACGAATACGATACATGGGTCTACAATAGAATTCAGTAATAGTTTCGGGTACTAATTCGTACTTTTTATCGGTCGTCAATTTAGTTTCCATTTCTTTTCATCTCCATCATTTATCCAATACATTATTGTTCCTTAACTGTAAATAACATTCATTGCTTTAATCTTTGTAAGTGATAAATACACTCTTCGAGATGGCATAGTTGTTTCAACAGTTTTCACCATGTTAGGTGTGGTAGGTGATAAATAAGTATGGTTATATTTAGAAAGGTATTCTTCAAATGTTTCATTCTCAGGTCGGTAGAAACATGATGAATCATGTTTGAACTTTAAAGCACTCATGATAGAATCATGAATATTTTCGCCAATGCGATTATTTGCCTGAGCATTTACATTGTATACTGAACCATCGTTCATGATGACACAAACATCTAACGCACCACCTTTTAATTCACCAATGTATAAACAATGGATGCCCGCAAACAATTTAAAATTTGAATTTAGATAATTTCGTAGATTGGTATTTTTCGGCTTACTTTTCAGTTTTGTTACTTCGTAAAATACTTCATTAGTATTGCTAGTGATTAACATAGAAAATTCCTTTTTAAGTTGGGTTAATACACATTAATGTTATATAATTAAAATAAAATAAAATAAATCACACTACTCCTTAATTGGAGTAGTGTGAAAATATTAATCTCTAACAAAGATAAACAAACCAGTTACCGTAGTGTATTGTGTCGATACCACTGAATCAGATGTTGCGTGGATATAGTGGTGTGCTTTAACCACAATACCTTCTATCATGGCTTGTCGACTGGTATGTCCTTCGGTATAGTGTACTCTGACAATAGTACCAGGCTTAACTAATTCAGCTTGACTATTCTGCCATACGAGTGCAATCAACTTACCATTTCTACCTTCTACTTGAGATACTTGTTCGTAAATATTCGTATCTTTTTGTTCGGTTATTAATGGAGCGTTCACCACACCATTCTTAGAATCGTTAAGAATGACTTCTGAAACATTGTTAGCTCGTGAGATATAAGCTTTATTACCTGCTACTTTTACAGAATCATCAGTTGTCTGAATATCTGGGTTAATGACACGAATACCGTTACCCTTATTTAAAGTATTAGCGGATGTAGAAATATCCTTAGACTCACCATCTAAAGAAGCAATAATAAATAAGTCACTGCCTTCTTTTGTCCAAGTACTTTCTGCGTATTTTAAAAAGTCTTTTGGAGAGATATAGATATTCGTAAATCTTACTTTATCATCATTTCTTTTGGTTCGGTTCTTTGGATAGACGTACCACATCCCTGATTGGATATAATGCCCCATGCCTTGTTTATAGACACCGTATAGTTTCTTCTGCATATACAGTGGTAACTCTAACAACTTAACACCATGAGGGATAGGAATATTGTCGTAGACTGTCGTATTATCCGCCTCTACCATATCCACACCTTTTAACATGTCTGAATTTTCTAAACCTTCTAATTTAGAAGCCTCACCCATGAGTAAAGCAGTAAGTGCATCAGTAACATTAGATTTAACAACATTGGTACCTATTTGTAAAGTGAGTAATTTTTCAACAAGTAATGGTACTAATTGAAATTCTACTTTTACAATATCCATTCGGTTAATGGTTTCTGTATTGACGTTTTGTAAACGAGCATCTGTCTTACGAAAGTCTACCATGGTTTTACAATAAGCACGATATCGAGTAACAATGGTTTCACCTCTGAAATTAGTAGGTTCGGCAATAATAGATATTTCTATATTTTCGATATTAGGCATTACATAGTCTGTCCAAGTACCTGGAGAAACTGCAATTTCACAAGTAACGACATCTGCAAGATTATGTTCATAATCTCGTTCGATATCCAAACCTAGTAACTTAATGGGTTGATAAGTTAAACCTTTTTCAACAATATGGATTAAAGAACTATATGCGTATTTAGCCAATCCTTGTCTAGATCTGGCTACTTTTAATAGTTCTTCAGTAATTGGGGAGCCTTCTAACATTAAAATCTCCTATTGTTATAAATTTGATCCAAGATCGCGGCATCTGGTTGGTGTGGATCGATTTCTGTTTTCTTCTCTTCTTTCTTGGCTTCTGGTTTGATAATATCGGAAATACCCAAGAAACCATTTGCTCTACCGAATCTATTTCTTAGTATTGCTACTTCTGGATCAATATCTTTAGTCTGGTCACGAGATTTATAAATTGCACTGGCAAATTCAGAAAGATCTATTAAATCTTCAAACGGTACAGAATTTAAGTAAATTGTATTTTCTGCATACACTCGCCATTCATGGATATGTTTGAAAATAATCTCGTACATCGTACGGTCATCCGTACGATTGGTTAAATAAAAAGGAATCTGATTTTTATACAATTCTACTAACTTAGGAATCGTCATCCCTACGGTGATTCTTTCATTAGCATTCTTTTTATCGTCTTCTAAATCTCCAGATGTTATAGAACCATATCTCTGAATTTCGTTAATATTCATTAAATGAATATAATCAATAGTCACGATAAATACTCTATCGAAAAGTTGGTTTACTGTACTTTCTAATTCTTCTTTTGTTACATACCCTAAAAACTTCATTGGTTTATCCTTTAAAATTAAAAAAAAAGAATCTACTGTTTTAGTAGATTCTTTTTGTTGTTTAGATATCTTTAGTAAAGATTTTTCCGTATTGGAAACCGTAGATATCGCGACGTTTTTCTTCGAGACGTTCTACTTCCTTGACGAGAGTGTTAAAACCACATCCCGCTTTCCATCCTGACTTCAGTTGAGCTTCTTGGCATACTGCAGCTTTCCAAGCAGCTCGTGCCACGTTATTGCCAACATGACCTACCGCTTCACGGCTATATGCGCTAGTCAGATAGCCCTCAAAGTAAACGTAACGATCAAAACCAAGCTTTTTCTTTTTACAGTCCGCTGGGTAATGACACCATTGTTTAGATTGATTGGCATATATTTTGGCAAACTCGTCACTCATCATATCATCATTATCCCCATTGTTTTGTACTACCGGAGAAGACGGGATAGCGTCAATAACTGCGTTAAGGGCAGTACCCACTTCAGCACAGCCAGTAAGTGAAAAAGACAAAGCGATTAATGATAAAAATTTCTTCATGATAATTTCCTTAAAAAAGTTAGATAAAATTTGCATTATTGCAAATGGTCACAATAGTAGTATATATTTGAAATAAAATAAAAAAAAATACTCCTATCCAGCTAAGGATAGGAGTACTTTATATTAAAGGTTATATTGTTTCTTGTGGAATTCCACTAAGTTACAATAGTAACCAATGTTTTCAGGATCTATACGTGAGAAGTATTCGATTAGGTCTTCGCCTGTACCTTTAAAATCACGTTTTGACCAGATATCTTCTTTAGTAGACGCTAAAAGATAGCGGTGATAGTAGATAGGTTTAACCGGTAGGTTTTCTACAGCATTAATAACATATCCAGTAATATCTTCATTACTACTGATGTCAAAATTAATAGTGAATGCACCGGTCAGGTTAACTTCTCCAGTAAGCTTGGCATTGATTACGTGATTAGAACCGCCTAAAGCAACATCCCCATCCAAAATGGAATCACCACGAATTTGACAATTATTATTGATAGATACATTACCAGAAATTTTAGAATTATCACCTACTGATACACGTCCATCTAGTTCAGATTGACCTGAAATAACCGCATTACCATAAACGTAAGCAGATCCCAATAAACGAGAATATCCCTTAACTACCGCATTTCCAAATACGTTCGCTAGGTTATATACGTGAGCATTTTCTAATACTTTTGCATCACCATAAACTCGAGCATTGTGATAGACCCAACAACCACCCTCGTGAGAAAGATTCTCTTCTTTCTCAATATAACCACCAAGATCACCTTTATTAATATAATTATCAAATAAAGAATCTTCTTTAGTGGGGCAATAAAAATCTTTTAATGCTCGGATACGATAAAGTGTAATAGGTTCGCCCTCGAGACTATTCCAAGATAACGTATCATCTTTAATTAATTCGTATTTCTTTTCCATAATTAATTTCCTTTAAGTTTGAAGAAGTTCAGATGATTCTCAACAATGCTACGGATATAGTCAATTGTTCGTTCATCGTTACTACCTTGTATAAAATCAATCAATTCTGCACCAGTGCCTACAAAATCACACGCACTCCATTTATCTTCTACTTTACTGGCAACAATATTTTTAATGTTAAATAAACTACCTAATGACATTCCAATATTATAACCAATAACGCTATGTGGAGTGTCCACATCAAAATTAAGTTCGTAATCACCACATAATTCAAGCGGTGCAGTAATTCTTGATTTATTAACAGAAATTCTACCTGATAAGTTAACTAAACACCCGATGTCAGATTTGTCAACTTTTATGTCACCATATAGGTAAGATCCTGAATGAATAATAGAATATCCAGTTACTGTAACATTTCCCTCTAATCTACTGTCAATAATAACAGATTGGTTCGTAACAAAACAATGACCTCCGATAACAGAACGGCCACGAATGATGGAATTTTTACTTATCAATGATTTATCGTATACAATCGCATCATCAAGTACTTTACCACCATCTTTAACCCTTGCTTTATCAAAGAGCCAACAGTTACCATCTTGAGAAAGGTTATCCTCTGCTTCGACATAACCACCTAATTCACCAACGTGAACAACTGGATTATAACCACCAGGTTTAGTGAATGTTTTCAAAGCTTGGATTCTGTATAGTTTAATTTCAACAATACTCATTTCTCCATCTGAGATACAAGATTTAAACGTGTGTACCTTAATAAAATCATCTTCCAAGATTTGGTACTTCTTGCCATGTTGATTAAATCGACAAGTAATGGTAATATCTTTCTTTTCTGGATCTATCTCGAAAGAAATTTCCTCACCATTATAACTAAAACCAATGGAATTTATATCAGAATCACTTTGTTTAAATTCAGCGATTTCTTTATATACCTCTTCGTAATCTTCTATGGAACCAATACTATATATAACGTTATAATAACCCTCTTTATCTGCTTCAGAAATATCATGTGTGAAGTGATATTTCTTAAGTAATTCACCAACAAAGATTTTTATGTTATTAAAAAAGTTATTCGGCGATTGTGCTGAAGAGTGAGCCATTTCTGGGCTTAAATGCTTAATATAAATAAATTCTGTTTCTAAGCTTTTAATCTTAGCATTATCCTTTTTAATCTCATCGTTCATTTTAATACTCCTTAACAGTTAATAATTAATAACTTTCTCTTTCGATAACTTCAAAATCACCAATAGGTGTTTCGTATTCTTTAACACCTTTTAGAAATACGAATTTAACATTATAACCAGGACCTACTTTGAATTTAAATACGTAAAGTTTGCGATGATGAATCTTAGGATCGCGAGAAATGTTAATAACAGAATCAGGAAATTTGCAAATCTTAAATTGATTTGCAAACTCGATCAGTTTAGGTTCTATTTTATCAAATTCTTCATCGAACAATACGATTAAATCTGACTGAGTATCATCATTAAATGTTTTCCTAAAATCTACTTTAGGATTAGGATAGATACTGGCGATGAGATCTTTTAGTTGGTTAATAAAAGAGCTTTGCATAATTAGTTTCCTTTCTAGTTAGTAGGTTGTTTCACGTATCCAAAGTAGAAAGATACAGAAAAACCATCAATCTTTAATTCAACAATTATTGAGACTAACGTTCTTCCACTATTTCTCTTTTTGTTACTAAAGTAAACACCAGAACCAGTAGGAAGACCTTTAGGAAATTGACCATCAATGCATTCATTAATCTTTTCAAATGCCTCATCCACGATATCTGAATGTTCGCTACCGGTAATGATAATGTATCTAACCTTGTTTTCCGTATCTAAGATTAATTCATCATCGATATTAATCAACACTTTGTGTTTATTTTTCTCGTAAACTTCTTTTAGTTCCGAGTATAACTCACCAAGATGACTATTGCTAATCACCTCAATAATTTCATTTTCAGTCATTTTAAGCTTCCTTATTTAGTTGGTTTAGGGCATAGATTTTACCGCAGTTAAATATTTAATCTGATTTCTTTTTAGGAATGATTCTTACAGCATGTATGTAATAATAGTTATTAATGAAATCATTTCCTTTAAAGGAAAATGCATAGCTAGATATTTTTACATTCTTACCTTTAAAAGAATGACTTATATCTACTTCAGCATCATGAATAGATTTTTCAATCTTTTCATCTATAATTTTATCAAGCTCTTTCGTATTTAGCTTCCATTCGTCATGATTGACAAAGTAGAAAGTACTAGATGTAATACATATTTCATTTTCTACTTTAGTACTGGCAGTACTTTCGATATTAAAAGCTTCTTTAATCTTACGATTATGGTTTTCGATTTTATCCATTAATTCTTTTTGCATTGTAGTTTCCTTTATATTGAAAGATGTCTAATTGGTGATTTAGTTAGTACTATCTTTTTGTTTAAAAGTAAATTCTACTTCAGGTAATTTAGGTACCCCCGTAATAAAATATAAAATCTGTTACGATTCTTTCACCTGTAGGTTTTTCTAATTGATCCCGTAACTCTCTAGGATCTACTTCGAAGTTAAATTGATAACTGAAATGTTTAATTTCATCCATTTCTGCTTTTTCAATTAAACTCAGTAAATGACGGTACTGATCTGGATCGATGATATATTGTACTTTTTCGAGAATTCTTTTGAACTCATGAATATCTGAAAAATCTATCTTACGATAAGGGAATTTATACTCACCTAAATATTGTTCTCCATCTGTAATCACATAAGCACTTCCTTGACCATCTTCTAAAGATTTGAAAAGCTTTGTAAGTAGAGCATGTTTTTGTTCTGGCGTGTATGATTTATAATAATCAGCATCAGTTATGTGATAATCGATATCAGTTATAAATGTTTGTACGTCCATCTTAATATTTCCTTTATAAAGTTAGATGTGGTTAACCATTATAATAGTATAGGTTTTAAAATAAATAAAAATACTCTCTACCCCGATAAGGAGTAGAGAGTATTTCGATATTAAGAAGTTATGACCAATCGTCAGCTGACTTCACATTAAAGTCTCGCTCACCTTCTTGGAATTTAGACATCTTGACAATAGCATCTAAGCTAGGTTCGTAAGGATTTTCTTTAGTTTCGATTTCTTCACCAGTAGCTTCACCTTGAGTGACTTCAACAGGTGATGTAACTGGATTGTCTTGATGAATACATTCCGGAGAACCAAAACCTTCTTGAGAGATGTCGACACTTACTTTTACTTTACTTAAGTCAACACCTAAGCCTTTTAAGTATTCGTAAGATTCTTTAGAGACTTCTTCAGTCTCGTCAGTATCTTCGCCTTTATCCTTTTCACTTTCAGACTCACTACCATCTTCAGATTTTTCAGAATCGCCTTCTTCGGAAGTATCACCATCTTCGTCACCTTCCTCTTTCTCTTCTTCAGCTTTCTCTGCTTCTTCAGTTTCTTCTCGTTTATCGACAATCTGTTCAGAACGAGCTTCTACTTTTTCAGCAGTATCTTTTTCATCAGTAATGTTATCTACAGACATTACTTCTTTACCTGTAGTCTCATCACTTTTATCTTCGGGAGTTTCTTCTTCTTGTCCTTCACCATCAATATCTACTTCACCTTCTAATTCAGTAGTGGCACTGTTTTCATCATCGATGTAAGGATTAGAAGAAGTAAAGAATCGATCCATAATAGGTTTGGTTTTCTCATCATATTCTTCTTGAGTCAACTTACCTAATTCCGGAGGAAGAATCAACTCTTCTACTTCTAAAGGCAATTCAGGGATGTCTTTACTCTCTAAGTCATCTACTTCAATCTCACAACGAACCCAAGGACAGTAAGAACCATTGCCATCAGGAACCGCATCGATTTCCCATTTCTTATCCGTACCTTTAATATTAAAAGTATAGCGATGTTTCAGCATGGCTACTGTAGACAATACTTTAAACTGAATAAAGTTTTCTTTAGTAGTCGGTACGGTAACTTCAATATTGTCGCCTTCACCCATTTTATTTTTGGTGGTTAATTCGTAACGAGAACGACCATTACGAGCCGTAATCTTACGTACTCGAATCGAACCTTTACCAACATTCTCATCAGTCTGTTCAACTGGAATGATGTATTGTTCTTGAATCTCACCGCGATTAGCATTTTTCAGTTGAGAAAAGTTCATGATTCGTGCAAAGATAGTATGTTCTTTTTCACGAATAGCTTTACCACGATTCTCAAGTTTCGAAAGTCCTTGTTCTTTAGGTTTAGGTTGGTCGGACTCACTAACAATAGGAGTACTTCCTTCTCTGGACAATTCTAATAGACTTTTAGCCATTTAATTCTATTCCTTATAGATTAATAATATTCTTTAATCAATGGTAGGTTTACTACCCATAGACATATCGAGAATCTTTTTAATAATAGACATAAACGAATTAATCAAACCATTACTATCGATATCATTGGTAACAATACCCATGGTAACGACACCACTGACAGTCATGACAAATAAGATTAAACAAGCAAACCCAAACCATTTAAAAAATGTCAGTTTGAGATTATTAACCTTGCGTCCAAATTCTTCTACATCGTCAATATTGCCTGTCGCAACCATATAACGATAAACAAGTTTTACACGATCTTTAAAATCTAATTGATTAATTAATTGTTTGAATTCAATTCCGGTAATGTCTTCAGACAAATCCTCGTAACTAGAGTGTTTATCACTGATTTCACGATAATCTTTAATTAAACCATTGAGTCCTTCATCTGATTCTTTCCGATTAGCGAGTATTAATTCGTTATCAATCGTAATCAAACCTTTCTTAACCATAGGGTCAAGTACATTATTGGTTGCTCTTGTTTTTCTAACCATTTTTAAGGCTCTTGATTATCTAAATAATCCGGAGGACGATTACCTTCTATTGACTTTATTAACTTTTCATTAATTTCTTGATAAGATCGGTTTGAATTATTCAATCTTTTTACATCGTTATTTAGCTTTAAAATTTCAAAGGTAAGTCCTACAATTGTAACGATCATGAGTGCAGTAACCAATACTAAAAAACCATTCATGATTCGTTCCGGTCGTTTCTTAAAATTAATTAAGATTCTTAACAATTTAATTTTCTTAACATCCAAATTGTCAGTAGATGTTGTGTTATTTTCGATCGAGTTCAAACTCATGTCTTTACCTATTTAAATTTAAGACATAATTCAAATACCCATAGTGCCCAATGGCTAATGCATCGATAGAGTGTTCATCTAACTCTAATGGATTGTTCCTTAGCTTTAGTCTATCTTTAATCTCAATAATAGCCTGAGTCATCTCATCTTTTTTAGCATTTCCTTTTGCTCCTACTGCTCTTTTAGCAGTAGGTGGATCTACTTTAAAGAAAGGTATTTGATAATTATATTCCCAAATGGTTTCATGAATAAGATTTACGACTTCAATCAAAATTGCATAAGCATTTGGTGTGAATGAATTAAAGAATGGTGATTCACAAACAATCAACGAAGGAGAATAATACCTAAATACTTCAGCCAATTCTGACTTCATTGCTTGTAATCTGGCGATCTTATCACCAAATTCATTACTGGTATTTCGACTATAAAAACAAGTATCTTTTGCAGAGATGGTAAACGCAAAAGATTCCTTAATAGCCAGTGTATTAAAATCTAACTTGTAGATAGAAATACCCAGGTTACTAGAACCTGGGTCAATACCGAGTAAAGTGAATTCCCATTGACTGGTATTTGGAAAATTCATCTTTTATATCTTTAAATTAATGTCCAAGATTTTGTAAAGAAACTTCACCTTGTTGCAAATTATAAAGAGGTTCGTTTACACCCAGATTGAAGATAGAATCGAATCCATCATTAACAGCTGCCAGATATTGAATGGTTGCGTTAATGTGTGCAATTTGAGCTGCAATCACTTCTTGGAATTGAGAACGACCAGATGATGTTGTTACTTCAACTAATTTATCTACGCCAGATACCAAACCGATTTCAGTGATCAAAGCACGGTTAGGATCACCATGGCGAATGTTGAATACATTCTTCAATTCTTCTACATCTTCACGACTAATATTTACGTTAACCTGAGCAATGGAACGACCATATTTTGCTTTCAGAATATTTTCTCGTTCAGCAGAAAGTTCCTGAGCGATAGGATTCAAGTTTGTCGTGGTTGGACTATAGTCTTCTTCTGACAAACTACCATCATCCGCTACTGTAATGATTTTTGTTTCAACACGAGTTTTAGAAAGATCTAAACGTTTTAAATAATAAGAATAGTATTTAACACCTTTATAAGTTTCCACTACGCGCAAAGCATATTTCGTACGTTCTTGAGCGGTTAAGTCATTATTAAACTCACGCATGACAAAAGGAACGGGTTTAAATAAGCCAGTGTCTTCAGCAGTGTGTTGGAAGATTTTAGGCATAGGGAATGCATCACTGTCATTGGTACAGTTTTGCAAAGAGATACCACCGTAACCAATACAGAAATATCCAATAGTAGGAATAGTAGTGTGAGGTGGGTGCATGGATTGGTTAATACCCAACAGTTGGTTAAGTGTGGTGTTTGGTTTTACTGTATAGGGTAGACCAAGTTCTCGAATGACTTGGTTTTCGTTACCGATTAAGGTACGTACTGATTCAAACGCTGTGCGTTTGTTTGGAATAACTGGTTTAGCCATTGCTAATCATCCTTTTAATTTATTTAGGTGAAAATTAGTAAATTCAATGTATCGTCATAAAGATCGTGGTAGGGGTAGAATACTACCCCTAACGATACTATTCGTTATAGTCAAAACCATCGATAGATTTAACTTGGAAGTTCCATTCGATATCTTCTCTTGGCGGTTCTCGATTCTCTGGGAAAGGATCCCAATCCAAACAACCTTCAAAGGCATCAATCATTTTTCTTCTTTCTTTTAATGGCAATGATAAGAACGCTCTCATTCCTGGAATAGCGGGTAAATTACCTGGATTAGCGATACCTGTTAAGTCATCCGCAGGTGTAGTACAATAAGTACCGATATTAAGATCATTTATCAAGCGAACATTACTACCAGGAACATCAATATTCTTAACATCCACAGAGATATTAAAATGTAGTTTACCAGTAGATCTTGGTTCTGCATAAATCTTATTATCTGTATAATCGTGATCTAGTGCACTTTGGTGTGATCTGGTTTCGGTATCAACTACAGATACTGCTGTACCATCATTAAGATCACCAACGTAACGTCCTTTCTTACGACCATCACCATCTAAACGCAATGAACGCATGTTGGTAGAAGTAATAGGATGTTCGTTAATCTCACGAATATAATGTACCGAATAAGAAGAAAGCTTAGTCAATAACTGGATCATTGCTTTGTGTGTATTATACAAAGAATTCACTTTAACGTTATTTAAACCTGTTGCTTTTTTCCAGATGTCATTTGCCAATTTTAAGAAGTCAGTTCGATTGTGTACGTCTTTTAAATTTAAAGAAATAGAATCTAGAAACTGAGTGAACGTCTGCATTCCTGGTTTTCTAAAAGAAACCAATTTAGTAGCATAAAGTCTATAAAATTGCATTTCTTTATAAGCACGTCCATCTAAATGTTCATCTTGATTAACTCGATTAATACCTTCGTTTAATCGTTTAAACAATTCATTTGCTTGTTCGTAAAATGAGAACGTGTCGACAATTGGACGAATCTTCATGTAGTGGGAATCGATAAACGTATTCCATTCTTTATCTAATAAAGCTTTATCAGGAACACAGTTATCTAATTCTTTCTTAGAAGGTTTCTCTAGTCGAGGAATGATACCGATTGTATAATCAGGAATACAGTTTTCTTTAATGTCGTAGTAACGATAGATACAATAAGTATAAAGCAATAAAGCATCTCTACCTGATAATGGAATTAACTCACCAGTCAACGGATGGTTTACCATGATGTATGCTTTATACAATCCACGAGAAGCCATCTCAATCCATGTATCTACTAAAGCTCGTTCTAATGTAAATTGTTCAGAACCAGAATAGTCGATTGCTTTAGATTGAAGAATCTTAGTTTTGATAAAAGAATCTAAAGAACCAGAAGTGTCTTTACGGGCAATGACTTCTAGATTTTCTCTTTCTTTTACGTTATAAGGCGCAAGTGGATCTTCTTTATCTAACATGTCTTTCAATGAAAGCGTATCTAATTCTGGAATGATGTACTCTAAGCCATTTAGTGATACTTTCTCAAACACTGGAGTGACTTTAGCCGTATCAACAATGTCTTCATCTTTTTGCAACATGTTGTATTCAGAAATAGGTAAATTTCTTAAAGTTAAAATCTTTTGAATCAACCATTTCTGAGTATGTCGCTGACCAACGTATCTTTCTACCCAACGAATATTTTTATAGAATATAATTGCTTGCTTAGGCGTTAATTGATCTAAGTAAAAATCTAAGAAACCATGAGACGCCAAGAACCGACGATAATGATAAGAATGCGCTTCATTGGTCAGACACATTTCTAACCGAATAGTCATCAATGCTTCTACTAACTTAGGATAAAACGTTCCCCAGAAAGCAATATTAAAATAACGATTGTTAAGATTATACTGGCTTTGGTACCAGCGGTTATACATGCCGTATATCCAATCCTGCAATCGTTCCATTAATGTATATTCGTTACTTTCTACGAATGATTTATCGTAAGATAAGATTGTACCCTCTTTTGCCTGAATGGCTACATCTATATCTACTGGATTCAGAATACCTTTAATCAGCAATTCTTTATCAGGATAACGTTCAACCAACTCTTCGTATTTCTTAGTACCGTAAGAATATTCTTGTCTTGTTGTACGGTGTATTTTTAAGTTCTCTTTATTGAATATGATTGTCTCAGTCGTATCCATTGATACGACTGTCATTGGTGTATCCGTTTCGTGATATTCACCAGAGATATGCTTATAATAGATCCATGTATCTGGACGATATTCGTCTACAGCATCCATGTCTCTTGTTTTCACACGAACAGCGTTATTCATGTCGTGTGCTTGGTATTCTGACTTAATGATCATTGTCGATACCAAGCCTATATTTTTATCAATATAGACGCTGTAGTGATAATCGAAATCAGGTAACATAGCCTTTTGACCTTTTACTATAAATTAACCACTGTTAAGGATAAATAACAATGGATAACCAGTTATTTGAAAATATTGTACTGCAACTAAAAAATAGAAGTGGTGCAGCTAATATAGATGACGCTTCAATTAAAGAAAACCCATCGGTATATGCCTTAATTGCTAAGCTTAACTCTTCGCGAGAAGAAGAATCTTTTAAAAATGATGGTGAACTAGCCAGTACTACTCCTGACTTAGATTACATGTTGGGTATCTCTTCTGAAAAAGCACAAGAGATTGATGATAATGAAACCATCATGCAGCTGCTTCCAGACATGGAGCGAGCTGCTCAAATTCTTTGTAGTTATATTCTGTCTCCAAAATACTTAATGAAGCCAGAATTACAAATCAGACCTCCGCGTAACTTATTCCCACAAAATACCATTACAGTTATTACTGATGAAATTAAAAAGTACTTTAAGAAACACTTTGATATCGAAGGCAGACTTTATAAAATGCTTTACGATATTCTTTTCTTAAAAGGTGCTTATATTACAGCAGTCATTCCTGAATCATCTTTGGATGATATCATTAATGGTGATCTTGTAGAAAACAGTCGAGAGTCATATACCGTTCAGTTATCTAGAGAATCTTTGTCTCATGTTAATAACTTATTAGATAGTAATAATCGACCATCTCGTGGATTCTTAGGCGATCCTAATTACGGTAATGAAACTAAAAATAAATTAGTGAATCGACCTATGTTGGCTCGTGAGTCTGTGGAGGTTCATTTCGGTAATACGGATACTGATACAGACAGTACCATTCACAATAGTTTTAGATCTTCTAATTACGCTACTGTAATTAAACCACCTACAAGCATAGAATTTACCTTACCGGCAGAGTATGCTAAAACTCATAAAGATGCGGTAAATGCTAAAGTAAATAATTCTAAAGAGGTAAACATTTCTAAAGAGGGTGTGTGGAAAATTGATCTGTCAGGTTGTAAAGATACCTTGATTGAAGTAACTGACGATTTAAATATATTACGTCAATCAGCTGTTAAGAAAGAAATCCTTTCTCAAGAATCTCGTCGTATGGCTGGTATCCCTACTGGTTTTCAGTCAACCAGTTTGGATAGAGAGATAGTTTCGGATAGAAACATCATTGATAAAATCTTTAGGCGAATTGATGATGTAAATAGTTATCGGACTGATGCTCTTGAACTGAAGAAAATGAAAACTTCAGAACAAACCGCACGTGAAGATCTTGACGAACCTTTGTTCTTGAATTATCCAGTAGAAGCGGTTGTTCCTATTTTTAAACCAGGTTCTCCTTCAGAGCACGTAGGATATTTGGCACTACACGATGAAGAAGGTAATCCTCTTTCCAAGGCTAAACCAATTAACTATTATCGTGAATTGGCTAATGGTTACAACAGTCGTCAAACAGCCAGTACTATGGCATCTTCCTTGATTCAACAGGGTAAGACGATGTTTGAAGGTTTCTCCAGTAACCTAGATGAATCGCGTCAATTGGAAATGTTATCACGTATTCATTCTAATGCCATTATTAAAGATATTCTAGAACGTTTGAAAAATGGTCTTTACGGTAAAAACTTAGATGTAGGTGATTCTTCAGAAGTATCACGCATTATGTTCTATCGTGCTTTACGAGGTCAACGTACCCGCGTACTGTTCATTCCTAAAGAAATCATGTCTTACATGGCTTTTGATTACGATAATCGTGGTTTCGGTATTTCATTATTGGATAACATGAAAGTGTTAATCTCTTTGCGTATCCAATTCATGCTCGCTCAATTACGTGCAGGCATTATGAATTCCATTCCTGAAACATTAGTAACCTTACGTATCGATGAAAAGGATCCTGATCCCCGTAAGACTATTCAAATTGCTAATGTAATGGCATTACAATCACGATCTAATTCTGGTTTGATTATTGGTGCTTCTAACGTACAGACTATTGAAGATAGGGTAAATCAATCTAATATCCGTATGGCTATCGAATCTGATAATCCTAAGATTCCTCAAATTGGTCACGATATCTCTCGTACGACTGCCGATATTCCTGCTCCAGATAATGACGTTGCAGAAGGTATTAAACGAGATACCATCATGGGTACAGGTCTGACTCCGGATATGGTGGATAACTCTTTATCTACTGAATTTGCAGCCAATGTATTACAAGGTAACTTTATTACTAACTTAATTGCTTTCCAAAAACAAGATCGTTTTAATCCTTTATTAACTGATCTTATTCGTAAAGCAATTGGTGTGTCTCCTTATCTTTTAAAACGTTTACGCGAAATTATTAAAGATAACTTAATCGAGATTATCGAGAATATTCGCGAAGCATCTGGTGATAAGACACTAACTACTGAGGGTATGTCTAAGTCAGCAATTAATGTTTTAGTGGATGGTATTGTAGATAAGTTTGTTAGTAGCTTGGAAGTTAATCTTCCTGCTCCTCCTAACGATAACCATGAGTCTAAAGCAGAACAGTTATCTCAATACGAAGAACGTGTAGATAAAGCGATCTCGTATGTCATCAGTCAAGAGATCATCCCAGAAAGTTTAATTTCTGAAGATGGTGTGAACATGGTAGATGAGTATGCTGCTATTGTTAAAGGCGACCTGTTACGTTCTTGGATGTTAGAAAATAACTACATGCCTGAAATCATGGATTATATTACCATTGCTGAAGATGGCACGCAAACCTACGAGAAGAATAAAGCGATTCGTGAATTGTCTATTAAGACGATTAAAGCAATGACTGAATTCTTTAAAGGAGGTAAAACGATTGCTGAATCTACATCTGCTGTATTGAAAGCTAACGATATGGCTGGTGAAGGTGATGATTATTCTAGTTCTAATAATGAATCTAGCGATAACAATGAAGGCGGCGGTGATGAGTTCGGTATGGAAGAAGACTTCATGGGTGATGAGTTTGGTGAAGATAACCAAGATGAAAACCAAGAAGATAATACTGAAGGTGAGGGAAACCAAGAAGGTGGTGATTCTAACTTAGGTCCTGATTCTTCTAAAGATGGTGCTTCTGACTAAAAAAGAAGTAATTCAAACTAAAAATAGCTTGCTACCCTAGGGAGACCATTCGGTCTCCCTAGGGATTTATGCTCGCTGTTTTTTATAGACCCTAATTTTAATTGGTAGGTTAATTAAATCTAATAATCTATTAAATTTAAAATTTGTCTATTTCATAGAAATCCTTATTGGAAAATCAAACCATTTGTTTATCTTAGATGATTTATACGTTTTCGTATAGATCATGAAATATTGTAATTTATCTTTTTCGTATCTAAACTTAAGTGCCGATACGAATCCTTTTGAATGTTTACCAAGTAATGCAGTCAACAAACCAATATCAAAAGAGTTTCCTAAAATGTCAACGATCTTTTGAAGATGGTCGTTAATTTGGTTAAGTGCACTAATGAATTTTTCATTCTTAGTGTATCTTGCTAAATAAGGTGTTTCGAAATGAATTGTACGGTTTACTGGATAGGGTGAGTAATCCAGTCCGATATACTTATCATTAGCAAGTTTATCCATCTTCCAAAAAGCTTCTTTGAGATGATGACACACCAAATTAAAGTCTATAACTACATCGGTGTATTTCTTTTTACGTTTGTCTGGAATGGTTTCTAACTGTTTAAAGAATTCTGATTCCTTAAACTTTAAATCAGACTGACGAATAAAACGAGCGATCTCTAATTGTTCCTTTAATTCCAAAGAGGTATTAAAGATAACTGGATCCTTAGGCGTGAGTTTACCCATTGATTTAATTCTTTATTGAGTTGATGTCATAGGGACAGAGTTAAATTGCCCCTATTTCATTAGTTTAAAATACGAATATAAATCCGATTTTCAGATTTATAAGTACTATAACCTTTAATCGCCTCAATTAAGAAACCATCTTTCGTAATGATGTAGAATTCCTTAGCTTGTGGTTCGGTACGATCAATAAGATTAATCAGGAACGTATTCAATTCCACATAATCGTCTTCAGACAGCTCAAACCAGCGATTCTGGCGACTTTCTTGGTCTGGGCCTACTACGCCTTCAAATTCATTCATCTCTTTATCTACGACCAATACAGAGCCAGCAACAGGCAATACGGAAAGATAACGAGATTCTTCATCATCATCATGCAACAATACTCCATCTTTCAGGAATTCTTCACTGATAAAGTTTTCAAACATTTCTTTCAAGGAAAGTTTGTATTGTTCTTCACGACGAGGATTAGGAAGGATTTGGGTATTCTCAACATCTTTGTAAATGTTGATACTGCACGTAACACGTACATTAGGAAGACCACATTTAACCATTACCCGATTATAATTACGATCCAGTAAATCTACCAAACGTTTAGCCAGAACAGGTTCAGCTTCTTTGATAGGTTTGTAAATGGTTTCGTAAAAATCATCCATGGTTTCACATTCTTTAATCAATGCCAATGTGTCATTTTGGCGTTCTTTACAGAATGTGGTGTTGCTGGTAACCACACGATAAACCGCTGCTTTAGAATCAGGACGGTATTCTTGATGACTTACCAAGCAAGCACTTACCAATTCATCCAGATTCAATACCTCACGAGTCGTACCATCGTAATCCACATTAGCGAATTCTTTCTCTTCTTCAGAAAGTTTTGCTAATTGTTCTTTCAGCTCTTCGTCAGAAAGTCTCAAGTTGTCAGCCGCTTTAAGCAGATCAGTATCACCATGGGTTTCGCTATACGGAATACCTGTTTGGTAAGTTCCTTCTACAGGAAGATGAGTTGGGATAATGTGGTTTTTACGTTCCATGATTTGTCTTTCATCAAGTTTGTATGTTTTCTGTACAGGATAATTAAAACGGTCAAGAATGAAGTAATAACCACGTTCAGTATACTTGGTCATTGTCCAAACATTCCAGGATGGGTTACGGAATGCTACTGGCTCACGATAATACTTACCTTCAGCCGAATAGTTCAGGTAACCTACGTACTCGTTACCTTCTTTAACCCATTCGATTTCATCATCGTATACAGGATACAAATCACGAGGAACAAATTCACAACGATGTTCGTCTAACTCTTCATTACCTTCTACCCATACATCCAGATCCTTTTCAGGAATCGCCATCCAGTTAGTATTAATAACGCGATTAGGTCGACGTTTCAATACACGGACAGGTACATTTTCTGGAGGTGCGTCTTCAGGATAATCGTATACTGCCAAAGGATCGTCTTCAATCACTGCTTCTACTGGTTCAATAGGCAGACTGCTTGATGGCGGCTCATCAAAATCAACCACACTACTTGTATTGACTTCAGTAACACCATTACTTACTGGAGAATGACTGATCAGTTCGTAATACGGTTTAGCTGTTTGGATTTGACCAACTTGAATAGATGCTTCTTGAATGGCATTCTGTACTTTTTCTGGATCTTCCATGTCACTGATGAACTTTTGATGTTCTTCTGGTGTTTTGGATACGGTATCAACAAACATTTTCTCTAATGAGTCATTTGCTTGTCGATTACGTTCTTCCTTACGACGCGATTCATTCTCCCTTACTCGATTATTGTGCGCCTCCATCTTGAGACGCATTTCTTCCAAGGTTTGTTCTTCTTTACGTTTAGAAATCTCTTCATCAGAATAACCAGTATTGATGTAGTAGTTGAATTTGAGTTCTCTACCAGAGTTACGATTACCGATATTGAAGAATGCATCTTGTGCTTGGTTTTCAGTAAGGGTGCTAGAAGTGTTGCTTGGTTGAGTAGTATTATTACCCATTAAATTCATATCCATGTTTGCAGTATTAGACGCACCTGGATTAGAAATAGTCATGGCAAAACCACCGCCATATTGTTGCGGTACTTGTTGCTGTGGATAACCTTGCATTATTTGCATTGGTTGCATTTGACCATACATGTTCATTTGAGGTTGTTGGAAACCCTGCATTTGCATGTTATTGCCAAATGGCATTTGCGGCACTGATTGCATTGGTTGCATTTGTTGGTTACCCATCATTTGTTGTTGATAGAACGACAACAAGAATCGTTGATCACCATCACGATAATTCACATACATACCTGCAGCTTGTTGCATTGCTTGATGTGTGTTAATATCGGGAGCGGGTGTGATATTGTGGGTACCGTAATTGATCGCAAAGAATGCTACATAGTCGTTGTATACTTCGTAAGCCAAATTAACCAGAGAATTGTAATCCTCTGGATTTAACTTACCTTGCAGATACAGCGATTCTACACGATTACACAATGTATTAAATACATCTTGATAGTACTTAGCATCTACTTGCATTTTTTGTACCAACAATTGACGTGCTGGAGTATCAGCACCCATTACTTGTTGATCCAAGCATTGTTTAATAACATTTTGCTTGTGTTGTGTATATTGATTATACATGATTAGTTTCCTTTAAAGTTAGTCTTGTCCTAATTTATCACGCAAAGAAGACATGATTGGTTCTAGCTCTTCATTAGGAATGATGGTTAAATCATCAGACAGTTTAACAAACAAGTTAATACGGTTACGACCTGCTGGGTCTGCTTTAGCCATATCCAAAGCAGCACCTACCTCGATCAAAGATGCATTTAGTTTATTCTCTGGAGAACTTACATCGAAAGATGTTTTAGATGTACGTAGTTTATCCGATTTCTCTTGTGGAACGACGATACGTCCTAATTTCAACAAAGGTAAATCGGTTGGATCTTCTACAGGAATAATCTCTGCATGTTCTTTAATACGCATGATTTCTTCTGGACGGATATTACCCAAGATCTTACGAATATCGTCATCTTTAATCACTTTATTCGGATCTCGCTCTTGTTCAATACGAAGACCATTTAATTCAAAATAGCATCGGTTAATTGCTTTAACAATATTGAACAAAAGAAATTGCAATACTTGTAATTGTTTTCCGTAGAATGAATTAGATGTTGCAATCTTATTCACTTCAGAAACCATGACATTGAAGTTTTGTACGATGAAGATAAACAATTTATAAACAGAATCGATTTGACTAAAACCAATTCGTTTAAAATCATCATGCACCATCTCGTCAACATATTCATCCAAAGAGATCATGTGTTTATCCATTGCATTCTTGATGACTGCATAATGTTCATCTGAAGAACGGATAGACTCACCCAACATTAATCTCCATGAATCGATATTGTTAACAGTATCTGGATTCATTCGTTTAGGACTTGGGAAATGTTCCAAGACGTAAATCAAAGTACCCAGTACTGATGGTGCGGTGGAAATGTTTTCGTACTGTTGACGAGGTACCAAGAATAAATATTGCATTGGCGTGTACAATCCATAAGCGTAAGATCGTGCTGGTTTCTTACCAGTCGATTCTACTACTACCCAATCTTCTTTTGGGTATTTATCTGGATTTTGTTTAAACTCATCAACATTTACCATTAAGACATTACTAAAACCAAACAGTTCTAGTGTCTTGGTCATGCCGTATTTACAGCAAAGATAATGAACCAAGGTAGGTTTCATTTTGATCATTCGACCACCTGAGTTACTATCTGATTCTTTATGGTGAATCTTAGAAAAGTAAATTGGTACGTATTCCCTTACCCCATCTACTACGATTTGAGAAACGAAACGTTCAAACCACAGTTTTGTCTTAATCAGTTTTACAAAAATACTATTTGGTTTAATTGTCATAATCCCGTCTGCAACTACAGGGGATACAACATATTTCACACCATTCATGTGCATGAATCCATGTCGGCTGATGAATGGTAAGTAAATGTATTTTTGCATAGGTGTTCCATTAAATTCAAAATGGAACACGTACATCCTAATATCATTACGATTAATATCGTAACGACGAATATTGTTTAATGCTCGTGTTTGATATCGATATCCTTCTAGTGGTGTTGCTTTACGAAGACCAATATATACTAACCCTTTAGGGAATGAAGCTGAGTTGATACGTAATACCCGATCAATGAATGCGGGAATCTTACTAGACTCACTATAAGACAATCCATCACCGATCCTTGGATCGATGACAGGCGTATTGTCTTTAATGAATTTATTTAACAAGGGATTCATGCAAATGTTCCTTTATTAAGTTTGGTTGGAGGGGTCAATATAATAGTATATTACTAATATTTATTTACTTCTAACCAAACATGCCTCTTACTTGATTGATGGTTTGAGGATTAATAGAAGATAACATTTGTAGAGCGGTTCCTAATTTAGAAACAGACGGACTAGCTGTTGCCGTACCAAATAACTTGAATACTGTACCCAGTATAGACGATACTCCAGATATCATCGATAACCAGTTATTACTAATTTGCCGTTCATTCTCTATTTGCTTATGTCCCAACTTACTTTCCAACTCAGCAATCTTCATCCTTAATGCTAATTCAGCACTATGGATATCACCTTGTCTTAAGTGGCGTTTATGCTCAAGATCCTGAATACGATCATTCTGGTCTAGTATTCTTTCTCTTAATTTGTACTGACGATCACTAATCCTTTCATCTAATTTGTATTCTCTTTCTTCATTACGATCTAATGCATCCATTAACCGTTCGTTCAGTTGATGGTTCTTATTGTCCATCTTCTCACGATGATCCATTTCACGCATTAAACGTTTATGTACTGCATCTTCTATATACTCTTTTAATTTCAAAGAAAATTCTTGATTCTTGGCTTTAGCTAATTCTTCCTTATGCTTATTCTCAAGAACCGTGATTTCCTTCTTTAATTCCATCATCTCCATTTCATGTTTGGTTTTTAACTTAGTTAATTCTACATCAGAATTATAATTTCGAGCTTCATCGTAAGTTCTGAAAACAGATAGTTCAGAAAGCTTATTACGATCATCTAGTTCAATAAACTCATTGACTGTATATTGGTTACCATTTTCATCATCTGCTGTTCCGATATAATGCAATCCTTCTTTTTCACCTGGTAATGGTTCTCTAGATGAAAACTTCTGGATGTATTTACCGAATTTACGATACATGACAATAGGATTACTAGATACCAAACGAATACTTTCTAACTGTTCGTTTTCATCTAGTGTATCTTTCACCATCTTGAATATTTCAGATGGAATGCTTTGACTATTTGTAGTGATAGCTGGATGATATACTCTTTTATGGGAGATGTCGTCAAATGTCAGTGAAATATCTAAAGCATTATCGTACAATACCTGTCTGTTACGAATATCTTCTTCTGAAATAAAGAATACCATATCGTCACAGACTTCACCATCTAACAAGCTTTCGTAATTACGAGCAGGTTTTCGATTAGAGAAGTAAGGTGCCCAACGATTACGAATACGTTGATAGAATTCTAACATGATAGGATTACTATCAAGAATGGTTTTCTTTTCTGATTCGCTCATTTCATCGAATACTTTAAAGTATTCGAAGATATGTCTGGCATTCCATCCATTCGTATTGAATCGAAGAATAACATAAACACCTTTACCATTTACTGGTGTAACTTTATATCGTTCAGCAACATGTTCTGGCGTTGGATACAGTGGTACGACAATACCTGTCCGTTCTGCCACAAGAACAACATCTGAAGTACAATTTAAGTATTCTTTAGTAAACTTGTATCTACCTAGTAAGCCGTTTCTTTTATCACGAACATGGCTAGAAGAGATAGACAAATCGAATCCAATAGAATCATCATAGCCGCAATGAATTCTTTTGGCGTAATTGCCTTTAGAAATATTATTTAAAGACATGTTCATTTTATACTTCCTCTTATTTAAAATGAAAATTAAAACTTATAGCTATAAGCTTTTAAAAGCTAAAAGCAAGGGATCCATTTTAATAATATAGGTCTGTATAATGTTTAAATAAAAAGACATAAATAAAATATTCCTCCTACCCTTTTACAGGTAGGAGGAATAGATTATCTATTTAAAGATTAAGATTCGTAGCTGTCTACACCGGCACGGATTACAGAACCCAGTTGGCTAACTTCGCCTACCATGTAAGAACAGAAAGAAGCACCTGGTTCACGCAGGATGTTCAGAGCACCACGGATCCATTTCAGAGCAGATACCAAAGCTTTTTGAACTACGCTGCCAGAGAATTTAGCTTTAACAGCCAGAGCAGTTTTGATAACAGTCAACTGACGTTGTACTTTTTTGTAGAATGCAGCAGTAGCATCCAAATGTTTCTTCAGTTTAGCGCAGTCTTCGCACAGAGAAATCAAACCTTCAGCAGCAGCAACCAAGTCAGCCATTTTAGGTACTTTGATTTCCATACGTTTGTCAGTCATGCGATCCAGTTTAGCCAGACGGAATTCCAAACGAGGAATGCCACCAATAGCTTCTTTAGCAGTGTTGTTAGCAGCTTGAACAAAACCTTTCAGTTTGTTATCAGCCATCAGTGCAGAAGCAATGTTGCCCAGGCTAAAGTATTGGATGCTTGAACCAGATTTAATAAACTCTTGCAGAGAAGGATAAATCAGAACAACGACGCGGTTACCTGGCAAGAGTTTAGAACCTTTAGCAGCTTCGCTAGGTTGCAAAGTAACACCGTAACGGTTCAATTTATCTTTAGGCAGATCTTGGTCTACGAAAGGAGCACAATCCAACGCGAATTGTGTAACTGCATCAACACCTTTCTTAACGAAGTCCAAAGAACCAGAAGCAGCCGCTTGAGCGAATGCTTTGATGTCCAAGTTTTTCAGGCTATCCAAACCAGAAGAAACAGCATTTTTAGCTTTATCAGCAGCATTAACAATACCGTCTTTAACTGCACCAGCAGCATCTTTAGCTGATTGTACGATACCTTCGTTCTTAACATGGCTAGCACCATTGTAAAGAGCGGCAGCAGAAGCCATCAAACCACCTTCGGCGTTTTTACGAACACCTTCGATCAAAGATTCAACATCGTTTTGAATCTTCATTGGCAACCAGTTGGTAGTCAATTCAGTAGTTACTTCACGCAGATGACCAATTGCATTGAGTACGCCGAGGTCAGCTTGCTCACCAAATACGGCTTTAACAGCAGGAGTGGTGATCATTTCATGGCCTTCTTTCAGTTTAGTGTAAGAAGCTTTGCCTTGAGCATAGTCACGCAGTTTTTCAGCAGTTTGTTTCATTTTATCAAAAGAGCTGAACAGTTTATTCCAGATGTTCACACCTTGTTGAATAACCCAGTTAACACCTTCAATGATAGACTGAATGATTTTGGTCAGCATGTTTTTAGCAGCTTGCAAGATAGACTCTTGAGTCAAGCTGATTGCACCTACAGTAGAGAAAGACTCTTTAGAGTAATCCAAGTTAGGAATATCGCGTTTGTCCCAACCCAAAGATTTACCGATGTAGTTAACGTGTTCACGTACCAATTCAGCATGAGCCATGTTTACGCCATTACCGTAACCGATAGTGTATTGCAAGTTGTGAATCAGAGCTTCAGTAGCAACAGCTGCTTCTTCAGCATCGTCGATTTGTTCTTCGATTGCTTCTACTTTAGCGTTTTCGTCATCAACAGTTTCAGATTCACCTTGAACTTCCAACAGTTCGGTTTCCAGTTCGTTAGAATCTACAACTTCTTCACCTTCTGGGGTTTCAGTTACAGTTACTTCAGTTTCGGTAGTTTCAACTGGAGTTTCAGCAGGAGCTTCTGCAGGAGTATCTACTTCAGCTTCAGGAGCAGTTTCGGTAATAGTTTCAGCGTTTTCGCCATCAGCGCTCAGGTTGGTAACAAATGCGCCAGCTCGAGCCAAATCGTACAAAGACATAGACATTTTTGTAATCCTATATTAAAAAAAAAATTGTTTAATGAAAAGCTTTTGATTAAAAAATCTTAAAATAACAAAAATGTGTATTTTAAGAGCATTTTACCATATAATAGAGAGAAATTTCTTTCTCTCTATTACATTTTATTTAGATAAAAATGAAACACCAAGACTGAATTCTTCAACAGCACGATTGTAAAGCGCTTCCAAAATACCTACGAAACGCTCATTGAATTCTTTCTGTTCAGTTACTTCAGCATGGTTATGGCGAGTATCGATAAACAAGATACGTGACAAGAAAGAAGATTTGTCTGGATTCTTATCCAAGATTTCTTTAATTTGTTTACAGAAACCCATCCACAATTCTTTATCAGTCATTGGGATGTCAATATTAACTCCTTGACCTTGACCTACTGTATTTTTAATTTGATTAGTAAAGCCATTTTTCCAAGAACGGAAGTCCAATGGGAACAGCTCAAGTTGACGACCAGTACGCAAATTATTGATGTTACGGCGCAATGTTTCTACAAGCGTTTTCTCATCACCTACTTTAATAGATTTAAAGAAGCTCACGTCTTTAGCTTCGAACGGCAAATATACCGATTGCTTCATGGTCAGGTTATTCCAAAGCTGACTGATTGTACCACCACCAGCTTTATTAGCTACCGCTACTTTAGCAAGGTTCATGTTTACTTCTTGGGATACTTCCAAAGATTCACGAGAAATACTTGCTACACGAGCTTTAATACGGTTAATACGGTTATCTTGAATCATTTGTACGTTTTTCAACAAACCAGAGATTTGTGATTCTACAGAACAAATCAATTCTTGAACCATATGGGTACGGTCAGCAAGTGTTTGATGAGATTCAACAGCCATTACCAATGGTACTGGTTCTTTCAAGTTATTATCCGCATATGCTTTGGAAATGTCACTGTAAGCACGTACCAAAGATTCTTGGTCAATTTTCACTTTATGTTTAACAAACATACTCAGTGTGCGATTTACAGCTTCCAGAGAAGCGATGGTTTTCAGAGCATCACCAATCAGAGCATCTTCAGCACCTTCTACATCAGTACTGGACTCATCTGATTTTTCTTCAGGACCATTTTGTACTTTACCATCACCTGCTACATTTTCAGGTTCTTCTGGGTTGATATCTTGAGGCTCACCGATAGGTGTTTCATCAATAGTGTGTTCTTCACGAGATAAGTCTAGCAAACTAGCCATTGCCTTATTCCTTTCTTAATTAAGTTTTTCTACCAACTTTCTATTAATCTCTTCGAGACGCTCGATCATTAAGTTATAAGCTTCTTGACCGAAAGTATTGCGAAAAGATTCTCTTGACAAATGTAGGGGCAATGGAGCTTCCATTTTACCTTTATTAAATGCCATCGCTACTCGTTGGTTAAATAAATTTAAAGATTCGTGATCTAAGACTACTTCCTCTTCTTGCATGAGTTTAAGATTGTCTTTAAAATTCTCTAAAGACTCTACTACATCCAAAAGAGTTTTAACAGCCTCAGCATTATCACGATTTTCAGAAATATCAGTGTTAATTTTTTCAGGTTGTTCTTCTGGGATATTTTCCACAGAAGGATGTTTCTCTACTTCTTCTACAAAATCTTCAGAATCAGTAGCTAAATCCAACAAACTCATTTCTTACCTACTTTCTTAATAAAGAGTCTTGTACCTAGCAAGACTACTTTTTCTTTATTATCCATAATTAAATCTCTCTACGAATAACCAAAGAACCATACATGGCATTAAGGTAGGTAATCAACAAACCAACACCACCTTTTGTCATACACTGACGAATAAAGTTAATCGTATTATCTTCGCTAGGTTGTCCAAAGATATATTTAGAAAAACTTCCACTAGTGCTATTGAAGCCAGTGTAGTCGTCTGTACGTTTAGTCAAAGAACCGTCATTTTGACGATTATTGTATTTTTCAGTCATGTAGTCTTTAATCAGTTCTAAGTGATAAGACAATGGGAACATAGGTCGTTCATCCGGATTTGCTCGAATACCTACATCACGCATAATGTCGCGAATCATTTCCCAAACATGACGATTACAATAACCACTGTTATAAGCGGTTTCGAATAAAGTATAGTAATCTTTAGAAAGAAGATTCAAAGCTAAATTAATAACAGAATCAGTATTCTTGAACGCTGCTTCAGAAGAACCTTCAAACCATTCTGGATGGTCAGTATACATTGCGTATACGTAATCCACATCTTCAGAACCAGTGGCTAAACCAACTGTATGTGTTGGTGTGTTAGACACAGTATTGATTGTACGAATACCCATATTGTTGACTTGCCAAACATCATTCAAACCTAAACGTTTAAACGGTGTATGATAAGTGTTGGTTGGGTTATGTGCTGGCGTTACCTTACAGATAGAAAACGGAACATTGATTTCTGATTTATTTTCTTTTCTGTAAGGAATATCAAGAATTGCTTCTGGATAAGAATTCATCATCTTAACATTCCTTTATCGGTTAGTAACTAGTGCCTAATGCACGTTTTTCGTATTTATCGATTTCGTATTCTAACTTAGCCATACGCTCATGAGCTTTCTCTCGTTGTTTCTCGAGATAAGCATCACCAGTCCCACTACTAATTACTGAATTCATGTAATCAATATCAATTTTAATTGATTCCAATTCTTCTTTAGAAAGTTTGTAACGGTAGTTTTGATAATCCACCCAAGCCATTTGGATGTAGTACAAGATGTTACCGGTAGTAGTGAATCGTTGCAATGCACCTGTTGGATCCAGACGGTTTTGATTGAACATTTTCTTCTCAGAACCATCTTCGCTGATCGCTACTTCTGGAATACCACGAACCATACGTTCCAGATTCTTCAGATCGACTTTACCCAAAGAATCAATAGAACGATAAAAATTCATCATGTTCTTTTTAATGTATTCGTCTTGTGGTTTAGAAATAGTACGGTTGGCAGGAATACCACCTACTTCTTCTAAATGATAAGCCATGAAATAACGAATATATTTCGGTACGAAAACGACTAAGAAATCAATCGTTTCACCCAGAGCCATGATTTGTGCCAAAGGATAAGTAATAGAGTTACGGTCAGTCTTCTCTGGGAAGTACTTAGAAACCATGGCGATCAATTCATTAATAATCTTTTCAGCATGGAGTGTAACATTACCTAAAGCTTCAAACAAACCTTGACGTTCAGTATTGTTACCATAATGGCGACGAATGTTGTGCAAAGTCATTTGATAACTTTTACTGGATGAAAAATCAATATTGCGAGTTTCTTCGATTGCAATAGAAACAGCTGGAATAGTTGAATCACGCAAACGAGAACGAGTATCTTCCAGAATGTCGGAAATATCGTTGGATTTAAAAAAGTTAGTAATACCATCAAAAATGGCAGAGAAACTAAATGCTTCTCGAGCTAATTGTACATCTTGATTCATGATAACCTCATTGATGGTTTAAATAATAGGGGCAGAGCCTTGAGACATCAATTTAAACACGTCCATGTCGAAATTAGGGGATTCTGATTTTTTCTTCAAGTACTGCATGGTAATTTCTGAAACATCATCCAAACCATGGTTGTACAAGAATACACGTTGGTAATCAGGATTATAGACGATCAGAGTCATACAGCCAGATTCAGCCATAAACTTATCGCGAGCACGTTTATTAGACAAACGAGCGCCAATAGTGGCTTCTACACGTGCAGCAGTCATGTCAGAAATAATCCAAGTGTTCGCAACGGTACCTACAGAGAATTCACCAGTTAACAAAGAAGAAATTTGGTTGTTTTTATTCTTCTTATAAGTTTGTTCGTAATAGCCAGTAGTATCTTCAACCAAATGACGGCGGTGAGCTTCTACCAAATCACGACAAGAGATCCAGTCCCATGCTGATTGAATTTGGTCACGATCCCAGAAAGCAATCCAGCGATCGCGGAAAGAAGTAGGCTTCTTAGAAATACCGGCAATAGCCGCAATAGAAGTAGAACGAAGACCAACCAAAGTAGGTTTCAGGAGCATGGTAATGTCTGCTTTAACATTGTCACGAGACAAAGATACGTTCAGAAGACGACCTACTGCCAAGTTTTGCATTTCGTTAATATCTTTGGCATTAGATTGTGCGTTATTACCTATCAGTTCAGTTTCAGGTTTTTCTTCTTCAGGTTGATTAATACCCAAAGCTTTATCTACCTTAGTATCGATGTATTGGCGAGTTTTATCCAATACGTATTTACCAGCAGCAGAGGCAGCTGCTGCACCAGCTGCCGCAGCTAAAGAAGCTTCTTGAGATACTTCAAGATTAACAGTGTTATAGGCGTGTGCTACTGCTTCAGTACCGTATTCCAGAGCAAGTGCATCAAAGTGTTCCATAGAAGCGATCACATCACCCAAAGACTCACGAGAAAGGGCATAAACACCTTGGAATTTTTTAGGCAAATCAGGAATAGATGATTCAATACTGAGTTTAGGAGAACTTAAGGTATTTTTCTTAATTTCTTTAGCCAAATGCGGTAAGTATGACTGATGGGAAACAACTAAGCCATCTACTGCCGCACCAATGCCACCACCGATTACACCTGCTGCATTATTATAAGCAGAACGGTTAGGTGAGTATTTACCTACCATACGACCTACAGAAATACCATTAATAGTATTGTCAATGGACAGAGCAAGAATATAATAAGCCGCGTAGTTAGACATCGCGGTTTGAACCAAAGTCTGCATGTTCTGGTCATTCAGAATTTCACGTTCAATGGCGATGGTAGGTCGAAGCTGTAACTCTTGAGAGTATTGGCTAAGAGATTTAGCAGACATGTTATTTGCGTCTGACATAAGCAATCGCGCTGCATTGCTTTTTAAGGTATCGCCAATGTGTCGTACGGCTGTTAATCCAGAATCGACTACATTAATCATTTTGTTTTCCTTTTTAATTTAAACAATAAAAACTAGTTTTTAAAGAAAGTCTAATCATGACCATCGATATTACACAGATCGGAGATTCTAAATTTAGTATCAACGATATCCTAAGTGATAACTACACGGGAACCATCAAAGAAATGATCGACAGTCTTGTTAAAGTAAAACATGGATTCACAGTGAGTGAATCCATGACTGATAGCTTTAGAGGACCAAACATCGTTACTAACGTTCCGATGATTAAACCTAATACAAACTTACCAGGTTATGTTTTCACAGTAAGACCAGACTTAAACATGTCTAAGAATAATCTTAGAATTGATCGTAAAATGGCTCCTCTTTTAACAGATAAAGAAAATTCCATTATGCGAGCAATTCGTTGTATTCTTGGTCCTCAGTGCATGATGCCGATGCCTGGATTCCCTAATCGATCAGAACTCATGCCTTATATTAGTTGCCCTCTAATCGATAAGCGTTATCCTTTTATTGCTATTTCTGATAACAATGTCAGAACATTAACTGGTTGGCCTTCTGGTCAATTGGGTGTTCGTCGTTCAGCAGCAGGTATTCTTAAAGAAGTCCACATCATGGCTGATGGTCCAGCTACTTATAAAGGAGACTTTTCCCTTAACATGAGTTTAAACTCAATGAAAGGCAATCCATTAATGTATCTGTACTATTACTGGATTCTTTATATCGGGATGGTCTATACTCAAAGTTATGGACTGATGCCTTGGCCCGAGTATTTGTCAAACGGACGTATGGATTATACCACACGTATCTATCGACTCATAATGGATGAAACGAAGACTTACGTTACTGAAGCTGCCATGACTGGTTATGCCATTCCAACCAGTATTGATATTGGTCCGTATTTTGATTACCAATCTGATAACTATCGACCATATGTCGATAAAACAGTAGAAGTTGAATTTGCTTGTTCTGGTGTAGAATACTTAGATGAAATCATCATTAAACAATTTAATCGAACTGTAGAAATGTTCCAACCATTCATGGCTGACAAATACCGCAGTAAGCAATTAATCAAGGTAGATAAACGTTATCAGAAAATCATGAATAATAAAGTATACCCATGGATTAATCCAATTAGTCGTGAACTAGAATGGTGGTGTACTCCTCAGAATTGGAAAAATTCTGCCTCTTTAATACAGTTAGCTGACCTTAATAATCCTTACTTCTAGGAGTTAATGAAAAATGGCTGAAGATAATACTTCTTTAATCGTTAAAAATATAGAAAAGTATGGCAGTAGTCCTGCCATGCTGATGCGTGACTCTCTGACCACGTTAAAAGCAGTGCTGAATAATAACCATGGTATCGTTTCTGCAGAAAACCCTGTAGCATTACTCATGGAAATGTCTGCCGTACAAACAGCTGGCGCAATAGGTAAGAGTTGGTTACTTAATCGTCGTCAATATCCTGTTGCGGCAAAAACACATGAAGATCTTTGGTATCACTTAAGTGATCTTGACTGGGTAGGTGCTTTTGCATTGCCTAGTGATGCTACATTCGTTTTAGCTTTCGATTACGACGAGTTAGAACAAATCATGTTACCGATGCATAATGACGATGATGGGCGCTTATTACGTATCCCTAAAGGTATTCGTATCACTGTTGGTAATGTTGACTTTATGTTGGATTACCCTATTAATATTCGTCAGTTGCGACATGGTGGTTTCCGTGTCACTTACGATACGGCTGAGAAATCTCCCATTCAGCAATTAGAAAGCAATATCATTGAACACTCCGTAGCGAATATTGACGGTGTAAAACATTTCTTGATCCGTATTCGTTTAATTCAAGTAACCGAAACAATCGTTGAAGATTCTATTACCAGTAATGCAACGATTACAGTAAATAAAAACTTTAACGATCAGTATTACTACGCACGAGTCTTTACTGGTAATGATGAAACTGGCTGGAAAGAGTTAACCACGACTCATTCACCAGATATCTACGACATCAATAAACTAACAGCGGTACTGAAAGTTATTGAAAATACTAACGACAGTACTTTAACAGTAACAATTCCTAAAATTTATAACGTATCGACCACCAGTAATAATGGCTTGATTAGTAACCGACTGGGTAGCCGTATTCGTGTACAAATCTATTCTACCTTGGGTGAGATCTCAATGAAGTTAGATGAATACACACCTAGTCAATTTAGTTACGACTTCTTTCCACAAGGTGAACGTAAACGTGATTACTCATCTATTGGTGAATACAGTGCTGCATTGAAATCATTACGTAATATGTCCATCTGGTCAGACACATTCATTTCTCAAGGTCGAGACGCGCTGACATTTGAAGAATTACGTGAACGAGTAATTAATAATACCGTAGGTCCTAATGAAATTCCTGTCTCTAATAATGCGATTGAGGATAAGATTCAGGACTATCGCTTTAACATCACTAAAGCTGTAGATTACGTTACATCTCGTGCTTACTGGGCTGTTCGTGATATGCCTAATCCTGAATCTTCTAAACTGATTACGCCTGCTGCTTCTTCTGTAGAAGTTCTTACTACTTCTATTTCAGCATTGATTGGTTCAGGTACAGTTATCGATAATGATGCGCGAATAACCATTACTCCAGAGTCTGTTTACTCCATGAAAAATGGTAAACTGTCCATGCTGACTAAATCAGACATTGATCGTATTAAAGAGATGAATTCTGAGAATAAAGCTAAGGCAGTAAATACTAACGAAATGTTCTTCTCACCATTTCATTATGTTGTCGATACCAACCACGACACGATTCGTCTTCGTCCTTATTACTTAGATAGACCTACTGCAAAAACTAAATCATTCGTTACTGCTAATGATAAGATTGACATTGCTTTAGGTATTGATCAATATACGATCGAAAGAACCGACAAAGGTTATCGTCTGATCGTTACCATGCAAAGTAATGATGTCTATAAAAAGATGTGGGATGATGATTATTGGGCGCAATTACTGATCCATCCTTATAAAGACAAAGGTTATGTTTATCTGGCTGGTAAGTTCATTGGACGTACTCCTGAAAACGAACCAATGTTCCAATTCGATTTAGATACTCGATTTGATTTGGATGAAAACCATAACTTGATTGTTAAAAACATGTCTTTACAAGGTTTTGGTGAATTAGATGTACCGATTCCTCTTGAAGCTAAATGGGAAATCATGTTTGGTTTCTACGGCCAAATGCCTAATTGGTCTCGAATTAAACTGGATAACTTAATTGGTTTACATTTGGTCAACCCAGATGCTAAATCTTGTCTGATGGAGTCTATCGATGTTCGTCTGGGTCATTATCTAGAATATCTCTGGACTCGTGCTCGTACTCATGCTACTGAAACATTCTACAAACGATACGATAAAAACGTACCATTGACGTATCCTGAAGATGTTTACGATAAAGACCAAGCTACTGGTTCTATTGTTAATATTGTTAATGGTAAAGTCACTTATAACTTACGACATCGTAAAGGCGATCCTGTTTTAGATGAGAATGACCAACCAGTATATCGTCATCGAGAAGGTGATGTGATGTTGGATGAAAATCAACGACCAATTATTAAAGAACCACGAAAAGTCATTCGTCGTTTAGAATTAATGTTGGTGGATGCTACTTATCTTTTCGCAACAGATGAGATTGCTAAATCTTATCGTGAAGAGATTGTAGAGACATTCTTAGACTGGATTGTTGAAGACTTAAAACCTATTAATGATAAAACACTTGAACAAACTCGTATCTTGTATTATCCATCTTCAACCATGGGTGAATTTAGAGTAATGTATAACGAGGGTATTGAAACATTTATTAATGCCGCTCAATCATTACAAATCTGGTTCACTGTAAGTAAACAGGTATACATCGATTACGATATTCAAGAGAAAATCAAAACCGCTTCTATCCGTGTGATTTACGAGGAACTGAAAAAGAACACAGTTTCTATTTCTTCTATTGTAGCTGCACTGGTAAAAGAACACGGTAAAGACGTAATGGGTATTAAAGTTCGTAATCTTGGCAATAATGACGATATTGTTTCATTTACTGTATTGGATGAAGGTAAACGCGCTACTCTTCGTAAGAAGTTGATCGTACAAAGTGATGATACTTTAGCCGTTGCTGAAGACATTACCTTTAACTTTATCTTGCATGAATCTGAACAAAATCTTTAATACATAATAGATTATTCTCCTCTACCCGTAAAGGTAGAGGAGAATAGTCACTATGTCCTATTATTTAATAGTCATTACAGGATTTGCAAAAATCTCTAAAGCTTTGTCAGCAGCTTCTTTGATTCGTTGAGCAGAATCGTATACAGAATCAGGAAACTCTTCATTATTTTTAATCCAAGTATCCATGACATCAGACAGCGTACTGAAGACAATTTGATAACCTGCCATCACACCCAAGAAGTAATTACGTTTACCTACATAAACAGTAACGTCTTTAACCAAGTTTGCGGATAAAGTAGTTACCAATTTACGGATATTACTATACAGGTCACTGATGATTTGTTCTTCTTTTGCTGTAAAGATATCTTTACGGGATTTGACATACCCATCCAGTACAGGAAGTAAATCATTACAATAGAAATTAATGTAATTTATAATCTTCTTAAACTGAGCATTCATGAAGTGAGTATTGTTTTTAATACATTCAGAAATGGCTTCAGTACTGGATTCCAATACATCCAAAAGAGGTTCGTATTCAAACACTTCTGGTTTCAGATAAACAGAAGAAATATCGAATTTATCAACATCACTGTTTACACTAATATAGTTTTCAAGAGAAGCTTTACCAGAATATTGAGTATCTTCAGGAATTGGACTTCCGCTAATAATGGCATTAGCAGTATCAGTAATCCATTGGTTGATTTCATCTAACTGATGACATACTCGGTTATGTGCTTTTTGTTCATGAGTTTCAGTAATGTTATAAACCTTACGATCTGTAACATAATCTTTTAAAACATAAGCAATATTAGAGTATCTTCCGAGTTCTTCTTCCATGGAGAACAGCAATCTTTGCTGATCTGGACTCATGTATCGCTTAAACCAATTAATCAGTTCAGATTCGTTAGTGAAGATTTCTCTCGCTGCAGTCAATTGATCAATGTGTTCAGTAACCATTTGAAGAATGTTTTCATCTTTACCAGCTACCACTTCTTGATCTTTTTTAGCAGCTTCTATCTTACTCGTAATATCACGAACAAAATTAACGATAGCATCTCGCACTGCTTTAATGGCTTGATCTCGTCTGAAACCACCATCCGCTACTTGAGCGATAATTTTATCGATATAAGCCAAACGTTCAGCTTCTGATTTATCACCACCGAAGAATAAATTCTTAGCAGCAGTAATTCGAAGATCACCAGCTACGCCAGCCATGATTACTTCATTAGCACTGATGGTATTTCGCAATGCTACTTCTGTTTCTTCTGCTTGGTTTTCAGAAGGTACCGATGTGTACATGTTTGCTGATTCTAAAGAAATATCGGGTGCCAATTCTTTCAAATCGTGATGCGTACCTACAGATACTTTTCCTGTTTGTTGGATGTGTTTGTAGATTTGTCTCAAAGACTCTTGAGTTGCTTCCAAAGCCTCGATCTTTTCTTCTACAGCATCGGTTTCTTTCAGTACTTTATAATCTTTATTAATGGCTTCTTCTGGAACATTTAAGATTTCTTCAATCTCAATTTTAGGAGTAGCGCGATCATCTACAGGATTTACAGTATTCTCCACAGTATCTGACGCACTTGGATTAGTTTCGATAGGTTCTTCGTCCCATCCGTATTTAGACATGTTATTGTCCTTTCTTGAATAAAAATGAAATATAGCTATATTGGATTTCACTCATAGTCTTATGAAATATTTATTAAAACACTTTTGTAAGAGAATGAATTATGCAACTTAGTGATTTATTACATAAAAAGGATGATCCGCTTAGTTATATCGAAGGGGAACATTTTATTCCTAAACACATTGGTTTATCTGCAGAAGATGAACGTAAACTTGATGAGTTAAGAGTAAAATACCTTTCCGATAAAACAGGTTTAGATCCTAAAGATATTGACCTGGAAATGATTAAAAAATACTAAAAGATTACTCCTCTATCCAATTAAGGATAGAGGAGTAGTTCTTTATTCATTTACATCTGTTTTTGACTTACTAGGATGATCGCTAGATTTCTGTTTATCTTCGCCTAAGGCAAGATTATAAGCAATACGCGCAACTTCCTTAATGCCGCGACCTGTTGCTTTTGCAGCATCTACCAAACCTTCAGCAGCATCACGTACTGCTTGATTTCGGTTTTCTCGTTTACGTTCTTGCTCTTCAGTTTTCTTAGCCAATTCTTCATCGTGTTCACGATTTAACTCTTCGCGAGTTTTCTTGTCCACAGTCATGGTTACTGATGCGTTTCGTGCTTCTTTTTCAATCGCATTCTTAACATCATTAACATGACTTAAACCCCACTCATTAGATACTTCAGTATCACCAAGAGAATTTAAATTAAGTAGTGACATGACTTATGCCTCTTCTTGTTCCTGAACTGTATAAACTTCACTCAGTTTAGAACACATATTCAGGATAGGTTCACGATACTGGTTGAAAACTTCATTCTCTTCAGAAGTAAAATAGTTAGAAAAATCAACGACAGCTTCAGTGAGGTTGTTTGCTGCTTTCTTAACGGAGAATGGATTAACACGAGTTTCGTACAAGCCTAAGAAAGCATGTTGGAAAACATGAACCGCCAGACGGACATCAAATACGACAGTGCTGTTAATTTCAGAGATATCTGGAATATACAGATCTGCTACTTTTTGCTCGTATACTTCTTGAGCATTATTAGATTCTGCTTTTACATAGTTTGCTGCAGTAACACCATAGAACAAACCAAGTGCAAAAGCCAAACCTTTAGAACGACCTTCACCAGGTAAAATCTCTTGAGCTAACTGACGAACATTTTCTTGAATAGACATTATTTAATTCCTTTTTAAAGTTGTTTTAAATCATAAGCACTAACGAACAAATCGTTATTGCCTAGTTTTTCTAATTCCCTATAGTATTCTGTTTGAATACCAATACGACGACGAGATGGGATAATGTAATCTAATACCGTTGCAACTACTGACTTGTATTCATTGTAGTCTTTAAGAATGTTATCGATCTGCTTGATGTCTGTACGAATACGAGCACCAATAGCAGTATCAATCTTCTTATCTTTTAACATAGAAACCAAGTCTTCACGAATACGACGATATCGATTTAATTCAGTATCGTAAGTACCATCCGAAAGATTAGTGTGTCCAACGGCTATCAATGACGAGATATAATTAACTGCACTAAAGATTGCTGACGCTAATACACCAAAACCTACGATCATTCCTAGTGCAAATCCAAGAACAAGTGGTATTGAGATAACAAACTCGTTAAAGATAAATTGATTCAGGGACATCTTAGCACGAGTACCATGAGTGCTATAAATCTTATCAAGCATTGATACTACATAGACACCTGCTCCTACACGAGCAGCAAATTTATCCGCTAAGTATTCAGCATTGATTTGTTCGTAAGAATTGTGTCTCATGATCGATTTAAAGTCACGAGCATAGTTACCTACGATTGCTGTAACGACTACCTCTTTATTTTTACTAGAAAGTTCTTTAACATCAACAGTAGTCAGATTAGTAGGTTCATCATTCCATTCTTTTAACACGACTGTTAATTCTTCAGTATTGTTTGTTTTAAGAACACGATTGACCATACCAATCATTGGCATAACTGCCGAGTAAGTATAAGCAGCTAAAGCAAAATAAGAAAATACATGCCCGATCTCATGGCAAACTGCTGCCGCTAATTCCTCATTAGATGCTTTATAGAAGTTACCATAAATCAATTCTGGAGAAATATACAGAGTTGATTTCATCAAACTGAAATCCCCAGATACTCTAAAGTTTTTAAGGTCAATAAACCCCCTAACTTCACCACTTCTTTTACGAATCTCTTCATTAGTATAGTATTGCTTATTTTTAGGTTTAATCAAAATACTGTTACTGTTAATATCAGGAGGAATAACACCAAAATCATGGTAGTTTGTTCCTATCTCAATATTAATACCCGTATTTTTAAAAATAATATCTTTAAAGCCTTTTGCTACTTTTGGATCACTGTATAACTTTCTTGGATGCACGTTACGCCTAATCCATCTAAAGTGATCGATTAGTTCAGGAAATAGATCTGAATCTACTTTAGTCCAGTTTCCTTCATTCAACATAAGTTCTTGGGAAACCTCTGGCATCCCTAGATTATTTAAGTTAGAAATATTCATTTTAATTATTCTTCTTACAAACGATTTAAAATAATTACACCAAAGATAAAACGTATGAAAAAGTTTTTCTATCTTTGTATATAAAATGGCTTAATCTCATAGAGTAAGGATTGAACAATGGCAGAATTAAAAGGAACGCAGTGCCGTAATGTCGTGTACTGTAAAAATCCTAAACATATTGACTTTGATTTACATTTAGTTAAAGTCACTGATTATTACGATGACGGTACTAAAGAACCAAAAGTAAAATTGATTAAAGACTTCAACAAAACCTTTTGGGTGGCAAATAGAAAGAACAGACATTATAAACAGAAAAAAGAAAGATTTCCTTTAACGGATTGCGATGAAATAAAAGCACCTCGTCGTAGAATGGCAGAGGAAGCTGCTAGAGCATTAGATATTAAATTTTTACCACCTAATCCAAATGACTTATTAAAAGATCCGTATGTATTTGGTACGGACTTAACTTCTTCTGCGGAATTGAAATTCAAATACAATCAATCTAAATACGCTAAGGATACAGAGGAATTAGCAGACGTAGCCGCATTCGACGTAGAGACCAACATCCGAGATAAGAAAAGATGGCAATGGATTGAAATGGCTACTCTGTCTTTTAAAGATGTAGTGATTACGGTAGTGGATAAATATTTCATTCAAGAAAAGTTTCCACAAAAAACCAAAGAAGATATCATCAATGATCTTTATAAGTACGATAATATCTACTTAAGCGAGGTTAATAAAGATCGTAACATCAAACAAGAGTTCTATGTGGCTGACTCCGAGATTGATGTATTGAAGATCTTGTTTAGACGAGCACATGAATTGAAACCTGATTTTATTTCAGCTTGGAACATGGACTTCGATATTTCTCGTTTAATAGAAGCTTGTGGACGAGCTAATATCAATCCTGCTGATTTATTATCAGATCCATCCGTACCTCGTGATTTTAGATTCTTTAGATATAATCCTGGTCGTGAGTCTGGTATGTCTCAAAAAGGTGTATGGAAAACATTTGCGAACTACGAGAAGTGGCCTCAAGTATTCTGTCCTAGTTCTTTTGTATTTGCTGATTCCATGTGTTTCTATTATGGTTCTCGTAAACACAAAGGTAAGTTACCTAAGTATTCTTTGGATTATATTCTTTCTCGTGAATTTCCTGATGAGATTAAACCAGGGATGTCTGAAAAAGAAATTGAAAAAAGAAAACGAAATAGCCGTATTCGTAAATTGAAATTTGAAGAATCTAATCATTTAGTAGGTACGCCTGATTGGCATATCTTCATGCAGACCAAATATCCTTACGAGTATGTTATCTATAATAAGTTCGACTGTATTGCATTAGAATACTTAGACGAACAAACATTAGATATTTGCCATACTTTGGTTTCGTCTTGTGAATATAGTGACTATAAGGATTTTGAATCTGAACCTAAGCGATTAGCAAACCATATGCATTGGTTTAATTTAGGACATGGTTATGCTTATGGCACTGGTGGTCAAAACTGCGTCATTCCTTTGGATAATAAACTTATCGGTAGGGATGATTGGATTATTACTTTACGGGCTGACTTATTGGTTGAGCCTGGATTGAATAATCTAGAAGATGCTCCATTGCTCCATACCAATGTACATCAGGATAGTGGTGATATTGATGTAACTTCATCTTATCCTTATTCTAACCTTACCATGAATACTTCTGTAGAAACCATGACTAAGGAATTGATTAGTATTGATGGTGTAGATGAATTGGATCGTCGTCAAGCAGGTATTAACTTCAGTGCTGGATTTATTAATTCTGTTGAGAATGCTTGTAAACTATTCCATGCTAAGAATATGGTCGATGTACTAAAAGCTTATCGTAGTCAAAAATAAATCAAAAAAAAAAAGAAAGGGCAGTTTTCGCTGCTCTTTCTTTAAAAGGATGTTTTGACATCCTAGCCCTTACAGAAAATTATTTTTCAGTATGGTTGCGATAAACAACCGTAAAGAAATCAATTTCAGGTCTAGTCTCAGTCTCCGGAATTGGAGTGAGATTAGTCAACTGAAAAGCTACTTCTTTTTTGATAGAAGATTTAGCAGCTTCCATTAAAAGACCTGGCAAGCCGAAGCCTGCGAATGCATTTGCATATCGATAGAGTTTGAACATGGTTGAAATTTTCATTTTGGATATCCTTTACAAGGTTAGTTAAAGTGTTTCAGTAGATTTCTCTATCAGGTTCATGTTAATAGTATATATTTGAAATAAAATAAAATGATAAATTACTCTCTACTCCTTAGTTGGAGTAGAGAGTAATAATTATCTATACTTCTAATACAATACCTGAATCCATTTCGATTACTGGCAATAGTTTCCCTTTAAAGATCCTATCCCTTTTATCGTAATGGTATTTACGGTGTGAATCGATATCGTCACAAACAAAGTAAACAAAGTCATGTAATGCTCCTTCTAAAGGTAACTTACGTAAACGACCTTGTACTTGAATGTTAGTCTGTTCAGAACCAATTGCTACTGTCATGAATACAGCCGCTAATTTAGGAATATCTAGACCAGTACCAGATGATTGATGAGTAGATACACAAATCGTAGAATTAAATGCATTTGAATCAGGATCATCTTCAACAAATGAATTGACTTCTAGATCTGGATAACATTCTTTTAAATAAGCAGCTAATGCTCGAGCCATGTTAATAGAAGCAACCACAATCAAGCATTTATATTCTGGATCTAATGGTAATCTGGTTAAAAATCTATCGTATACTAAATTATCAATCATTCCAAAATATTGCTTTGTCAAACCTTTTCTTTTAAGAATCGATTTTTCAAAGTTAATGTGGTTATAGCCTCTAAAACCATCAGATCGAATCATGTAAGGTTTATCAAATTTAAAATGAAATGCTGTTGGTTGTACATGAGGCTCGATATTCTTTTGCATGTACCTATTTTTAACAGGATAAGCATACGCCGCCATCTTATTCACAAATGGATCAGAAGCCTTAATCGTACCTGTTGCACCCACCATTTTATTCACACCTAAGTAAGTAATCAACTTACATTGGAAGTGAGAGTCTTGGTGAACCTCATCTACAAATACGGTATCGACACCCAATACTTTACCCAATTCCATGGGTGTTGCATTAAACCCTAAATCCTTGAATTCTTCTTCAGAATAATCCTCGTAGTATTTAACGTAATACTGTAAAGTCTTATTGGAAATCAGAATGACTTTATAGTGTAATTCACCTGCTAATGCTAGATTGATAATGGACTTCAATTCTTTATTACCAGAAACGGTACAAATATCCTTAGGATCTACTTTTGTAGACTTAGCAAACTCTTTTATCCAACCTGAAATAGAATCTTCTGTTTGTTCACCATGATAGCCTGGTCTCATGATACAAACCATTCTCTGTTTGAGCTTTTGACAGATCATAATCGACGATAATGACTTACCACCACCTGTAAACAGAGCCATCAGATAGCAACCATTATGGTTTTTGGTAATAAACTCAATAAGGTCGCCTTGCTCACCTCTTGGTTTAATGTGATCTAATACCTCAGGATATTTATTTTCAACTAATTTAATATCCAGAGATTTCTCTTCAATGATAAAATCTTTACCTTCTATTTTTCTGGCTAAGTTTAAGTGAGCAATGAAATCAGGAAGCATTGTTCTCATTGCTCTAATATTACTTCTGTCTTTACTAAAGAAAACATAAGCAGCGACAGGAGTCGTAACTTTCTGTTTTCTTCTCTTATCCCAGTAGGTATTTACCCTAATAAAGTTTCTACACCATAATCGAATTAATTCGATGTCTTGTTGATTTCTAGGATAAATAATAAACTGCAAAGGATAAGCTTCTATTCTCATGGGTTCCATTAAATATCCTTTCTGAATGAAACTTAATAATTTTCTGGATGTAAATAACGATCTTTAAGAAAGTAATAACGTGATCCTACAAATCTATACATACCTTCTTCAAAATTATCTTTCAAAAGATCTAAAATTTTATTTTGATGTGCTGGCGTAAAACCATTTTCTACTTCACCATGTTTGATGTGGATCAGTTCTGGTTCTAACATTAACATGTCATTTGAATCATCCAGAATAAAGAATCGCGTATCTACATCATCAGGTTGATCAACTAGCCATTTTAAAATCTGCCAACCACGATAGTGTAATTTAGAATCTGCTTCTAGTTTTTCAAACTCTTTTAAATAAAAACCGTTATCATCATCTTTAGGTCGATACAATTTATCTGTAAATGTTTCTGTGTATTTACAGTACTTGTAATAGTCCTGATAAGTTGGGTGAGTATGGTTAACTGTCTTCCAATCTTTGTGAATATTAATTTCATATCCAGATTGTCTAAACAAATGTTCGAACTCTGATTTAATCTTATTGATTCGCCAGCTACTAGAAATCACTACTTGTACTTCAGGATGTCGTTCTTGAATCTCTTTTAATAAAAGCAAGCAAGTAGGATCTACTCGCCAGTTATAATTCCAATCTCTTCTTAAACAATAACGACGATAAGCATCGTGCTGTAATACACCATCGATATCTAAAAAGATAACTGTTTGTTGTTTTCTAGACATGGTTAATTTCCTTTAAATAATAAAAAATAGAGAGACTCCTGATCAGGAGTCTCTCTACTTTGTTTGTTTATCATACCTTACGGTATTTCAGATCCATTTGATTAGGAACAAACAACTCATCCATCGGTGAATCCGTTCGATTTGTGTAATAGAACGAATCTACTGAAGACAAGATTTGTGTTTGTTTCTCATACAGCAATGCTGCTGATAATGAACGACCAATCAATAAGTGATCCATAGTACCGACGGCATGATTCGTATGTGGTTTTGGTAACGAATAATCTTTCTTAGAAGGATCAGTACACATCATGGTATATGCCACAATTTGCAAAATGGAAAGGTTAATTTCCAATTTAGTATTAATAACATCTACCAATTCCATTAAGAATGATTCTGGAGTTACTTCAGTATTACGACGTTTAATGTCTTTTACGGAAGACTTAAGAATCTTCTCAATACCACGAGAATAAGCAAACATATCAAATTGTTTTGGAGTGATCTCAATGACTGAATGTTCTGGATCGTATTCAGTAATATCAATCTCGATGTTACCATCATGATCGACAGTCCATCCTTTCTCTTTCATGTGTTTTAACATATCCGCTGATAAATAACCTTCGTCACGAATAGATACAACATCAAGAACTTCATCAACTGTATTATTTTTCTTGTCGGTAATTCTTAACAAGATACGATTGACATGACTTGTTCTTCGTGGTGATAGGATATTGGTATCTTCTACTTCTCGAATATCAGACAAACCCTCAAATACGACCTCGGGCAATACCAATTTAATAGATTTGTACTTACCTAAAATATCAGGACGAATACTAATACCTAAACCATCTTGAATCGCTCTTAAATAATTCAATGCATTATCAAACAACTGAACTGTCGAAGCTGTTGCTGATGAGATGTGGTGTTTAGTAGACAATACCATTTGGGTAATGATCTGTGTAAATGCAATAACGCAGTAATGGCCAAGATTACGATATCTGGCAATATTACGAGAAGCTTCACCAAAACAAGTAGAACATACACCATTAGGATCTTTATGCTTACATCCTAATACCGTACGTACTTTAATACGCTTACCAATCAAATGAGTATCTTTTAAACGAACTGGACGATAAGTTCCAGTTTCTTCATCTAGGTAATTCATGCCTTCTAGTAAACGTAGATCGGACATAACTGATCCTTGACGTTCACCACGTACTTGAATTTCTAAATGATGTTTAGATCCACAATCACCATGATGTAATCGAGCTAACTCCATACCAATCAACTGAACACGACGTGATAAGTATTCAGTAAACTTCAATGGGCCGGATTGGTTATTCAATGCCAGAGCCGCAGTACGTGATTCGATCAGTACGTGATAAATATCTTTTAAACCATGGAAGAACCCAGTATCGATAGGATGTTTAAAGATAGATGAATCCATGTCTGTTAAGGAACCGCGAGGACCCATACATTGATAAAGCTGTTGTGCTTTGATCGATCCTGATCTTAACAGAATAGAGATATTGTTTTGTCGAAAACGATCCTGATCAATCACTTTCTTTTTACGTGAGTAAATTCCAGGCACGTATCCTGGATCTACTACCGTATCATGATTAACTGGATATTTCTTCTCAATATCCAATATCTCTTTATCCAACATGACTTCTAGAATATCTTCAATATTCATGGTTGCGTGATTTTGAGCACCATGAATCATGACATCATTAAAGATAGCATTATTGATATCCATAAATGTTTGCCATAATTCATCTTGCATTTTATTAATAGCATCTGTATTGTTGTTCCGATAATACACATCCCAAATATCGGTCATGATACTACTATTTAAATTCAAAATCGTGCTGGGTTTAAAGTCAGTATCCTCTTTCATGAATGTAGAGATGTGATGACGAGCATACAATCCTACATTAGGAAACTTCTTATTCAATTCCCATGCATAACGAGACATTGCTAATTGCATTCCGGTTGATTCAATGACTTGTCCATCGTCAAAGACCAGTTCAAATTTACCACGGAAATTGTTTAATACATCTACAGGTTTTGCATTCAATACAGCTCTTGCAGAATATCTTTGCATGACGTTTCACTCCGTTTTAATCTATTAATCTGCTGCAGGATCATATTCAACAATACCGATATCATCATTTTGATCACTATCGTCATCACTGTCATCGTCATCATCACTTTCGTTAGATGACTCTCTAGCATCGATACCTTCCAAAATGATTTCAGTTTTGGTTTTACGCTGAACCTTAACTTCTTCTTCCTCATCGTTCTCAATCAGCATGATCGGCTTACCTGTAATTGGATCTAACTGAGACAATGATTGCTGAGATGGATCAAAAGGTTTATAAGCTAAACGATAACCATTACACTGGAAGATATGGTTTACAATACTCAGTGAGCGATTATTACCAAGAGGATACTTATCTCGATCAATTACCGATTCGATATTCGTTGGTTTATCGGATGAATAAATATTCTCTAAGATAGATTCAATCACGGTAGGATTATTAGATCGGTCATGAATTTCTGCTACAATACCTGATGGGGCACCAGAAATCAAACAACGAATTTCAGACTCTGCTGGGAATCGAGTTGCTTGACTACGAGCACCATGACTTCTGGCTTTATCTTTAGAAGTAATTGGGGCAATGATACCATTTGGTTGTGTAGCTGCTGTAGATACTGCTGCTGCTTCATCACCAATCTTTTCTAAGAAGATATAGTAGTTAGGACCAATACGATGCTCTAATGTGGTTTCTTCTTCTTTACCAGTGTAAGGATTAAAATACTTAAGCTTACGTGGAGGAGATAAAAATCCTTCTTTAGACAATGTATCAAACATTTCCAAATATGGATTTGGATTATCTACTGGATGATAAAGATAGAATTTCTCTTTTAACACATGGTAAAGGTCAATAGTCTTATCTTTAAAATCTAAAGATTTGTACCAATGGAATTGTTTATCAACTGTAATCTCAAGGAATCTTTGAATACGGTCAAAACATTCTTGCAGTACTTCTTTAGGAAGATGAATAATCGAATCTTTCAGATTAGGAGATTTCTCATCAAGTCCTGTTTTATTAATCAACCATTGTCTCAATTCAAGCATTGAAGTTTTCAACGTTTGTTCGTAGATCCGTCCGTAGTTCATTCGGTTATTGGTTGTCTCTGGTGAGATCACTACTTGTGCTCTCAAACCAGTTACTGGATCGTACGGCATTTGTTCTGGTGGTAGTGTTTTTGCCACTACACCCTTTCCGCCGTGTCAATACCTTCGATACAATTCGTTAGATTGTACCCTGTCTAAATAGACAGCTCTATCTTTTCGATAGACGTTGAGACTATATCTTCACCTTCAGCATTACCTGGTCAGTACCTACTACTATTAGTAGTCGATATCCCGCATGTCTGCGAGCGTGTCTCCTATTTCCATTTAAAGCTCTTAGGCTACCCACTTGGGCCGTACGCTATACCTAGCTAGTCGTTGAACGTTCATCCTAATAGGACGCTTCGCTGCTGATTACCCAATCTTATTTATTTTCAAACATTCACGCTTATCGTTACCGATTACGTTGTAGTTAAATAATCTCTAAGGATTTCCCAGCAATTAAGGAGATCATTTGTTCCGAGTATTTCTACTTCGGTGACGCGCACTTTTTGAAAGTATATTTCTTTTTGTAAATTTTGTCTGTATCGATAATAGACTGCAGTTGTTTTCTACAAATACCAACTTCTCTGGATGTTTCTCTAAACGACTTATACTGTTTGGTTTCACCAGTTTCAATATTTTCCATCTGAATAACTTCTTTATTAATCAGATTTTTAAATACCTTAATTCGTTCTCTCACGACAGGTGGCCTGCCTCTGCGTTTAGGTTCTTTAATCGCTTCAGCATTATTTCTTCTAGCTCTTCGTAATAATATTTTATATTCTTCAGAATCTATTTTTTCCAAAATATCTTCATGGCTAGGTTTAGGCTTGTCGTCGTACTCTATAGTTAAGTCCGGATATAATAAATTGAATTTAGTAATATACTTTTCAATTAAGTTACTTCCAGCTTCTAAATGAGGATTCCAGAGTTTGTATTTGTAGTACAAATCCTGTTTATTAAACATCTTATCAATAAGACTACCTTTTTTATCTCTAATGATTATAGTACAAAAACCTGGTTTCTTTGGTTCGGAAATATCTATATAGTCCCACTGATCTTTAAATAACGAAACTTCCCACTCGTTATTAAATAACTGCCCTCTTTGTGTCTTAAACAAGAGATGATCAGGAAGACGTCTTTTATTAGTAGAAAAACCTAAAAATTCATGGACTTTTGATCTTGAATCAAATTCTTTGATCTCACCAGTATAGATATTTCTACAATAGCATTTAAATACTAACCGAACCATTGATGATTTATAAGACCTGACTGTCCCAGTATTGTTCGTTGAGGAATCTACCCATCTTAAGTTATCAGCATGGTTATTTAGTCTATTTCGATCAATATGGTCAACTACTAGACCTTTCTTATATCCTTCGACAAAAGTAATTGCAATTAACCTATGCACCATTGCCTTATGATTAATAAGATCTTTATCAGTCACTCTTGTCGATCTTAGAGAAACGCCAAGATAACCATTATTATTCGGATACGTTTTTAACTCGTATAAGATATCTTGTTTATCCGTTCCGAATATCTTTCCGCATCTAGATGCGTAATAACCAATAGTTCCAGGTATCTTTTTAATATCTAATATTACTATATCAGATACTAAATTTAGCTCATTAGAGTTATCAATAGGGATATACATGATTTTACCTTTAAAAGGATTAATATCATACATACCACCATTTACAAAATTAATTAAATAATATTTATACTTCCGTAACTTTCACGTCTGTCATTTTGTAACCAATACCTAATTCTTTCTCGTATTCTGTCTTGACAATAACTACGATATCATCCAATTTACGATTGAAGTTACCGACTTTTTGAATAGGTAAAGATTTACCTTTAGTATCAGGAATAGGTTCGTTACAGATAGCCATACAGTGACGAATCAATTGGTCGAATTCATCAGTAAATTCAGCAGCACCATGGTTATTTGCTTGGATCGCTTTATACTGATGTAAAATACGTTCGCACCATTCTTTATAAGCATCGGCGTACTTATTCAGTTGTGCCAATACTTTATCAGAAACTGCAGAAGTGGTTTTATTTTGTTTATAAACGATAATATCAATTACTCGTGCACCAACACCATTACCATCTAAACCAATATCTGTAATAGGATTAAATTTACGTGTTGATTTCTTCGTAAATGAAATTGGAATCAATTCAGGTCGATATTCTCGTTTAGCCATGATGATACCTTCGTAAGCTTCGCCAGTTGGTCGGCAATATTCGCCAATATCTGGAATAACTTTATAGTTATCATCATCACCGTAAAGATTTAAAGGAAACTCTTTCTCCCCTAATTCCATTGTACGTGTTACGTATACTTTGGTTTTAATTTGTCCAACAATATCTTTAGACACCAAAATAGAATCTTCAATTGTACCTTCTAAAGAAGAATACAAAGTTAGCAATTCTCGACCAGGACAATAGTTACCATCTGGTCTTTTAGCTGGAGAATCGTAAAGAATCGTTCCTTTTGGAATAGATGCACCTATACGAATATTTGATGCATCTGGTGTTGGTTTATAAGGGAATCCAAATTTAGTATGGTTACTACAAACACGTTCGATATTAATAATACCATATAGTGGCTTACTGGTATCTTCGTCAAATGTTTGATAGATTACGACACGTTGTGGTGAGAATTGAATTCCATTAAATGAACTAGGAGTATATCGATCCACAATAGCTACAATATTGTGAATGTTGTGTTCCGTCTTGATAGAGTAAGTGTATTTCCCCACTTCCTGCGAAAAACCTGTCTGAATGGAGTCAGGTTCTGCGCCATTTATGACGTAATGTTGTGAGAATGCCGATGCCTGCATCTGCGCTCGAGAAGCAGATACAGTATCGCCAAATGAATTAAATGCGGTCATGCCGCGCAATTCCAGTCTATTCTGGTTTAATTCATGACTCATGTTCAAAAATCCTTTAATAAGGTTGGGATAAAATGTGTAAATTTACTTAATTTGCTATATAGCAATATAATGATATATGTCTGAAAGGTTTTTTAAGATGTCCTTACTAAACGATACATTCGATGACTCAGGATACGGTCACGAAGATTTTAAAGTGGTGATTGAAGACCACCTCCCCATTCTTTCACGCAGTGATAATATTGAAAAAATTATTCCAGTAGCACCTATCGATGCTGCGCGTTGGGAATATGATTTTGAAGGATTACTGCGTTTCCTTGGTGTACAACCACAATACCACTGGGCTACGATGCGAGTCAATGGATTGTACAGCTCTGACGAATATAGAGCAGATATGATGCAGATTAAAATTCCTAGCAAAGAAATTATCGACAGACTTTACAACTACTACAATACGGTTATTCGTAGAAGTGCAGGATAGTTGTATTCCTATTATAATTCGGAACTAAAAATAATAATCTGAATAACCAAAACACTAGATTACTCTCCTCTACCTTTATCGGGTAGAGGAGAGTAGTCATTATGTTTTATCGTTTAGCGATACCAAATAACTGACTTACATTTTGCGTAGGTTGATTAAATTGGTTATAACCGCCAAACGGTTGCATTTGACCCATTGGTGATTGTCCACCGAAAGGAAGCATTTGTTGTGGCTGGCCATAGAACTGATTCTGTGGTGCCATGTACATGCCGTTTGCTCGTGGATCGTATTGGGAAACCATTGGTTGCAAATGCGCCGGTACTTGTTGAACAGGTTGAGGATATCCTTGAACCATTTGTGGTTGCATCATTTGCGGCTGTACTGGTTGTTGGATAAACTGATTACCTTGCTGAACTACCGGTTGTTGATACTGTACTTGTTGTACAGGTTGTTGGTACATTGGTTGCGGTTGTACTGGCTGTGGCATAAATTGATTTTGTGTCGTAGCCTGTTGAACCGGTTGTTGTACCTGTTGTACCTGAGGTGCTTGCTGTACGGGTTGTTGTGGAATAGGTTGTTGGTATGGTGACTGTTGTACTTGCGGAGCTTGAGCTTGTACCGCATTGCCAGTACTTGGTGTAGATACCGTATCCCATTTCTTAACAGGTTGTTGAACTGGAACTGCTTTATTCGCTTCCTCAACAGAAATATTACCTTCATTACCTTCTTGCAAAGGAATCATTACGTATTCTGATTTCCATTTAGATACGGAGAACTCATCTTCGATCCAATCAATATCGGAATACACATGAGACATTTCTTCTTCAGCTACTGCTGCAGCAACAATAGGGTAGTCGCCAGAGAAGAATACTTTAGAAATACTGTTGGTGTGTGCTGGCAATGTTTTCAAAGAGCGAATGAATGCTTCAATGTAAGGAGCATCTGTCGCATCAGAAGTACCATACAAACTACCTTTATCGATATCGGGCATGAAAACATCACATACTGCTTTTAATGTTTTCAAATCTGCTTTACGAACAGGAACGCCAAATACTTTTGGTTTGTAATCTTTAGACTTCTCGCAATACTCAATAGTCTTATTGATTTCATCAACCAATGGAGAAGACCACATCGCTACACGTGAATACTTACGATTACCAATCGTCATGCCTTTACGCAATGATAAAGTAGCTGGAGTATTGGTACCGCCTTGTTTTGCTAAATTGGTAATAATCTTACCAAAGTTTTCTGCAAACGTTTTATCGGTTTTACCAAACTTACCAATAATCTCCAGTTGTTCTGGTGTCAGTTCATTGTGTTTACCAAAACTAGACAAGTCTACTAATGTAGTCATCAAGTAAGCTAATTGTGCACCGTAATGACGAATGAACTCTTTACGAATTACTGACAATACACGTGATTCAGAACGAGCCAAATTTTCAATAAACGGATGGAAAATAACATAGCTGGCTACTTGAGGAGAATTAAGATTCTCTCGTGTTGGGAGAACCATGTAACGATGTTCTTCTCCAAACTTAATTCCCAAAGGAATCATTTTATTATTAAACTGACGTTTTACCATGCCTGCATCATCTACATGCAAATTACACGTATTCAGGATGCGTTGGTAAGTTTCTAACATATTCATGTTATTTCCTTAAAAATGTTGTTTTTGGTTATCTGGAGTTTGAGCTGGAGATCCCCAGTTCATTGCGGTATTAACATTATCGTTATTACCCATCATTGGTGTCCCCCATCCTTGACGACTAGAACCACCAAACAATTTCTCATCAAACACATCGGTAACGATATTCATTGCTGCATTAATATCGTTAGAGTTATGTCTAAACAGATCACTATTCGTAGTCAAGATAGGTGAAATGATAGAATCAGCAAACATCGGGAATACGAAAGCTTCTTCAATACCATTGTCGTACTTCAGTCGGATAAAGATATCAATACCCATATCGGCACGAACATACAAACTAAATCCAGCATTGTTATTACGAGATACGATCGGGCCTAACTCATCAGTTAAGCGTTGACAATAAGACGGGATGAAATTTCGATAAGCTAATGTTTGGTTAAAGCCACGAACATCACTAATCTTAGTATCTGTTTGGAATGACGATACTGCACCACCCACCATTACCGGCAACATGTTTGTTGTTGTAAATTCAATCGAAGTCAATGAAGCACTTGTCATGAATGAGGTAACAATATTCGATACCACAACAGCCATGATTGATTCGATGGTTGGTTTATCCCACATACCTTGGTATTGTGTTGTTTGATAACCTTTATCGTCAACAGCCATGATTTGGTCGATCATTGGATTAATTTGTGTTAAGAATCCAAAATCAAAACAAGCAATGCGTTGACTAAAATAGTTATACAAAGAACTCATGAAGATGGAATTAAAGATAGACGGATCCGCTACTGCTGAACGTACTTGATCTTGGGCAATAATAGGATCCACCATACCAGATGTCGCATCTGCATTAATTGAAGTTGCCATATTCTCAATGATTTTAGAGAATACATTTGTTGGTGAGTTATTATTACGGTTAGTCAATACAGCGGCATTTTGCACTTGGCGATAATCAGATCCGATGATCGGCGTACTTCCTGTAGGTGGAATCGTAGACAATCCTTCTACATTATTGTTTCTTGCCGATTGGATCATGTTCTGCGGAGTCATTCGCCATGTAGTCGCTCCTAAGTAAGCATCTGTAGAGAAACCACCACCAATAACAGAATAGCTATTAACAACAGTAGGTACGACAATACCGTTAATAGAACGTTGTGATAGCTTAGTTACCGCATTTACATAGAAAACAGTATCAGGAGCAATGTGAATAGTACTACCATAACCACTATGTCCATATGCGGCATCGCAACGGTCGGTATAACCAGTAATCAGTTCTCGAGTCGCTAAGTTATCAATCGTTGTTTCTACAACCATGATAAAAGTATAGCGATGTTCTTTCCAACCGTTAGGCATTGCTACGCTTACCGAACGACCTTGGTAACTTTCTACTCGATCTGAAGGCATAATAAAGTCATTACATGCTTCAGAGATTCGACTGGTTGGGATACGTCCATTAAACTGATCGGTCATTTCACGAATATTGTTTTCTACCGTATTTGTCATTGCCGTACGGTATGGTCGCAAGTATTGATCTTGAAAACCGTTAACACGAACCAGTTTCAAAGATTCAATTCTGAAATTAATTCGTTGACCAGCATTTCCAATGGAATTATAAGATGCCATATGTTTGTTCCTTTACAGTTAGATGTCTTCAATTAGCTTTTGATTTGCTTCAATGAAGAGCATTAGTTCAGCAATACGGTTTCGGATATTAGATTGTACAATCAAACGTCCTTCTTTTGTTTGGATTTTATTTTGGACTAACCATGAATCGGGTAAGGTTAGTAACCAGTTGGTTCCAGAAATTTCTGTTTCAATTAAACCAATACAACCAATCGCAGACATATTGCGTTTTTCAGATTTAGTATTGCCAGCTAAATCAAATCGTTTTTCCAACATTTCCTGAATTGCTGGAGTGATGTTATCCCGATGCGAATAAGGAATGTGGATTTGGTCAAAACGTGGCTCTAACGAGATTGCCGAAATAATTGCTGCAAATTCGTAAAACTCACGATGCCAAAGAATTGCTCGAATGACCGCAATCAATCCAATAAACTCTTCCAATTCAAGAGAATCGAATATAACTGTATTAACCGATTCGTCCACTAACCATTTCAGAATAGTTAACTGTACTTCCTGCAGCGGTTTAGAATAACCATCTTCATTGGACTGAATTGATAAATCAAACTTAGTACGCATTGCGTCAAGTGATTCGTAATAAAGTTCAGGAGGAAGATCAGGACAAAGTGTATTGATTAATTGAGGATGGTCATTAATTGCCATCTTCAAAAAAATCTTATCGTCTGACAATAGGTTACTACGAGCATAACCCACATCTAAAATAGATTGTGAATTACTTTCTGAAAAACTATTGTTATCCGTAATTGGATTTCTCTTAATCTGTACCTGATTAGGATCGGTAGTAGATGGCTTAGAAATTTGTTTAATCTTAGAACGGTACAGATAATAAATATCTTTAATTAACTGATAACTACCATCGGCTCCTGAAATATCCCCTAATGTAACTTTCTTTAAAACAATAATGGCATACATGTAGTTTTGGAAATCTTCTTCAGATAGACCAGATACAACGATATTATTAATATCTGTTTGTACCTTTGTATTTGCCATAAATTCTTTTAATCGTTGTTCGGCACGACAATCATCTAAAACAGTACCATGCAGCATTTCCATTGCATATACTTCTTTAGCATTTCTACCGTACTCTTCACGTAATCGTCTATAGGTTACTTCACCCAATACTGGCGCTGCTAATCGCAATGCAAAAGAATAAATCACCAATTCCAAATAGTCTTCGTATTCGTAGGTTGTTTCTTTCGGTACCGCAATTCTATTCTCGTCGTATCGAGTAGATGGTTTTGTGGTTACGTATACTGGAGTATTTGGATTAATAATCCACATCTTGATTTCTTCTAAAGAAATCATGTCGTATACTTTTACAAAAATCTTATTTAATTGTTGTAAAAGAAGTTCCACGTTATTAACCGTATCGATTGTGTTTCTTAATTCCTTATAATAACCAAACAATTCACTTTGCCACGCTTGTGGTTTTGTGGTAATCCATTGGTTAAATTCGTTATAAGGTGATGCTGCGGTTTCAACATCATTACTGTCTTTTCCCTTAATGTAGTAAAGAGAGCTGAAAGTAACTGTTTCGGAACCATACTTCACATGTATCGAAGCTTTGTTTCCTGACATGTCAAAATAAAGTTGTGACACGATAGTTTCCTTTTTGATTGTTAACAAACTAAAGTATAAGGATACGTCTACCCTTACAATATAATATTATATTGTTGTAATAATTTATACTAAACTCTCTAGAGGCTTGTAGGCCTCTAGAGTAGTATTAGTATTAAAGATTAAGGAAGCAATGAGTCGAAATCATCAGCAGCAGATGTATTGCTACTAGATTGGCGATTACCGCTATTGTTATTACCGCCAGACTGACCGCCTTCTTTTTCAGAATCTTTATCAACAAATTCTTGAGTCAAGACATTTGCCAAAATCAGTTTAGCATTATTAACAAATTGAAGCATCATGCGTTCAGAAGCTTCTTTAGGTTCGATAGGTTCATTAGAATTAATATCGTAAATAACAATATCGCGATCCAATTCAAAGTTAAACTTAACTCGACCATGAGTATTGTTAATAGCAGAGATAAAGTAGATACCATTCTTATCACGGCCTACCAAGATCTTACCAATCTCACGACGTTCTGCTTTTTCCATGTCTTTGAACTTAACATAGCCAAAGATAGAAGAAACGATTGTACGCGCTTCGCCATCAAATGGAAGTTCTGACAACTGAACCAAACCTTGCAAGATTGCCAAGAATGATGTAATCTGACCATCTTTAAAGTCAAACTTAATTTGTTTTTGTCGGCGTTGTTTGTCTTCAGACAAACCAGTATATACTGTTAAGTGCAATACATTGCCAGTAACGTAAAGGTTAAAAGAAGCTACGGTTTTCTCTTCGTTACGACCCCACAAAGACATGATACGTGTATGGGTAATATTACGACGATACTTAGAAGCAAATTGTTGTTGTTCAGCCATTTTAAAAGTCCTATAAAAGGTTTAAAGTGAAATGTAATTGTGTTTCATTAAATAAGCAAGTAGTGAATTTATTCACATGCCTGTGATGACATCTAATAATCGATGGCGAATTTGATAATCTTTAATAGATCCGATGTTCATGCGTATCTTATCTGTAGTAGTAAGAGGTGTCCATCTGTTCGTTTTGGCTAATTCGATTATTGCCTGTCTTAATTTTGGTACTTTAGTACGAAATAAGGTTTTGTCTCCTAAGATAGTCAATAAGTCTAATCTAAACGGCATTGGAGGAACCGCAGAATGATTTTCGTATTTAGTGTACCATAGCTCTCGACCTTTAATTGCTCCTGTATGTGTTTCCAGTAGTTTTAAATTACTGAACTTCCTATAAGCGGTTAAGTCGTAAGCATAGCTTGAAATGATGAATGTTTTTCTTGTCTCTCTATCAGTAATCTGGTTATTATAGATACGAATCATGTGATTACGATCTGACACATTATTAATATCCATTCCTTGGTTATATCGTTTTAAAACATTCTCCAAAGTTCTAACCATTCTTTTTGTGTAGTTTTTCTGTAATTCAGTATTATCCATTCTTAACAGTACTTCGTTATTAATGGTACCTAATCCAAAATAATTAGGTAAATAATAAACGACTTCTAAACCACGACACTCATTTCGACAAACATCTCGAATCATTTCCATTTCAAATATCAATGCTTCTGCTAATTGCATATCTGAAACTAAATCATGACGTATCCTAGGGATCGCGCCCAAAAGGTTACGAAATAATGTTTTGACATTTATCCAGATTACTTCAGTTTCTAAATAAGGAGGTATCTTGTGTTTCAGATCATCATGGATGTTTAGTAATGATTCAAATGCTAACGAAGTACCAATAGATATTGGCACTTTACCTTTCTCTCGTTCATTAGTGAAATCCATGATTTAGTCCTTAAATAATAGTTTGTAAGTATTCTGGTATTAATTTAATAAGCTCTTTAGAATTACCACGTTCTATTGCTTTTCTTTCAATTAATTCAATAATGTTATTTTCATTAATGATTAAAGGTACATATTCATTCTCTGTAGAGAATACTTCTTTATCAGTTGCGATGACACTTTTATCGGTTACAACTTTAATAGACCAGTTGATTGATAAATATTCTGCCTTTAAAGTAACGAATGATCTGTCGGCAGTAATTGGATGTCCTTGTTCGCATTCTATTCGAACTTTACTGTTCTCTGGCAGTTTATTAACAATCCTTTTAATTTTATCTAAAGAATCGTCAATACTCAATCCAGTAACAGTGATGGTTTTATAAATAGTAGCTAATTCATTTTCAATAAATTTTGCTTTGAAACTATTATCTACATCCATTACAAAATCAATCATGCCTTTAGGTTCTTCTTCACCGTGTCTTAAACGGGAAAATGATCCAGGAGCAATGATTCTGTCAAATGTAGAATGTGTATGGACATGACCGATAAATATTGGTCCTTTTACAATAGATAAATAATTATCTTCTATGTGTTTGTGATCAGCAGAAATTTCTGGTAGTTGATATTGGAAGCAACCATGCATTACCGCCATGTCTATTTTTGATAACTGTTTTTCTTCCATTATTTCCTTAACTCTCTGATAAGTGTCATCAGGAGAGGAACGAGGACGATCAGGAATAAACAAAACATGAATATCAAATTTGTCAATATACTTAATGTCGACATCTTTAACAAATATTAAATCGGCACCTATACCGGAATTCTCATTAATGTGGACAAACTTTTCCATTTGTCCTGCATCGTGAAGTGGGGTACCATCCACAATGACTAACATACAATCATGCTGTTTGTGCCACTTTAATAAATAATAAATTGACTCTTCAGTCGTGAATGTATCTGGATGGTTATTGGGCATTAACTTATCCCAGTAATCACCATCCAGAACTGTAATATCGTAGGAATAAGCGTCTTTAGAAAAAGGAAAGTAATGTCTCACTTCTTCGAATATCTTCTCCGAAGGTGTCTGAGCATGACAAAAATGAACATCTCCAAACACTCTTCCTTTTATTGGTCTTAACATCTTAAATTCCTTATCAGTTTATCTTTAGAATACGTCTTCAGAAGAAAAGATATTACTGATATTATTTTTATTATCACTTACTTGAGTTTCTTTTTTAGTCTCAGTACTATTGACATTTTTATCAATCACACCCATAAATCTAAAGAATTCTTTCCATTTTTCTTTATGGGCATTAATGACATCAGGATCTACTCTAGAAACCAATGCATCGTAATAATTCTTACGTTCAGCATTACCGATTTCATGGTAGTTCTCTGCATACTGGTTGATCTGTTGTAGTGTATTACCTACGGTCTTATCATCAGGATCTACAGTTTCTTTCTCACTCGAAACTAAGTTATATAATCCATCAGGATATAAAGAAGGTACTTGTCCGATTACTTTACCTTTATGGGTTAAATTTACAGGACGATACATGCCGCCTGCAAATTCCAACCAAGTGTCCATAGAGTATTGGTCATTCTCGGAAACATAGCCGCAATGAAGTGCTAGAAAATTCTCAATATAATCGTTTACATCAATACTAGATAATTCTGTATCGATCTGGTGACGAATATCTTGAATTGTCTGCATGTGTTCTTTAATGGCAATATTCATTGCCTCTTCAGTACTGGTCACATCAGTTTCAGCATTACTTTTCTCTATATCGATTAAACTAACTTCTGACATTATTATCCACCTTTATTGAATTTATCCAACGTGTATTTAAACACACCACCTTCGTACATTACTGGTTTATTCATTTCGATATATCCTTCTTTATCGTTTACTGTTACTGTTAAGAATAAACCAATTCTTGCTTCAGGTAGATCCATGAGATCTTTCTTATTACCTTGCATATCTGCTAACGATACTTCGACATTAACGGAGTTAAAATACTTGCTTAAGTAAGTAAGCAGATAAGACTCCATTGTCGAACGTAGTGATTCGACATCATTGACATTATCTGCATTGATTACTTGATATGTTTTAAACATGCGATAGTAAAGAGAAGATTGCGAACCATCCGATGTAAAGAAGTTTGCTAACAACCTATCTAATTTAATATTGATTCCTCGATCTATCCATCCTATACCATCTAACGTAGGAACTAACTTTACGTCTGGGTCATTATTCGTAAACGCCATTTACTTAACCTCAACAATACAAAGTAAAAAAAGAGTAGGTAGTATTTCTACCTACTCAATTTACAATTCACATTATAAGAAATTACCATCAATACTGGTTGGATCAATAACACTATCGTAATCTTCTTCATCAGAAGAATTCGATTGAATCAGATTGTATAATGTATTCCAGTTTTGTTTGATGATGAATTTCTCATTGATCATGAGTTCAGGAAGTTCTTCAACCTCATCATTGTAATACTGAATAATGACGTCTTCAGAATCTTCATTTCCCCAATCCTCATCACCATACTGTACAGCACCTTGCATTACATTTTGGAAATATGGATCTCGCTCACCAGTTAATTCTGGATAAGTTCGTTCTAATTTCCAACCTTCCATACGTCCTGATGTAAACTCTCTCAGGAAATAAGGATTGCTACAAATGTAATGCTGATTATTCAGTGAAGCCATACGGAAATCATCAACCGTAGTCAATTTACGTACACCTTCATCAAACATATTACCAGTACTGTCCAGGTTATTTTTAGCCAGAGTAATGGATCTCATCGCCGATGCATTAAAATTAGACATCAACTGATTTTGAAATCCAGCAGCAACATCACCATAAGTCGCTGTTAAACTAGCAATTTGACTTTGAATGAAATTTGCGGTATCTTGAGATATTGCTCCGTACATGTGGTTACGCATTGCATCGCGACCACCTGTAATTAACATAGCCATAATACTTCCTTTCGACGGTTAATCCTACGCGGTAAACTGAGACATGAATTTCAGTTGTTCTTCGTTAGGATCTTTTTCTTTGGTCATGGCTACCGCAATAGACATGGTTGTGGGTTTCGGTAATGAAGTTACACCATCAGCCATATAAGGCTCGATCAAATTGTTTACTGAATACTTAGGCTCGAATGGTTGTAACGCACGTGCCGTGATATTATCCAATAACAATAAGAAATTCTCTGTGTCACCATCGAAATCACCATTATACAAAGGTGCGATAGGACCAGATGTAGATGCAGACATATCTCTAGGATCTGTTTTGATTCGTGTAACTCTTAACAGAACGATAGAACCATGTTTCAATGTTGGGTTACGGTTAAGTAGGATTGGAATACCTTTTTCACCACAAGGTGCTCTAGACTCATCAATAAGTTCCGTCATGATTTTGTGAATTTCTTCATTATAAACCATTTGGTACTTAGTCATGATTGCCATTACTTTATTCGAAGAATATCCTTTCTTATAAAGCTTAGATCGGATATGTGGTCCAAGTAATGACATTGCACCTACCCATGGTAACCATACTTCATCAAAACGATGTGGTTCTGTAATTGCCGTTACCACAAATCGAGCAGAGAAGTGAGATCGAGTGGCATCAATATGTTTACGGAATAAACCATATTTCTTACTTAAGTAATTAGGGTCAATTTCTTTACCGTAATATTCAGCCATTTCTGATAAGAATTTCGAAGTTCTTGACTGCTTAGTTTTTGCTGACGTTTTACTTCTTAAATTCTCATCATTATCAATACCCACCATTCTTCGTACTGCTTTTAATAGTTTAGGTGTTGATGCATCTACCCATTGCTTGCCATTAGATTTTTCAATGATTGTCAATGCTCGATTAGGTATTTGTACATATTGCACCCACACATCTTTACGATTCTCCATGATTAAGCGATAAAGCTCTGGACCTCGTTCCAATGCCCGTGTATTGAATTCTGGATTCAGTAATAAGAATTCCATGTAACGATCAAAGTTATCGTAGAAAAACTGATAACTTCTTACATTTAAACCATGTTCATCTAATTTCTGTAGTGCCTTTCTAATAGGTGCTGACATCTTTGTTAGTTTTGGCTTATAATCAGGATCAGTAAGCCATTGTAACAAATTAAACTTAAAAGATGAACGCTGTAAATAAGTTTGTAACTGATACCAGATTTTAATATTCATTAAAGCAGGAACACCTTCTGGTGCTCTTACCCAAATCTTATCATCTAGATTATTGGTCACAATCTCTTCTACAACTGTATCGCATTTCTTACATCGCACACCTTTATACATTTTCATGGATAATGCACCACAAGAACATCGTGGTACGTTATCAAAAACCTCACCTACTTCCAACATCAATAAGCTATTGATTGTTGCTTTGTCTTTCTGGGAGCGATTTGGTAAATCATTAACAATAATCTTAGCACAAGTTGTATTGTTATAGATTTCATCACTATTCACGTATTGTAAGTAAGTTCCCATTTATAAACATTCCTCATGTAGTTAGTTCGTTCAAAAATAGATCATCAAAAAATATTTGACTTCTAAAAAATAAATTTAGATGAACATAATACAAAACCCCTGACTCTAATTAAAGAGTCAGGGATTAGTATTACCGAACTACATTAGGATTAGTAGTGAGGGCGATGTTGACTGAAGTTAAACGCACCCATACCACTGGTACCAGTAGTTGCACGACCGTAGCTCAAGTGAGCATCGATATTGCTGATCATCGCGTTGTTCACGTGAGTAGCAAATTGTACTTGGTTAACTGGAGTAACAGTGTTACTGTTAATCAAGTTCAGACCAGCGATACGCATTGCATTTACCAGTGCACGCACGAAACGAGAATCAAAGTCAACACGTACACCATAACCAGTAACTTTAGCAGATGGAGCTTGACGTTTGATAATGTCTTGTTGGATACCCAAGCGTTGCAGAGTGTTCAGAGATGGATCTACAGAAGCGTAGTTCCAGTCAGCGATGATCGCCATGTTTTCTACAGAACCGTTGATTTGGTTCAGCAACAGACGACGGTCGAAGTCTTGAACAGAACGGATGGTTTTCAGGGTGTCATTATAGTAAGAACCTACCAATGTTTGGCGATCACGCAGTGTAGTCACTACACGACCATCACCACCCAGTTTTTGGTATTCAGCAGTAAATGCACCATTGGTCAACAAAGTAGCCAGGTCAATCAGGAAGCCATTGAAGGAACCTGGTTTCAGAGCATCTTCGTAGGATTCAATAGCGGCTTGCAGAATGGCGTTGTATTTCCATTCGCCAGCAGAACCCAGACCAACTTCCAGAGAGAATACTACATCTGGACGGAAGTAAGTGTTCAGTACGCTGATCCATGCCGCATCGTTAAACTCTGGGCTGTCAACAGGGATTGGTTCAAATTTAGGCAGACGCAACATTTGAGAAATGTCGTAGCCCAAACCAGCTACAGAGTGCAGGCTATTAGGCGCTTGTTGTTTTGGATTCAGTGCAGTCATTACCCACCAGTAGTTATCCCAAGAAGCAATAACGCCAGCTACCAGACCGAACAGGATGTTACCCATAGTTTGGTATTCTGCTGGATTGATGGAAGTAAATACCACGTTAGTTACGTAGGTACGTGTAGCTTCAGCTGGAGTTTGTTGACCAGTTACAGCTGCAGCTTGACCATATGCAAAACCAGTAGAAGACCATGGGCACATATTGCTTACGTTAGCAGATGCGTTAGGAGATACTGGCAGTACATCGATATAACCAGTAATGCTAGATACTTCACGAGCAACGCCACCATCACCCAAGAAAGAGGTAGAGGCATTGTTGTTTTCTACACGACCAGTTACGGTATGGATGAAGTCAGCACGGATAGGTTGGTTTGCTTCGTCGAATACTGGAGCAGTATTCAGTTTGCGTTCGCAAGTCAGGATTTCAGATGGATCGTGAGTTGCAAAGTTCATGTCGCTCAGTTTGCGATCACGACGATTTTTCTCGTAGCTTGCACCAGTAACACAAGCCATCAGGTAGTTGATCAGAGAACGCAGTACTACGCTTTGGTCTTTCAAGTTTACTTCGTCTACAAACAAAGTAGAACCACCGCAGTATACGGTATCTTCTTTGTATTTGTCTTTTACGACAGTAACGAACAGGTTGATCAATTCAGGAGCATTGAACATTTGGCTAGGCAGAATGTCGATGCTGAATTTACGACCGCCCAAGTCAACTTGTTGTTCACGCAGAGTGTCTGTAGATTTACAGATCGCTACAGCATAAACACCACGCAGGTTTTTAGCTTTTTCAGAATCGTTTTCATCACGAACAGTAATCAACATTACGTCCAGTGGAAGCAGACGATGGTTTTTACGGTCGAGTGGAATAATACCAATGTCGATACCGTTTACAGTGAAACGAGATTCGATGACTTCTTTCAGAGTTTTCTCGAAGCTCATCAAGTCATTGTTGATGACGTTGAAACCAGCAAAGCCACCGTTACCAGTGAAAGTGAATGGACGAGTATTGCCCAAGTTTTTGTTATCGATTTCGATACCCATAATTAATTTCCTTTAAAAGAAGGGTTTTACAATTAACGTTAATTGTAATAAGTCGTAAAGTAACGTTGATTAAATTACTTTTCGATCCCTATTACACATTAATAATATAGAGTTAAATATTTTTTAAAACAATAAAAACGCTATACTAAAATGTTCGGTTATTTGAAATGAGATAATATATCTCCCTATACTGACCCAGTTAGAGTCAGTAGTTTAGTCTATCATATATAAGGTAGTGATACAGAAATTTATTCATAACGATATTTTAAACCGTTATACGTAAATCTTCATATGACCGTCTATTACTTAAAAATTTTATTATATTAAAAAGAGTTCAGCTAATGTTTAATATTGTTGGTATCACGAACCGGATACGTAAAGAAGAAACCTGGCATCTTAAATTTGCAAACAGGGTTATCGATAACAGATTAAAACGAGCCATTAACTGGTATCGTAACAATTATTATTACGTAGCTGGTCAACACATTCTATATCGTGTTTTACATCACTTGGATATTGGGGAAAACATCCCTGACGAATACATAGAACAGTATGTTAATAATACTGTTTTTATTAAAGCCAATGCTTTAGGCTTTACTTCTTATCGTAGTGTAGGTCGTTTACACTATGGTAACTTTTATGGCCCTAATACTACAGAAGTTATTTCTATAGTAGAAAATAGATGGGATTGGGAATATGTTAAAAAAGAATGGCAAGAATTAAGTCCTGTTATTGTTTTACGACATGACCAAACCCATATCTCTTACAACTTAATGACAATTAAAAATTATGTTGATAAACCTGGTTTTGCCATTATTCAGATTGACATCAATTTATTAGTAATGCAATACTTAGCTTGGCGTATTCATCATAAACGCATTAAGGTTGTTAATCCTGAACATAAAGTTCCAGCTATTGGTTATTTCTTAGGCATGGTTGTATTACCTAATATGTTACCTTCTCACCTGAATCAAGTTATTATCAATAAAAACTGTATGTTGACTGACGATAGTATTTCCCCAACGATTGATTATGTTGGGACTTCTTTTTATGTCAATACTTCTTCTACTGAACTTGATCAAGATATTAAAGAAATCTTTTCTAGAGCAAGAGGTGGTAATTTTAATATTGCTAAGATATGCCAAAACATACATGGTATTGGTGATGTTCGAGCAATCACATTTATGGATAATCCTCCCATTCTTTTAAATAGGCAGAATAAATGGGTTTATGTACTGACAATGTCTCGTTTCTTAAGACATTGTTTAAATACTCCTGCACAACCATACATGTATGTCAATAAAGGCTATGTTAATAGATTGAAATACGAACTGCTAAGTTTAAAAGGTGGTAAGGTATTTGATGATTATCGAATATCTGACTTAAAACCTTTATACGAAAAAGAAGTAGATTGGCTATTTAATTTGTAAAAAAAAATAATACTCCTCTACCCTTATTTGGGTAGAGGAGTATGTATTACTTATTGTTGTTCTTGATTGAACAGACCTTCTGATTTCATACGGTAACCTTCCAGTTCCCATACTTTCTCAATGGCATCATCAAAAGCAACTTGACGACCAATCTCTTCATCAAATTTACGAGGATCGATACATGCAGAATCACCAATTACTACGAAACCATTTTTCAAAGTGATTGCACAAACAGTCACTGTTGAATCTGGAATGCGATGGTAGTATTCTTTTACAACGAGAGCTTTCAAATCATCTTTGGTCAAAAATACGATATCTGACATTTTTTATTTCCTTTAAGTTTAGGTTTAGAAAAAGATGTAGGTTACCTACACAATAGTGTTATATGTTTATATTTTAATAGTAATCAGAAATCAGCTTACTATTAAATTTATCAAAGAAGAAAAATCCTACTGCTTCTAAAGCAATGTAGTAAGGTGCACACAAGTTAATCACAATGTCTCGCTTAGCCACTTTAGGAATAATTTCTTTTGGGATAGGTTGAGAAGTAAATACTGCATAAGGTACGTTAATTGTACTTAAATGATCTTTATTTCTCTTTTTAAGATTCTCACGTATATCGTTTGCTAATTCCTGATTTTCGAAAGAATCTAACCATTGTGCCATTTCTGTTTTGTTATTAATATCTAACTTAACGTTAAATGACGAATAGGGTGGAGGATCGGTCATGCCGTAGTGTTTACCAAAAGTTTCATTCCAGAATATATAATTGGCAAAAGGAGATTGATCTTCTTCTTTCTTATACGATTCTTTTTCTTTAATTTGGGTAGATCGATAATAGATCGGTTCGCCTTGTTCTAAAGAATGAATGATTTTCCTTTCAGCATCAGCTACTTCTTTTAAAACATCCAACACTTTAATCTTTTCATCGCTATGGAAATTATATAGTTTTTCCATAATTCTTTCAGCATGTTTAATGATGTCCTGAGGACTATTTGAATTCCTCATGTGTACACCTTTTTTCTCAATATCTAATTCAGAATAAACATTGCCTTCTTGAATCGCGATTGTCGCAATATAGTGTTTAGTACGATTTAGGTTAACGAAGATAACAAAGTTAAATTCGTTTTTCATGGCAATACCCCAAATATACTTTTCAGGTACGCCTAAGTTTGCTGACATTGTAGCCAACAGATGTTTTAAAGTTAATGAAGACAACATTACCATAGCTGAATAAACACCTGTCGATAATTGCTTGTCTTTATAACCTCTAGATTTATTCGTATACCATTTTGTCCAGGCTTCTGTTGTGAAAATAGATGAGTCAGTATCTGACATCAATACTACTTTACGTAAAATAGCAGGAAGCATTGCTAATGAAGATGGTAAATGACGAGATCTTAAGAATGTCTGAATATAGTCTTTATACTCTTGGAAAACATGATAGGTATTGATGACTTGAGAAGCCATGGTAATAACTGTATCTGTTTTAACATATTCAGATTCTCGCTCACCAATAACTTTATCAGAATGGACTTGAATGGCATGAATCTTAATTTCATCTAAAGCACTGTTAAAGATACGACCAGCTTCTTCAAGATCTAATCCAGGAATCGGATCTACTTTTTCTGAAAGTTTGCCAATAAAAGAATACATGAATTCTTCATTAAATCGTTTCATTGCGTGTAAGTCGTAAATGTAAGCAATACAGGCTCTTTCTTCACGAGTACATTTAGTAATAAACTCTCTAATGATTTGTTCTTTCTCCGGCCATCTCCAATAGTTACGTGTACTTTCTAAGATGTACTCGAACAACTCCTCTGAATTAGGGACATAAAGATTATATTGATCTACAACTGCTTTTACTTGTTCCAAATCAATATTGGTCGTTAGTGCTACTAAGTTATTGATCGTAACATCTGCCGAATGATAATGTCGATTACCACCCAACAGTTTTTCATTATTTGCATTAGCATATCCAGAAGTCATCCTACAGTTAGATGTCAATACAGGATGCATCGAAATACAATAAATGGGTGTTGATGGTAATGATGAGGCACCAGAAATGGAGTTAATAGAACGCTTAATGTTATTCTGACCATTATTAGCGAATGCTTCACCTACTGAGTTACCCATCTGCTTCATTTGAAACTGACGTTTCTTTAAAGCTTTACGTTTAGGAAATGCTTCTTCTACATATTGGGAAATATAAGACATCTTACGCTTGTGAGGCATAAACGTTGTAAACGTAGCTGCCATGATGTCTTCACTAATAAATGTTTCTTTTAAGTACTGTAATAAAGTACTGTCTACATCTTCGTACCGATCGCCATTTTCATCTTTACGAACACAATGTATCTTAGGATTTTTAATCGGAAATAAACCATCTGGTTTAATATTTTCCGCTACAAAACTTCTGGCATCTTCGTAAGGAATCTCTTCCATAACCGATAGAAATTTTGCTTGTTGTTCAACATAATCGACTACCGGATTTAACTTCCTGGTGTATTCATTAGCATTTAATACGAATACATTTTCTTCAAGATCGTATTGATTTACATTAATTCCAGATATATCGTTAGGGTTCTTAGAACGTATGTTGTCCATTTGGGTCGTTCCTATATTTGTATTTTCAAAAAATAGGCAGGACATAGATAATTTTACACTCTACCCCAATAAGGAGTAGAGTGTATATTTAGTCCGTTAGGCGTCAGACGGTCCACCCGACTGAAGACCCCTTCAGGCTTCAGCACCTTCAGGTTTAGCGTCTTTAGGTTTAACAGGTTTACCAGATGGTGTACGCTCAGGAGTATTTGCACGTTCACCTTCATTACCAGGGCCAGTAGGAGTAGCTACAGGAGGTACGAAACGACCAGCGTTATCATCTACAGCACCATCGTCAATACGGCGATGTTCTTCTTTACCTTCTTTAGCTACAGGGTCAGCAGGTTTACCAGCAAGCATAGCAAGCTTAATGTTAGCCACTGCAGTAGCATCGTCTTCTACATGAGGCAAAGTTTTTTCATTGAATACACGTTTGGCATTACGAATCAATGTAGAATCATCTTCAGAGATTTCACCTTTAAGCCAGTAAACAATCTCGCCACCTTCATAAGCTTTTTTAGGTTGTTCTTTAACCTCTTGGCTTACTTTTTTATCATCAGACATTTGTTTATCCTTTTGATCAAAATAAAATAATTTAAGATCTTAAATCTCATACAAAAACATATAAACTTACTCCCCTCGCCCCTAATCTAAGGAGCGAGGGTTTCGGTTGGGTTTGTAGGAACTGACATTTTTACTATCTAGTCTTACTGGATCTTTTTCAGGCGTGTTCAGGATATCCAATACAATTTATTAATAGCCATTCTGGCACCCCTATAGAAATAACTTCTAGTTCGTCGCTAGAACATTATTCATGTCGCATCAAAATGAAAAAAAAAAGATGACTACAAGGGAATGTACTGATTTAGATTATTCCTCGATAAACAGTAGTGAAGGAAGTTGTCAACTAATCCAAATCAATAAGACTAAAGTATCTTGTTCATATATAGAGTGATATTGAGATATTTTAACTTTCTGTTAAGACTAAGTTAAAATTATTATAACCTTGTACTGCTAAAGCTCTACGGATAATCTCAATATCTTCGATAGACACACCATCGATTGTTGCGATGATTCGATCCGCTCTGGTTTCTTGTAAGGTTTCTAAATTGATCCAGTCCATCGAGTAAATGGTTTCTAGACCAGATGAGTTTACAAGTTTAACATAGATCATTGTCATCGGATCATTATTGTATCCGACTGGTAAGTGTGGTCTCATTTGTTCATGATAAGCAAAGATGTCCACACCATTAGATATTGCATTTTGAGCATTGAGTACTGCTAAACATTTTGCATTTGCAATTCGAGTACCTAATACCTCAGGAGCATAAGTATCGAAGGAATAGATTTTACCAATCTGTAATTGTTTAGTGACTGCCATTTTAAATAGGACTCCAGGGATTTGTCTTAAATAGAATAATTGAATCTTTAGTATAGCCACCAATATGGTAACAATTCACTTTTGAAATACCATCCTGTTGAATGACAGGTTCAGGTAGGTAAAGTTTATTACTAACCGTTAGAGAAATGACTGACCGATATAATTCAAAAGCGAGGTCAGTCAGTCTTTTTGCTATCTCAGGCGTAGCTTCTATCTCGGGATAAAGATTCGAAAAAGAAAACTCATTGTAAAAATCCAGAATATTTTGATTTTGAAAGAGGTGGTCTTTCTTTCTAAATACATTATCGATTTCCATGATGTACAGTCTAAACTGATTTTCTGTAAACCGAAAAGCATTTCTCATCAGTATCATAATTTTCTGGACATAATCCCCATCCGTAATATAATACTTTTCAAATAAGTTACAATAATAGATTTTTAACTTATATTGAGGATCATCTGAAAAAGCGGCCATGGCCATAACTATTTATCCATATTCAGATTCTCTTTACTAAACAGAATATAGTTGTTCTGAGTAGAAAGATAATCACCCTTATCAAAAATAAATCGATAATAAACCAGAATAACTTGATAGAGTGTATCGTAGATCTGAATACCCATTGGGGTATTCTGATAATGCTCAATATTCTCTATAAACGTATCGGTTAATAAAATGGTTTCGGTATTTACTTTTGCATCCATATCGATATTTCGATAAGGACGATTTCTAGAAATGAAGTCCACCAATTGATTAATGTTAATATGGTGTCCAGTCATTTTATAAATTAAATCAATAGCGATATTTAGCTGACTCGGAATATTTACGCTAAAAACGCATTTTTTGCCTAGGGACATATGTGTCTACTCCAATTATACTTATGGATCTTAAACAATAAACAGAAGCCAAAGGGATTAAGCTAATGTCTTCTTGCACTTGAATATAAACACATTCTTTATTTGTTATTCTTAATTCTTCTATTACTTCATTAACTAATACAGCTAAATATTTTAAAATATTATCAGCAACTTCTATACTCAATCCGATATTTGTAACGGTTTCTACGTATTTAGCATAGTGGTCTGAATTTCCTTCGGGATCAACCATTTCGTCATAAAGCTCATTTAAAGTAAGCAAAAAAAAGTGGTGTATGCTTTCATAACCACATTGACGAAGATCCCAAGAGGATAGCTTCTTATTACGAAGCTCCTCTTGGAAGTAGGTATAAATATCAGTTAAGTTGATATTCCCTAGATAAGCTGTAGAGTACCTTTTTTTAGGAATGTTTAAAACAGGCACCATACCTAGTATTACTTTCTAAAATTAATTTATCAGTTTACACCAAATTTGTCTTTGCTTTTTATCCACCATTTCACTCACCAGATATTCTACATATTTTGGTGATGTATCACAAAGAAATTCTAATGGATTCATGTTTCCAAAGGTATTTTTATATTCTTTAGAATTTTCAGATCCAATCTTATCTTGAATATAATCTTGTATCATTTCCCACTCGATGATTCTATAATCACCGAGGCTTTCTAAATAAATAAATCCTTCTTTATACACAAATGCATAGATATCGTGCGGAGACAATTTTGAGTTAGTAACAATATTCTCAATAATACGAATAATGTTATACATCAAAATGACTAATGGATTTTTATCTATTACTTCATCAGGAACATCATCTTTAAGAATATATCCAATATGGTCTGGAAATACTAGACTTAAAACATACAAAGCCAAATCTCTTCTGGCCATTATTAACCTACCACAAAAACGTAATGGTAAATCCATTTTTAATGAATGGTCAAAAATGTCTTTGAATATTGTTAATGTTTCAGGATGACAAATTCGAGAAAACGTAACATTTCCAAAAGGAGAATAGACTTTATTATCGTAGTTATCGTAAACCTGGTGGTGTCGAAAATAATTAAATGACTTAATGTTTCCTTTATATTCTTGTCGAGACTTCACACCATCGATATTAACTAAGGTATAAGTCTCTCCTTTCGTGATAAGTTCTCGATAAGTTTCTTTATGGTAAAAACCAAAGTCTTCATTTTCCAATATCGGTTTATCGTACACTCCGATATTGGCTAGCTGAAGTTCTATGTCCTCAAGAATTTCACGAATATTTAACTGAATAATTGATTTGTTTTCCATTTTGTGCCTAGTGAATAAAAGTTATTGTTAAATAAAATGGATCGATAACGAAAGAGATAGGTAGTTTAACACCAATATCGTTTTGGTTTCTATTCTCGATAAATCTACATAGATCGATGTCTTCTTGATATGCTTTATTTAAAGCATTCAGTGTTTTGGAAAAGAAATTCTCAACGTGACCACTTTTTATTGCTGAAATCAACATCTCTATTTCTTTACCGGTACTGTAGTCTTGCTTTAGGTTTTTATCAAATTGTATCAATAGATTAACAGCATCCATGATCTGATATTGTTTATTATTAATTACAAAACAACCTAATCTTTCTAACCAGTAGTTAACGATAATATTAATACCAGCATACCAAGACCATGTATCTTTCATGAAACCACCACGATTAAATTCTTCAGCATAAACCTTATCGATTCCTAAATTCACCAACCAGTTAAAACTAGATAGTGTGAACTTATGGTTTACAATGTATTCACCCAATGCTTCTTGAACTGTTTTATCCATAGAAGATCCGATAGGATTTTCTACTAAACGATGTCCGTACATAAAGACATCTTTTATTGCCTTTTCAATATCGGGTATAAAGAAAGTTTGTTGCATATAAATTCCTATACAATTAGAATATTAGTCATAAATTCTCAAAGTCTATAAAAATAAGCTTATACGGACTTTCTGTTGTTCTTAAGGGTAACTATCATCTTAAGATAGTTTTTCAATATAGAGCGAATACAGAGCAAAATAGAATAATATTTTTTACATTACTTACTCTCTTCTCACTATAATAATATATTCGTATAACTAATTAGATTATTCGTATGAAAATTATAGCATAATTTATCTATATTTATATATTCGAAAGGATAGACTTATGTCAACTGTAAACATGTGTCTAGCTGAAATACATCAAGTAATTCCTGAAGAGATTATTGAGGAAACTTTTGTCACGCCATATCGTCAAGATTATTACAAACCTGTAAGTGCAGATGCTCGTATCATTACTGAGATTTTTGAAAAACGAGTTATTCCTGATCTCTCTTTAGAATACGCTCATCAAGTTACTATTCCTTTAGAGGCTTGTCAGATTGAAAGAATCAATGTATCTGACTATGTTGTGGTTATTCCTCCTGAAGTATTACAGAATAGAAAGATTCTTTCTGTATTGGGAGTAAATACTGTCAACATCTATAATAACTCTTACATGGGTAATGATAGTCTTGCAGCTGGCGTTTCTTCAGTGATGTCTGCTGGCTCTAAAATGGCTGCGGGTGGTTCCAGTGTACCAGCTAACTACTTAGAAAAGACGGAAGTTATTTCTCCTAATTCTTTTATTATTAAACGCGCTCCTTATCTTAGTACCAACTGTACCATTGATATTTTGGTAGAGCATGATGCTAAACTAAACACTATTGACCGTACTGCAATTTCTTACGTTAAAGAATTAAGTCTATTGGCGTGTAAAGCTTACATTTATAAAAAGCTTAAAATCCGCATCAATAGAGCAATGTTAGATGGTGGTTCTGAACTAGCGGCATTTGGTGAGTGGGTAGACACTTATGCAGATGCTGAAGAAATGTATCAGGAAAAGAAACGTGATGCTAGCCGTATTCTCTGGCAAGCTGATGAAGAACAAAACTGGAGATTGTGGCGAGTTACCATGGGTAACATGTATTGATTTAATAGAAAGATTAATAATGAAATTCAAAGTCGTACCGATAAAATCTTTAAAGAAAGATTTAAGTACCGAATCATTTATTCACCCACCTACATTTAAAGGAACTGAGAATGTTCCTATCATGGGTGATTTTGCTACTCAGATTGCTCAGAGACTAAATGAAATATTTAGTAAGACTGAAAATGAACAAGACGGCATGGCTGAATCAATGGGTCGTGACATGGGTGATAAACAAGATCCTACTAAAAGCTACATGATTGGTCGTAATGACGTCATCGCTGGAGTAGATGGATCTATCGCCGCTACCCGTAATAGTCGATTAAGTGTGGAACATGTAGAAGGTGGTTTAGGTTTATACGATATCACTGGTGAATTAGCGAGTTTGATTAAAGGTAATAATCAGCCATTTATCTGGACAATCCAATACGAAACTTTATCGGATTATCATGTCGAGAAAATTCGTAGTTTAATTGTCGATGGTTATTTTGTTAATTTGGTTATTCTTGTACCTGCTTCTGTCAAAATGGAAGATGTCGAATTGCGTTGTGGTAGTTTATTTGATTTAATGCAATCTACAGATCGATTAGCGGTATTTGCTACTTTTGTTTTGTCTGGAAACTAAAAAAGAAATACTCTCCTCTACCAATTAAGGTAGAGGAGAGATTCTTATGTTTAGTTAATGCTATTTCCTTCTGTATCCATTACTAAAAAGTCTAAACAATGTTTAGCTGTAGAACGGAAGTAATTAACATCAAAACAATTATGGGAAGTTTTAACTTTAGGACCTTTACTCATCATCACGTAAGAAAGAGCATTTGGAGACAGTACTGATTTTAAATCATTCATGTTTTTAAACATGTCACGAGTTGTTTCAGTTGGCATAGCGGTTATTAGTGTCGCGATGCTTTCGTATTCTCCGTCTTGATTTCTTTCATCAGGAATATAAATAATCCTCATGCTAAATCTACCTTTACGCCCATTACTTTCAGTAGCGTAAAATACAATATCGTCTACCTGAATGCAATCTATTTGATACGTCCCATGTTCTGTAGAAATGCCAAAGTTACTAATCTTAGAATCATTTAAACAAACACAAGTTGTCAAAACATCAAAATCAGTAACTGTTAAGTCCGGCGTTTCTTTCTCCGTAAACTTCAGTACGGTATCGTATAAACTTTTGCCAATACTTTTATGGTAGAACATGGTAATTGCGGCTAATTCTGGAAAGATTACGATCTTGGGGATGACCACCGCATACTCGTCTTCTTCAGGATGATCGATTATCGATAGATCGCTGATATCGACTGTCACTTTATCAGGATAGTTATCAACTGCTTCGCAAATATTAGCCATCAATGATGAAATACCACTGGAGTAATCAGCACGATATTCTTCATGATGTTCAGGATTATCGAAATCGTATATGTAGTCCAGTGGTACGTTCCCTACTGGACCCACTACTAGGTTAGTGATTTCCATCTAAACCCTCTACTCGATCGATAAGGTCAAGAACACGTTTTACAGTTGGTTTACTTGTATCCAAGTCAACTGTAAATGCATCTCCACCTAAATCAATAGAATAGCTCTTAATGTTCAAAACAGAAGCTAAGGCTTCCATTTTTACCAAGAGTACTTTAGCTACTTTAATCGTAGCCAGAAGAAGATCCATTGGTGTGTATTCGTCTTCAGGACGAATATTTTCCAAAGTTTCCATGTGGCACTTAATATTCTCCATGTATTTAATGGAGAGATTGTACATCATTTCGTTTGCTTCTTGAACAGTAATAGTTGGTTTCATTTTGATTTCCTTTTAAGTTAGTTAGATTAAACAAGCGCCCAATTAGTAATGGTTGCTTGTAGGTCAGACGGAGTATATCCATCACGAGGGAAGATATCATTACCTTCCTTATCGATAAATAACTCCAAGAAGTATTCGACAATATCGAATACATTAATGATGCACATGATTGCATCTAATTGGAATACTCGTTCGAGATCCAAATTTGGGAAAGTACGTGAAATATAATCTTCGAAATCATCCAGTACTTCTTGGCTGTACTCTCCTTTAAATTCCAAGAAGAGATAGGTCAAGTATTCCAAGATACCACGTACGTATTCTTTATCAAGATTACGATAGAACTTTAACATGGTAACAAATACCAAGAAGTGAGATTCTTCTGTAGTAAAGTTACCAATGTAAGAAGCGTGATCAGCACCCAAATTAATGAAGAAGTAGATACTGGAATTGAGCGTACGAGTCACTTCGCTTTGTACTCGTTCTCGCTGCCAAGAACTTTCTTCTTCAGATTCTAAATAATACTCAATTAAGAACAATACAGCCATGTGATATACTAAGGCTATTTCATCTTCTGATGCTTTTGTTAAATCCATAATTGAATTATTTAGATTTAATGATTGATCGTAGTCAATCGTGGTTGGGAATTTGATTTGTGGAAATACTTGGGATTCTTCACGATTAGCAATCCATTCATTGAATCCTTCTTGGATCGATGTGATCTGACCCACGTGCATCATGTAGTATGATGACGACGTGATGTGTTTAATTGTTTTGCTGACGATTTCTTTATCAGCTAAAATCAGGTCTTTAAGAGAAATAGATTTCTCTCCTGATTTAATTAAACTTACAGCTTCTTTAAAAAAGCTTTTCAAAACATCTTTGTTCATGGTTAATATCCTTATAATTAAATTAGACTAAAAACAAAATAAGTTAGATAGATAAATCGATATTAGGAGATTGGTAAACCCAATCTCTTTTAAAAATTATGTGTCATCAGCATTAAAATGCTTTGATAATTCACTTTAATGATATATAACTGAAATATTTTATAAAAGGCAATAAACAGAATGATTTTATTTTTAAAAGATTGGGACAAATACCCAAATGCCATTGTGCATCTCACTACTAAAAATCAGTCGTTTATCGACTTAGCAAATATTTACAAGAAGATGGGCGTTAAAAACTATTATTTCCATCTTGCTTTACACGATCCTGATTTAGAATTTGTCGATCCATTTGATCCAAATTTAACCCCTCACATGATTTCTAAAATCGCTACAGAAATCGCAGTAAACCCATGGTACTTCTTTAGAGAATTAGCCCAAGCACCTGACTCGAATGAAGATACTCGTATTTTCTTTAGAGCTAATAGAGCGAACATCTCATTGTTCTGGTGTTTCTTTAACCATTGTCAGTATTTCTTGATCCAGCCACGACAAACTGGTAAGTCATTCTCTACAGATATTATCATGCAATACCTGTTGTGTTTCCGTAAAAGTCTTAAGATGCTTCTTTATACAAAAGACTCTGACTTACGTACTGTAAACGTAATTCGCCTTCGTGCGCTTATCGCTACCTTACCTTCTTACTTAAATCCTATTACTCGTAAGGATAGTAATAATACAGAAGGTATTACGGTATTAAGTAATAATAACTATTACAATACGATTATTGCTCAGGAATCTGAAGATGCGGCTTATAAGCGTGGTCGTGGTAATACGGTGGAAGTTCGTCAGTGTGATGAGGTGGCATTCTGTAAATTAAACCACATTACTATTCCGTCTATGGGTTCATCAATGGACGCGGCGAGACAAAAAGCTTTAGAGCAAGGTAAAGAAACTTGTTCTATCTTCACAACAACTGCTGGTAAAAAAGATACACCACATGGTCGTTGGGCTTATGAGGTGTGGAATGAATCTGCACAGTTTGATGAAAAGTATTTTGATTCTTTCGATGCTGTTGAATTTGAAAAACGAGTAAAAGCTGATTCTAATCCTGTCGATCCTTTATTTAAAGCCATTGGTCTTTTCCAAGTACAAGGAACTTTCTCTCATCGTCAATTAGGTTATACTGACGAATGGTTGATTGAGAATATGGCTCGAAACAAAGTAACAGGTGAAGATGCATTACGAGACTATTATAATGTTTGGACATCTGGTACAGAGTCTTCTCCATTTACTGTAGAACAAGCACAGATGATCAAGAATAGTGAATGTGATCCAGTATTCAGAGACATTGGTAAATTTGGTATTATTATTAATTGGTACGTAGACAATCATGAACTTTCTACTATATTCAATAATTGTCCGGTTATTGTGGGCTTGGACTCTTCTTCTGCTATTGGTAAGGATGCCTGCTCACTAACATTTGTAAATGCTTTAGATCTTAATATCATTGGTACGGCTAGTATTAGTAAAGTTAATCTCTTCCAATATGCTCAATGGCTTTGTGATTTGATTATTCGTTTTCCTAAACTACTGTTGGTTCCTGAGAATCGATCATCTGCACAAGGTATTATTGACTTCTTAATTGAAACATTGCCTGCTTATGGCATTAATCCATTTAAGCAGATCTTTAATACAATTGTTCATGAAAAGGATGAGAAAGCCAGAACGTTTATGATGATGGATGCTCACCCTAACCCAGCCAGTGTAGCCAATATGTATCGTAGTTCATTTGGTTACAGTACTTCTGGTAAAGGTCGTTATAGTCGTGATAACTTATACGGTGAGACATTCTATCGTGCGATAGATGTTATTGCTGATAAAGTAAAAGATAAGAAACTGATTCGTGAATTATTAGGATTGGTTATTATCGACGGTAGAATTGACCATGGTTCTGATAAAGAAGATCATGATGACCAAGTAATTTCTTGGTTATTGGCTTGTTGGTTTGTATTTAACGGACGTAATGTTAATTATTACAATATCAATAAGGGAAGATTCTTGTCTAATGTTGTTACAGCAGGTGAAGAAATTGATCCTGTAAAACAAATGCAACAAAAAGAACAAGAAGCATTGAAAGATAAGATTTCTAATCTATACGAAGAATTATCTAATACTGAAGACCATTTTGAGTTTGCTAAATTAGAGAAAACCATTCGTCTATTAGAATCTCGTTTAACTCCTGAATCTAGATCTCAAATGGCAATGTCTGTATCCGGCATGATCGATGACTTAAAAGAGACTCGTCGTATTAATGCTTTGCGTTCTTCTCCAGACATGCTGAATGATGTAATGGATGGATTGAGTCACATGAGTGATGTATTTACTGGAAATCCTTATTTCGGTAACCGTTATGGTAACATGACGAATGGTATTTACCAAAACCCTAATGATATTAGCGATATTAATTATTGGTTAAGTTAATAAGCATAAATGAATTACTCTCCTACTCAATTAAGAGTAGGAGAGTAGATTCTATTTTATTTTATCTTGCTTTAAGATGTCGGACATTTTAATGTCTAAAAAAGCAGAAGCAACTGCATTGATTTGTTGTTTCTCGTCGTAGAATTTAGACAACAATGCTGGAATTTGCATAGTTGAATTCATTACTCGAGCTACATTATCAGGAAAACAATCTGGAACGATTCCTGTTATCTGATACAGTACAAATTTGCGTTGCTTTTTCCTAAACCATGCTACATTATTCCTTTTCATCAAATAGGTTCTTTTAATAACTACAATATCCATAGGACAATTATATTTTGTCATGATGGTAATAACTGTAGGTTTAGATTCATCTATTTTAGAAAAGTCAAAATCTGTAGAGATTAGATTCGATAAGTTATGGGCTGTCTTACAAGTCTTAGCTAACAACTTTTCAAAAAAGCTCATTTCTCATTCCTTAAAGTAATATTTATTAAATATACACTTTAAGAATAATGTAATTGCCAATGTTAAAATAATTATTTACGTTATCCTTGGTAGTGTTTCATGGTGAATGCTCTTAATACAATGTACAGCATGACACCGGTACGCGTAGCTGCAATAGCTGATCCAGATTTCACTTTCGTAGCTCTTCTAACAATACCTTCCATGTCATCTCGAATTTCCAGAAGTGTTTCTTCTGTTGTTCGTGATGAAGTATAAACACCTTTCATCTTGGAAAGTAATCCAGAGATGTCAGATTTATTTTTCATGGTATTTCTATTAAGATACAGATAAGATAATAAATGATTCATGAGTTTAGCAACAATTTCATCAATCTCTAATTTTCCTTCTGATCCTTTACCATAGGTATCGCTAATCCAGCTTAAAGTACTTCTGAACATTTGGGCAGGCATGGTTTTATTACTGTTCTCAATAATCGAGATCAAATCTAGTTTGATGAACGAATGTTTATCAGCAATAATACCTTCGAGATATCGTTTATAAGTTTCTAATGATTTCTCTTTATCTTTTAACACCTCTTCGCCATCAGATTCAATAAACGTAGACGAACTAGAAGTAATCGTCGTTGTTTGAAGATTCTTTTGGACATTGTAGATGTTCTTTAACATATTCTTAATACGTGATTGAGAGTCAGTAATCATGTAACCTACTGAATAACCAGTATTACGAATATCTACATCCATTTTCTCAATAGTGAGTTTATGGATAGAGTGTTTCATGTCTGTGGTATCATCACCACGTTCTCGTAATACAGCTAACCACGAACCTAATCGCTTAATAGCGTATTTATTAGACATCGATGACAATGTAGCTTCAGCTGTTTGTTTTGAACAAGGATATGGCCAGTGACGTTGCATACGAGACGTTAGGAAACGAATGTTCATGACGATGATGATGTCGGACATTGCTTTTTGTTTCTTAGTTTCTGGTATTTTCGTTGATTTCCAAATAGCATGAACTAACCAAACACAGCTTAATGAAAATGGATCCGAAGCTACTAAGTAGTGAACTGGAGAAATTAATTCAGCTAAGTCAGGGGCAATATCTAACTCATCGATTCTTAGTATTTCTTCAAACCACTTCAAACGATCCGAGTTAACAAACTTAACAACAGTATCACCAATAGTATCGCCACCAAAAAACTGAGCATGTTCTGGTGATTTAGTAATAAAGGAATTAAGGTATTGTTCAATTCTATCACATAGCTTTGTATCTATAGATAGGTTCGAGCAATGGTCATTAAATACCTCTCGGACATTTTTGTACATTTAATAAATTCCTTAGTGTAAAAAAAAATAAACAAGTATGGTCAAAAAATAGAGAGTATTCCGTTTAGGAATACTCTCTAATCTTCAATCACTTATCAGTTTAAAATGACCTATTAGTAATGTTCAGTTTTGATTTACGAATACTGAACCAGAATTCACAGAAATCCTCAATGATCAATTCAGGATTTACTAGATGTACATGTTCTGGTTTAACATAATTATTGATAACAATATCGATTTGTTCCAGTACTGTTTTACACGCACGATTGAAATTTTCGATAGAGAAAGAATCAATTTCAAAACAACGACCAACACGAGACACCCATTGTTTTTCTTTACCTTTCTTCCACAGATCGTAATTTGTATCGTAACTTGGGTCTACTTCACGATATACTGCACGATGAGTGAAACGTCCAGAATCATTAGTAAAAGTAATGCGACTAATTACTTTATGCTGGTCTGGCGAATCGCCAATTACAAATGTAAATGTTTTAGAAATAGCATTGGCTACAAATTCAAAATAATTCTCATTATTGATCAGATAATTATTAATCTTCGTAGCTTGAGCAATTTTATCTTCTTCAGAATCAGCACCCCAGAAATCGTTTAAAGAATCGCGATCCACTGTCAGTACTTCACGTGCACCTACCACTTCTAAATAACAATGAACGATACTTTTAGCATGTGATGAGAACGCTTCTCGGATATCTGAATCTACATTTCCGTAATTCTCAATAATCCAGACATTTACTCTTTCAGGAATAATCTCGTCAGTAATACCGATAAGATTTCCTGGTAAGTATTCATCTCCTTTCAAGATACGAATATCTTTACGTACTTTTTCTAAACCAGGTTCATCAATCAAAACCAAAGTAAAGTTAACATTCATTTTTTATTTCCTTTAATAAGTTAGTTTTCTAAAAACTGCATACAAGAATCTAGTAACTCACCACTTTCTAATCTGTTCTTTAAGAACTCTTCTAATTTTAACAATGATTCCCAATCAAAATTAGCCATTTCTGGATCTTTTGAAGAATCTCTGATACTAAATCTACCACTAACAGTCGTACGAGATCGTTCAATTAATACTTTATTAGAATTATCTACATCGATCAAAACTTTCGATACGATATCTATAGATGGTTCTTTTCGAACCAGAGAAATATAAACAATATCCGAAATAACATAATCTGCTAAAAATTCGAAACTACCCAGATAATATTCAAATATACTTCCGTATACCTTATACGTATTTTTAGAGGTTTTAAATTCACCTAACTTTTTCAACTTTTCAAGATAGGAATCTCTTTTAAATGCAGTACGGCTATTATCTTCAAATTCGTTATTCCTAAAAATATACAATCTAACATTTTTAATACGGGGGATTTCTCGTGTTGGAAAATTGTACGTTTTGAGCCATTCATCCATAGTTTAATTTCCTTTAATAAAGTTTACAGGTATTACTTCATTTTAATAATATAGGTTTAAAATAAATAAAAATACTCTCTACCCCGATGAGGAGTAGAGAGTATTTCGATATTAAGAAATGACAACAGGGAATGGAGCAATACTGTAGAATACATCGTTATTATTGTATCGGGTAAAGAATACCAATGATACAGTAGATGTTGCTTTACAACGAGTAGGTACAGACAAATCCTGATTCCACATGCTAATAGGGAATTCGTGTTCTTGACCACCTACTAACAATTTAAACATGTTAGGTTTAGGTGCTTGATTTTCACGATTCGTACGATATTGGGGCATGGTTGAGTAATATACTTTTCTTAACCAATCATCGAGATCTGTACAGCTATTAGCAAAATTATAAGTATAATTCGTACCAGTAAGGACGCGTACATTACAAACTAATCCTTCGCCATATGGAGGATTCTGATAAGCTTCAAAACCCAGTAACCAACGATCAGCAGTAGCGTCAGCTGCATTACGTAACAAACGAATGTCTACTTGTTGAGGATGGATATGTTCACGGAATGCATTGTTCAATACACCTAAATCAATCGCTACATTCAATTGTTGGTTAGGTCCGAAGAGTTTACCATTCAATGAACGAATCGGTGAATTAGAAGTAATGTACACATCGTTAGTCACATCAATCCATTGGTTACGATCCAATGTAAATAAATACCAGTCGAGCTGATAACCAACAGTATCATTTACCCAACGTGGAACTGGGTAGAGTTTAACTGAGTAAGCACCATCACGTTCAGTAATGGTATAGTTAAAGCTACGAGTGACAAAATAACGATTGTTGTTATTAATCACATTGACTGATTTCTCATTAGCACCAAGGTAGTACTTGAGTACCAAAGTACCTTTCACACCGACTGTTGATTCTGATGCACGATCCAGATATAACAATTCGAATTTATTACCATCGACTGGGTAGGTGACAATAGTACCGTCGGTATAATGTACTTTACCCATGATGTTAATAGAGTTCTTCAAGATCTGTTCAGGGATCAAGAGGTTCGATTCATCCTTAGCATCGATATACATCGAATCAATAGAGATTGCAGAGATGAATTTATCTGCATCAGACACATCTCGAAGAAGTGCCGATTTCTCAACGATAAAGTTAGTGCGAGATAACAAACCACCTTTATCATCATAAACCAGAATCAAGACCATTTCGCCTTGTTCTAATTCATGCGCTGAATAAAATGGAGGCAAATACCATTGAGTAAGGTTATTTGGATATTGCTGACCAATCGGTTCTAAAGGAATCTCATTACCAATTACATTATAGCTAGCATCGTATCGTACTGAAATTGGCAGTCCGCCAGCACCAGCTACGGTTCCTTTAAAAGCAATCGCATGATGAGGTAATGAACCTTGAATATGGAATTGTGCGGGTACAGTCAATGTAGGTCGTACTACCGAATCATCGTAAAAAATTTGTCGTGCACAAGGTGTTGCTAATGTACCGCCAGAAAAGAAACGACCTTCGTCTTTAGACATTTCGTCAGAAGATGTCTTAGAAGAGATCTCTTCTAATTCTGGAACCAAGGTGGTTTGGTTAACAGCAATAACCTTGTAATAAGTAAAGGTATTCGTATCTAATACGAAGTCACCTACCTTAGGTACGTATTTACGATGACCTTCCTGACCTAAATAAATATCATGAATTGCCCATATCCGCCATACCTGAGAATCATCTAGGATGGGAGGTTCACCATCAATACCGACAATGGACACGTTCGCAGCAATACCACGACCGTATACAGGCTGATTCACGGGGTAATTATTTTCACTCACGTGTTTTCTCCAATTCGGATAAAGTGAGATATCTCAATCTCATTTCTAAAATAAATACGAATAATTTGTTTTAAGAAACGAACCTCATGGTAAGTGAGGGTTGTTACATCAGTGTGATACGTTGGATGGATGGTAACGTGTTTCATCGAGATATTATCTAAACGGAAATAAGGTTCCGCAACAAATAAATCTTTATAGTTACTTTCCACAAAGTTAATGACTTCTTGGTCATTGTATCGAGACTCGATGTTAGGGAACTTATACTGTTTTCGTTTTAGATCGTGGATGATCCTAGACAATACAGTTGAGTATACCTTGTACAATCCTTCGATCGGAGGATTACTTGTAAACTTGGTATCTTTAAAGAATTGTCCCATGTAAGCAGATACTCGTCTGTCTAAATCGTCTGCTTTGCTCTTAAAACTATAAGTATCTTCAATGTATGTTTTACGCTTCGGCACGATAATGTCACGAATCTCGTAAGGTCTACCTTCTAATTCATCTGCTCGCTCGGGAATGATATTTCCGCGTTCAGAAAAACCTAATTTGGATTGGTCAATGATCCCGTTACCTACTTTAAACAGATAATTCTTATCATCGAAAATTTCCCAAATACCATTTCGAGAAAGCATGTGGTTATTTACATAACCTACTTGTCGATTAGTAGTGATGCCTGCTAATCTAGTACCTTCTCCGTTTTCTTTAGGTTTTGTCTCAGCAAATGACATCATTCGATAAGTGATTTCTTGACTGTTCTTAGAATGGTCAATACATGACTTATTAATAATGTATACATTTGGAAACTCTACGAAGTAATCGATTCCTTCGATCAGGGCTTTACCGTTTAAGAATATATCTAGGTAACCATAAGGAATTCGTACAGGTCGAGCAAACACATTATCTTTTTCAGCATTATAGTAATGTTGATTTAATGCGAAGTTTAAGATGCCTTTAGTAAATGGTACCAAAATAGTACGACACAAGAATGTCTTGTCGGTTCTTACTGTAAAGGTATAATCGCTTAACAAGCGATCACCTGTTCCTGTAATGACAATACCTCGCTTACCATTAATGGTCTTCCAAGCCCATACACCTTCTTCATTAGTCACATCTTCCCATCGGTCAGGTTCTTCTTCCAGTGTTTTCACACAGGCATATACTCTAAATTCCTCATCTTCTGGAATCTCTACCTCTAGAATATCGATATAGTCATTAGGCTGACGCGTACCAATACCAGAAATAAACTCGACTAAGCGACATTCTGGAGAAGTTACTGGATATTGATTATAATCACCTAAACGTCTCCATGCTAAAAGCTTACCTTTTTGATCATATTCGAAAATGGTTGAATATGGACGATAAGCATAAGGTACATTGACTAACTTACCACCTAATCCGTCGTCAATAAACGTTTCGTATGGATGTAGTGATTTACCAGTATAGTAAGTCGTAGCATTATAACCATATGCGTCTTGTACTTCTTTTAAACTACAAACTGCTTTAGGTTTAGAGATCAGTTGAGATAAAGTAGATGATTCTAATTCATCTGCTCGCCACTCTTTAATATTACTACGAACACCTTGCATGGCAGCTACACGATTTTGGAATGCAAGTTTATTCAATTCGTGTAAGCGATTATTGACAAATGGCATTGTACGTTTACCGTATTGTTTACGATAAAATACTTTAAATACCACATTGGCAATTTGCTCATTAATGAAGTCATGATTGTTCATCATCTCTCTAACTAAGTTAGTGGAGATAGAGAAATCACAGTTACCTACTTGTCGAATGTTGGTTTCTGAATTTCGATGCAACATTACGCCTCGAAATAATTTAGGTGTTGTTTTCGGATAAGCACATAAGTGAAAATCGCAATCATCGAAATATTCGAATAGGTTTTTACGATAAGATAAACCGTGCGTAAATAGATACTTACGAATCTTATCGATAATAGATTTAAATGTAGGGATTGTACTGATCTTCATTTCTACGACTTTAGTAATCGTGGAATCGTAAATCAGTTCAACTACGTCTTTTTCAAGAATCTCTACAGTAATCGGGTCATTAACCAAGTAACCATTGATGTAGGTAAAAATATACCCAGGTTTAGACTTATACTTATTGTAGAAGTTGATCAGAGGACTCTTATCAGAAGTACGATATGGTTTAGCATACTGGATAGCAATCGTCTCTTTAGGAAGATTCTGATCATCATGATGAAGCAATGCATTGTTATAGGTTCTGAATAAGACATCTTCGGTATTCATGTCCCAATTAATTTTCAGATCTTCTTTAATAACTAATACTAAATTCTTCTCACGAGTTAGAGTGTAGTAGATATGTGTCAATGGAATAACAATACCTTTATCAGTATAAAACTGAAATACTACAGTTTGTTCTACGCATAAGTCTGCCATGTTATACCAGCGTGAACGATCGTGCCATTCTACAAAATTAAAATTGAACATTTCCTCAGGAACTTGTCCAATCATGTAAGCGTGATAACGTTCGTGTTTGGAAGGTAAGTTATAATCTTCCGTAACGATATTAACATGGTTTCGAGCACCACCCAAAGGAGTGATGCGTTTTGGTCTTACAATACTTTGGTTATCTTGGTGTGGAGCTGCCCAGAGATTATAGAGATAATGACCTATTAAATAAGGTACACTCATCGGTACACTCCTTTTATTAATTAATAATCGTTTACAATACTATTTACAGCAAGAATGAAGTTAGCACGGTCACGATTAAAATTCTTCAATGCCATTTTTGTTAAACCAGCATTTTTAAATACTTGCTCTGATAAACATACTACTAATGTAGCTACGAATGTAGGAATGTGTTCTACAGACATTGCCAGGATTTGTTGTTTTTCTAAACCAATCCAAACATTAGCATTGAGGTTCTTGGCAATTACGGTATAGAACAAACCGCTATTAATTTTCTGAATAGCTGGATTATTCAATTTTAATTTCAATTGCTCTAAGAAATCATCTACATTTTTATAGAACTCTCGATCAACGTATCGATACAAGAAGCTAGACGGAATACCAATATCTCGGGACAGTTTAGCGATAAGCGCATCAAATTCCAACTCACCTGCATAGGTTTCGCTATGTAGCATCGAGTAGTACATCCATCCTGACATTGCTCGTAAAGCAACAATTTCTTCACTGTTTAAGCTAAAAGCCATAGACAATGAAGAAGTAATCAAGTCTACGTAAGTCTTAACTACATTAGGAGACAATGACTTAATAGAACGAGTACCATTGTTAACAAGATCAGATGTCAAAATAGTACGAATGGTTTGTAGCGAGAACAAAGGTTTGTTTGCTACGGTGTATTCACCTTCTTGACGTTCTCGAATAAATGATGATAAATCACAAACAGTATATTTCAAACCTTTTACTGTTTCGATAATCAACGGATGATCAAATTTGGGAACGACTGAATTAGGATAAATAAAAATTGATTTATTTTGTTCATTCACTTTCAACCAAGGGTAATTCAAACCCAATGATTGTCGAATAGTTTTTTGTTGTTCGTCGGTTTTAAAGAAACTACCAATTGTAGTCTCGTAAGGCGAATAAAAAATGGCCATTTATTTTATTCCTAGATTAATTAATTTAACTAAATAAAAGCTTTTATAAGTAAAGTCTCCGTAGAGAACATCATACTTTTTACTGATAAAAATTTCAATGCGATTTATATATAGAAACTAATTACCACGATATTATGAATATCGTGGCTAAACACGTTATCATTTTAAACACTAATACTGTTTAATTTATTGCTTATTCGCTCGTTAATAGAACATTACCGGTAATGTTTTTCATGTATCTGTTTAGGGTTAAACCTAATACAGCGAATACAATTAAAATTTATTTATTTTAACAATAGTCTAATCTTAATCAGGTTAAGACATTGGAGATTTTTAAAAAATGGATATCTACATTAATAATCCTACACCCCACAGTTTCCACCTGGGTACTAAGGATATGTCCGGTAGACCTCAATCCGTTGTCGCCACTCCGCGTGCACCACATATGGCTTTTTGCCCATTCTACGCTGAAAAAGGTCCTACCGAGGAAGTAGTTGTCGACGGTGAAGCATTTATTAAGCTCTTCGGTAACAAGACTTTGGATCCACTCCACAAGTACTACAACCACTCTTCTGTCTTCATCGAAGGCATGTTGCAAGATAGTGGTACCATTATCGCTAAACGTATCGTTCCTGAAAACGCTATGCGTAAAGCCGGTATGCGTCTGTCTATCGAATACGTTGAAGTAGAAGTAGATGAATACGAGCGCGATGCTTCTGGTCAATTCCGTTTAGACCGTGGTAAGAAAGTATCTACAGGTCGTAAAGTTCCTGGTATTACTTACCGTTGGGTTTTGGAAGAACTGAAACCAGAACAAATTACTTTGGCTAGCCGAACTGTATCTAGTTCTGGTTTGGGTAAAGGCGCAACTAATCAAGTTGACTTTGCTGTCAATGGTGTGGTTGGTAAACGTCTTCCTATCTTTGACTTCGAAACCAGTTCTCCTGGTGCTTGGGGTAATTTAACCGGTATTTCCATCTGGGCACCTAAGACCACAGACCAAGCTCCTTTGAATACTATCGCTTTCAGCGACACAGGTTCTTACCCATTCCGTCTTCAAGTATTTACTAAACCTAACGCTACCAGCAATAAAGTTGTAGAAACTACAACTAAAGGTGCTCGTGAAATCGACTTCTGTCTGAAACCAGGTGCTGTTTCTAAAGTAGGTGTTCGTTACTACTTGGGCGAGACTTTTGTAAAACATTACAATAACAATCGTCCTGACGAACCTAATCTTCCTGCAACCTTTGGTTCTTTCAGCAATATTCACGTTTACCAAGCAAACATCGATAGCGTTCTTTCTCTTTTCATGCAAAAAGAATTGGACGTATCTGGCACTCAAGTACCTACTCTGAATCCTCAGACTGGCGAGATGGAAAACACCACTCGTTACTACGGTGACTTTGCTGCTGTAACTGAAGAAAACAAAGCAGACTCTAAATATCTGTTTAACTTGTTTACAGGTACTCACTCTGATGGTCGTCCTTACCAAACTTTCCGTAATTCTGACAACATCTCTACTACTGAAGGTGAAGTAACTGCATTGCGTGAAGGTTCAGTACAATGGTCTACTGGCGGTACTGATGGCGAAATGTCTGATGAGTTGTTTGCTGCTGCTGTCGAAGCAATGCTCGACGAATTTGCTGATGCTAACAGCCGTTACATGGATGACACTACTTACAACGACTCTGTCTTCTACGATACTGGTTATCCGATTGAAACTAAATTCAATCTGAATAAATACCTAGTTAACCGTAAAGACCGTTGGGTATGTGCCACCACTCACGTATCTGGTGAAGGTGTCATTACTGCTGCTGAAGAGATCGCTCGTTTGGCAGCCATCCGTAACCGTTTGAAACTGGCTCCTGATTCTGCAGTGTTTGGTACTGAAACATTCCGTGCTATGGTTATCCGTGGTAGTGGTCGTTTCCGTTCTTCTGTATCCAGCTACGAAAAACGCGTTCCTGTATCTTACGAGATCTGTCGTTTGTTTACTAAATATTGGGGCGCTAAAATTGGTCGTGCTGACGCTCGTTGGGATCCTACCGAAGGTGATAACAACTACCTGCGTTACCTGACTGATATTTCTAATCCATGGGTTCCTTACATTCAACGTAACGAAGCATGGGCTGCTGGTGGCATGTGGGTAGAACGTAGCGAATCCGGTCGTTTCTACTTCCCGATGATTCGTACCATCTACGAAGATTACTCATCTACCTTGATGAATGCTCGTATCATGCTGTTCCATGTTGAATTGAACAAAATTGGTGCTGAATTGCGTCGTCGCTTCTCCGGTAAAGACTGGTCACAACTGCGTCTGAAACAAGAAGCTGAATCTTGGTTCTACTCCCAAATTAAAGACAATAAATTTGGTGGTACTATTGAGGTTGAAGGTGAGTTGTATTTCACTACTATCGATACCGAACGTTCTTGGTCTTGGCACTTTGTTGCACGTGTATACGGCGACAACATCAAAACTGTTCAAACGTTCTACAGTGAAAACTATCGTCGCGAAGATAAGCCTGAAAATTTCAGCGGTATTAGCGCCTAAGTCTATAACTAGGGGTTATTTATTTAACCCCTATTTTATTTCAAAATTTTAAAAGGTAAAAATAAAAATGGCACGTATTGAACCCGTTTTTATGTCTAAAAATACGGGCGGTTTTGCTGATGGTATTCAGGCTCCTGTTGTAGGTCTTATCGAAGGTGGTAACTTCGGTTATGCTAAACAATGGGCTGCTTGGATTAATAACACTCCATACACTTCTCGTCCGCTGATTAGTTTTCTTTTGGAAGCTCCTTTGGGCTTTAAACTTCTTCCTGATGGTAAAGTCCATATCGCTATCTTGCGTAGCCTGGTAGAAACCATTCGCCATCGTATTACTGGTTTGGGACACAAGCTCACCGTAGCGACTGACCAAAACCAAGCATTTGGTGGTTCTGGTCAAAAATACGAAGTATTCACTAACGTAACTGAAGATCCTCTGAACGTTTCTATGTCTTTCTGGGAACGTCCAGGTTTGGCAATCGGTCGTTATATGCGTTACTGGATTGAAATGCTGATGATGAACATGGAAACGAAATATGCTTCCATTTCAACAGTAGCTGGTACTCAAGACTACGATGCAATGCCTGACATGTATTCCATGTCTATGTTGTTTATCGAACCTAATGCAACCATGACTAAAGTGGTTCAATCTTGGATCGGTATCAACATGTGGCCTAAATCTTCCGGTGATAACGAAGCCAAACACGATAAAGAAAACCCTTCTGAAACTCGCGAAATTCAAATTGAATTTACTGGTATTTATCACTATGGTCCTGGTGTTGACTTCTTTGCTCAAAAATTCCTTGACAGCATTAAATTAATCAACGCGAATGCGTATCATGAAGAAGCACTACACGGAAATATAGGTCTTGATTCAATGGTCGCTGCTTCTAGGATGTCTTTTGGGGAAACAGTTCGCAATATAAGTAAGCGGCAATTCAAATAAATTACGGCTTATATAAAAAGGATAACTTCCCTATTATATGAGAAATGTAGTTTAACCCTAAAAATAAAATACCGTTCTCCTTAACTGGGGAACGGTATTTTATTTATGTTTTTTATTTACTGTAGAAAGAAGTCCAGATGGAAGATATTAAATTAAACTTATCTGATTGCCAACAAATTGAAGGTTACCCATTCCTTTACATACTGCCTGATGGAAAGGTGTACAATTCGAATTCAAAACGTTTTATAAGTGGAAAACATTACCATGATGTTAAAACAGATAAGTATGTTAATTTAGTATCTTTAAAAAGAAAAATGAGCAATAACGTAGACTTATCTAAATTTAAACCTCTTCCTGAATTTCCAAATTATCTGATTGATGAAAATGGTACGATATATAGCACTAAAAATAACATCGTAATAAAAACAAGGTTCGACCAAGGTGGTTATAAGAGAGTATGTTTAAGAGATAATACTGGTAAGAAGCATTTTAGAAGTATTCATCAGTTAGTTTTGTCTGCTTTTAATGAATCCGAATACAGAAGATTAAAGGATTCCTATGAAAAAGATAAAAATGATTACCTAGTGGTAAACCATATCGATAGCAATAGAACTAATAATCATATTAGTAATTTAGAAGTTGTAACTCAACAGGAAAATATCAGACACGGTATTGAACATGGTAATTGGGTTTCCAATCAAGTAATGATTAAGTTCCTAGCTAGTGGCGAAGTTAAACAGTTCAGTTCCATGACTGGTGCTTCTAAATATTTAGATTTAAACGAATCCACGTTACAGAAACGTTTCGGTAATAAGAAATATCTAAATACAGTCTATTCAACTAAAGAATATGGAGATCACCAAATTAAATTAGGTAGCGATGCTGACTTTGGTACTCCTATTTATTTTATAGACAATGGAACGGGTTTAAGTACCGGTATTAGTGTTATTGATTATCGTGTGTCTCCTTTCCATGAAGTAACCTATAAAAGTTTTAGTGAATATTCTAGAAAGACTGGTATTACAAAATCTACGATATCTAGATCATTCGATAAGAATAACCAACCCGTACTTTCTAACTTACATCGTTTAAAGAAACTAGATAATCTTGAAGAATGGGTTACCACTGATCCTATATTAGACCATCTAAAAGCAGTTGATGCTAATGCGTTGGTAATTTTGAAAGAGGACAGTAGCGAAACACCTACGATATCTTTAGTAAGTAACCATCCTGTTTTGCGCTATGGGAATAGATATTCTGAATTACTGGAATTAGCAATTAAACATAAACCTTTTAAGCATATTCCTAGTGGTAGACTATTTTATACTTATAGTGATTTTATTAGATCTGAATGGTATAAGAAATGGGGTAACCGATTTAGCGAGTATGAATATCGTGGTTTTAAAGGAATTGAAAAAGAAACTTCTCCTTTTATAGGAGATTAAATTTATAGTTTTTTAAACTAAAAAAATAAGCCCTCTACTCCTTTTTACGGGAGTAGAGGATTTTATTTTTATGCTATTTTATTTAGCGTTTCTCTTTACTTTATTAATACAAATATCAAACCCAGCAATACGGACAATATTATCTTTTTGACTTGGGTCTACTTTAGAAACCATACCTACATCTTGTACAATATAGACTGGGCGCAAAATAAGATCTTTGTGATAGTTAGGGTAGTCCTCATTTTCGAGTAATACATCACATTCTCCTGGATAACTAAATATATCAGCCATGACTTGACCGTCTAACACTTTCAAACGATCAACATAGCCAATTTTATCTAACTCAAAATAATTCCTGATCCATCCTGTATTTTTATAACCGGCAATCTTGTCAGCAATATAGATTGGATACCATTCCTTTTTTACTAAAGTATTAACTTGATCCTTTAGATGAACTGACTTCACCATGTCTGGATTATCCAATACTGCTTTAATCAAACCTAGATTATCATCTACCAGAATACCACATTCATAATCGGTTTCTTTACTAATTTGATTTTTGTATTGTTCTTTAAATTTTTGATGTTGAAATTCATTAGAATACAATTCAATTAAGTATTCCATGTGGTCAATACAATCGTAAATAGTACAAAGAAATTCTGCAAGATCTTTGTTATTACTTAAATCAGTTAACAGTACTGATAATTATAGAATACTGATATCGGAAATCTGATTATATTTCTCAGTAATGAGATTGTAAGATGATTCTGAATTAGTCCAATTCATGAAAACTAAACTAGTCCAATGTTTAAAGATTTCTACAACATCTTTTTGGGTGGCTTTCTTTTCGTTAAGCACTTTAGAAATCCAATTATTATAAAAATAACTAGGATTTTTACTGACTTTAGTCAAGATCGTTTTTAAGTCATCTTTTAATTTAATAAAATTTTCGTTCATTTTCTATTCCTTATATAGTTGGCAATACTAGAATTATATTATTCTAGTATCGTTTCTTTTGGATTTTTTAATGAGTTATCAGCACTCTTTATAATTCCGGTCATTAGTTTATTAGTCATGCGAATACATTCTCCGCATGAATATCTATTTAATTCATTAACGAATCTATTTATCCTTTCACCATCACTGTGATTACTAACATCTACAAAGATTCTTTCATCTCCATTTAAAATATAGAATTGTTCAATTTCTGAAATATCACCACCTGAAATAACTTCTTTGAATTTAAAGTTCACACAAATGGTGTTTTCTACATTAGCACTATAGTCCAATTCCATGTATATTGAAAATAAAGACTTGTCTTTTAAATCTATTAGCGGATTTGAAAAATTACTATAGATAGCACAGTAATGTTCTTCATTTCCATCTTTAGGGACAATTATTTCTTTTACCGTAACAGAACTAATATAATTCTTAGAAAGAATTGTTTCGAAGTCTTCTTTCTTAACGACAATTAAGAATAAATTTATATACAGCATTTTTAATTTCCTTTTATGTCGATTAATTTCTTAGAGAATGAAATATTAGATTCAATACGATATTTTATTTTTCTATATTTACCAACAACTTCAATGGTTACGATGATCTTTCCTTCTTTATAATCTTTATACACTGAGAAATGTTGAGTCGGGTGTTTTTTAGCAAAATGAAAATAATCCCAATAATTCCAAATTAATTCTTCAAAATTTCTAAATGCTGATTCAGACATCATTTTAATATTGATGATCGTAATACCTATAAGAGCGCTACTTTCTAATAAGAAGTCATCGCCCTCTGATATCATCGAGCTAATTATCGCATTGATCAATACTTTATACTGATTATCAAAACTATAACTAGTAGTTGGTTTTAATAATGGATCAATATATTTAGTATATCTTTCCATTTTAACTCCTTATAAGTTTACATAGTTTATTTTAACAGGATGTATAATTTCATACGTCACTAATCCAAAACCAACATCTAGAATGTATGTATTGATTACTTTGTCATTTTGTTGAGTAGTTATCAATTTACCTAATTTAGAAAAATATTTAATTAAATCTTTTCTTACAGAAATATCTTCTAGATATAATTCAACATCACTTTCTGTGAATATTTCTACACTAAATAATCTACCCATACTGGCGTTGCCAGATCTAGTCAATTTCATGTTCGTTTTTCTTTTTACTAAAAAACTAATGAAATCTTCTAATAATGTAGTCATTATTTCTGTATTTCTTCTATGGATTTCCCATTCTTTATCATCCATTTTTAATTCCTTTATAAAGTTAGTTTATTAATCTACTACTTTAACACAATCAAATGCGTAGATAGTAGTAAATGAAGAGAATAAATCATTTGATTTACCACTAGAGAATAAGTATCTTGGTACTAAAACATGTCCAGCAATACCAATATCATTATCCCTATCCATATTTGCGTAAATCTTTCCTTCTTTACGATAGATGAAATTTACTTTACCAATATCTTTGCCAATAGATGGCATGAAGACATTAATACCTGTAACAATACTATTTCGAATAATACTGTAACCAGGACGTTTCATCGAGTAAGGATCAACAAGATAATTCTCGATGATTCCAGTTGTGTCGAAAATAGGGATACCTTTGTTAATCAGATTGTTTCGACTTAAGTACGTAGCTTGTAGTTCGTTAGCAATACTTAAAATGCCAATTCTTGATTTAACAATATTGATAAATTCATTATACTCCTCATTGGTTAATCGATAAGAAGTTTGAATAAACCATTTCATCTCAGGATGTTTTTCTGGATTCGTGATTTTATAAACCAACATCTGAGCGGTATAAAAGTAAATATCTTTTACAATAACTTCTAGTACTTGGTTAGAGGGTAGTCTTCTAACGTGCTGTAATCGTGAGGTTAAGAAATTACACACTCGATAGAGATTAGAAGTCTTAGCAATATTCAATCCTTTATCTAAAAGAATATCTTCTAATGTCTTTCCGTAGTATTCTTCTGTAGAGGCTGTTTTTAGAATTGTATACAAAGCACGAGCTAATGCATTAGCTTGATCAATTTTATATTGTTTCATTTTTGTTTCCTAAAAAATAAGACTCAATTTAATTAGAGTCTCTAGGGATTTTTCCCCTAGAGACTCTAATCATTTACTTATATACACCATAGGCACCGCTAATTGCGTTTATACCAAACGTGATAGCATTCTTTCTTTTTAATGCATTTTGAAATTCTTCTACATTACCTTCTTTGTAATGTTTCTTCATTTCTTTACGAATATATCTTAATTGCTCAAGCTTTTCATGAAGTTGTTTTGCTACATCTTCACTAGTAAAATGCGCTGCAGAAAGATAATGTCTATAAGTAGAAGAATGTACAGCGCTTAAGAAATTAAAATATTCATTATCGAATTTAACATACTCCTTAATCGTTTTGCTAAACCGATCATTGAATTTATCAGCACCATTTACAACTTCGCCAATACCTTCACTAATTGACTTCATGACCTTACAGGCTTTGTTGGTATGGCAAGCTGATCTGTCAAGTTCTTTAAAAGAAACATTAATGGTTCTTTTATTCACTCGGCCTAATTCAATAAAGAATTTCTGGCGTTGTTTAATATTCTTAATACGTTTGTATTCGGTTTCGCGGCGTTTCAAAATTTTATTCATTTTACAATCCTTCCACTTCAGATTTATCCATGATGTAAAAACCCACTAAACTTTTAATCGTTTTAATAGAGTTTTCGTCAACATTTCCTTCTAACTTCTCTTCTGATCTATAGAAGGGAAGAAGAACAGGGTTAATGCCTTTATTGTTTTGGCTGGTTTTCAATATTGAAAAATGACACATCGAGACTTCTGCTTTAAATCCTTTATCTGTTAAGAAAATCTTAGAAATAAATCCTTCTAAGTTATCCGCACTGAAACAACTAAGTACATCCTTTGTATTTTCAGGAGGATTACGAAGCACCAAGACTGGATTACTGGTTCCAGTATTGATTCCGTTTACTGTTGCTCTTACCGGATGTGATTTCTCTTGAGAAGAATTTGTTGCCAAATAATCCAAAATATTATAACTGTCCCAGATCTCAAAAATACCAACATTGCTATTAGGAATAATAGGTTCTGTAGTCTTCTTACCACTTCGACTACTTCTAAATTCCATATTGATAAATCCGTTAGCGTAAATCGTTTCTAACTTATCCGAATAATCGAATAAGTAATCTGGATCCACACTTATCGGACTATTACGATCTTCTTCAATATAGTTTTCAGATTTTGTTAAGTTAAAACCTATTAAACCAATAATGTTATCAATAGCATTTTTTGGTGTGAGTTCTGATTCAGGAACTTTAGTTTTAAATACTGGTTTTAATACATAGTTACCTTTAAATTCGTTATTGTTTCGTTTACCTAACAAGATATATAATTCTCTAGACATGAAGTTAACTCGTTTATCAACATCTGCCTTAATCTTACCATTAACGATTTTTATATCAGTAACATGTCCATCAGGACATGAAACATTTTGATTAGTAGGTGTGATGATACGAGAAATCATCTCATGATTTTCTAACGCTTTCCGAATATAAGTTCGAACTGGATGGTTTTTATAGTTATTGGCAGTTAAGATAGTGAGTAAAATATCATCAGTATCAATGATATCAAAACCAAAACTACCAAAACTATATTTACATTCTAATGCCTTATATTTAACTGACATTGCTCGTTTAAGAACCTCAGAACGGACTTCTTCAATAAATACCTCGTAGTCTTCAGGGTTAATGTTACAACACATGGTAACAAACTTTTCAAGATTTTCTTGATACAAATCATTCCCTGCTATTACATACGGAAATGCCGAGATGTCCATTTGGTTGATCAAACGGTTAATCAGAACAAATACAGAAACGTCAAGATAGTCTTTTACCTTATTAAACTTAAGATACAACTTCTTAATCATTTTAGCTAAATCAGATGTATCGTTCGAGTTAGCGATTTGATAAATAGTTTTACCGTATAGGTCTTCTTGGTTTTCTAAAATCGCAACAGTCAATTCTACGATTTCATTAACAATCTTTTTCATCTTCAATTCCTTTATAAAAGTTTGAATAAAATCTTGAAATAATTCAAGAGGTTCATTTTAATAATATAGATTTAAAATAAAACAAAAAAAACAATACTCCCCTACCCTGTTAGGTAGAGGAGTACTATTTAATTAGGTTTTCTGTAATAACGATGACCAGCAGTTTCTTTATGGGTTTTCACAATATTAAGAATAGTGTGTCGACGAACAGTCACTACTCGCCCATCAGTTGTCACTAATGAATAGTTTCCTGATTTTGTCTTCTTAGCTTTCTTAGAATTGTCACTGGCAAATACTACACTAATTTCACCATTACCATCTTCCAAGATTTCGTACAATGAAAACTCTGTAGGGTATTCATCTTTTCGATTAAAATAAATAACCGGATATGACGTGTGATGATCTCCATCTTCCTCATCAGAATTTTGAGTCTCGATAATTTTATCTTTGACCTCTTCTGATTCCGCATCAATTACTCGTTGGCAATCTTTACAAACAGTAGCGAATAACTTATCTGTTTTAATCTCAATGACTTTGCGTTCTTCAGGATCTAGTGCATTACCCCATTTCTTAAATAACTTACCAATATACCTCAGCATTAATTAATTCCTTTCAATTATCTTATAAAATAAATATCATATTTCAAACATATTGAAAGCAATAATGACCGGATATTCCTCTTCATCTAATTGAGGAATAGGTTTCTCAAGCTCACGATATTCAATTAAAGGTACGATTTCGTACTTATCGGTAATATCTGGTCGGTGTAAGGAATCTTTGTATTCGTCGTACAGATCAATAAATGCAATAATTCCTGCTAATCTACGTGCTACATGACGAACTTTACCAATAGCTTTGCCATTGATTCTTACTTCGATTCCTTGTTTAAAATCAGATTTTAATTGATTAAACAATTTATCGTAAATAAAAGGTAATTTACCATAATTATAATCAATATACTTATCTAATAATTGAGAATGCATTGGTCCGTTTTCGTAACAACCCATGCTGGATACCGGAACACCATTGCCATTGGTTTTTGATTCTAAATAACCTTGATACAAATGATCACGATACATGACTTTAGTATAGTGCTTAATAACCAAATCAATAAACTTTTCAGTTTGATCATCATTTAAGTTATAAGCATACTTGATCAATTTCTTAAGATGAAGATTCTTTTCTATATCGAGAATCTTCATCACGAACATCGCAGCACTATAGAATTCAAAATCGAGCAAAATACTATTGTGTTCTCTAATAGTAAGTGCTTTCTTCAGATGTTGTATTCTGATATATAAGAAAGCAATTGCTTTGAGTGGAAACGATGGCGGTATATAATCCGGAAATACATCGTGAAGCACGTCTTTAAGAGTCCGATTATAGGCAAGTGGATCTTTAGTAGCGGCAGAAATATATGCCAGATTGTTCGCTAGCTGATAGGCTTTGCATTTATGTTTTTCAAGTAGTTCAGTAGGATACATGATTATTCCTATTCCATCAAGAAGTTATAAGTATAAAGTTTACCATCTAGGAAGATATTGATAAGATAGGAATCGTTACCATTCTTTTTACGATTACTACCCATGATGTCATCACTCAAGTAAGACCATACATTGTAATTATCAATAATTTCTCTTTCAAACAATTCACCTGCTGGATCGTATTGATGATTTCTTAAATCAATTACATGATAAATTGAATTAAGATTTTCATCTTTGTCAGTATAAATACTGATATCGTAGTTATACTTTAAGTTTAAAAGCATACGTCGAATTTTATTGTTGATTTCTGTAATTTTGATATTGTGAATTTCTAATTCATTAGCGTTCATTTTAATTTCCTTTAAAGTTTATTGTGCTGAAATAGCACTTTAATAGTATAGATTTAAAATAAAATAACCTACTCTACCTTTTTAAGGTAGAGTAGAGTATGTTATCGTTTCATTTTATAAAATGGAAGATTACCATCACAAACAACATGGTTATAGTGGTAAATCGCTTCTAAAGTTTTAGGTGTCAATGTAATTACACCACCAGTAGAATCCTTCAGTCGATAATTGCCAGACATGTTCGGAGTTTCTACTTTATCTAGTAAGTGATTGAACAGTTTGTATTGTTCGCCATCTCGAATAATAGAATGGCTATCAATACGAGTAACTGTTGTTTCATTCTTACGATAGAATGCGATAGGGCGCAAGCGAGATTCGGCACGCGTACCATTCTTCTTATAATAACGATCCTGAATGGTCTCACGCGCATCTAGAAGAGCATTCTGAAGTTGTTTAAGGTCAGCCATTGGTAAGCTAGAATAAGCCACCATTTCGTCTTTCAGGTCTTCTAACAGATGTTTGATGTTCATTACAACATCGGCTTTTTTAACTGCCATTTTTATTTCCTTTATTAGTCGTGTAAGTAAAGTGAATAAGTCATTATTCATTATATTTATCAGCATGTATATTTTTATTACACATATTAGTATAAAAAATCAAACAGGGTAAGTGTATGAATTTCCAAACCCGACTCACTTATTATTTAGGAACAAATTTAGATGAAAAAAGAACCCATTTCTCCTGATGAAGTTAAAATCGTTAGTTTAAAACACTGCATCAGGCACGCGATCGAATCTCTTAAAACAGAAACAGGATGTACTACTGAAGAAGTTATAAAGTTTCTTCTTGTAGTGCGTCCTTTTGAAATTATTTTCCCTAATGTGAAAAATGCCGAGGGACAAGATAAAGAAATTAAAATAGATAATATCATTAAATATATTAAACTGTATTCTAGATCTATAAAAGAATACTGTAAAATAGAAACCATTCGTTACACCACTGGTGATCGAACAAGTACTTTTTATCCTGAATTAATTACTACCGATAATCTTATTCAGTGGTTCTTATTTAATATTGGGCGTTACCATTCTGGTGATCAATGCTATTTGGTTTCTAGAAATGGTATTGTTGATGATCCTAAAGGACTAATCCCTACTCTTATTCAAACATTTAATATCTCTAACTAATTACTTAAAAGGATTTTCCTAAAATGACTGAACAAAAAATTAAAGTAAAGAAACGCGATGGTCATTTTGAACCATTGGACATTGCTAAAATTCACCGTGTAGTAGAATGGGCTGCTGAATGTTTAGATGTTTCTAGTTCTCAAGTAGAAATCAATAGCCATATTCAATTCTATAATGGTATCTCAACTACCGATATTCATGAAACATTGGTAAAATCTGCTGCTGACTTAATCTCTACAGAATATCCCGATTATCAGTACATGGCTGCGCGTTTAGCATTGTTCCATATTCGTAAGATTGCTTATGGTGATTACACCCCTCCTCACTTATTCGATCATGTTAAGAAGATGTGTGAATTAGGTTGGTACGACAAGGAAATCATTACTTATTATTCTAAAGAAGAGTTCGATGAGTTAAACGATTATATTGTTCATGATCGTGATTTATCTTTTGCTTATGCTGGTATTAAACAGATGGAAGCAAAATATTTAGTACAAAATCGTTTAGATAAAAAACCTTTAGAGTCTCCTCAGGTTGCATTCATGTTAATTGGTGCTTGTATCTTTAGCGGTTATCCTAAAGAAACACGTATGGATTATGTTAAAAAGTTTTATGATTCTTTATCTAAATTCCATATTTCATTACCTACTCCTGTGATGGCTGGTGTTCGTACACCTACTAGACAGTACTCCTCATGCGTAACGATTGAAAGTGGTGACAGTTTAGACAGTATTAATGCATCCACTTCTGCCATTGTTAAATATATTTCTCAACGAGCAGGCATTGGTATTAATGGTGGTCGTATTCGTGCATTAGGTAGTGAGATTCGTGGTGGCGAAGCTGTACATACTGGCGTTATCCCATTCTGGAAAATGTTCCAAGCCGCAGTCAAGTCATGCAGTCAAGGCGCCATCAGGGGCGGTGCCGCGACGCTTTATTACCCTATTTGGCATTTAGAAGTAGAATCCTTAATCGTACTGAAAAATAATCGTGGTGTAGAAGATAACCGTATTCGCCAGTTAGACTACGGTGTACAATTAAATAAATTGATGTACACTCGCCTGATTAATGACGAAGACATTACTTTATTCTCACCTAACTCAGTAAAAGGCATGTATGATGCGTTCTTTAATGATCAAAAACTCTTTGAGAAACTTTATACTGAAGCTGAGAATGATCCTTTAATTCCTAAAAAGAAAATTCCAGCTCGTGACCTATTTAGTTTGTTGATGTCTGAACGTGCAAATACCGGTCGTATTTACATCATGAATGTAGACCACTGCAATACTCATTCTTCATTCGATGAATTAGTAGCACCTATTCACATGAGTAATTTATGTACCGAAATCACTTTACCAACTAAACCATTAAATAATATTAATGATGAAGAAGGTTTGATTTCTTTATGTACTTTAGCAGGTATTAATTTAGGTAAAATTGAGAAGTTAGAAGACTTGGAAGAAGGATGCGATCTTTTGGTTCGTTCTTTAGATGAGTTGTTATCTTATCAAAACTATCCTATTCCGGCGGCTAAACGCGCAACCGAGCTTTATCGTTCATTAGGTATTGGTGTAATTAACTTTGCTTATTATTTAACTAAAAATGGTAAACGAATTAAAGACGGTTCTGGTTTGGAATTAACGCACCAAACATTTGAAGCTTTACAATATTATCTATTGAAGAGTTCAGTACAACTAGCTAAAGAAAAAGGTACTTGTTTAGGATTTAAAGATACTAAGTATGCTCGTGGTATCTTACCTATCGATACTTATAAGAAAGACATTGATGCTTTCGCACCGTTTGATTTAAAATACGACTGGGAATCATTGAGAGAAGAGATTCAAGAGTTTGGTTTACGTAATGCTACCTTATCGACTCAGTTTCCTTCTGAAAGTAGTTCTCAAGTTAGTAATGCAACCAATGGTATCGATATTCCTAGAAGCCCTCTAACTATTAAAGCTTCTAAGGATGGTATTCTGAAACAGATTGTTCCTGAGTATGAAAAATTGAAAGATCAATATGAATATCTATGGGATGATAACAACAACCAAGGTTTCTTGAAGATTGTTGCTATTATTCAGAAATTCATGGATCAAGCGATTTCAACTAATACTCGATACAATCCTGCCATGATGCCTAATGGTAAAGTACCAATGAAGCTGATGCTTCAAGAACTCTTGTTAGCTTATAAATGGGGTGTAAAAACTCTGTATTATCACCATACAAACGACGGTTCTAATGATACTCATGACGACCTTAATGATAATTGTGCTGGTGGTGCTTGCAAGCTGTAAAGTAAAAAAAATATCTCCTACTCCTGTGTTATCAGGAGTAGGGGATTATATTTTTAATGTATTTTAATCTAGAGGGATTCTAAACCTTTTTGCAAGAGCTATGCCAAGATCATTGAATGCCTCTTCGATTTCATGTTTAGTAGGTTTCTGATTAAAGCTACCATCAATTGGTTTACCAAATGTCTCACCAAGAGGATTATCCATTCCTGATAATGATTTAGGAGCAGTATATTTTCTGTTAACTGCTTTCTTTCTTTTCTTTTGGATCGTCTTCATTTTTAATCTTCCTCTCTTTCATTGTGGTGAATAGCTATGTTGTATTTATAGGTGATGCCAATTTCGTCTACGTAACCTAAATAAACGACTGTTCGATCTATTCTAGAGTATGTATTACTGATCACACATTGATTAAAGTAATGATCTTTCTTTTTACTAACATTTAAGCCAGCAAACCAAAATGACATTAAGTTATAAAAATTGACCCATGTTTCTCGATCGGCATGTACATTGATGCTGTAAGTCATGAGTTTTGTTAAGTTTGTTTCTTTATCACCTTCGTATTCTCGGTAAACAAAGTATTGTTTGTTCCATTTGGAATCATTCATCTTTAAGAAAGATTCAATACTATTTGTTAGTTCATCGTAGAATTTTTGATCCATTTCTGAATCGACATTAGATGGACTCATTCGCAATTCCTTTATAAAGTTAGTTTTAGATTTCTACGATATATTCCACAATGGGTACCTTATATCCATCTGCATCGTACATCGCTATCTCTTCACCTTCGTATAGTCTAAGACTATTTACGTAACTAAAACGTTCGCTATGAAGTCTTAGTAACAAAACATTTTCTTTAAATTTAATATCAACCACATAACCATCATCTTCGTCATTTGTGATGTCTACGGATTCTACAAATTTATATTGTTTAATAGTATTTACAAAACCAGAATGGTTTTCTTTAGTTAGAAAATAAATCATCTTTATTCTCCTCTAGGTGTTTTCTAAATTTATTCAGCATCCACCGAACATGAATACTGTGGTGCTGTTTCTTCTTACGAGACTTATACGCCTTAAGTTTACATACAAGACGCTCACCACTACTAAATCTAATAAAACGATATTTTCTCTTATGAAATTTAATACGCTTAGCTAACATCTTCATCTTTAGTTTCCTTATTCTACAATTAATCTTAAATCATCTGGATAAAATTCAAAAGATTCTCCTTCTTTAATACTCCATGCTTCGGTATAAACATATTCTTTATTTTCTTTATCGAAAGTAAGAATGTCTTTCGTAAATTCCAATTCAAGAACTGTTTTTCCATGTTCGTCACTATCCACAGTAACGTCAAGAATAAAACTAAACTTTTTTATTCTTTCTACAATTTCATTAAGCTTTTCAACTTCTAATTTATCTATATAAGCTCTCATTTTAATATCCTCATCTTTTACTAATACTAGAGGGACAATCCCTCTAGTATTAATTTATTAAAGTTTAATGATCAAAATTCTCTAAAGAGAATTTACTTGAATTGACAGTATATTGTTTAGCATTGTGCTTAGCAATAGAGATAAGATTAACTAAATCAATACGAGGAATACGGAAAATAGTTTCTACAGAACCACAAATCAATTTAGATTTTGCAAAGAGACTATCTTCAACGCTTTCAACAACACAAGAACCGTCAATAAAGATGGTTCGGTCTTTCGTTTCAATAACCGGAATATTGTTTATGGCTCCGATAATTGGATTATCTTTATCAAATAAGTAAGAATAAGAATTCTTAGGATAGAATAATGGCAATTCAGCCAACTCACTTAAAGCATTTCTTTCTTCGATACTATTCGGAATAATCGCGAATCCAAGATTACCATATATCGAATTAAATTGTACATAAAAGTTCGACCCATCGACTGTTCCGTATGTGATTCTCTCCTCTTCGATTTTCCAATCAACACAACTAAGTGCTGAAATCAATCCTTTAACACTAGGACCTAATCCAACGAGATTATCGATAGGAGTGTAGTTAGGAGATGACTGAGTATCGTTTTGGATATTAGATTTGATTTTCTCTTTAGGATAAGCATTCAGGCTAGATACAGCCAGATAAAGAACTACTTTATCTGTCAAATGCTCAATTCGATAAACCATTTCAGAATGTTTATCACCAAACAATTCTTTACATTGTTTCTGAATCAATCGACAAAGAGCAGAATTATCAACCATTCGTTTTTCTTTGAAGTAATTAAATGCAATTATGTGCAATATATTAACTTCAAATAAATTAGTTCCTTCTTTATCCAGGTCGTAGATCAGAAACTCTCCATCTGTTGTTTCAACTTTACAGATATATTCATTATCTGTATCTTCCAATTCAAAATTCTTAATGACTGGACCGAGAACCGTTTTTAGTAATTTATCTAATTCTGAATATACCCCAATAAAATCAATTTCTTCGCCCAGCAGCTCGATTTTAGGATTGTACAATTCCATTTTAAAATTTCCTTATGTAATTAAATTTAAAAAATAGAGTAGAGGTAAATTACCTCTACTCTATATCATTTTAGTTTACAGTTTTAAATACCAACATTTTCAAAAATTTATCACGATCTACAGTTTCAAAAACAGGTATCAATTTAGCATAGTGTTTAGGTTTATATCTCATGGACTTACTAGGTTTAATGACTTCATCGTAATAGTCTTTAAGATGCTGGTAGGATAAGCATTTCCAATTTGGTTTAAACTTACTTGCAATAAATTCATCACTACCAAAAGTAGTAGCCAAAACAAAACCATAACACGTACCAAGCTTATGTTTCTTTAATTCTTCATCCGGTAATTGGATAAATTCTTCAATAGTACCCAAGTATCCTTTATCGTAATATACTGGTACATTTCTATCCAATTCATCAACATCACTGTTATAGAAGAATTCTTCAAAACCATCTGTATCTTCAACAGGAATACCTATAAAATGCGTTCTATCTTCAGTGATTTTACGATAATGATTACGCGCCACCATCAGATAACACATTTCCTTAACCACGAGATCTACAAACATATCGAACTCTTCTTGAGTTTCAATTTCATAACGACTAATTAAAAACTCTTTAAAGATTTCCATTTTATATCGTGTTGTAGAAATCACTTTATTCATTTCGTGAAATTGGGTGAAAAATAACGGAAAATAAGATATACTAGATTTCTTTAAGAGTCTACTTAACTCAATACAGCGAATTAGATTATCTGGATTTTCAGACATCTTATCAAGATGTTCAAGCCAATCAGCAGCTAATCTACCAGTGATTTCTAATGGAGCCGAAATGTAAAAGTCATTTAGTGTTTTCTGAATGATTTTATTACTAGAAATAGATGCAAGTACACTACCGAGTTTTTTAGCAATAACGTTATAAGATTTCATGTCTTATTCCTTTTATTTAGGTTAAAAAATAAGAAGTTTATTTATAGTAGCCTTCCTTCACTACTCATTTTAATAATATAGATTTAAAATAAAACAAAAATAAAGATACCTTATTAGGGTATCTTTATTTTCGTAATTTTGTCAAGCTGTAATTTTAAACAATTCACTATCTGGATAGAATACAAATGATTCTTCCTCCAGTACTAGCGCGATTTTTTCACGACTACGTTCATTAGTAGTATCGTCAATTACCTTGATAGGTTTTTTGAACATTATATAAAGCGCCATATCGTTGCTTAAAGCTGTTCGACTTAACAATACTTTTTCTACCAGATTACAACCATTTAAATCGGCAATAATTCGGTCCTTATTCTCAAGATTAAGTTTTCCAGTAATAACTGGTTCATGAGAATTAGAAAATAGTTTACGAATAAAATTAAACATGGTTACGTCCTTTACTTTAAGAAATCATTTAGATCTTTCTCTTCAATGATCTCAATACCTAATTTCTTAGCTTTCTCTAATTTCGATCCGGCATTCTCACCTACAATTAAATAGTTTAGCTTACTACTAACTGACGATAACATTGTACCGCCATTATCTGTAATCAGCTTCTCTATTTCTTTTCTAGGTCTGGTTAACGTACCGGTAATTAAGAATGTCTTCTGATCTAATTTATTAGAAAGCTTCTCTTCTTTCTTAAACTTAAATTCTACTAAATAGTTTAGAACCAAATCACGATTCTTTGGATTAGAAAGATATTCGTAAATGGCTTTAGCTTTTATAGGTCCTACACCTTCTAGATTTACTAATTCCTCGTAAGTAGCGTCTAATAAACGCATAATGTCTTTATACTCTTTTAATAAAAGTTTAGACATTCTTTCACCTACGAAACGGATTCCTAAAGAATATAAGAATTTCTCAGGAGTCGTATATCTAGAAGCTTCAATAGCTTCAAAAGCATTTTTAGCAGTTAATCCTTTACCTAATATTTTTTCTAAATCTTCTAAAGACAGATGGTATAGATGGATCGGATAATAAATTACTTTCGCTTTAAATAAAGATCGAATAATGAATTCATCCACGCCTTTAATATCCATTCCGTCCCGAGAAGCAAAATGCAATATGTTCTGGATTAGTTGTTCTTCACATTCCTTATTCATGCAACGAGTAATGGTTTCTTCTGTAACTAATTGAGATTGACAGCATGGACATTTATCTGGAAAGACAAATGGCTTACTGTCTGGATCTCTCTTATCCAGATCCACAGCAATAATCTCGGGAATGATTTCTGCTGCTTTTCTTACTTGTACAAAATCACCAATTCTTACATCTAGTTGTTTAATAAAAGAAGCGTTGTTTAGAGTCGCTCTGGAAACGATTGAACCTGATACCAATACTGGTGTAAGGATAGCAACAGGTGTGATTGCTCCTGTTCTACCAATCTGTACGACAATATCAACGACTTGGGTGGTTTCTGACTCTGGGTCTAATTTAAACGCGCAAGCCCAATTAGGTAATTTACCTTCATTAGGTTTTGCGTGGCTTAAATCATTTACCTTGAATACAATACCGTCTGTATCGTACTGATCTGTTTTACGAGAAGTCTCATGTTCAGAAACAATCTTACTTAATGTCTCTTTATCTAAAGGATAAGTCACAATACCTTTTACAAAAGTATTGAAACCTAGTCTAGATAAAGCACTGGCCATTTCTGAATAAGATTTATAGGTTTGTTTAGGTTCTATTGTATACGGAATGAATTGTAACTGACGTTGACGAGTAATTTCCGGATCTAATTGTCTTAATGACCCTGCGGCAGCATTACGAGGATTAGAAAAGGGTTTCTCTCCTTTTGTTAGTCGCTCTTGATTCAGTTGGTTAAAAACTTCTCTGAACATCAATACTTCGCCATAGACAATCGTTTCTTTCTGAATGGGAATTTCTTTAGGAATAGAAGTTATAGTCAATACATTCTTTAATACATCTTCACCAATAAACCCATCTCCACGAGTAGAGGCTGAAATTAATTTACCTTGTTGATAGACTAACTCTAATGCTAAGCCATCAAACTTAGACTGAACCATGAGTTCTGTTTGATTCGGTAAAAATGAAAAGAACTTATTAAGATCATTTACATCAAAACAGTTCTTTAAAGAACCCATGATGTGTTTATGTTTGATCTTACTTAAAGTAGGTGAAACTTTATCTCCTATTCTTTTAATAGGGGAATCATCTAACACTAAGTCAGGATGCTGTTCCTCTAATTGAGAGAGTTCCTTATAAAGCTTATCGTATTCCTTATCTGAAACCAAAGGATCATCTAAGGTATAGTAATGATAGGAATACTTATTGATTAAATCAACAAGTTCTACCATTCTAAAATATATCGGATCCATCTTCAATTTCCTTTTAAATTTGATTTAAAATAAATAGAGTAGAGAAGGAAACCCTCTCTACTCTATTATTCAGTTAAAGTTCAATACCACCAAGATCATCTTTACTAACATTGCTGTCTACTTGACTGACGAGATAAGATGAAATCTCTACTTCTTGAGGTGCGACTTGTACATTATCAGAAGTTAACCAAGCATTAATCCAAGGAATTGGATTATGGTTAGCGTCTGGGAAAATAGGATCTAATCCTACAGCCTTCATACGGTGATTGGTAATGTATTCGACATATTGACAAAGAATAGTTTCGTTCAATCCGATCATACTACCATCTTTAAATAAATACTTAGCCCAATCTTTTTCTTGTTGAGCAGCTTCTTTAAAGATGTTAATACATTCTTCTTTAGTTTCTTTGGCAATTTCTTTCCATTCTTCACCTTCTGCACCAGAAGCCAATGTGTTAATAATGTGCTGAGTGGTAGTTAAATGAAGTGCTTCATCCGAAGCTGTCCGCTACGGTCGTTAATCGTAGCCGGTGTGCTCAAGACACCCGCCCAATATCACTACTGGGGTCAGACTATATCACGATCTGTAATGAATACAGACCCTCTGCGTTTGGCGAACTAAACGATTGTCCACTACTCTACTCTCTCTAATCTAAATTAGGATTTCGATAGTCGTTAGAGTTTGTCAGTTTAAGTTATACTAATATAATTTAAACGTCTTTACTACGGGATTGTCTATATTAGAGTTTCCCCGTTTAACAGAGTTATTCGACTATCATCACTGATAGAAGCCGCAATGAAGTTTACGGGCGATGAGTTTAATAATTTTAGCATTACCTTCCATGAGTTTTCGTTCGGCAAAACTAAATGAGCAGGCAAACGAGACATAAAAACGAATGGCTTCAAGTACATTCACTACGAACATACAAAGATAAAGCTTTTTCATCAGTTCGCGTTTGCTAATCTCGATACGGTGATGGAAATACATAGCATAATCTTTTGCTTGTTTCCTAACTTCAAAAACACCTTCTCCAAAAAGATTGTAATATTGAGAGTATTCAATCAAGTCATCGTAGTATTGAGAAATTGCACGTGCTCGTTTCTTAATTTCTTCATTTACTACAATATTATCAAACTCTTCGCTAGGGTCAATTAATACGTTACGCATGATATACGTATAAGAGTAAGAATGAATTGATTCAAAGAAATCCCAAGCAATTGTCCAATTCTCTAATTCAGGAATAGAAATTAGAGGAAGAAATGCAATAGCTGGGCTTCTTCCCTGAATTGAATCCAAAAGCGATTGATAATCCAAATTACGTAGAAAAATGTGTTTCTCGTTCTCTGGTAAGCCTTCAAAATCGATACGGTCTTTAGATAGATCTACTTCTTCGGGACGCCAGAAGAATGATTTTTGTTTTTCTGACAAATCATTATAAGTCTGGTATTTAGACTTATCGTATCGTTGTAAGTTAATAGACTGGCCTAAAAACATTGCTTCCTTAGTAGCGTCATTAGGGGTCTGATTAAATACTGAAAACTTCATTGGTTTTGTTTTTTCACCTAATTCCATTTTCTTACTCCTCTTCTTCATCATTATCTTGTTGCTGACCTTGTTCAGCTTCATCACCGAACATCGGCATTACTTCTTCTACAACTACACCCATGTTAAATACTCCTTATGTTAAGCGTTAAATTCGCTGATGTTCGCTGCTACGACAAGCTCATCATCAACATCTACGTAAATAGTGGTTTTAGGAAACGCATCAAGAGACAAATCATTTACTGTACTGCGTGCTTTAAAATTAGAAAAATCTAAAGTACGCATGATTGTTCCTTCGTTGCTTTTCAATAAAATTTGTACTATCTTATTCTGTTTGTCTGTGGTTACGGTAAGGTATCGTTCTCCACCACCAAAGACTTCATCTCGAACATTGGTAATCTCACTAACTTTAGTACCATTAATTTTGGTATGGTCAGCTAAGATTAAAAGCATGTTCTTGACCATCTTTTCACTTTGTGTTTCGTCAAATACCAAATCAAATACAATTTCTTTATCGATTCCTTCTATAACAAATTGAACATTGTTTTCTTCAGTTCGACGAACTTCAATGTATTTGTCGTTATAGGTAACGTCACTAAAACCAAATCCGATTAATGTAAGCAAAGTATATCCAGATTCATTGTTAATTGAAAATGGATTTTTAACAACAGATGGTTTATCTAGAGTCTGATATAACTGAGCAATACGAATAAACTTACGATAGTATTCTAACCAATCGAGGTTATCAATATCCCAGTCAAGAAAACTACGTAATTCTAAGATATCTGTATCTGTATCGAATTTATAATACTTACTTTCATCACACATGGTAAAAGCAAATAAATAAACTTCGTAAAATCCATCGATACCTAGCTTTTCTAATAAATTTAGATTTTTATTATAGATATCCTTACGAATAACTATACGCTTATAATTGTATTCTTGGTCATTTTCAGTAAACTTTCCTACTATTGCGTTACGAATTTTAGAAAGAAAAGATTTCTTAGTCGTTTTAAGATTTAGTCGTTTCTTAATGGAGAAAGATACTGCATCAGTAGACATGTGATTAAGAATTCTTTCTTTATCAAATTTATCAGTACTCGAAATGAGTACTTCGTATTCTTTACTATTAGAAATACGATTATAATGCTTTTGAATTTTCTGAAACATTTCTTTTAATGTCTCAGTAATTTGTTTCTTATCTGTGGTAATATACATGACTAATTTCCTTTTCCATTTATTTCAAGAATGGTAATTCAGAGATTTTGCAATTAAGAATAAATTCACTAGGTGGGCTAACATCTAATAAAGTTATTTTAGTTTGTGTAAAATTATTTACATGGATTTCTTCAGCTTTAAATTTTCCACATTCTAACGTGTATAGTTTAGTATCTGAATGTTCGTTTACTTTAATGAAATATAGATTATCCTTTTTTATACATCCGATATAATCTTCTTTTTCTTTAGTTTTAAAATTTCTAATATCTAGATTTAATGGCAAGTAGTCACTAGTAAGTGTTTCAAAATCACTATTAAGCTGATTAAGCAATAATACATCTTTACCACTATTAGATAAAAGTATTTTAAAACTAACTCGTTCGAATCGAACCTGATTTAATCCGGAGTTAAGACCAGGATTACGCCAATATCTAGGAGTAAAACTAAATGACATTTTAACAATATTATTCTTAATACTGTCAATAAAAATTACTAATTTGTTACGGCCAGAAAACTTATCGGTATCGTAAGGATATTCAATCCCTAAAACATTTCCTAAAGTATAATAATCATCCTCCTCGTTAAGTCGCCCACGACTCACTAAACTATATAAAAGATAATTTAACCTAAACTTACGAATATTTTCTAATTCAATAGTATCGTAATCAGTAAATTCTTCTTGATCGATAATATTAAGAAAACATAAGTTAGTTATAAATTCTTCACTCATCGATTCTGGTATTGATTCAATCGCTGACTTTCCTAATTCAGTAGTCCCTAAGGAAGCCATTGCTCGATATTCTTTTAATTCAGTTTCCTTAAAAACAGGGATTACTTTATTTATCAGTTTTTTGATTCCTGATAAGGTGTCTGTCTTTAAATCAAAGTAACTAACTTGATACGATCCGGCAAAATAAGCTACTGATAAACAAGCATGTTTTTCATTAAGAAATTTATTTCTGAATTCTGTTACTTTCTTAGAGAGAAGAACCAATTCAGGTAGTAGTACTCTTTTAGATTCTTCTCTTACTAAATATTCTGCATTTTCATAATCCGCTATTTTAAGATTATCAATAAAGTATTGCATTTTTCATTCCTTATATAGTTAAAACAAATTAATAAATACAGGACTATGGATATCCATAGTCCTGTACTATTCTTAAAAAATAAATTTAAATAAAATCTTCTATTAAACTTATCGCAAATGCAACATACGTTAAGAATAACAGAATACTCATCACCACTATCATGGTATATGTTCCTTTTATTTTATAACTCTTTATAAACATGCTCAATATTATCTCTCCATGTACTAATATTTTCCAGCAGATTACAACGCATGTATTTATCTGTTGCCTCATTAACAGAGTCATTTTTATAAATGGGATCCGGCATTGTCGATGGATTATCAGGAACACAGATATTGTGTATTACTGAGTAGAAAACATATTCCACGATTAGTTCAATATGTTCCCATTTCAATACTTGGTCTGGTAATGCTAAAATTTTTCTCCGTAACTCAATTAAGTAATCGATCTCGGATAACTTACCATCCCATTCAGATGTATTTAACATTAATGCATTCTTATCAGAGATTTTATTTTTGTATCCGTAAGCATGGTATTTAGGATCGGTAATTAATTTATAAAAGTCATTAAGAGGGATGTTGTGGGTTCTTTTATTTTTATCTTTAGTTTTAGCTAAAAGAAATAAAATTTTAATCTCATCATCCTGTTGTATACCTAAGAAGTCTTTATATTTCTTTAAGGCTTCTCCTGTTAAAACACCGTATCGTAAATTATTTAAAGCGGATTTACTCACCAATTCAAATATCGCATTAAGTAATGTTCTATATCGGTGCTGTTCTACAGAATACAACTTATTAAATTCTTCCATAAACCAAGTCGTAATTCCTTTTCTACCTGAAAACTCCTCTTCCATTTTTTCATCTTCGTAAGTAATGAACTTACCTTTGGTAGCGAGAGAAGAATAGATCGGAAGATCGTATCCCTTCTTAGTAAATAAAAGATTATACATCTCTACATCACCAAATGTTTCTCTACCAGTACCGAATAACTCAGAAGATAACTTAGTCGTATCACCAGAGTAAACAAATATCTCTGGAGCAATTAAATTATATACAGTATGTTTACCATCTTTATACAATTTAACCTGACTATTGTTAAGTTCATCGCCACAACAGAACAAAGGAATATTAGGTTTCTCATTCCCTATCGTATCATCAAAAGGATTTAAAGAAACCAAACTCATTATTTTACGATTTAATGAATTGATAATAAATTCACCAATATCAGCATTAGTAATTTTGACGCCTCTACCTATTCCCAATCCTTGATTTGGATTACTATACCGAAATAAAGTAAACCATGGATTTGGCAAACTATCTGAAGAAGCTACCAAGTACAAACTAAAATAATTCAACTTATCGTAAAAATCTTTTAATAGTTCTTTAAATTTAACTAATCGTTTTCTAAATAGATTCGGAGATACTAAAATCTTTCTATCTTCAGTATCTGTACCAAAACCAACTTTATAAAGATCTGACATGGTGATGTAAAGAGCAAGTTTACAAAATGAGGTATGTAAATTTATCCATGCTGAATTTTTCTTTAAATAAAGATTTTTAGGGACATAATCAGAAAGAGACCATCTATATTCTCCATAATGCGTAAAAGATTTATCGTAATTGATTCCATTTTCTCTTGCTGTTGTTAATGAGTATTCATGTAATGTTTTGCTATATTCAGTAGCTCTTTTCTTTACCTTAGATTTAAACTCATCGTAAGTCATTTTTAAAGGATCAAACTCACTAAAGTAAATGATCGGATCTTTTACAATTACCGCTTCGTCGGTATTATCTATTAGTAGATCTTCATCTGACTTAGGAGTAAAGTATCTTCTATTAACAGAATTAGATAAATTAATCTCTTTCATCAGGTCGAAATACTCAGGGGTGTACTCTATAGTAGGTAATTTAGCATTTCCTTCAAAACTGGTTTTATAAATCTCTTTATCTGATTTAAATTTTTCGTTTGTAGGAAATAACATAGTGTTAATCCTAATAGCGAAGTCTTTAAGTTCATTCAGGTATTTCGGATCTGTATTAGCACTGTTCTCAATTAATCCCTGTCTAATATTATAATTCTTAGGACTCTCTCCACCATAATTAATTGCGGAGAATTTTAAATCTCTGTATGGTGAGTAAATTGCAGAAAGACCTTTAATACTTAGTTTTTTATTTATTAATTGCTCGTAAATTTGTTCTCTAACAGAGATGTTGCTACGTGTAGCAGTATAATTGTTATCTTCTCTTCCATTGACTGTAAATGCATTTACTCTATGTAAAAATGAACTTAAATATAATCTAAGATAAAAAGGAATAAGTTCTTTAGATAATTTTTTAGCTTCTAAAAGAGCTGATTCCATTGTTTGATATTCTGGTGTGTCACTAGAGAAATAGTTTCTAACTGAATCAAACTCACGCTTTTTTATATCGTCATCATTAACTGTAAATTGATCATTTAAGTAAGATCTAGGGTCACCTCTTCGGTGCAAGTGAGGCTCGTATTCTGTTTGGACGATATTGTTTTCACCAATAATCATTTTACATCCTTTTAAAGTAAAAAAAAAATAATATTTAATTAATAGTTCATACGAAATCTATAGAGACTCTAGGAAATAACCTAGAGTCTCTATTTCTTATTACATAGCTTGTTCAACTACTAAGTCAAATTCTGGAGAAGATTTTCCTTCTTCCAAGAAGATAACTTGATTTGCTTTATAGCGACGTTTACGATTGTAGCTCTTAACCGTCACACCTTCTTCATTACTACCGATAACTTTACCAATACCGTATAAGTTTTCCTTATAAGTTGGGTAAATGACCCTATCACCAATCCGAACATCGTTAAAGAGTTCTTCTTGACGAGTACGTCGCTCTTCAGTCATGTGCATTTCTTTATACCAGTAAAATGCAATAGATGGAGAGACGGTAGCGAACCAAGGAATTTCGTCACGTGTAGAAAAACTATCCTTAAGGTTGAACCAACCTACTTGGTTACTCTCTTTACTGATCATTTCATCAATAAATGTTACACGAGCACTCTCTTTTGTATAGTGAGTGTGGTCATGTAATTTCTTGAACAAATCAACCATGTAACTACTTTCTGTATCTTTAGGCACGATACAGAACATGTTAAATGAAATACCTGATAAAACCATAGGCACGGTGATCAGTTTATATTGAGATGCATTTTCTTTCATGAACTTCCATGATTTTGGAATAGCACCAAATTCATATTCTGCAGAACCCATATAGTCAAATTCTACAAAGTAGTCGATACCTTTTTTATGTTCTTTAAATTCGTCAGAATAGTGACGGTCTACACGTTGGATGAGATAGTTACGGTTATTTTTCAAAGAGATTTCCATTTTAAATTTCCTTTTACAAAGTTAGTTAATTAGCTACGTTGGGTTTTCGATTTTAATGCAAACAAATAATGATTTCCTACTTTCTTAATCAGTCTAGCTCGTGGTGCTGGTTTACGACCAGTTGAGAAGAAAATGGCTTTCTTAGTAGTGTCCTTACGGACATCCATGACATGCTGCATGTATTTCTTTTTAGCCAACTTCATAATCTCCTTTTCTTTACTAGGATTGAATACTCGACCTCCTCGTAAAGAACGATTATGGTACCACTGAAATTGACCTCTGGTAGTAATTACTTTCTTAACACTATTCGCAAATTCAGGATGATCCACTCGATTCAAAATCACATCGGCGACTGCTTCTTTACCTGCATGTGATTCGCCTTGAGCCTCGTAGAATATGGCCATTGCTAAATATTTAACTTCTTCTGAAGTACTTGCAAATGCTGGTTTTACAAATACTGATAACAAAATAATCAAGAATAACTTTAATTTATTCATTTAAAACTCCTTTACAAAGTAAAAAATATAAACAGACATAACTACACTCCTGTCCCTTTTTGGGAACAGGAGTGTAGTTATAGTTTTAATTAACCACGAATTTTCTTAGTAACTGGTTGAGCAGGTACTTCGCGAACGACAACTTCACGAACCACTTCATGTACCACTTCTTTAGTTACGACTTGAGGTTGTTGTTTAATACCGCCAAATACATAGGACAGTCCCAAGCCAATACCTACGTTACGGCGAGTATCAAAGTTCACACCGGCTTTAGATACCCAGCGACCAGAGTTAGAGATGTGGCTTACACCAACAGCTGCCGCACCTTCATTCTTGAAGTAACCAGCACCCACACCTACTGCAGTTTGACCAGGTGCATGTGGTTGAGGGATGGCAGCGATTGCATTTGAACCAGCGATACCGGCACGAGCTTCGCGGCGGTTATCATGCAACTCTTTACGGATTTGAGAGTTATCGGCATTCAGACCGTCAACCAATTTACGCAATTCGTTAATCTGACCATCTTGTGCTTCGTTCCAAGTATTGTATTGGTTCAAAGAGTTATTGATGGTTTGAATTGCTTGGCTGTTAGTAGTAATGCGGCTGGAGTTGATAGCGATGTTGTCAGCGTTAGTAGCTACACCGTCTTTCAATGTTTCGATTGCTTTTGCATTATCACCAACTTTATTGGCCACTGCGTAGAGCTGAGAACCGTTAATAGCATCGGTAGATTCTTTAGTGATACGACCGGCTGCTACATTCGTAATGGTGCGTTCTGAATTTGGTTGTCCTACAGAAACAGTAGCAACAGGACGATGACCTTTGAAAGTACCATAAGTAATACCATTCACCTCAGAAGTGGCCGTACCTACTGCTTTCTCAGTAGTAGAGAAAGAGCCAATCGCCACATCGTGGTCGTTGATTGCTTTTGCATTCACACCGAGTGAAGTAGTGAATCGACCGACAGAAGTAGAACCAGAACCAATAGCTGTAGATTGGTCACCTTCGGCACGACTAGACTGGCCGATGGCTGTAGACTGACCACCCAGAGCATTAGCATGGAGACCCATCGCCACACCACTGTTTTGTTTAGCGTATGCGTGTGCGCCGACAGCAGTAGAACCGATACCCTCTGTACGGGTACCCTTACCAATCGCTGTAGATGACTGGCCGATAGCCGATGCTTCGGAACCAACTGCGGTATTCATTGATTCTAAGGCTATGGCATGATGACCGATTGCAACAGACATGTCGCCTTTTACTTCGGAGCGTTGACCACCCACTACACTGTCTTTACCATTGACGGTATTGTGAATACCGAATGCCGTATTTGACAAACCGTTGTTTGTCAGGTCAGTACCGATACTGGTATTACCTGAACCACTAACAGTGATCTTATCACCATGTACTACTTGGTAAGTACCTACAACGGTATTGTCAGCATATGCGGTAGAAGCCACAGCAGCAATAGCGATCGCAATGATAGATTTTTTCATGTTTATTTCCTTTATATAGTTAAAAAAGAAGATTGGTACTGCATTAAGAAAAGATTAATTCGTCCCATAAAGGGAAGTGGAACAATGTCTCATAACCACCATTCCACTTAAATGATATAGATTTGAAATAAAATAAAATCCTAAATGGTATATTTACCATCTCGGAACTTTACCTCTTCATTATTAATAGTGCTGGTATCTTTTTTATATCTAGGTGCAAAGTTCTTTGGTTTACGTGGTTCAATCACACCATGATAAAACTTTGTTTGTCCACCAAATACCTTATTATAAGAAATCACAAAAACACCAATTACAAAGATAAAGAAATTCTTGACCAGTTTAAATCTGGTAATCAAACAGAAAAAGAAAAAGCTTGCAAAAATAATTTGTAACATATCTACTTTCCTTTCAAAATAGATTAATAGGATTACCTTACGCTTAGGTAAAGCCACTGTAATAGTATATGTTTAAATTATTCTTAAATAAGCACTAACATAAAAGAGATTACTCTACTCTGGATATCCAGAGTAGAGTAGATCTTATTCAGCTATTAGTTGTAAAAAGGCATTCTCAGTATATACCCAAGGTTTAGGATCTTCATCTGTAATAAAGATATACTCACTTGGGAATACTTCTAAATCCCCTTCTATCGTATCAATGAATATACTCTTTCTTAAATTACATAAAGTATACTTTACTTTATTCTCCTCTAACCATTTAGCTGTTTGATTAGTATCGTTGAATTGAATGTAAGAAAGAATATTCATTTTAGTTTTTACCTGTAAATTTTTTAAAGAAACCGATAGAAGTAGCCAGCATGACTTTTTCGCCAGTATTTACTTTATCAGAATTAAATTTCCATCCCAAACGGACACGGAAACAATGACTCTTCAAGAATGGATATCGATAGATTAAATAGTATTCGAAAATACCATTATCATCTACTTGGAAAAGATAACCTGCTTCTCTTTGGTCAGAAGTATTAGGATTACCTTTAACACGAATAGGACCTGTTAAGTGGGTACCACAAACATCGTAATCAAAAGTATATCCTTTATTTCGACAAATCCAAAATACTCGTCTCTTATAAACAGACCAGTAATCTTCTTTAGGATGTCTTTCTAAATGACCTTCATCACCATCAATAGGGTTATCATGAGTTAAGAACCAATTAAAGATTTTAGGAATCTTTCCTTTGGCGTTATCTCGCATAGAAAACCAAACAATCAATGGTGATAAAATAACAGCCAACAAATTAATGATCATTGAAGCAATGAACATAAAGAAGTAAATTACTATTACTACAGCTAATCTTTGTTTATACAATTCTTTCATCTTGATATTTTCTTAAATACTTAAATAAATGTTACATCTTGAACATATTCCGTAACCATTTCTGATTCTGGATCTTGTTCGTAGAATGTAACTTCAGGAGGAATCGTATCCAACATGGTTTTCTGAGGAATTACTTGGACTTCTTTTCCTTTTAACAATTCAGGATGTTTGGTCAAGAATGTTTTCAATTTATCGTAAATGGCTTTACGAGCATTAAAACCATGAGCATCACCTACACGAATGGTTTTTCGTCCAATGTTGACTTTATCACAACATCCGTCAAAATCACTCTTATCAGCAAATGCATTAACACCATTAGTACTCCAGAACCAAAATGCCGAAGCCGTACCTAAGTCTTTCTCTAAAAGTAGGTGTGGTGAAGTAGAAGCTAACATTCCGCGAGAACGGAAGAAGTTCTCGTAATTAGATTTACCTGTAATTTGGATAGGGCCTTTACCAGCATAATTCCAACCATCTCCAGAACTCTCAGGACCATTACCCATACGACCAGCATAACAATGGTTAGCAATAGCCTGTGGATTCTTAGCAATGGATAATGCTTTTTGATTAGGTTTACCACTTGCGTCAGCATAACGCTTAGGCCATGTACGAGCCAAACCTAAAGCAGTATAGTTTAAGTTTTCTTTTAATACGCGTAAGTGATTAGATTCAATCATTACGTTAGCAACAAATGCTGCAACACGACTAGGGGTGTTGATTTTATATTCGTCAGCATACTTAGCAAAATAACTAGACCATTCAGTAGCAGTAAGGATTGAACAACCTGCAGCTGACAGTATTTGTTTCCAGTTTTCAGCTTTCATTTATTATCCTTTTATAGTAAAAGATAAAATAAAAAAATGTAAATACTACTCTCTACCTATTAAGGGTAGAGAGTAGTAGATTCTCATAGCTTAGTTATAGAAGTAGTTCATCAGGCGAGTTTTAGCACCTTCTGAAAAACCATACTCTAAAGCTTTAGCAATGTCAATAGTCGTATTCAGTTCTTTTTGGCGAGTCATTGGATCTTTCAGACTGGTCAAAAGATTCATCAAGTTAGCATAGCAACGAATAGATACTGGATCCAGTGCTAAGTTTTCTTGGAAGCGAGACAGGTTCAGAAGTCCCAATACTTCTGGTTCATCACACATCAATTGCAACAAGAAGTCCATAGAGTAACGGAACGATACGGAATCTGTTTTGGTAATGATGTCCATGATGTTGTTAAAGATCTCTACTTGCATAGCAGGACCTTCGTTTACCACGAAGTTCTTATCAGCCATCAAAGTGAGGATATGACCTTTAAACTGTTTCATCTTAGCCACATATTCGATAATACCCAAGATGGACATTTGTGCAGTTACAGATACTTTACTCAATACTTCATCTTGAGACAGGCGATCATATATTTCGTTGTAGGTACGATTTTGATCAATGTCTTCCAGATCACGTTCACCATCTTGTTGAGACTCTACAATATATTCAGGAACGATAACTTCATCGCCTTCAGGCATATCGTACAAAGCAGGCTCCAAGTAATCAGGATCATTAGGATCGGTAACTTCAGGCTCAGAATCTAAACGATCTTTACGTGCCGCTTCTTCTTTCTCTTTCTCTTCTTGCTCTTTACGAGCAGCTTCTTCCTCTTCTTGACGAAGAGCCTCTTCTTCTTCCAATTGTCGTTGACGACGAACAGACATGTGGTTACGATCTTGATTTTGTGATTGATACATTTGTTGACGTTTATTTGCCATTATAAGGATCCTTATTAAAAGTGTTTTACATAAATGCTAAAAAGAAGTTTGCGCTTAACTTCATAAATCTAACCAAAAAAAAAGAATACCCTACCGAAATAGAGTATTCTTTTTACATTAGTCTCTTACCAAGCTTTTAATCAACTCGGTAGTGAAGATGGTTATTGCTGGAATCAGAATAAACCATACAGATGCTTGACCAACTGCTTTGGTCAGTGAAACATCAGTATAATACAATGCCGCCATGAGCGGTACTGTAACAACAGAAGATAACAGTGTCATCGCTGAGGCTGTTATTAATACGTCTGAAATTTTCATTTTGGATATCCTTTACAAGGTTAGTTAAAGTGTTTCAGTAGATTTCTCTACTAGGTTCACTTAAATAGTATATATTTGAAATAATCTAGAATACTAATCTACCTCGGGCTTGACGCCCCTCTAACACTTTGGGATTTGTTACCTAAATACTAATAATGTATTATTGTTATCTAAATCAGTAAAGTAAGTAATTAATGTAATAAAAGTATTTCCTTCCTAATAATACTAATAATGGATTTTACAAATCCTAATAAGTTCTTTAACAAATTCCTCAATCATTATTCCTTTCACTCACCCAGCGGTAGCGTTTATGGGTGAAAGGAATAATGTATTCATTCTTCTATAATACTAATAATACTATTTCTTTTATACTAATAATAAATTAAATCTTATTATATAAAAAATAATTGTTATTATACAAAATAAATCTATTTATTATCTAAAATACTAGTATTTAGGGATATTTTAGATATATTTCTTATAATACTTCTATTTTTTCTATAATAACAGTAAAGTAAAATAGATTAAATAAAGTAAGAATAAGTAGAATAGTGATAGTTAATAAACTATAGTAAATACGTAGCTACAAAAGCAAATATAGCCGTATTGTAACGTTTATAATGTTTTGTTCTGATGTTTTGCTTTTGTAGTTATTATTAAGATTATTATTAGTATATTTGTATTTAGATTTATTATTAGTATTATTAGTAAATATCTAGATATATTACTTTAGTAATATAGATAGATATTACTTATTAACTATTACTAATTAATATTTATATTAATTAGTTTTAAATACTATTTTAAATTACTACGTAATTTAAAATATCTAAGGATATGTATTTAAATTACGTAGTAATTTAAATACTTTTACTTTAAGCAAATTTATCCCTGAATAGCGAGAACTCTTTTTAGACTGATTAAACACTAACCAAAATAGACAGACTATATCCGTTCTCGATTCAGTAGGTGATAAATATCCAGAGTACTAATAGCGCAGCGAACAAAACATCAAACAGACTAAACAGACTAAACAGACTAAACAAGCCAGATAGTCTACTATACAAGGAACTATAGATCGCTATACTGACATTTATACACCAATATCGATTACAAGCGAATAGAAGCGATTTTAGAGGGGTTAAATAGTCAGGATGATAAATGTCTTTACCTTACAAAGAAAATCAATCCTAGAGCATTCTAGAGCCATTTAAACACTATCCCATTTTTAACAATTCTACAAAATACTCATTTCAGAACCATTAATCCACTAAGCAATAAGACAGACAATCTAAACATCGATGATAAGATAAGAGATAATTTTTAGAATGGTACTCTGTATGAAAAGACAAAGTTAAGCTGCCTCCAATCCAGCTAAATTCTATTCTTTTCGAATTTTCCTATTTTCGCATGTTAAACTCCACCAGTCTATACTCACTTCGTGGGGGAGTCGTATAGACTGGCTCTTTTTCTAACATCTAGAAAAAATATTTCAGTTACTAGGTGTATATGAAGAAGTAGTTTAAGTCTTTATAATAGAGTAGTAATTTTCTTAAGTTACTAGCCTATTATGAAGAGTAAAATCTAGAGAACTTATCTCCAAACTACAACTACTATCTACAACAAAAACTACAACTACAACTAACTACAAAAACTAATAATACTAATAATAAATCTAAATACAAATATACTAATAATAATCTTAATAATAACTACAAAATCAATACTTCTAACAATACTTTTTAAACTTTTCATTACTTCTATATTTTCTTTTTTATCTACTTTTTTACTATTGTTTTTAACTAAGAATTAGAAAGTTTATTAAGTTTGGTTGATTTAGATAGTTAGGCTTATACAGACATTTTCGTATAAGTTTAATTAGCTATTTTGGCTAGACCTATACCTACTACGAGATAGGTTAGTATTCGTAAATACGATGTAAAACTAACCTACTTAAGGTATAGATCCTATTAAGATTCCTTGGTATTTAGACTTTTAGTGTTTGCTTTGTAATTGGTATGGCTGTGGTCGTTGATGTTGGTTTGGTTTTAATCTAGGCTTTTCTGGCTAATGTAAAAATGTATGCGCTGTTAGCAGTGTGTTGAACTTCTTTTTAAGAGGTGAGATACTATTGTTATCGTTCGATCATGTCTGCGACAAGTCTGAGAAATGGCTTCCCTCCAGCTTTTCGGCTCGAAAGAGTTGAACCTGTGTAGTAATGCACCAGGGCGAACAGGCGGTACCTCGTCTGGCTTAGTAGGCGGGTAGGTTAGTGGAAACACTGGCTTACGGCACGAACTGTAGAGAGGTGCGTTATATCCCAAGAGAGTCCGCTATACGGTCTATCCGGTTCGACTAGGTAGGGTTTCAGCTAGAAGTAGTCTGTTTCTCGTATCCCTTTGGATATTGTTTCCGCAAGGAGATAATGTTCATTGCGTAATCCAAAAGATTCTTGATTATCTGTTTAGGTGTTCATGTCTTTTTGATTTGGATATTTGAATTGATTTTCGAGAGTCTTTTGAGCTTACGAGTTCCTTTTGGAGCTGGGTATCGAGAGATAGGCGGCTTTTAGTCGTCACTTTACTTGGTCGAGCTGTGCGGTTGCTATGCAAGGTCAGGACTTGAGGGTGCGCGTGCATTCTCTGCAGGGACTGTTAGGCGCTTCGGTGCAGACGGGACTTGTCAGAAGGCTTAGGTTGAAACTAAACTGATGTTAACGGCTAACGCTGTGCTGATGCAAGGTGAATACTGAAGGTCTTTATACCGAGGAGGGCGGATGGCGAAAGCTTGAAGTTCATTCTTGGGCCGGCTACTGTTGATCCTGCCTCGTCGTCGAAAGACGGCGGGGTAGGGGAGGTGGTCGGTAGTGGTGGAAACGAAATATGTTGAATTTAAATCAAAAAAAAAATACTACTACCTTTTTAGGGTAGTAGTATTTAATTTAAACTTAATTACCAATAAGCTTTTTCAAGAGATGTTGTCGTTGTGCCAGATGTGTTTCAGCACATTTGTTTCGATCATTAGTCATCATGATACTACCATCGATACAAACAAGACAGTAGTCTGTATCGATATTGATAGAAGGACGTTCTTCACTAAAGTAAAGTTCACCATTTACGGTTACTTCATCGTAAAAGCCTTTTTCACAAGTGATCTTAATTTCACGATCACCATTTTCATTACATTCCGAATCTAAGGTTACATCTTCGATAAATCGAAACATCTTCAGAGTAGCTAAAGTAATATCTAGACGTTTATAGTATTTAGCCATTTCTTCAGGGGTATTCATCACTTTACCACGATCTAAACGTTTTACACAAAGATTCAAACATTCACCGAAAACATCATACATTTTATTTTCCTTTACAAGTTAGGGGTTAAGATTCTGACAACTGACTAAGTACAATCTTAGTCTTGATATTGATCAACATACCGAAGATGTCTATTGCTAGTTTCTTACTGGTATATCTTCGACCAAATCTTTTAATAATGACTTCTTCTGATATATTGATGTCTTTATCACAATGGGCAATAAAGGTAATACAGCATTTTACTTCATCAATACCGTGTCGTGTAAAGATACGTTCCAATTTAGTACGAACATCTAGTAGTTCGTCTAATTCGTTTTCATTTACTTTCGTAATGTTTTTAAACATTATTTCGATAAACTTATTGATAGATTTATCCAAATTAGAATTTGGTTCTACCACTTCTTTTAAATTCTTCTTACTGTAAGAAGCCAACTTTACCACATCCAAGATTTCTACACTTGTAGTGGTGTCATTATTCAGTAAGTCATTCAACATCTTTCTAATCCCTTTAGTTGTCGAAATACAAGGCTACTTGAAAGATCATCAAGCAGAACAGTAATGCTATTGATATCGATACAATAATAGCGATGTAGGTTTCTTCGTGTTTCATTTTTTAATTCCATTTTTCGAGTTTGACGTTGTGGAGTTTTACAGCGATCATGACGATCTCTTCTATAGAGAAATCTAGAAAAGATCCTGATAGTGATTTGTATAAAATACCATCGTAAAAGAATTCCTTATAAGGTAACTTCTCAATAAGGACATTCATTTTTTGTCGAGTATCGATAAGATGCCTGATACTGCCACAAGCATATAGGTTTTCTACTTCAGGAATATCAGTCAAGATATCCCAATGTTCCCCGTTCTTAAACTTATTACGATACTCTGTAAGCAAGATATAAACAGAACTATGATATAGCTCAATGTATTGTTTTAGACGTTTGATGTCTTCTTCTTTTTCATTCTCTTGATAGTTATAGAAATCATTAGTTGCACCAACTAATAATTTTAATACGAAGAACGCAACAATAAAACCTATAATGAGTTTCATTTAGTTTTCCTTTTTAAAGTTAGATTAATAAAATCCTTTCTTAATACAGAAAGGTTCAATCTAATGATATATATTTGTTTTATTTTAATTATTGAATGGATTTTTTAAAATGGAAGAAACAGAAGATAAAGAGAAAAAGAAGATAGAGAAATATCTCGAAGAACAAAAACCTAAAGTAAGAAACAATGCTGAAATTATAAAAGCACCTGATGATTATCCTTACATGTTGCATGGCTCCATTGACCCAGGTATTAAAGCGTTTACTCCTAGGTTATCGGCTCGATATGCTAAAGGCATGGAAGATCGTACAGTAATGCGTGTACACGTATCTGAATCGATAGTAGGTTGCATCTTTGCCATGGATGAATTAACCGATATCATGCTTTATAACACCACCGACGAAGAAGCTGAAGTATTTAAAGGTGGTTGGTATATTTACGCCATTCCTTATAAGTACGCGCTTAAACCTAACCACATGTTGGTGCACGATTCAGTACGTACTTCAGAGACTTGGTTAGTACCTTACTCTAAAGAAACTAAAGAATATAAAGGCGAAATCATCGCTAAGCTATTTGTTGAAACCATGCATGTAGTGAACATGGGTATGGACGAATATAAAAATACTCTTAGAAAATACGTGACGACTTATATTCTTGAAGTAATGGATAAGACGGTTAAGATTGATCAGCTGTCTAATAAACAGTATGGTAAAGGATTATATAAAGTAGAGATTGTGCGTACGGACGACAAAGGTCATCATGTTTTCTATAACATTGGTAAAGATAACGTACGTGTAATTAAATTAGATAAGAATGAATACAAGAAGAAAAAGAAAGAAATGGCTCCTAACCTGTTTACAGGAAAGAAAACTTTTTTAAATTGGTAGGTAATATATGAAAAGTTAATCAAGTGCTTTGCTTTTCAAACCTCCTTTCACGGTATAACTTCTTACAGTGATGTAAGATTAGTCAATGTCGTTATTTCATAGTCCTTTTTAACGTTTAGATAATCGAGAGATGAACTTGTAATTAATTGACGCCCAAACAATAGTAGTCGATAGTTCGTTCTATTGTTTCTCCATAATAATCTTGTGTATTAAAACCACACGGTTAGTTTCCTCCTTATGTAGTGGCTAGACTCCTCCTATCCTAATTAACGGATAGGAGGATATAGTTTTTTTGACATTATAGTTATAAATTGAGAAGTACTTCTCGTTCTTATTTTTAAAACTTAAAAGGAAACTAATTATGGCTAACCAAGTAACCGTAACCGTAACTCGCGCACTGGCTCGTGCTAAGATTATTAAAGATCTTTTGGAAGATCTGAAAAAAGAATGTTTTGTAGGCTATGTTCGTTCATCCGAGAAGAATGGCGAAATGGCACAACAATACCAACGTAATTCTCAAGCTAATATTGATGAATATAAATCTCTGGTTAAAGAATACGTAGCAATTAAAACAGCAATTCACCAGTTTAATGATACTAAGACTGTAACTGTTTTAGGTTTGCCTGAAATGACAGTAGCCGCTATCTTAGTAGAGAAAACCATTTTGCAAGACCGTCGAGATATCCTGAATACTATTCGTGATCAATATAGCGATGCCTTGCATCAACAACAACGTGCCAATATTACTATTGATAACGAAGTAAGTGCTTATCTGGCCAATCAAGAAAAACAGTTTGGCGATACAGCAGGTAGTAAAGAAGCTATCGACCAACTGGTTAAAACATATCGAGAAGCGAAAGAAAAAGAACGTTCTTTGGATATCGTTTCTGGTTTTAATCATGCCGAATTCATTGAGAAAGAATCTGAGTTCATCAATAGCTTCATGAATGAGATTGATACAATCTTGTCAGAAATCAATGCTACCAATACTATTTCTTATTCTTATTAAGAAATAAATTTTAGAGTTTACTCTTTTATTTGAGAGGAATAGTCTCGACTGGATAACACTTTCTACTTTTTTAAACTTAGATTGAGTTATTGTAGATATCTAGCTTTCATGACATCTCACCTTTTCTATTTCTAGAAGAGCTATTCCTACTCATCTTCTCTATATGAGAATAATCATCATCGGAGGGATTGGAGAGTGGTTAAATCCAGCGGACTGTAAATCCGCCCCGAAAGGTTCGTAGGTTCAAATCCTACTCCCTCCACCAGTTTTTGAAATACACTAATCACATGTCGAATTCTAATAAAGCGAAGAACCTTGACATGTTTGAGATGTACTCATCAAGCAAAATTTGAGAACACCTCACCAATAACCGATATGGAATCGATTTATACGATCACGAGCTATTACTTCGTGAATAATTCCCACTTAGCTGTGGGTTTTTTATCCTTAAAGTTATAAATCTATAAAGTTGAAAGTTATAAAGTTATAAACTTCTAATCGGGATCTAGATGAAAGATCTCATTCAAAGTTTTAAAACGACAAAGTAGTAAACCAGAAAATTTCTATAAAATCCTGCGCTATAGGTACAACAGGTATTCGCCCTCTTAGATCCTGCAGGCTGACATTTAGGTTAGCGTATTTCCCATTTTTACTAGCTAATAAAAATCCAGGTTAGTTAGGTAAGAGGTGATCGCAAAGTAAGTCCTTCGACCCCTTTCAACTTACGAGATCACCTAACTGGTATACCTACGGATTCTCTATGTGTTATTACGTTTTGTGGTGTGAGAAAAAGTGTAATGTGTGAGAAGTCCTTTCATGTGGGATTGTGGTAATATATAGATCCATGGTATTGTATTGGTAAGACAATTAAAAATCTATCTAGGTATAGTTGCTATTCGTTCTTATTGCCTTTCTAGCGAATAGTAAACAAACTTCCTTTAATAGGGACTATCTAGACTGTTGTGATTAGACTTAGTGGTTTTTCATTTTTGCCTACGAGTTCTGATTACAATGGTGTATATACTTCCTTTTCGTTCATTTTTCTTTCTTAGTATTACTCACTATCCGTTCTGGGTAGTGAGTATTTTTTTTGCCGTATTTAAATCAAAAAAAAAACACCCCTCATTTAGAGAGGTGTTCTATTCCTTATTTTAAATCCCCACCATCCATTTTTGAATTAGGAATTACTTTATAAAGTGGAATTCCCAATTCTTTACATATAGAGATAATTACACCAATATCTAGACCACCTCGATAAGATGATTTTAGACGAATGGATAGATGATTTCTAGGAAGACCTATTCGACTCGATAGATTTTCTAAAGAGATGTTTCTAAGAGTTATCTCTTTATATAAACGATAACGAATAATCTTTTCAAGCTTAGTCATCGGATTTGGTACGGGATACATTGTTTTCTCCTAATTAGCTTAAACGATATAATACTTTATAGCGTTGACTTACAAATAACACACTGACAATTTTAGAGAGTTCGAAGATTGTTTTAATAGATTTCTCATCTTTAAAGTCATCTGAAACAACAGAAACAATAAAGTACCCACTTAACCAAACTTGATCAATATCGATAGCCTGTAGTTTAGATAACGCCACACACTCGTGGAAGTTATTAGGAAGATATAATGCTTTCCGAATATCCACTTTATATTCACCGATAGATTCCAAGATAGAGATTAACTTATCAATTTCGTCAGGATCTCTCAATACAAAATGTTCAGCCATCTTATTAGAAAAGCTGATTACCAAGCCTACATCTTTAACATTCACCAACCGAATACGGTAACGTTCACGAGCACCATGGTTAGGAATAACAAACAATACTTGATTAGAAAACATTTTACGAATATCTTTAATTCCATCTTTGACTAATTCGTAAGTCGCTTTTTCTAAAGTGATTTCTTTTAACTTATTGAAACTGCTATTGACAGCCATTTTACTTTCCTTATTTAGTTGGTTTAAGAGAACTACATTCAAGTTAATGATATATGTTTAAAACATAATAGAAACATCTCCTCTACCTATTAAGGTAGAGGAGTATTCATTAAGTAATAAGATTTTCCCAATCGAGTTTAATACTATCCTTAGCGGATGTATGCATACCTTTCATGGAGATCAACATGATCTTAGAACCTGGCAGAGCGTTTACAGAAGCAATACCATTAGGATAACTAGAGATGTTAGGTCCAGCACAATGCTCGCAATAACTATTGTTCTTATTCACACACATACGTGGAGAACGCATCATTACTTCTTTACCTGCTAAAGAGGCGATATTACCTTCTGTAATTTTAATAGAAGTACCATTTTGAATAAAATAATAATCTAAATATTTTTCATTCTTTTTGGTATCTTCGTCAAACAGAACAGGTTCGCCGTATTTGGTACCACATTCCTTACCATCTACTTTTAAGTTAGCAGCCGAACGAACTGCATTCTTAACGTCCACGCCACCTTCTTGAGTTTCGAGACCACGACCAATAGAACCAGAATAGGCATCGTTCACATAAGCAGGTAAGTTATTAAGATCTATACCTTTATCAAGAGGACGATTGATATACGTAGGTTCTTTATTATCGTCTAGACCTTTAGCAAAACCAAATTGATAGTATAAACGTTTACGTGCATCGTTAAAGATCTTACCAGAAATAGCAAAACCCATAAAGTCATCATTTTTAAGATAATCTTTATCGATTTTCTTTAACTCATCATCAATCTTTGTTTGGATAATTGGATCGTCTAATTTATCCTTGTATTCTTCAAACAATTCTTTCTTACGTTTCTCTACAGCAGGGTTAGAAACAATAGCTTTCTTAGTTACTGACGGTACAACGGTTTGAGTAAAATTAGATAAGTAGATTGCATTTTCAGCAAACTTTAAATATTCCTCGGTAAATACTTCACCTTCTACTTCATCATTTTTCACATCATCTTTAGAACGTTTCCATTTACGAATAAATAGTTTTTCTACATCATTAGGAAAGAATCGTTTATTGATGTAAGGTACTTTTCCTTGAAATGGATCAACTACCAAGAGATAGTTCTGTAATAGATTACCTACCGTAGTACGAATCTCATCCCATTCTGGAAAGATAAAACCTTTTGGTACAGTAATGAATTCTTTAAAATCCAATAAAGGTTTTGAAGTATCTACAGCACCATCTATATATTCTTTTGTATTTGTGTCCGCATCAAGATAGTAATAACCATTGCTATCGGCACGAACTAAATAATGTTCTTTATCGTCAGTACGAAAAATAGATAAACAACTCTTTACCCAGAATGCATCCTTATACCATTCATTCTTCATCCCAGTTAACCAGAATTCATGTTTATTCATTTACACACCTCTTGTTTTAATTTGTATATCTTGAACTGCACGTACAATGACATCGTAAGAGTTAGGATCGAAGATATAGTTATTCAAATGGGATTCTACAGCAAGAACTGGATTATCTGTACCGTCATTAGACATCAAAGCAAATAAGTACAAGTTATAAGCCATTTCTTTTAAATCCATTTCAAATACTTCTTTACCATAAATGGATAAATAGTTTTTAAAATCAATCCCTAAATCGACTCCATTACGGATCAATTGAATAGCATAAAAGCTATCGTCATTAACTGCTTTTGTAAATTCTTTAATATTTTTAGAAGCTCGAATTAAATCAAATTCTTGTTTCTCTTCTATCTTAACCAACTCTTTACCACGTAATGTATTAACCAAACGTTCACGAGTAAAGTTAGAGATCTTTTCAATGGTTTGATTGAATTCAGATTCATCAATTAACAAACAACCTACAGTTGATAACAATTCGTAAAATGTAATAACATTGTCTTTATCAGCTTCTAGGATGGATAATGAAAATTCTATTTGTTCATTATTCTCTATACTGATAGTTTCTGAATAAATACGGTAAAGAGTAATAGGGTCGTGAACAAAATCTTCAGAACAGATAAAACCAATTTCACCTAACAGTTCGATAAATTGATCACGAATAAAATCCTTAATACGTAAAGTAATTTCATTTACTGTAACGTCATCATTACTACAACGGATAATCATTTCTATATTATCCGTCCAGTCTTCATGAATACCATCGATAAAGTCGATGGCTTCTTTATATTCTTTTGCTTCCTCCATAGTCCAATAATCATCTATGAAGTTTAAAATAAGATTAGCCATAAGTGCTTGTTCCTATATTGGGTAATTTAATACAGAGTTAACTATATATGTGATGATTTCTATTTTCATAGCTATGGAAACATTAATAGAAATAATCTAAAGAATATTCTTTTTTAAACAATCCTATCCACAACCCATTAGCTAATGGAGAATTTATTAAAATGACTAAATTGGACAACCGTATTGGTTTACATACAGGTATTCCTAGTTTTGACAAACTGACTATTGAAAGTAATGGTCTAAATCTTAATCCTAATGCCAAGACAAAATTTAAAAAGGCAAAACGACAAAAAGTTTTGGACATTGATCCAAATCGACCCTATGTTAAAGCGCGCGATGGTGAAGCTAAAGTTGTTGAACGTGTTGCACGAATCCCAGAAGAGTTCAAAGATCGTTTTACACAAGAAGAATGGGATGCTTTGAATGACTATACTTTCGAGTCTTTGGAATCAACTTATAAAACAATTAAGATGATGATCGAAGCTCCTACAAAAGCACTCAACGAATTGCTTACCCAAGATAAGAAATTCTTACCATACATCCAAGAAAAAGAAAAACTGACTACAATGGTTGCCATGAATACAACCGACACTCGTAGTTTGGTTCGTGAGTTGAATTCTATTCGTAAACTTTACGAGAAGTTTGTTGATGAAAATGGTCATGTAAAACCAGAAGTTCCTGAGTTCGAACCATATATCATTGAGAAGATTATTGATATTAAAGCACGCTATTTGGTATGTTCTAATCGAGTTCGTGCCATTACTGAACCATTGACCAAACATATTTCAGATTTCTTTACAGCCATGAAGTTTGGTTATTACTTGGATCACAAAGAAGAAGCGCCTGATGATGTGAAAAAATTCTTTGCAGAATATTTGCATCATTACACCAATACTACTCCTCCTACACAAGAGACTAACAAGGAAACTAGTCATGTCAATGAATAATGATATTAACGAAATCAAACAAGAAGATGTTGTTCCTTCTGAACAATCAGAAGGTGTATTGCATCTTAACGATACTGTAGAAGTATCTGAATCTTCTTTGGCCCCATCACTTCTCACTGAAGAAGATGATGTTTCTGAATTTAAACCTAAAGAAGAATCTGAAGAAAAACAAACCGACGATTACGAACACCTCGAAGAAGATCTTCCTACGTTGGCAACTTACAATGCTGAAACTAAAAAAGAAGAATCTAAGAAAAAAGAACCAGTAGATCCTAAAAAAGAGTTTCTTAAGAAACTCTCTACCATTGTAGGTAATGATAAAGACGATCTTAAACTGTGGGTTCCTTCTGTAAAAGTAATTGATGAAAAAATTAGCCCAGCATCTAAAAATATTCTGCTTGATCCTAAACATCGTATCCTGATGGATATTAAAGAAGTAGATTATACAGATCCTAAACAAGCAGAAGATCTCATCAAGTCTATTTCTGTTCCTGCTGATTCTCCAGATGGAATGGTTCGTTACTTAGTTGAAAATCCATCTAACTTAGATGAGACGAATGCTACATTGTTAGTTCAGTCTATGTCTGATTCTCGTGAATTGATTTCTAACGATTATCGAATGACTGAGAAGATGATGAACGATGAAGATGTAGAACTTACCCAAGTAATTGGTATTAGTGCTGATCCATCTCAACGTATTCGTTCTCGTCGTGCAACGATTCCTAATAGCGGTGGTAACCTTACTGGTTTGAAAGCTAAAGCAGCAATCATGGATTCTCTGGGATTGTCTACTTACTTTACTCTGGTATTGCCTCATTCAGGTTTAGTAGCAATTATTTCTCCACCAGTAGCATCTGAAATCATTGACTTCCAATACGTTTTGGATACTGCTAAGATTAATGTTGGTCGTACTATTGGTGGTTCTAACTATGGTACAGCAACATGGTACATCAATGATAAGTTGGTAGATTTGTTTATTAGTAAAATCTCTTATATCAACTTGAAAGATTCATCTCCAGAGAACATTCGTACCCTGTTAGATCCAATGGATATTCCTACTATTGCCTGGGGTCTTGCATGTACCATGTATCCTGACGGTTATATCTTTAACCGTACGGCTCTTCTGGACAATGGTAAAGCTGAACATGTGATGGGTCGTATCTGGTTGCCAGATATGGCGATCTACGCTAACTCTCGTCTGTCAGTACGTCAGAAACAACATCTGATTAAAGCAGAAAGTGTGGCATCTTCTAATGAAGAAATCGAATCCTATCGTCGTGACTGGAAGAAAGAAGAAGATGTTGAAACGTTTGAACGTTTGATCTTCTCTCGTAAAATTGAAAAACGTGAAGGTACTTTCGTTCAGGAAACCTATATCGAGCTTGGTCAGAGTGATATGGCTCGTTATGTTGAGCATGGTTCTGATTGGGATGTGTATATTAAAGATGCTATCTCCGAAACCCTGTCCATGACTTCTGATGAGAATATCCGTTCTCGTTACCTGTCTGATAAGATACAAGCTACAGCATTACGTGAGTATTCTCACTTTATCCGTAAGATTCGAATCAACAAGTATTTCGAAGAAACCGGAAAATCAGAATCCTTGAGCAGTACAATCGATTCTCCTGAAACACTGATTGAAATCTTAAATGAGATTTCTAGTAATCAAGAGATTCGTAACAAGTTGATTGAAGCGGTTGTAGAGTACATCAATAAAAATGTAAAAGTTGTTTATGGTGTGCCTACTGTTTCTGAATACGAAGAGAAACACAACTCTTCTCCAGTGAGCAACAAGATCGTTCCAATTAATACTGTAATTGCTTTTTTTACGCTGACCGCTCGGATTTATCAAACACTCGCGACCAGATAAGCAATAGTGTTTCTACAATAGTAGAGGGGTCTATTAGAGACCCCTTATTTGGTATTTCTCAAGTTAGACGGGATGAAGTTTTCCCAGAAACCAAAGATACAGAAGAAGGTGAAGAAACCGTAACCATTAATGTAAATAATGAAGACTTTCTACGTGTAATTGTAAGTGGAGAAGCTAAACCCATTAAAGATGATGGTGAGAAGCATTTATCTTTATTATCGTTACATGATGCTTGTTATGGTTTAGATCATTATTCTGAATGTAGTATTGAGAAAGCCGATGGTTCTTTAGTACCTCCTCATGAGTCATTAAGACCAATGACCATGAAGAAACCATATGACTTGTTTGGCGAAGGTAGTTATTTAAGTATTCTATCTGATGAATTTGTAATTTACGATATTTATCCTAATACAGGTTTAACCTTAAAAGAATGGTTAAACATGACTAGGGTAGAACAGAAGATTATTAAGAAATCTGTAGATCGTAAAAAGAAATTACAAACGACTCTTAATCAAGAAGCCAATAATGAAATGGAAAGAGCCATTAATGAAACCAAAAAATAAATCTGACGTGGTTTTGTAGTAAAAAAAAATAAGTTATATTATATGCGAATTTAATTTCGCACATTTGCTAGACATGTTTGTCTTTGAAAACTATCCACTGGCTACATGCCTTTTTAAATTGCTTAGTTTGAGCAATCTGCCGGACTGATTACGGGTATATCTTATTCACAGTCCTTACTCAATAGAATCCTAGATACCACTCTACTCCTTACGGGGTAGAGTGGTTATAGGTTTTATTTTAATTCATTATTTGGCATTACTATAAAAGAAGCTAAATCTTTCATTAAGGTAGGTGCGACATGAAAGAAATTAGTTCTGGTTAGCCGACATACTGCATACACAATACCAATAGGAATATTAAGATTTCTTGATTCCGAAAAATACCCCAATAAAGTATTGTGATTAGCGCCAACATGTTTAGCCACATCTTTAATAGTAACTTTGTTACTCTGCATAACTTTCTTTAAGTTTCTTCGTAACTCTTGATTCATTACCGATATTTGATTATCAGTGAATTTGCTTAACATCATTCTGTTTACCCTCTTGTCGTTTCTTATTCTCGTGTTTGATCATGTCTTTAATTAAACCATAACCCTCACGAATACTAAAATACTTCACATCAGGATCATCTTTATAGTTTCGATTACCTAAGCGAGAGATAGTTAAACGACAACCTTTTTGGAACAAACCAACATCGATGTATTGCAAAAGAATATTTGTTTGTTCTAAATACTTCTTAGAAATATTAATGGCATTTAATTCCAGAGAGTTTACAAAGTATAAAGATTCCTTACCCTCTACAGCTTGTTGATAAAGATTCTTACAAATCTCAGTCATGCCTTTAAGGGTTTCTTTAAGCATGTTGTTGTTAATGTCGATAAGCATTTGATCATCTGGATCTTCTGCTTTCACTTCTTTTTCAGCAAGTTCCAACAATACCTTAGTTAGGTAGATGTTTTCTGTTAAGAAAGCAAAGTCAGAAATCGCGCTTTCTTTTTTAGTGCCAGTATAGAAAAGTTCGATATTCTTTTTGATTTGGCTAATCAAGTCCTCTCGATTCTTAGGATCGATAGGTTGAGTTTCTTGTTCGTTTAGAATATCAGTAGCGATAGAACCAGATACGCTACCACGATGGATAACATCTAACCCACTAGAAGTCTTGTTAAACACCATCATGTTATTTGGATTAATTGAACTTCCTGTTTTTAGTTTTCGTTGGCGTAAGTTTTCTTTACGTTTTTTAGCTTTAGCGGCTTTTCGTTTATCGTTATTAGACATAACATTTTCCTTTTATTAAGTTAGATTAAGACAGGATTAAATTTAAAATCCTATTACACTTAAATGATATAGATTTAAAATAAAACAAAAAGAAACTCTACTACTCCCGTTAAGGAGTAGTAGAGCTGTTAATGTAAAGGGACATATGAAAACAAATAAGAATGTCATGGGACTAAAGACCACCGTCCGGTAAATAATCCCGCACAAGCTACTCAGTAAAGAATAGCCTGTACGTGACTATCTAATATAATCACCAATGGAACAAACATACTTAGGAGTAAAGAAATAGCCTGACCTACCCGAAAGATCAAATAGATACTTCTTCATATCTAGATATCGTCTGTATTTTTCTTATTAAGCGTTTCGAGATGGTGATATTTTATCCTCATCTTTGCGAGTCGCTTATTGGTCTTGTATTTTTTAGAAGGTTCAAGATCCTTTAATATACGACTATAATGTTTTTGTGTAATGGATTCATTTAATTCCGAAATGTGACGATTAGAAAATGGTTTCATTTGTTAAAAGAGTAAGTAAGATTTTATATAATAAAATAATACCTAGTCAGTTATTTAAGATAAAACCAAGGACTTGTGTCGACTTCCATCTGATCCTGACCAGGTACTAACTCGGCAAGGACAAACTGACCATCTCCTAAATATTCTTCCACAGTTAAGTAGTAGTATAATGTAGGAACATGACCAAACACTTTAATGATTTCTTCCCCGCTCATAAGTTCATGTATATTGATTAAAAACTGATACATGCAATCGATATAAGTATTGCAGATTGTAACAGCTTTATCATGATCAAGGTAGGTTTCATTAATTAGTTTTTGATACAAAGTTTCAGATGTTAACTGGATACTCATATCGTCTTTACACATTGGTATATGGGTATCGATTTGGTTATAATGACGGTTAACCTCACGAGTACTTACTGTTAATAGTAATTCATTAATCACTTGTTTATGGTTAATGATAAACTGATTAGCTGTTAAAGCATCTACTACTCTAAATAGAGGCCCCATGTTTACTAATAATCGTATTCTTTTTTGGTTCATTTTTAATATTCCGCTAATACAGTGTATATCGTGCCGAATACAATGTTGGATTGTTTCTGATTTAAGTTAGGATCATTCTCTTGCTTAAAGAAGATTCTTTTAGTGGTTCCTATCTTAATAATATTCAACTCTATAAGATATCCGAATAATTTTCCAAAGAATATACGAATAATCCCTTCATCTATTTCATTAGTTGATCCAGAAACTTTTAGAGCAAATTCTAAAACGGATTGATCTACTAATTCATTAAGAGAAGATACATTAGAAAGATTATATTCTGGAAGAATATCCAGAATAAAGTTAAGAGACATTAATCCAGTTTTCTTTGTAATTAAAGAACTAGTTATGTTGAATATCTCAGAAAGGTCAAGATAATAAGATCGACCAACCTCCCATAATGGAAGATTGGTCTGTTCTAAATGTCCGATTAAATAGTTATTGTCTTGCATACGATGTCATACTCCAAATGAGTGTTGATCATAAGGTCATTAATATAGTTCGTGGGTACTGCTATTCTTCTGTGTGTTCTTGGAAAATACACATACGGATCTACCGTCCTTGGAATAACTTCTGGTTCTAATTTAGGATTTTGTAAGATGTAATTAAATATTTTTGGAAAAAGATTAGCTAAATAATTAATATACCTTAAGAAGAATAAGGATGTAAATATTGCTTCATCTTCTTCCAAACCATATTTCAAAGTAACCACATTATTTTTATTATCCATAATGTAATTAGAATAACCGCTATTTTCATCATCACTAACACTGAATAGATATTCGTTATCTACCATTAAGTCTTCAGGATTGTAATCAAAATAGCTGTTGAAGAAAGAATCCCATAACGATACCATCATCTCTTTAATAACCATTTCGTTAACAGGAATGCTCGCAAGATATACGTACTTGTACGTAATGGTTACAGAACTCAGAAGACTATAAGAAATTTGTTCAAATACCTCTTCTGATATCGGTTTACTAGGATTGTAGTTAAAACACGAAGGATGATTGAAACGTTCCCTAAATGGATCTTTACCATATAACATGATGCATTCTTGATAAATATCCATTATGTTTAGATTAACTAAAAATTCAGTAGGCAAGATAAACTCTTGCTTAGCTAATTGAAACATCTTATTCCTCTTTATCAAGATAGACAACGATGTGGTCAGGATGCACGGATTCGTGACTTAAAGTAACAAATGAGGTTTCTTTACAACGAACAGAATAGTTGATAAGTAACAAACTATTCTTTTCCTTAATTTCTCTAATAAATAATCTTGCTAGAAAAGCTAAGTGGTCTTCTTCAGCACCTGTTTGAACCTCATCCCAAATGAATACTTGTTCACCATCTGAATTAACAAATACTTTCTTTTGTTCAGTAATAGGTAGATTTAAATAATTACATACGAAGTTTTCAACATACTCGTAATCGTTATCGATAACAAATCCACTTACCCCGTTGATCATTAATTTAAATATTGTAGAAATAGGTACTTCAAATTCGTTTTCTAAATATTCTTTCGCTTCTTTAAATAACTTCTCTTCTTCTGGTGTTTTTGGTAATGACGAGATATCAATCATTACCAGGTTATTATCTAAATTATCCATGTTTAAAAAAATCCTTATAGTTAGCTACTTTCAATTTAATAGTATATGTTTATAATCTGGATAAAAGTTTACCTAGGTAGTTAGATCCACTCCAAAGCTTTCTATCTAGCAAATGTTTATTAGATAAATCCATGTTAATACCTAGAATAGCAGGGAAATCGTATCCGCAATAGGCAAAGAATACATCTGCTTCATTTAGATCATCTAAATACTTTTTAAAGTTAGTATCTGAATAGTAGTGGGTTTTCTTACCCTCAATCATCTTCTCGATGACTAATCTTCTAAAATCAATACTATCTTTCACAAAACCATGTCGATTAAAATAATCGATAAGTGCAGACTTAATACCAGAGACCATTTGTGATTCTGTTTTGTATACTTCAGGATTGATGTCAAGATAATGAGCAATCCAATCTATAATAAAACACATTACATTAGGATATTTCTTCATGATTCCTTTAGGACTTAATAAGTTTAGATCAAATCGATAAGTAATACCGAGAATATGGTCACCTTTAAAAAATAGATGGTTATCCATGAATCTTTCAGCACATCGATCAGGACGATGTTTGCTTTCAATACAGAATATAAACTCAACCTCACTATCTTTTAATTCCTCAATAATCTTATCTTCAATATCCACCCATTTTAAGTTACCACAACCACAACCTAATGCAGGTAATCTTAACTGAGTAATCCAGTGAAATCCTTCTGTTTTGTCGTAATCTTTTTCAAATGCTTTTAGACCCTCGATGATAAGATCAATACACGAATCATCGTAAGGTGAAATCTTAGTAGGAATACTTACTAGCGTTTCTGTGGCAGTAGAATACAGATGGTATTTTCTTTTGTTAATCTCATCATTCTTACAGGCTTCTTTATATTGGTTATACCACATAGGACTTTTTTGTTTAAAGTACAAAGCTAGTCCTTTTCCAGCAATACCTTGAGTATTTACAGGAACACAATAAACACTTTCTTTATCATTAAACATGTCTTCTTCAATAACACGTACAGGCATTTTCATCATCCTTTTATTTAATTGTTCAGATGATAAAATAACTAAAAAAGAAAATACCCCTCCACCCATAAGGGCAGAGGAGTAATTCCTTTATTTGGGGAGATAGCGAGTAATTGTATAGCGTTCACGATCAGGAAGATGTACTGAGGTAAAGACCTCAGCATGTTCTTCTTCAGGAATATATTTAGCGAGTACTTTTTCCATAGGGAAATAAGCAACTTCATCACTCTCATTTTCAGGGAGGATTTCTCGCAAGATATTAGTAACGTGAATTTCATCAAAGTCTAGAATGTCCAGAGCTTGCTCGTAAACTTTCTGACCACCGATAATCCATACATCACCATGTTCTTTTTCTAATTCCTGAATCTTTTCAGCAAAAGCATCATCATTTTCCAATTGGAAAATATGTTTAATGCTTGGATCGTCGTACTCAGCATCATTCAAGAAATAACGAGATGGGTTATTACTAATAATGACATTAATACGATCAGGCAAAGGTCGATTGGGTAGACTTTCCCATGTATTACGACCCATGACAACTACTGAATTCTTAGTTTGTTCTTTAAAGTAAATCAAGTCCTCAGGTAGATTCCAAGGAATGCTGTTATTGATACCGATAACATCGTTACTACTTTTGCATACAATTATCTTTAATGACATAAATGTCTCCAAGTTCTTTAGAGTAATACTCATTTTTCTTAATTGCTTTAAAAAGATTATCAATCTCTAAAGCAACATAGTGCAGTTCTTGTTTTGATAATTCAATACCTTCAACTGCATCTACATAAGATCCAAGAGTAAACAAACCTTTTTTCCGATAAAGGAAACTTACTTTATTATTAATAATGATAAAATAAGTACCACCATATCGAAATGGATTAAAAGAACGAGAAGGAGTAGTGCACGTATCGATAATGGTAATAGGCATAGTGAAACCACTAAACTTAGCACCACTTTCAAAACACTTGGCTAAAGAATGGATGTCTCCGATAAAACGTCTTGCTGCTTCTGATAAGGTATTCATTAATTACTCCTTAAATAAACTTAGTACCTCGAAACCACTGAAATCATTATCAGTAAATCTCTCATTTAATAAATCACACAAAGCTCTTGCTTGATTTATTTCTCCAGTACCAAACATATCAGAAACAGTGTTATTACACCTTTCTACATTATTCTTCAATTCAATCCACAACCAAGGTTTACTATCTAGATATTGTCTCCATAGTTCTTTATAAAGACGATAGCTTTCTTCGATAGGCATTTCCCTTAAAGGTGGGTTTCCTTTTCCTTCTTCAATAGAAGAATAGCCTTTGATAAAACATTGGAAGTGATGTTCAATAGAGAGACCATCGTTTAAACGCGCATAGAACGCGCTGAAGCGCTTATCTCCCTTAGATGAACATTCGTACCCACCGAACCTAGACCACGTGTATTTACTCATTATCGAGCCTTTACGACACCCTCTTGATTATGGTACTTTCCTTTATAAGGATCATTAGTACTTTCATGGTGTTCTGCAAAATAAATCGTACCGATACCACAACCCTCGTAAATCATTAAAGCATGATTTGTTTGGTTATAGATTTCTAATACTAATTGACCCTCCCAACCTGATTTCAAAACCGTAGGAGCCATATTCATTCCTAAACGAGCATAGCTACTTTTACAGAATAAGAAACCAGTGACATTTTCAGGAATGCAGAATTTTTCTAAAGAATGAGCCAGTACAAATTGACCAGGATGGATTAACCAACATTTAACTTCTTTTTGGCTAATATTGCCTTTATAGTCTTTGTAATGAATCAATTCTTTCTTGTACGGATCCATACGTGCAGTTAATACATTCTTAGTACCAAAAGGATCTAAACGTTCATCGACAATATCTGAACTTTGAATATAGTCATCCGATATAAAAAATTCCACTTCAGAACCTAATCGGATATCGTACCCGTTTTGAGACAATCCATGAGAAATATTTTTATTCTCATCACTTACATAAACAATTTCTTTACCTGGAGAAAAAGGTTTGATAAGAGGTTTCTCTGAGTTTAAAGACATGGTGATGATTTGGTTATCTGACAAATACATGATTAATTTCCTTTACTAAAAATATCAAAAGATAGAATAGAAACAAAAAAAAGAAACTCCTCCCTTTTGGGGAGAGGAGTTTCTTTTTTGAACCTTAGAATTTATACCAAGGTTTAGGTGCTACTGCAGGAATGTATTTACCCACTTTTTTGCGGGCTTTCTTCACAACACGATTTACTTCTTTGTGGTGGGTTGCCCCTACGACGGCACAAGCACCGCCGAACAGAACACCGGCAGTTACTTTCGCAAATACAGAGATTGCTTTGCGTGCGGCTGGTGATTTCACTTTAGCCAGAGCTGGGTGAGTGGCTTCAACAACAGGGGTTTCGACAGGAGTTTCGATAGTAGTGGTAGTCATTTCAATTTCCTTTACAGATTCGTTTGATTCGGTTTCAGTTACTTCAGTTTCTTTGTCGAGGTTTTTCTTGATGGCTGCGGTCAGCAACTCATCGAATTTGCTCTCATCGAGCATTTCGAGTTGCTCCTCAGTCAAGCCGAGAGCTTCAGTTAATTCAGTTTTCAAATCTTTATTAAATTGACACATGGTATATTTCCTTTTACAAAGTTAGAATAGAAAACCCTAGTACCACCATTGGTACTAGGTCGTTGTTAATTAAGCACGAGCTGCTAGCTCACGCTTAACGAGTTCGACCATCTCTTTGTCAGAGTAGTCTTTCGACAGGTCTACTTGTTCGAGACCAGTATTCGCAAAGCGTACTGCGAAGTCTCGTTGGACTTCGAACAAATTGCGACGACGCTCTGCAGCCATACCAAAGAGAATCTCATTCTCTGGGCTTACTTTCAGCATGGATAATGACATGCCATATTGGCGAAGACATGCTTTCGCATAGTCTTCAGTGATTGAGTGGATTGTCGGATCCAACTCTGCTCGAGCTTTAGCAAACTCTTCTTGAGCTTGTTTAAACTCAAAATCGACTGCTCGTTCAATGCGACGCATTTCTGCATCGTCTTTTTCTTTAGCTGCTTTTTTAGCAGCTTCGTTTGCTTCAGCAATTGCATCGATTGCAGCAATCACACCAACCACTACCGCACCAGCGGTTACAAATTTCAGAACATTGTCCAACATGGTAAAACTCCTTATACAAAGGTTAATTAATTAAGATAGGAAGATTTCCTTCCCAGGTTCACGTTAATAGTATATATCTGAGATTTTTTAGAATGCAAAAAAAGAAATACTCTCTTACCTGTAATGGTAAGAGAGTATCTAATTAATGCATTAATCTATATTAAAAAGCTTCTTGTGGTTTTCCACAATACCTTTAATATAGTTTACTCGTGAAATAGGTAGATATTCATCTGTATTGTTTTCATATGCGCCAACGCATCTACTAATGAAAGATTCTGACGGAATACCTTTATTGTCACCTATACAGACACTACCATCATTACTTAGCCAGATATCTCGAGATGTACTTGCTGTATAGTAAACATCATCAACAAAAGGATCTTTATAAGTAACATAGTCAGTTGATCGAATAACAGTAAAGTCAATTCGTTCATGTCCATTGACAATAACATCACCACCAATATAACCATTACCGATGATAAATGAATTACCACTTACGATAGAACCATTGGTCACTCGAGTGTCATCGCAAATACGAGCAAATCCAACTACTTGTGCGCGGCCAGATACGGTTGCTCTGTCGAATACAAAGGCATGGTCATCTACTAAACCAAATTCCATTACGCACGATTTGTCTCTTACGATAGAGTTTCCCCTAACCGTTGCGTAGTCAGTAACATGGGATATATCACAAACGCCAGCCGTACCATGAACACGTGCATTAGAATCTACAACAGCTAAATCCATTACACGAGCATTTTCAGATACGCGTGCTTTATCACTTACTTTCGCATCATCGTAGATCCAGCAAAGACCTTTTTGAGATAAGTTCTTTTCGGATTCTACCCAACCACCAATATCGCCTTTCTTAACGTCTCCAAAATTTTTCAGCGCACGGATACGATACAAAAGACCACCGTTGTGATAAAGGGTTAAGTTTTCAACCAATTCAAACTTTTTAGAGTTTTCTTTTTTAGCCATTTTATTTGCCCCAGTATTTAGATTTCAGATTGTTATGGTGTTCAACCATTTCTTCATTAGACTTACCATTAGTATCAGTCATTGCATAACCATAATCGATGAACTCTTTAGTAGTTCCAGAGAACCCACCAACATTCCAGATATCTTCATGAATAGAAGCGGTAACAATTACATGTGGTCGAGCAGGATCGCGATAGGTGAAATAATCAGTTGAGTGTTCTAACTTAAAGTTAATAACAGCACTACCATTTACAGTAACATTGCCGGTAATATCAGCACCACTAAAGATAGAAGATCCATCATTGATGACTACGTTAGTACCATTAATACGGCCACCGGTAATTGTACAACTACTTATTTCGAAATTACCATCAATATCAGTATCACCACCAATATAGGTATTACTACAAACAAAACCCTCACCTTTAATAGAAGCATTTCCATCAATATAGGAATTATCGGAGATGTCTACTTCTTCGCCTACTTTAGCATTTTCAACAACGATAGCTATTCCACGAATATATGCTTTATTAGAAATAACAGCTCCATCTCCAATAAAAGCCATATCTCCAATGATCGCTCTATCTTTAACAATGGCATAATCAGAAACAAAAGCATTTTCAATTACTGTAGCATCACCATATACCTTAGCATTGCCAGCTACCCAACAGTTCCCTTCATGAGAAAGATTCTCTTCTTTCTCAATATACCCACCAAAATCATCAGCTTTAACACAACCAAAATCTTTCAAAGCACGAATGCGATAAAGTGTGTGTCCTTCTACGATATCAGTATCGTCTTTAATCAATTCGTATTTCTTATCAGCAATCCTAATTAATTTGGGTTTCATGTCCATAATCCATTTCCTTTAAATATAGAGTAAAAAATAAAAGCAAAAAATAGAAATACTCCTCTACCTAATGAAGGTAGAGGAGTACTAATATTATTTACCGAGTTTTTCGGCACCCAAATCATACACATGATTACGGATGTGTTTGTGTTCGCCATTGCGACCACGAGCGTCTTTATTGTCGCGAATAGTCAATGTGGACTCCACTCGACCATGCTTGATAGTTTCAGTCGCTTCACCACCTTTGGTTTGTGGTGGGATGCGAGATACATAATCGCGAGTTACGATGTGCTCGGTATGCACACCTTTGGCGATGTCAAACTTAGCAGACAAAGATTCGATTTCTTTGTGTTTAGCCATGGTTTCAACACCCAGTTCGCCAGTAGCCAAAGCAGTAGCTGCTACGAATTGGTTAGTAAGTCCGAACACAGCATCCATTTCTTTTTCAGTAACTTCAACACCGGTGTGTTTAATCACTGCATCGATTGCGCCTTTTTTGGTTTCCAGATTTTGGGATTCTGGGTTGTAGACCAGATAGTCTTTCTGAATGATATCGGCCAATTCACGAGTGGTATCTTTAATAGACATAATAACTTTCCTTTTTAGGTTAAATAAAAATATAAGTACTTCTACATGTAGAAGGATAAACTTGATTGTCTTACCTTCAACTTAATAGTATAGTTCTGTATTATTTTTAAATAAGCTAATTTTAAGGCAAGTACCCATCGAAACCATTTAATGCAGCAGGAGCAAATGATATTGGTTTGTAAACAACATCAAACTCTTGGATGCCAATATACAATAAAGAATTTTCTATTGGTCGGATACGAATCCTTCCGGTATCGTATTGGAAACCATTATCTTGAAAAGAAAGGACTTCTACTTTTAAAGATTCTTTTCTATAACGAACGACATTCAAGATAGAATCATTCAACTCGTCGATGGTAGGTGTGCGATACTTATACGTATTCGTAGTAACTACGTAGCTACCATCTTGAGTAAGAATCCTATCAGCATACTTCCACCATTGAGCACCAACATGAATCCGTCGATATGGCTGGATGTATACTTGTCCTTTCCATCTTTTGGAATTAGGAGAAACCTTTAACAGTACTCGTGTATTCTTAACAACCGTGTCGAATCGTTTAAGCCTAATGTCTTCTTTAGTGACCCTTAGGCTTTGTCTTAAAAGAGTTTCAGGACGACCAATAGTAATATCTCGGAAAGTAAGAGGAAACTCACCTCGTTCGTTTATGTGTCGGAGTAAGTTTTCCTCTTCGGTAAGATTAGGATTAATCTTCATTTCGATTCATCCTTTTTATCAATATTACCAGTTAACAAAGACAGGTTGTTTTTTAGAAGTCACTGTATCCATTTTAGCAATGTCTGACAGAATAGACACTGTACCGGACTCAGCAGAAACGACATTATTTGTCAATAGTCGACGTGCTGAAGATGGAGTTACTTCTACATCTTGACCGCCTTGGTTAATAATAGCTTGTACTGGGTTATTAGATTCCAATGAAGGAGAAACCAATTTTTCAGCACAAGTGATGCCAGGTTCATTCACATAGTCAAAAGTAATTACAGTATGCAATACTTTGCAGTTTTTACCATTAATTACTTGACGTGTAGTCAGTGAGCGAATACTGAAACATACATTCATGCCTTTGGTTTTCAAGTCTTCTTCTAAGAACTTACCATAAGGACCAGCTGGTTTTACTTTAGCCATAATGCCGACACATTTTTCATTAGTCAATGGATCGACATAATCAGGAACCAGCCAGATTTCACCAAAAACACCACAAACAGATTTTTCATCGATACGAATATTTCGCTCTAAGAACTCCATGTCTGTTTGACCTGGCTGTTTAGAAGGATGGCCGTATTCCGCTTTAATAAAACCACCAGCAATACGCTGATTAAATAAAGTACCAGGAGCAAAGAATTTATCGGCTCCTAAAGAAGAATAGTATTCATTTTCTCCTGTCTTAGGATTGATGTTTTTTGATTTGTGATCCAAAGCACCAACACAAATAGTATAATAACCATTTTCATCAGGAGTAAGAACACCCTTCTTATCCGTACCGTCTAAACGAGTACAGCGATAAACAAAGTTAGACATGTCTACAACACTTTCTTATTCTAATATCTTAATACGTGATCGATCAGTTCTGTTTGTGTAGTAGGATTACACAGAGAAGAAACAACGCCAGTATAGAAATAACTACCTGTCAGTTTAGTCAGTGCTGACGAAGCACTGAAGTTAACAGATGAAGCAGGTACAAATACAGGCATGACTTTATCAGGATCGATATCATTCAATATTTCGCGATAATACTGATTGATGTTATTTGGATTTCGTGCGATAATACTAATAGGAATTGCCAAAGATTCAAATGTATCACCAATAGACTTACCGGCATATTTACCAGTTTGTGAAAATACCCGTCCCATATCTGCATAAGAGATGAAGAACGGCACTTTACCTTTAGTGACAAATTCTTTATAGGATTTACCAATTAGTTTATCTTCACGAACGACAACCAGACTTTTAATGATTACACTGCCTGGGTCGTAAGTTAGTTCGTAGTATTTTTCATCATCAATGGTGATGATGTTAATTGCATCAGGATCAGAATGAACACTAGCCATACAGTTGAAGATAGCATAATGTGTTTCATCTGGATTGGTAATTAAAAACAAACTATAAAAGTGTGTATCACTACCAACACGAGCAAGACCTACCATCTCGTAACGAACTGGAAATATAATCTTACATCCTGTGGTCGTAATTAATTGGTTATTAACTTCTTTTAAAGAAGCCATAATTTTATCTTTATTACGAATACCGTATCTCATGGTAGGTCTCTTTCCTTAATTAACCTTTTACAACTTCAATCTGACCAGCTACCCATTCAATAAGAATGTTAATAATAGCAGTAGAAACAACAGTAGAAGTATCCAAATCTTGTTTAGAAGATTCGGCTACAATAAGATGTTTCAGAATCAAACTAGCCATAGTGTCTTTGAAGAATAAATCACATACCGTGTCAGAAACAACATAAGCCAAATCAACATCCAAAATACGATTACCTGGATAATAGTTATTCAGGAAATGATTGATTTTGCCACGATATTCCAATACTGGAATTTCTTCAATGACTGCTTTCAATTCAGCATGTTCATCGTTAAAAGTATTTTCTACCAATGCCAAAATGCTAGAAGTGATTGCATCAAATGTACGAGCAGCCAAACGAGTTTTATCAATGGTGTTTACAGTAGCCAAAACCAACTGACCATGACGAGCAAGTTCCTCTGCATTTTCAGTAATCGCATCAAGATTACGATAAGCAGTAGGATTACTAGAATTCATGATACCTACCAAGATATCGGCTTTATTAGGAAGATCGATATTGGCATAAGTGTCATGATAAACATAGATGGTTTTGGTTTTGGTATTGACACTGGAAATGACAGCTTTAGAAGCAATTGCAGTAGAATACATGCTGGCAAAGCTATTAATAATACGAGAACAAGCAACTTTAAAGAACATCGCCCATTGTTTCAGTTCTTCTTCAGTAATACGCATTCCCTGAATGGGTTCTTTTTCCAGTTTATCAACAATCAAAAACGCAGTCAAGTAAACCATAAAACTTTGGTAAGTTACTGAAGTATCATTAACAAACTCATTACGAAGTTTCAAAAGTTTCCATGCGTCTTGGAACAAATCACCACCGAATTGTTTTTCGTATACTTCAGCTAAGTTCATGATACCTTCATTGGTACTGTCATCAGCTGTACGAACCAATTCAATAATTGTATCATTATCGGCTTCATCAAAAGTAGGCTGACTAGAAGGGCCTTTTTGAGAAGGATTATATAGAGATACCAGTCCTGCAATTCGAGGAAGAACAGTACTGTATACAAATTCAGGTACTTCGATTTGATTTACTTTAATTTTAGAAGCTGGTTCGACACGTACAGACAGACGGTCACGAACATCTTCAATAACTTCACGAATAACTGGACTTACTACATTACGAGTAAAGCTCAGTTGGTTTTTAAGTGGGTTAATGCATTGCTCTTCAATAGAGTCGTATACTTGGTAAATAGCGGCACCTTCAGTGAAACCAAAATTAGCATAAGACTTATCGATTACTGTTCCAAGAGAATGTTCTAAACATTCTTGAGATGCTACAACACCTTCCGCAGGAGTAACGTTTTGAACCATTGCATCCAGAGCAGTACCAGGAATTGCTTTAAGACGAGCACCATTTAACAATGAAGTCTTGGCAACATCATTAGCCAAGTTTAATACATCTTGAGTAAGCATTTATTTATTCTCCTTTAGCAATAATTCGGCGTTGCAATTCGGCCAAAGCCATCTCTTGAATAATGTTTGTATTCAAAGCCTCGCCTTTTACAAAACCTTGAACGCCAGTTACCTCACTGATCAAACGGTTGGCGAATACACCGACTAAATCAGCAGCACATGCTAATACAGTAGCATTCTCAGTATCTTTAACAAATTGTTGATCCATAGTTTAAATTCCCAGATCTAAAAAACATAAAATAGTAAAATTTGAGATATAGAGTGCTCTAGAAATAGAGCACTCTTATCCCAATATAGGTTAATCTTTATTAGACAGATATTCCTTGCCGATGCGTTTAGACATTTCTACCAGAATGCTGTTAGACATACCCATCAAGAAAGGACTGTTTACAATACGAGCATAAACTGATTGACTACCGAATACAGCATCGATTTCTTCACCTGGTTGATTATCTTCAGAATTAATTCTTGGAGATTCTTCAAACACATGTGCGATCGTTGCCTTTAACTGGGCGCCAAATACAATTTTCGTAACATTCACATGATTCGCTATATCATGCAGTGTGCTAAGACACGTCCCTAACTTTCATTAGGATACTAGACTATATCAACACCCTGTATATACAGGGGCTTTCTTTTTCCATTTAAAGCTCTCGCTACCCGCTTGGGCCGTACACGGAGGCTAACCCGTTAGTCGTTGAACGTTCCTGTTATAAACAGGCTTCGCTGCTGATCGCCCATTGTGCATCCATTACGATTTTTACTGTGTTTTAACACGAGTACGTAAGGCTTTAGGGTTTTCCAGCAATTAAGAAAGATATCACTTATCAATTACTCGATAAGCGGACAACATTATTTTAGTTTAATATGCCAGTCAGACACCCATACTTCACCAGACTTATTAATCTTATTCTCGAAAGATTTTCTTTTAATAAGAGGATAAAAGTGTCTTAATACAGCCCTACCACTTTCAAACTTAATAACTTCTTTAGTTTTTAAGTTAGTGGCTGTAAATTCTTTCTTTTTGAAAATTGGAGATTGTTTAGATTCCCGATATACAGATGGCCAAGGTTCGTTTGATTTATATCTTACTAACCAACCATCTACGGATAAGGTCTCAATGGAATTAACAGAACCATTAAGCCTCATGTAGCGAATACCTAACTCTTTACTAGCGGAAGCCATTGATTCGAAACATTTAACTTCTTTAGTTTCCAAATTAAGAGCTTCTATGTACTTCCCAGATTTATCAGGATGTCCGTAATACCAATTACTTTCGTCACCTTTGATTTTTATTTCGTACCTATCTTTAAATAGATTAGGAATAAACACACCATTAATATTTTTAACCAATGGTTGAATCCAGGAATAACCAATGTGCGTGAACGCTTTAAACAATGACGGGAATTCCAAAATAGAATTATCAGAAATGTCTCTAACTAAAGTAGGACAGTTGTCATTTCTCAAATCGTTATCAACAGCATGGTTAATATTTTCGGAATAAGTTACCCATTCTAAGTTATCGATGTTGTTATTTCGTTTATTACCATCAATGTGGTTAACACAACAATACTTATCCGGATTACTATTCTCTATATAAGTTCTTGCTAGTAAAATGTGTACAGGTACTACTCTCCATTCGGATTTATCTGGATTGTAGATGTTTACAGCTAGATAACCGTTAGTATCTTTTTTAGATAAGACTCTGCCGGTTTTTCTAGAAATTACATCGCCGTATTTATTTATAACAAATCCAGGATATCCAGGAATTATTCTATATTTGGATCCAGGAGAAGTCATCTCCGTGATTATCGGTCCAGTCACTACCATGAGATAGCCACATTTCATTTTTAACAAATTTGAACTAGATGGAACAAACATTACTTTTTCTAATTCGGTTATATTAAAATCTATTTCGAAATGTGTGATTAGTCCTATTTCTTTTTTAGAAAATGGAACCACAATATTACCTATCTCGATATGGTAAAAACCTTTTGAATCAGGCACTACCTTTTCACCTAAATAAGTACCATTTCCAAACATATCAAATTCGTAATTTTCATTAAGTTTGAATTTTTTCATAGCTATGTGATTTTTAGTTGATCTCATAGCTATTAATAGCACAACTAAAATAATTTAAGTTTATCGCCTTGAGATAAATAGTTGTTGCTCGTAATTGTAAATTTAATAACAGCAGTGTCCAGCATTAAAGGATTTCCGTTAACACGATAAGTATCGTCTACCATTCCTGTAAACGGAGCTTTACCTAAAGCTTTCTGTCTAGCGACAATTTTAGAATCTGAAAGATTGGCAATTTTTCTTAACGATTCACTCATGTCTTCTTTATCGCCATTGTAGAATACTTCTACTTTATCAATAACACCTTTTACACTACTCTTAGGTACATTTGCAGAAATACTACGCAAGAGATCTAAAGATTCTTCATCGAACAATTTAGTATCGTTAGTTAAAGCATCTTCAATAAAACACAATGGATCATCCACCATTACTTTCGTACCTGGTTTAGCCAATCGATGAATACTTTGTTCAAAGTTCACAACGACTTCTTTTACCACTGTCGTTTGAATTTCAGTATCTAAACTTAATCGCTTAGAAATAGCTGTCGAGTCTTCATACGTATAAGGACTTTCCATCAAAGCTACACGTATCAATTTACCTGATTTGTAAGCTAAGCTTTTTGGATTTAACGGATCCTTAGTAAAGAAACCAGAATGATATGCAATGACATCACCCAGTTCTAATCGATCACCTACTTTTACATTTGAAACAATGTCGTGAGGCATGGTGAATCCACCACTACTACCAAACTTACGACCAATCTCGATATGGCGGAATGTACCGTCATCATTTTGGATCTTAATGGCGTAATCGTTTACCTCAACTACTTTACCTGTTTTATCAGCAGTAGCCGCAAATGTATCACCAGCTCGTTGAACCAGTTTAGCATCGTAACCAGTTCGAATAGGCATTGGATGATAACCTGTTGCTGGGATTGAGTGTAGAGATTGTGTGCCCAAGAATACTTGACGTTTAGGGTCATCCATGTCACTACATGGCATCATCATCATCGCAGTACTTAAAACGTTTTCAGGTTTTAAATCTGGATTCATTTCGCCAGTACCTGAATTCTCAGGAATGCCATAAAGATTGGTAAATTTAGGATTGGCAGAAAGGTAGGTACTGATACCAGCATCAGAACTATCCTTAGTTGCTTCAGAGACAATACCTACTGCATTTTTGTGGTGTTGACGTGTCCGTTTAACCATGGATTGTTTAGAACGACCACCATTACCAGTAAAGGTAATTTCCTCACCTTGTTTCAATTCCTGAATAGGATTCAAAGTTTCAATGATTCGTTTAGTCGTGTCTTTATTAATTGCCATCCATACTGCTTCAGGATTTAATTCCACAGGATAGTTAGCTTTAATACCGTGTCGATTATGTTCCCGTAAAGCACGAACCAAATGAGTATATACCTCACCCGACATCCGTTCAAAACCACGAATACGTTGCTCTGACATGTCTACTTCATCTCTGTGTTTATAATCAACAAGTAATTCAACACAACGAATCAGAAGACCACCAAAATCTACAGGCTCTTTCATCTCAATCAAAATACGTTCAGTGATGGGATCCACAAACATATTGTAATAAAGATCGATCTCTTTTAAGTAACGACCAGGAATCTTAATAGACTCTAACAGATTAAAGAAATTTTCTTTTTCATTTAAACTGTAAATAGACATCTTATTTAGATCTGGGATTTTATTTAAACCAGACATGATCAAACTGGTTACACGATCTCGTTTAGAAAGAACCAAATTGAAGTCATTAAAACGAATAGCATATTCGTGACTTTCTAACTTCAGTCGTTTACCAATAGGTTCAGTTCGATAGTATTTAGGTTCTAAAGAAGCCAATAGTTTGGTAATACCTAATCGATAGCACAACACCAGACCAATAGGAATCGCTTTACCCATGATGTCAATATTGACAGATTCAGTAGGTGCTTTAACAGAATCTAAACCACACAAAGATTCAATGGTTCCTAATTCTGTTGGATTATTGTCCTGGATATAATAAATAATATTTTCACTATCTATTGCTAACGGATATTGTTTTTTGTACGTACCAATGAAAGTCATTCCGGTGACTTCTGACTTAATCACGAAATCACGACCAAATCGTTCTTCAGCACTTTTTCTGTCAAAATACAAGAAACAGTCTTTTGTAGTGATTGCTTTAAAATTACGAGATAAGACAGAATATACATAAGGTGCTTCTAGATGGTTATCGAACATATTGCCAGAACGAGTTTCTAATATATCTTTGTTTTCTTGATCAAAAGCATTCTTACGAATGTTGGCAATCAACCATTTCTCGTAATTAAATGCTCTCGAATCATCTCGAGAGGCGAATGTCTTACCAAAATAACTCGATAAAGAAACTGTACTGTCGTCAATTTTACGAATAGGTAAGTCGTAACGTTGATGGCAATAAGTATAAGTTTTACCACCGATAGTAAAAGTACCGTCTTCAGAAACCTTAGGAATTTTAACACGGATAGTAGAAGCTTCACCTTCGATTGGTTTAATCTTCATGGCGTAAACAGTATAAGCACCTGAAATGTTTTCTACTTCGGTTTTCTTAATATCCTGAACTACTACGCCAGCTGATTGTACACCCACCATCATGGAAGCAATATCTCTTTCCATGAATTCAGTGATGTATTTTTTATCAAATACTTTAAGTGTAGAAACACCACGAGTATCTTCTTCAGTAATTTTCAATTCTTCTGGTTTAATGTCAATCATTTCTCCGACGGTCTTACCACCATCTTTACTTAAACTCAGTGAATTATATTTAGTAAGTGCTTTACGAATACCATCGAATTTACTTACTGTCATTGGATTGCTTTTAGCATATTCCTCTAATACAAGTTTACCCTTAATACTTGGAGAGATAGGCTTGTCGACAACTTTAACCAATGGTACTTTATCTTCTACTTTATAGTTTTTAAGATCCAGTACATCACTAGAGTCAAATTTAGAATTGATGACCTCTTCAAACTCGTCTTCTTGCTCATTCACTACAGGAACAATATTACTCATTTTAGAGAGTTTATTAAGATCAGTATCACTTTCAGTTTCTGTAATCAATTCATCTTCATCATCGAGAATATCAGACACAACTTGAACATCATCATCCTGATGCACTTCGCCTAATTCATTGTAGTAGACTTCTTCATGATAATCATTTGTATCATCATGATCGTCAGGATCATTTTCGTCATCTAGATCATTTTCTTGATCTTCTTCTCTTTGTAATGCACGTCCTCGACGTAATCGATAATCAGCAATCTGACCATAGTCACGTTCAGCATCGTCTCGTTTAACAATTACGTCATCTGGATCAGTTTCAATACCTGCGTCATCATCGGCTTCCAGATTCTTAGCAGTGATCTCTTCTTCAGTAAGTTCAATACCTTCTTTAGTTTTAAAGATATTATTTAATTTCAAGAGAATATTGATAAACTGCTTACTCATCAAGCGAGGATCAATTTTACCAGCCGGATTCTCTTCACTATTTCTCCAGCTATCTAATAAACCCAGATTAAAAATTGTAAATACATCATTTTTTACTAAAACGATATTTGTTTTATCTAAAATAGTTTTAGGTACATTAGCAAATACTGATTTTTCTCGGTTAAGACCCAACCATTTCCACATCTCTAAAATAAAGATACTTTCCAAGTTATCTAACTTACGGAATAACTCTACAGTCATCCCAGTGATGGATCTTTTTAAACTAGAGATAGGAAGTAATTCGTCAGGGACATTGATAAATAAAAATTGATTATAGTAGTTATTGTAATTGTAACTAACGTCAGCCAAACCTTTTAACAAAGTATTTAAAACGTTCATGTTACGATAATAACCAATATAGTTAGTATTACCCAGATAACGATAACGGCGATCGATGAGGGAATAGTTAAGAACTAAAGGAACAATAAGTTCTGGCTTATACTTATCCATCTCGACCACCATTTTAAATTTACGGTTGAGTTTTAAGTATTTCTTTAATTCAATAACTTGGGTTGCAGTACGAATAGTTAAAGTACCTAAACGAGAAGCAATATCCATGTAAGAATACATGGGAATTTTTAAGCTACCTTTCTTAAACAAGGCATTTTTATCACTAGGACCAACATCGGAAGTGCTGCTAGGAATATAGTGATAAGCAGATTGTTTAGGTAGGAAAAATTGGGTGGTGTTAAATACTCTAGGATTATTAAAATGGGTAACCATCCTATTCATGAGTTTTAACTGAAATTGTTCAAAGTTAATCATTACAAGTTTGTTCCTTTAAACATTGATTAAAAAAGATAAGAGCACTCTCCAGGGATGAACCACTGGAGAGTACACTTTGTTAATAAGATACCATCACCTAAACAACCTACCTAAAAAAAATTATTCATTAGGTACATCAGACAGGTTATGGCAAACAAATTTAACAGTATCGTAGTTCACAGAATAACGTATAGATCCATCCGGACCTACATAAGCACGTTTTTGTTTCTTATACTGGATGATTTCATTACGGGCTTCTTCAGTGAGAGCAGAGAGGATATTCTCTCGGTCGCCATCGAATTTAACTATCATCTTCCGATAGTCCAGAATACAGACATTTAAAGGAATACAGGAGTATTTCTAAAAATGTCTAGTTAGTTTTCTCTAAATATATTTTCTTTACTACTCATATTATATTGAGAAGACTATTTTCTAAACTAATTCGGGATGATTTAGGTTAAGGACTATATAATCGCTTAAACTTCGGTATCGTCAGTACCTAGGTTCAAGAGTACAGAAGTGGTATTCCGTACTGGTACATAGAGGCTTACCAGGCCACTGTACCCGCCCTCCGTTTCAGGGTTGTCATCACGACAATGCCTTACGTCTTTCGACTAGTCTCTGAACACAAATCCTTCTCTGATAAGAGAATAGGATTTTTCGCTGCGGATTGCCCTACTGATCTATCTCTTTTACTGTACTCTGGTTAGTTACTCCAGACCCTACTGTGTATTACTACCAGTAGTTAGTGTATAGAACTTTTACAGGGTGTTCCCGTCAATTAGAAGGGTTTTGCTAGGGTTTATAACCCATGGGGACCTCGATTTATCAATAAATATTTATTTAGAAAGTATAACATGTTACGCAATTACAAAGACGTAGATAGAATTTGCTTTTATCGAGATTTGGATAACTTCCATAAGTATTTCGTAGAACAGAATGGAGAAATCTATTTTACCATTCCTAATGATACGAAACGATATAATGTAGAGAAAAAAGAAATAGATGGTATTCTCTACGTGTATATCACTCCTTTAAATAAATGGATTAGAGTAGCTAATATTGTTAACTACGCTTTTAAAGGTTTGTACCATGACGTGTTCGATGAATTGATGGAACAAGAAATAACTTACTTAGATAATAATCCCTCTAATATCCATCCTTCTAATCTAATTTGGAATAATGGTAATTCTAAAGAAGATGAAGAAGGATTTAGAATCATTCCTGGTTTCGTAAGACATCGTATTAATCGAAAAGGCGAAATCAAAAATGAAAGAGGAGGTATTACTTTAGGAAGGTTAACAAAAGGTTCTGGTAGTACTGGTGCTAAAGACTACATGAAGGTTCATGTAAAAGCTGATGTATCTGGTAAAGACAGAGAATATGTCTTAATGGGAGTGCATCGTCTATTAGCTTTAGCATTTTTACACATTCCTAACGAATTCTACAAAATGGACGTAAGCCACATCAATGACAATTCTTTAGATAATCGAATTGAAAATTTAGAATGGTCTAGTCGGAAGTCTAATAACTTAAGAGCTGTACAAAATGGATTAGTAAAAACCAATCCTGTATTAGTTCGTAATTTTGAAACAGGAGAAGTATTAGAATTTCCTAGTATTTGTCAGTGTGCTCGTCATTTTAATGTTCATCCTACTCGTATCACGATTAACTGTAAATCAAAAGGTAAAGTTACCTTTAGTAATGGTTTTCAATTTTGTTTGAAATCTGATTTAGAAAGCTGGGGAGATTCTAAACCAAATACTCACCAAGACTATAAACAGTTAACTAAAACAGTGATGAATGACAATAGGATAAAAGAAATGTTAGGAGTTACTTTTCCATTACATTTATTCGATAAAGCAAAAAACGAATCAATCTATATTGAGACTTTAACAGACTACTTTAAGTACTTCAAGTTAGACGATCGATATGTTGTCGTTAATAAATAAAACTTATTTTAGGTGGATGATTATCAAGTACCTTTATTAATTTATTGGTACTTGATGAATTTATCAAAGTCGATCCCCACCTTGCCCTCCGAGTGAAGCGAGAGGAGGACACAAAGAAGTAATGGTGTCTACACCATTAATAGGAAATTGATAGAATGGTTCAATCGTAGTATCTACTTCCCAATCATCATTTAACATTACTCGTCGTTCTGCCTTAGTAGTCGTCATGACTTTAGCAAAACTAGGTACGTTACTCTCAATACCAGTAATCGGATAACGAACAATACTGCTGGGTGCGTTATCGATTAAATGAATAGTGGTAATATAAAGTAATTCTATAAATGTTAGAGGAGTGACTAATTCTTTACTTTTATCTTTAGGTAGTTCTTCAATACCATTAATGATTTTAAAAGTACCGTCTAGACCTTTATAGATTAAAGCAAGATAGTAACCGTCTACTTCGACAGGATTGTGTCGAACACTAGTAGGTCGGAAACGCTGAATTAGTTTCTTAATCCCTTCATCTGACTGGAACAAGTCATGCCATTGTTGAGACAGATTAACTTCTTCTGATTTCAAAGTTTTCTTATTCACCAAACGAACAGGTTCCAAAGGTGAAACAAATTTTTCTGCTAAGAAGCTATTCTTAATACCACGAACAGAAAAAGGCAAACAACCCACTAATTGTTGGAATAGACCAACCATTGTATCATTAAAACCAATGTTGGCTTTATCGTTTAAGAAACGACCAGATGGTTTAACAGCAGTAATCACGTTTGCAGTACCATTCGCTACAGTACGAGACGCCCATTTACCTTGAATCAATTTTTTCTTACCATGACCAGTGATTTCACCAAGATACATGTATAATTTTAAAACTGTTTTCTGAATCGCATTTCGTGTAGAGTTTACTGCACTAAGATTTAACTTAGAAGAAATACTAGATAGAGAATTAGCCAGAGAAATTATCTCACGATAGATTTGGTTAATCTCGTCATGATCAATCATCCCTTCTTTAAATTCAACATCTCGATAACCAGCTTGTAAGACAATAAACTTATCTAGTTTATAAATCTTACGATGCTTCTTCAATAATTCGTTTAATTCTTTACGTTTAGGAGAATTGGTTTCTGGCATGACCAATTCATCTAAATGCTGCATGAAGAATTCATAACCAGTTTCACCATCTAAAGCATTAGACTTATCAAAAAATTTCGTCTCTGGGTTCCATTTAGCAAAAGTAACACCATCCATGATTTCTTCTAATAAAGAAGAAGAGGAGATTAATTCACGATAGACAGTAGGGTGGATAATTTCTACATTAAGATCGATATAAGCTTGTTTGGTCATTCGATCAGGTGAACCCATCGCACCGAATATCTCATTTGACCATAAGCCTTCAGGATGCAGTTGGTAATTAGCCCCTGTAAACATCTGTGTAGATTTAACAGGATTTAAGCTACGGTACAACTCACCCTGATTAAGATTCAGTAAGCTTAAATTAAAAGGCTTCTGATTTTTCAGGACATTTTTAATTTTATCATCCATGGTAAATCATTTATTCCTTTCTGAAATAAATTATTAAAAAAAAATAGAGTAGTCTACTCATTCATTATATATACTATATAGAAGATATGACTACTTTGGCTTATAAATTAGAGCCAACAATAAATATACCCGAATTTATTTTAGATTAAAATAGGAGTACTTTACATGGCGATTAAAAATCGTGTAGGTAAAGCCGTAGCAGAAGATCTCGACTTTAAGTTCGATTTCGATGACTTCGAAGACCAGATTCCCGATCAATGGGATACGGTTTCTGATGAGTATTCCACTGCAGAGAAAAATCGCTCTCCTGTGACAAAAGCCAGAAACAATGTTATTGCTGGCTTGAAAGACAGTATGCTAACGCGTACTGGCATGGAAGAAGTATTGCGCGCTGCTTTCCCGTCAGAATACGGAGAAACATACGACAATATTAGTGCGGTACTTTCTGGCGTAAATGAATCTACAGATGTGGTTAAAAAAGAATTTAACCGTATCAAGTCTAGAGGTAAATCTTACCTGAGACAATTAGCTCCAGTAGGTGACATGATTGGTTTAAAATCATTAACCGACAAATTAAATAACTGGGGTAAAGAAGGTTTTGATGGTGGTGATGACTACGGTCAGAATAATGTAGATAAAGAAAAACAACGTGAAGACAGTATTCAATCTTCTCTTGGTGAGTTGTTCTCTGTTCAGAATAGAATTGCTGAGAAAAGAGCAAAACTAGAAGAAGTGAAACGAGACGCTAAAGATGCTGTAGAAACGGTTCGTTTCCAAGGACAGATTGGTGTATTGTCTTCTATTGATGCATCATTAAGAAATACTGTATCTTTCCAGAATAAGAATACGTATAACTACTATCGTAAATCGATAGAGTTACAATTACGTAAATATCACTTATTGAGCGATATTTATAACACTCAAACCAAAACATCCGAAGCATTAATTCAGACTTTAAATGAAATCAAATTAAACACTGGTCTTCCAGAGTTTGTTAAGATGCGTACTTCAGAAGCTGCTAAGCAAATGATTCGCTCAAAAGCTTTCGAAGGTGTTCATAAGACTATCTTTGGTAATGGTGATTTCATTACTAATTTTACCAATAACTTAATGGGTGCAGCTAAGTCAGCAATTGGTAATGTAAATGACTTCATGGATATGTTAGATCCGATGGTAGAACAAGGTATTAGCGCCATTGTGGATGATGATCCATTAGGTCGCGATGCATTGCACTCTGCTACTGCTTCTGTTGCCCCTACATTGTTTGGTTTCTTGGGTAAGAAAATGCTTCAGATGTCAAACAAAACTAAGTTTGGTAAGAAAGTATATAAGAACGCATCTCGTTTAAAATCATTTAATGATAATTTAGGTGAAAATGTACTTAAGTATTTTACTGGTGGTAAGGCTAGAGAGTTTGGTCGTAAATTAAATAAGAGTGGTGAAGTTACGGATCCGGTTGTGGATTTTATCCAACAACTGGTTTATCAATCTGTTAATAAGAAATCCACGACTTCTTTAGATATCGAAGGTTACGAGAACTATGGCGATCAATTAGGACGAGAGCAATTGGTTTCGAAAGCTCAGCGTGTGGTCATCCCAGGATATCTTGCTCGAATCTTGAGAGAGTTAACCATTATCCGTACGGGACAAGATGTTCCATTATTAGAATACAACTATCGTTCTAATAAATTTACTAGTTCGACATCACTGACTAAAGACATTGTTAAATCAGCTGTTGGTAAAGCGAATGTTAATTTAATTAATAGTCTTGGTAACAATGCGTTCTCTACAGCTGGTATGTTTACAACCAATAAACTTACTGGTGAAAAAGAAATGTTAGATGGTTTCACTAAAGAAGACATGCTGGCCGTAGGCAATGTATTAATCTCAGCAGCTTCTGAAAATAAAACCATTGATACAAAATTCTTAACCAATCCAAATTCATTTAAAGATGCGATTGGTGAAGAGAAAGCTAAAATCTTAGCAGCTAGATATCGTAAGGTATCTCGTGAAGATAAAAAATCTTCAGCACTTGATCGTGCTCGTGGTTTGTTTGGTTACGAAACAGATCGTATTGGTTCTTTAGGCAACAATGCCAAATCAACTCTTAAAGGTTTTACTATTCCTGAAAATACATTACAAGCAATTGTCAATGCTGGATATGGTGGTAAACTAAGAGAGATTGGTTTGATTGATGCATCTGGTACCGTTAATGTAGATAAGTTGGTTGAACTTACTCGAAACATTGATAGTTTAGATAGTCTAGATGAATCATTCGGCATTGATGATATCGTAGGTGGATTGAAACAAAATAAATCCAGTAAGAGAAAAATCAATAATGGTAAAGGTGCTAAACCTAGCCCTTCTAGTGATCTTGATTCGTTCCAGATTGGTGGTCGTACGATTATTCCTGGTATTACTCCTAACCGACCACAAGACCATATATCTCAAACACAAGGTCTGGCAAGCTACTTAGCTGATTCTAACGATACACCTTATTTAGAAATCATTTCTCATCAGTTATCTTCTTTAAACGAAACATTGTCTAGTGCTACTGGATACATTCCGCAAACAGGTGGAATCGGTAGTGACATCAGTCATGGTGTTTCGAAAGCATACGATTGGATTAAGAAAGTTTCTAAAAAGTCTTACGATAAAGTCAGTGAGAAATTCCATGAAAAATGGGATGGTGAACTGGGTGAATCGATTAAAGGTAAAGCTCGTGAGTATCGTATTAAAGCTAAATTAGCCAGAAGAAAACTCGATAAGAAAACCGCATCGACTATTGATAGATTACGATCTAAAGGTTTAGAGGTTCAGGATTTATTCCATAAGAACTTTGATGAACCAATCATGACCGCTCGTGGTTTTATCGAAGGTAAATATCGAGATGCTGAAGGTAAAGTCATTAAAAGCATTAATGATATTAAGTCAACCGTATTTGACGAAGAAGGTAATGTCGTCCTGACAATGGAAGACATTAGAGATACTTTCTACGTTAGTGCTAAAGGTAAGATAATGCAATCTAAGCATTTCCAAAAACTTTTAGCAGAATACGAGAAACAAAAAGGTAAAACAGAAAAACGATTTGGTGATTTTAAAGACGAGTGGAAGAAACGTCGAGACCAGTTTAAAGAAGACTGGGAAGAAGGTAAGATCCAAGACGATATTAAAGGTAAGGCGAGAGAGACTGGTTCTAAGATTAAAGATTTCTTAGGTAATGCCGTTTCTGACTTAGCCGGTTTTACAAAGAATCTTAACTTACCGAAACCATCTACTTTACAAGATGTGTATTTCAATTCTATTGCCAGAAATACCGCCACAACAAATGACTTGTTAATGGAGATGTCTCTTAAATTAGAGAACCTGCAATTAATGTCAATTAATCAGTTTGCGACTGGTGAAAACTTACCTCCTGAATTAAGACCACGATTCATGCAACGAGTAAAAAACTTATTTGCTCGTAAACGTTCGTTCCAATTCCCTAATCAGCAAAAACACATTGCACAACGTATTTGGGAATTTGGTGGTTGGGCGGCTTCGTCTACAGCAACCATGGGTATGGCTCTGACTAAAGCCATTGGCAATGTAACCGGTAAAGGTCTTAAATTTGGTTTGTCTGGAGCAACCTCATTAACTGGTTTAGGTCTAGACATGGGTGGTGATTTACTTAAATCTTTAAAAGGTCAAACCAAAACAACATCTAAGCGAGCAATAGATATTGCAGATAATGCTAAAGCAAAAGTTCTTGATGTTTACCTAAAAGGACATAAAGAACCCATCTTAAAAGCACGTGAAATGAAAAAGGGCAATTATTACGATGAACAAGGTAATCCAATTACTCAGTTTGTTGATATTAAGTCCGATGTTTACGATGTCGAGGGTAACGTTGTTTGTAGTTACGATGACTTTAAGAAAGGTTATGTAAAAGACTCCGGTACTTATAAACTGGTTAAGACATTTAACTGGTTTAAAGATCGCACCATTGGTTTATCTACTAAGTTGGGTTCGTGGGGTTATGCTGGTCTTATGCTTCCTGCTAAAATTGCTAAAGCAGGGATATTAGCTACTCACGGTGTTCTTCGTCGTAAATTGAGAATGCAGTTAAAAGACATTTACGTAAAAGGACATCCTGAGACACCTATTCTTTACGCTAAAGATATTCGTGCAGGCAAATACTTCGATAAAGAAACAGGTAAACCTATTGCTGACATCGCTGATGTATCAGGTCCAGTAGTGGATGCAGAAGGCAATGAAGTATTGACTCGTGAAGATCTTCGTTTAGGTCTGGTAGATAGATTTGGTAAAGAGTTTACCGACCACTATCGTAACTTCTCAGGTACGAAACAATGGTTAATTGCTAAAGGTGTTGGTTTAGGCATCGAAGCTGCCAAAGGTTCCATTAAGCTAGGTATTGCTGGTATCCGCATGGGTGTCAGAATGGGTGCGGCGGCTTATCGATCCGCTAAGAGCATCCTTGGATTATCCGCTAAAGGTGCTGCTAAAGGTTTACGTATCATGGGTGGTGCTTATACATCCATCTACGATAAGTTAACAGGCAAGATTAAAGATCCTTCTGATGCTTTATTTGCAGGACTGTCAATCTCTAATGAGACAAACCAATACTTATTCGCAATCCATTCTTTATTGGATCAACGTATTCCAGTACCTAGTTCCGGAGTATTTGGTGATAGAGACGGAGATGGTGACCGAGAAAATGGCATTGCCGACATTAAACAAAGAAATAGACTTGCTAAATTAAGAGAAGCTGAAGAAAAAGCCTTAGCCAAACGAGACAAAAACTTAGCTAACATGATCGGTGATGCGATCAGAGGTAAAAATGGCAAGAAGTCTAAAGAAGAGGAAAAAGAAGAAGATGGTATTTTCGATAATATCATCGAAGGCTTAACTCAAGGTGTTGCTGCTAAACTTTTAGCCGCTTTAGGTTTAGGTAATTTACTAGGTGGCGATCGAGATGGCGGTGTAGATATCGATGCTAGTGATCTTCCAGATGGTGATGAAAAAGGCTCCAAGAAAGGTGATAAAGGATCACGTTCTAAAAAACCAAAATCACGAGCGGCTAAGATGCGTCAAGCCATGAATCAGAAATTTAGACGATCTAAGGCTGGTAGAAGTTTATTTAAAGCCAAAAACGCCATGATGGCCGGTGGGCGTAATGTCATGGCTGCAGGTACTACGGCAATGGCTAATACAGCTGGTGCTGTTAAAGGTTTTGCTTCTCCATACGCGGCTAAAGTCGGATCAGCTGCGAGTAAAGTAGGTGGTATGGCAATGACTGGTGGTAAAATGGCATTAAGCGTAGGTGGTAAAGCTTTGTCATTTGCTGGTAAAGCGCTTCCAGTAGTCGGTGGTTTATATGCTGGTTATTCTGGTGTCCAAAACCTTATGGAAGGTAATTACGGCATGGCGGCTTTAGACTTAGGCATGGCAGCTGCTGGTACCTTTGGTGTGGGTAGTACACTTTCTGCGATTGGTACTGGATTAAGTGCGGCGGGTGGTTTATTAGCTGCAGCATTACCATGGGCACTTGCTGCTGGCGCTGCGGCATTAGTAGGTTACGGCATGTATAAAGGTTATCGTAAATTATACGACATGTATAAAGGTTCTAAAGTCGGTGATTTAGAAAAAGCTCGTTTGATGCTTTATGGTTTCGACCATGAAAAAGATGATTCTTGGTCTTCTAAAATCCTGAAATTTGAACGTATTATCATGGATGCTGTAGTGACCGGTCCTAATGGAATTACGATTGATAAAACAAAAGTAAATCCAGATGATGCTTACGATATCTTTGGTTTTGATAAAGAAGATGCGGTTCAGTCTCAACGATGGGTGTTCTGGTTTAATAAACGATTCATCCCAGCATTTACTAAATCTGTTAGTGTTTTGAAATCGATTAATCCAAAATACGATATCCAAGATTCTTACTATTTAGAAGGTGAAGAAGCTCGCAAATACTTAAATGGCATTAAACCTAATCCAGGTGAATATTCTGAAATGCACGCCCCATTTAAAGACATGCAAATCTTAGCATGTACTGGTGCAGATGCTATTATTTTAATCGATAAGCTTTTAGAAAAACTTAATAAAGGTGAATCTTTAAATAAATCTGGACTATTAAAGAAAACTGCTACTGCTGTTTGGAAAGCAGCTACTGCTCCGTTTAGATTAGCGGCTTCAGTAGCTGAAGGCACTTACAATGCAGCTAAATGGGTAGGTAAAAAAGTATTTAATGGCTTAGATACCGTAATGAGTAGTAAGTTAATGTCCTATACCCCAATGGGCATGATCTGGAACGGTATCAAATCAGCTTTAGATATTAAGAGCGATATTACGGCTACTAATGGCGATACCGTAGTAGGTACGGATGGTAAATACGATCCATTCTTATCTGTTAAGTACAAGGCTTATGGTTTATCTAACTTAAACGACATTACTCGAATTTCTATTTTGAATCAGTTGGAAAAAGCAGCTGGTGAAAATATTAGTTGGAGTGGTAAAGCAGCTTCTTATAGCGGTGATGTTGTTGACCTGATTAAAGAGACTTACACCCTGTTCGGTATTAAAGAAGATGATAAGTCCGGTATGGAGATTTTAGGTAAATACTTAAAATATCGTTTCTTACCAGTATTTGTCAACTTAGTTACTGCAATGAATAAACACCTTAATACAACAGATATTAATGCAGTAGTAAAAGCACGACCAGCAATTAAAATGTTGATCGTGAATGATATCGTAAACGTACCTGTTGAAATTGATGGTGTGAAAACAACGATCTGGTCATTTAGTTTAAGTCCGTTTGGTACAGCGCTGAATACCAATAGATCCAGCATTGATGGCGATGTGGATAAGCTTAAGAAAGAAGTAGATTCTAAAGGTCAATCTGATGCTAAAGTAAAAGCAGAAGAAGCAGCCAATGAATCGAAATCATTCGGTGACAGAATTAAAGAAATGAACAAGACATTGTTCAATTTAACTCCTGTAGGGATGATGAAAAACCTTCTTGATAAGATGTTGCCAGATAGTGTTAAAGATAAGATTTCTGAAGTAGGTAATAATATCGCCGGTTATGCTGGCGATGTGGCTCAAGAAATTGAATCTGGCTATAATCGTGTCGTAGGTAATCTTACTGGTAGTAATGACGAGAAATTTAAGAAAGTTATGCAGGCGGCGGCCAATGCCGGTGACCCACATCCAGCAGTAGTAGCAGCTCAATGGGCTGTTGAATCTGGGTGGGGTGCTAAAGAATCTGGTAGAAATAACTTCTTCGGTATCAAAGCCAAACCAGGTCAACCTGGAACGGTTAGGAGAACAAGAGAAGTATTAAACGGTAGAACGGTTTATATAAACGACAGATTTGCCGATTATAATTCTTTAGAAGAAGGTATTGCAGCTCGTGTAGCATTTACTAAACAAAATAAACGTTATACTAATAGTGGTTATTTTGCAGCCAGAACTCCTTTTGAGGCCGCCCAAGCACTTCAAAGAGGTGGTTATGCTACTGATCCAAATTATGCTAATTCTTTAGCGGCTATTATCAAAGGTCGTAAGATAGACCCGATGAGACCAGTTGTGATAAAACCTACTGGTACGGCATCTAGTGGTACTCCAGCAGGGGTAAATACTAGGGATGATTGGAATAAATCACAACAAGCTCGTAACAATAGTACTGCCGCTCCGTCTAAAGAATATCGTGATAAGATGAACTCTTTTGGTCAAGCACGACAATACGTGATGAACAATAAGAGTCTCACTGATGTTCAGCGTAAGCAAGCGCTTCTTAAAATCAATAATGAAGCACATGCCTACATGATTAGTTACGGCGATGGTCAACAAGAACCTTATACAACGGGTTATGATGCAGGTACTAAACCTAATGATGGTAATAGAGTAAACGCCAAAACTAAACCAGGTATGGTTGCTGCATGGTGTACTAAAAATGGACCGATTGCACACAAAATTCTTGGTAAAAAATATGGCGGTAACTGTGCTGGTACCGTAGGTCTTGGTCTTTATCATGCGGGCTATATTAAAACTTCTCGTGGTAATGGCGATGCGCTATCGTACGGTCAGAAACTTCTTAACTTAGGTTGGAAGGATGTGACTGGCAGTCCATGGCAAGTTGGTGATATTGCGGTATGTTTTCCTAACCCTAGAGCGTCGTGGAAAAATGCACGTATTTACGGTCATGTTTCTGTATATAATGGTAAGGAGTGGTGGGCTGATATACGTTGTCCTGATCCGTGCCCTTATAAAGACAGAAAGATTATCAAATATAACGTAAGGGTTTATCGAGATCCTAATTACATGAATGGTGGTACTGAAGTAGATGCTGCAGGTTCTAGCGGTGGCGGTTTTGCAGCTAGTGTTAATTCTATTCGTAATAGCGGAATGAATAATGCTGTTGGTCAAACCCGTACATTCCGTGGCAGTACTGTAAACGGTAAAGTAACTAAAGAACAAATCGAGAAAGGCAAAGTACTTGCTAAACTCGGTTATACAAAAGAGGGTGTGTCCCAAGCATCTAAATTGTATAGTTACACCACACCAGAAATGGAAGCAGGGACTCGGGGTTATGATACTAGCACTACCGTATCTGATAAGACAGATGGTAAGTCTAAGATCAAAGTAGGCAATGTCTATGTAGATCCTAATACCATCAGTACGGATTCTAACATTACCATTACTAGAGATATCTTAAAAGATGTTTCTAAGTACGGCAATGTATTTAATCCAGGAAATGGTGAACCTAATGATGCATTAGGTAGACTTCAAGCTTCTATTCGAAAACTATTAGGTGTCGGTAATATTGATGCCACGATGGTTAAAACAGCTTTAGCATCTACTGAGCTTAAACGTGAAGAGATGCAAAAAGAAACTCAAGGTACTACTTTGTTAAGTATGGCTTTAGATAAAGCTAAACGAGCAGTGGTAGCAACCACCGATAAGAATAACTTGAAAGAGTCAACTAAAGCATCTGTTGAACAATCTAAAGCAATTAAGAATGATTTGCTCTCAGTTTCTAATGAGATCCTCAAAGAAGCAAAAGAACAAACCAAACTGTTAACTGATATCTTAAGTACAATCAGAAAAGAGAAATCTAAATCTGGTAAAGAAGATAATAGTTTTACCCCTAAAGAAAGGGTAAGTTTTAGAGATTCAATTAATGGTTCGTCGGATTTAAAGAATCCAGCAGGTGTTAGAAAACCTATAGTTAGCATGGCTAAATAAAGTAACGAATACTCCGGACACTAGGGTTTCCTAGTGTCTGGGGATATTTGTTATGATTTGTGAATTCTAACATTTATGTATTTAGCAATTATTGAGGAACTTATCCATGAAAAATGCAACAAATAAATTTACCGATAAGGATTGGGTAAGGGAGTTATTTGTCGTAGGTCAAGACAAGATAGATGGTTTATCTATAGATGAACGTAACTGGTCTAGCAGTGATTATAAATTTAATGATACCGCAATGGGTGGATCTATTGTGATCAATCCGTTACCGCAACCAACTGCTTGGACTGACCCAATTACTAACCCTGTACTGATTAGAAATAATGCTGACGGTATGGGTGCATACTTCTCGGAAACATTTGATGATAACTACCGAGTCGTTACTTTCCGTTTTGGCACAATGGCATTTACTTCCTTCTTAGGATTCTTATTTAACATGTATCATCCTGGTGCAGCAGCATTAGTAAATAAAGGTAGGGTACATGAAGTTATCTTCCAGATTGGTAGGATCATTGGTTTTGGTGTGTCGTTAGTTGCATGGCCTTTACTGGCAATGTCTATGCTTGGACAAGCGGTACACTACCTTACTCGTAAACCTACTTCCCGATATGCTTACTTAAAACCAGGCATGACTCAATACTGGGCAGCTGCACAAACATTACTTAACCACTTTATGGTTAACTTAAAGTTAGCTGGTAATACTGTACCATGGGATGAAGTACTGGCTAATGAAAAAGGCTTGTCTGAAGAAGAAACATTGAGCCGATATACACCAGATCAATTTGAACGAGAAATTGCAGCTAAAACATTCCCAGACTTATATGGTCAGAATAGTATTCAGAAAAACGCATTGGGTCAACCAGGTGTGCATCTGGATATTATTGCTGTTGCTAACCGTGGTCAACGTTTAGCGATTAAGCGTCGTGAGATTATTGAAAAGGCATTGGGTAAAGAGAGATCTGACATCATGCCTATTCTTGAGGAGATGTATCGAGGACCTAAAGGTAAAGCAGGTAAGACATTATCTCAACTATATGCTTTATGGAAAAATGCATCTATCTATAATCCTGACAGTTCTGTTGGTGGTGTGCTTGGTGGTGGTGTAGGTATTGGTTTAGGTCATCAGGCTGAACAGGAAGCACAAAACCAAGCATCGATTAATGAACAAGGTAATGTTGAAGCTCCGCCACCTGCACCACCCCCGCAACAACCTGAAGGAGCACCTACTGGAGTATCTAATGACTCTGCAGACTCACCAGGAGCTGAAGAACTTAATTCTCCGAGTTTATGGGAATATTTTAAAAAAGAGATGGAAGAAGGTTCTGCATTTATATCTTTCCGTGTAGATGATACAGGCCCTGTTTCTGAATCATTCAGTAACAGCTATCGTGCTTCTGAATTGGCAGAAAAGATCAACTCTACTGCAGCTTCTGCTCGTTCTACCTACTTTAACTTAGCAGGTGGTAATTTAGGCGACAATGCTGTAATGAACGTAATGGAATCCATCGTAGGTGGATTGAAATCTCTTGCCGAGGGTGTGGTAACAGGTATTGGTTTGGAAGGTCTTCTGATTGCTGGTGGTGGCGGTATGGTAACCATGCCTAAGTATTGGGAATCTTCAGAAGTAACATTGCCAAAAGCTTCTTATTCATTCACGCTTACATCTAGGTATGCCAATCGACGTGCAGCTCTTCAAGATATTTACATGCCGCTAGCTTGTTTCTTAGCGGGTGCAATGTCTCAGTCAGTTGGTAAACACGCGTACTCAGCACCATTCTATTGTGAATTCTACGACCGTGGTCGTATGCAATCTCGATTTGCGGCAATTGACTCTGTAACCATTACTCGTGGTGATGGTACCGTAGGTTTCACTCCAGAAGGCTTATTGATGTCATGTACCGTAAGTTTTACATTAGCTGCCATGGAAGAACATGTCTCTATGCCTTTGTCCGAGAAGTTTAGTTTTACAGAGAACATTCTGACAATGTTAGGTTCTGTATTGTTGACCACTGAAGAAACTTCTGGACTCGGTACGATCGCAACACAATTGTCACGTGGTTTGTTCGATGACGATAACCAATTAATGGATTGGTTAGCCGTACTGACTGGCGTATCTTTGAATGAACAATACTATATTGGTGCGAAACTTCGTAGGCGTATTCAGCAGAAACGACTGGATGTAGCATCGGCATTCTCTACTCCCGCTATGGGTTCTTACTTATCAGAAACAGCCATAGGCTCTATGTTGTCTGCATTGGTATTCCCATATCGTGCTGGACGATAATATATCTTATACTCCTACTCCTTTTTACGGGAGTAGGAGTATTTAATATTTATTTTGCTAAAATATTTGCTTTAAAATCAGAAGGAGATACTAATTGATCCGTTCTCTGAACACCATTAATAATGAATTCAGAATGATCTCGTGTAAACTCAACACTGAAGTCAGTTTTGGTTTTTGTAAATACATTACTTAACAACATAAGTACTTCATTTGTTTTATTACTATAATCGTATCGGATCAAGCTTTTCCTTGAAGCTACTTTATTAGTAACATCTTCAGGATTTAAGTAATAACGAGTCGATAAAACTGTTTTAATTAAGGTTTTAAAATCGTTAGAAGCATTTAAGAATAATTTTAAGTTAAATATCTTACGCATACCAGGACGATCAATCCATAATACTTCGCCTCCTCGGAAAGCATAAATTACTTTCATCAATTCGTCGAAGATAATATTTCTATCTTTTTCCTTATTGAAGACTGCGTTAAAACTAAATTCAGAAATCATCTTCTCGACTACTTTACCAGAAATCTGTTCCATTCTTTGTGGATCAGATAACTCAATAGCATGGAACATGGTATTATAGTCACCATTATTAGATAAGTCATGAATGATCTCACTGGTAACATCCGTAGCGATATCCCAACCATGTTTTTCAGATTTAACAAGCTTCTTGAACTCTGCACCGATTTCTAAACCTAAGCTAGAGAACTCTTTCATTACTTCAGTGGCAGCTTCTTTTACAGCCATCACATCTTGTACATTGATTAGTTCGTACCCAGTAATGTGGCGTGTTAAGTCATTCAAACCATTCAGGACAGATAAATCACCATTCTTGATTTTCTTAACATCTTCACCAACTTTAATTGCTAACTTAGCACCTTCAATAATACTATCGACTTTCTTAACGTCAATACCAGCGTTAGCCAAAGCCGCTTTAGCACCAGGAGCTAAGCCACCAATAGCATCTAAGAATTTTCTTTCTTTGATGCTATTTTTAATTTCATTAGCTTGTTTTAGATATCCTGAAACTTGTTTCAGCATATCCTTACCACCCCTAAGCTTCTCACTTAATTTATTTAAATCTAAGTTAAGCGTATTAGCAAACTTATAGAGACTGTTTAAAGTACCCTGATTAAAATCTACCGAATAAGCATCTTTAGTTGCTAAACTATTATCTTGGGAAGAGTTATATACCGTGGTGTTTTTATTCTTTTTATCATTAGCCGCACCTTTACTAGTAGAGGCATCATTTTTACCTTTACTGGCTTTTTTAGGAGGTGTCGGTTTTCTTTTTACCTTTTTACTATTTGTAGCCATTTATTCAAACCTTTAATCAAAAAAAAGAAGTATTCTAAATCATACGTCTAGACTACGACTCTCTAGAGGATAGACCTCTAGAGAGCGTAATCTTCATTTAGTTGTTGATATCAACCAGTTTAGGTTTGATATTATTCAGGATACGTGTCATTTGTTTATCACGCATCTTGAAGTTATTATCGGAATCGAAGTAATAAGCAACATAAGGAAGTTTATTGCTCATGACCATTTCCAATAGATCTGGTTTAGACATAATCGAATAGATCAAGAAAGATTCCATTACTTCATCCGTAACGAATTTGGTTTGGAATTCATTCTTACCTGATTCAATTTGTTCATTCACGTATTCACGTAAACGAGCACCGTACAATGACCGTACATTGTCGTCTTTATTTTTAAGCTTAAACCAGTTGATGGCTGAAGCTACAGAAATAAAGCTACCATATCGAGGATGGTAGAATACGCGAGTGTGGTCAATAAATAATCGTTCACCAAGAATGGTAGCCGTATCATTTAAGTTAATACGGATGTGATCGATACCGTCTTTACTTGGATCTATATTACTGAGATCCAGAGAAGTTTCTACAGACAGATCCAATTCATGTTCAGTCATCGTCATTTCCTTTCCGAACTTGCTTTCCTAAAGAGTAAAGTTCGTGGTTAATTTCTACACTATTTTCGTGCAGTTTTTGTTGTTCGATCAAGTTTTCATCACGGACAGGTCGTTCGTATTGAGTTAAACCAACACCACCGACGTGGGCAGTATAAGATTTAATCGTTCCCGATTTTCTCTGCAAAGTGACAGTGATATCTACCCATGGTAAATCAAGGATGTGGAATAATTCACCTAGATATTTAATACTGATCGTTTCACGAGATAACTCTTTAAGGAGTCTAGCCTTTTCGGCTGTAATTTTATTTTGATCAAGAGTATTACCGGAATAGACTCGTAATGCTTCCTCAATGATTTCAGTCATTTGAGAATAGATCAACGATTCGTCTTCCATTTGTGGACAGCCTTCTACACCTTTACCATCGTAATTATCTTTAATGATTTTACGAAGTAATAGGGATAGTACACCACCCCAGGTATTCGATACGTCTTGGACAGAACCATTTTCAGTATCGGTAATACGTCTGAAACCTTGTAAGGTAATTTCCTTGTTAGTAGTCATTTTTCATAGCCTCTTTTTTATCAGTGTCTCGTATGTAATCGAAGATCTTCTCGATGATTATTAAGTTGTAGATACAGATTAAGAATACATCTTTGTAACTACTGATATACACTTCGAATTCCGGTATCTTCACAAGCCTTGCCAGTAAGTCATGAATTGACTTTAAATATTCGTAAAAGTCAAGATAATCAGACGGGCCAGTATTGCGATTGAAGAAGTAGGATCTTGGATTTGTATAAGAACGAGTAATACGACAGATAACAATATCCTTGTAATATTCGTATCTTTTAGTGGCTAGGTATTTATTTAATTCACAAAGCGATCTGATGTCCAGATAACCATTGTCGCTAGTAATAATACCATAGCATTCTATTTTCAAATTCGTACCTAATTCATACGGGATCTTTTTAAAGTCGCTATCCATCATTTTCTCTACTCTATTACGAGTATCCTCGAGATAGAGCATGAAGTCATGAATAGCGGCTATTTTATTCGAAGTGCTAGGCAGTTTACTTAAGTCTTTAAAACGAGCCATTGTATCGTTATTCTTAAGTGTTCTTTCAGCTACTTTCTTATCGTAAGATCTTTCTTTAAAATGGAAAAATCTTACTAATTTATTTAGCATGATATAGTCCTTTACTACAGTTAGATTAGAAGAAGATGTCTAGGTCGCCTCTGCTATTGATACTTCCTAAACATATAATAATATTTTACCAAAAAAAGTATACCACGAAAACGATTGCTCCGCGCCCCTCCCGACAGGAACGCGGAGCTTTTCGTTTAAAGCCGGAACATTTTCTTATGTGTTCCGACCACTTTCGTGATATACTTTTGTTCCTTCTCATTGCGATGTGAGAAGTACTTTTCGACTTCCGAAGCTTTCTTGGAAATGCGTCCAATACTCCAGATATCTCGCTTTGTGGAACTGGTAATATATTCCTCGTTACGAAGAATATTTTTGTAGACCACAAAGTCTTCTGGAGAAGAGACTTCGAAGCAGACAGAAGCATAACCATCAATACGAACGCATCCTGCCACATCCGCATTGCCATGCACGACAGCATGGTCGGTTACGATACTCGATCCATGAATACGAGCAGTACCCAGTACATCGGCGTTACCCGATACTTTGGCAAATTCGTATACATGGGTGTTCTTGCCCACTTTGGCACACCCAAACACTTCAGCACGGTCGAACACCTGAGCAGTTCCCAAGATGTATACATCGCCATACACCTTGGCTCGACCGTAGACCTGGCCATGGGCGGTAACTTTAGCGTTACCGAATACATGGGCTTTGTCACCCACATATTTTCCACGCATTACCGCATTGCCATAGACTTTAGCATCTCCAGCAACTGTACCTGACAGCACGACTGCATTGTCAAATACCTTAGCCGTACCACCTACCCAGCCGGTTCCGTCCTGAGGTAAGTTAGCCTCAGATTCGATGTACCCACCGAGATCACCCGCATCAGTCAACAAATTAATGTTGACTAAAGCACGGATCTGATGCAGGGTTTTGCCATGGTATTGGATTGTTTCACCAGTAAATTCGTAACGTTTAGTTTTAGACATTTTAAACCTCCTATACAAAGTTGTTGAAAAATTAGATTAGAATTTATATTTAAAAATCCTATTACACGTTAATAATATAGATCTGAATTTTATTTAAATGATAAGCATTATGAATATTGATTTTTAATTTTAAAGGAGTATAAAATGAATGCTGATGAAATGATGCCCGATACTAATCTAGATAAACCTAGAGAAGTTGTTAGTCCTCAATTCAGTAATTTTGAAATTCGAGGCGAGACATCTAAACATGATAAACAAGGTATCTTGGATGAGAATATTAAATTGCGTCAATCATTGGTTCGTTTAATGACGACTGATTTAAGAGCGATTGCTAACGATCCAGATGCTGCTGCTTTAGTATTAAAAGCAATGGAATCTACGGATAAAGTAATCATTGCTCAAGCTCGTATTCAAACTGGTGAAGAAGCCAATACTTCTAATGCTGCATTGGCTGCTGCGATTGTAGCGGAAGCATTATCACGTAATGAACGTACTCGTTCTGAAAGAATGAAAGAAGACAGTATTCCTCATCGCCCAGACTATCAGCCATCAGGACGTACTTTTGAATTGCCTAATGCAAGTAGAGAAATTCGAGATGATGAGTTAGTAACTGGTACAGTAATTATTTCTCAAGATGAAATAATGTCTACTTTAAAAGCAAAAATACAACCAGAAGAAGAAGAGAAGAAAGAAGAATAAAGAAATACTCCTCTACCCAATAAAGGTAGAGGAGTATATTCTTATTATTTAGAAAATGCTTCTGCTTCAGCAATAGCATTATTTAAAGCAGTACACAATACTTCAGCATTATAAACTGTTACAGAGAAAGCTTCTACGATTTCAGCTACTCGTGTAACCGCATTACCAATTTTAGCAATCAATGGTTTAGAATAACCTTCAGATGATTTGCTATGTAGGTCTTGAATATATTGTACAGTGGAATCAATCTCCATTTGCAATTTCTTACGATCGATTGTATTGATCAAATCATTAGAATTTTCAGCTGTTTTAACGACTGCCCAAATATCGATACCTGAATTAAATACATCACCGTATTTAGCTTTAGCATTAAAGTCATCTGGCTTACGCATAGCAGACAGCTGTTTTAATTCTTTAGCAATAACATCGGCCTGACGAATATAGCTAAGATCAGAAAACAATGTAGAGTCTGTCAGACCTTTATCGTTAGAAATAACACGACCGATATCAATACGCAGTTGTACGACTTGACTGATCACATCTTTCAATACTTTAGTAACATTAAACATTTGTTTGGTATAGGTATCGTAATCAACACACATACCAGGTGGAATAGAAACATCATTATCCATCATGGATGCATAGCCACGACTCATCTTAGTTTTATCTAAACGATTAAGACGACCAATATCTAAATGAAGAGTTTTCTTATCATCACTGAAAACAGACTGACTAGCCAGACGAAGTGTATTAAAAGCACGATCGAAGAAATCACCAACGACATCCATGATACCTTCGCTAGAAACTTCTAAAGTTTTCAACTGTTCGATATTCTCACGAAGTTGTTCGGTAGAAACGGACAATGGTACATCCCATTTAGATTGAAATGAGAATTTATTTTGAATAGACATAAATTTATATTTCCTTTTATGAATTCTAATAGACTAAATCTTTTATTAACAGATATAGTTTGAACAAATATCAACTTAAACCCAATTTATACCCGAGGTAATATTAAAAATGATTACTGGATTCTACCAAATGCCTGCGAAGCAATCGCCTTACTTGCGTACAAATATCAACGTAGGTTGTCTAATGGATATCCCTACAGGATCACCTGTTAAAGCAGTACATGGACGTTATATCACAAATGGTGGACATAATGGCTCGGTTATCTTTGTTGGTCCTGGTAACTCATATAAATCCGCTCTGGCAGATCACGTTAATGAAGTAGCTGCATTTCGCATCCATCGATACGCATCAGGACAAAAATACGATACCGAGAACAATGCATACATTCCTGGCTTAGAAGTTCGACTGAAACGAATTGTAGGTTCACTAAGAGAGGCAGACTGGTTTCAAACTGGTCGATGGATTGTTACAGAGTCATCTATTTATAAAGGTGACGAATGGTTCAAGATGGCTAAAGAATGGATGTATGGTAAAAAGAAACAGGGAGCTTCTATTAAAATTGAAATTCCTGCTCTTGACCGAGATGGTAAACAGATGAAAATCATGTTACCTACATTCGTTACATTAGACTCTTTTTCAAAATTCGAAGTAGAAGCCGTACAAGAACTTCGTGATAAAACAGATCTTGGTGATTCTAAACAAAACATGATTGCCATGAACTCAGGTAAGTTCAAGAAAAACATGATCGATGAATTACCTGACTTGTTGGTAGGTACTAATACTTATCTTACTGGTACAGTTCACTACGGTGAATTGAAACAAATGGATCCATACGCGCCGGTACACAAACCATTACAGCATGTAGATAATGGCCGTAAGATGAAAGGTGTTCCTGAAAACATCACTTTCTTATCGACTTGTATGTGGGGTATTAAAGCAGTAGCTAAACTCGCTAACAAAGCCGATAAGAACATCATGGAATATCCATTGAAGAACGCAGCCAACGACAATAACGTTGACGACTTAAACGTCGTATCGATTCAACAATGGCGTTGTAAAACAGGCCCTTCTGGCTATACCTTAAACATCGTCGTATCTCAAAAATACGGTGTGTTAGAAGAGTTAACCAATTTCCATTTCTTACGTACTCACGGTAATTATGGTTTACATGGTGAAATTACTCAAACAGGTAATTTTAAAGATGTATCTTGCATCCTTTATCCCGAGCAAAAATTAACTCGTACAACTGTTCGCACATTGATGGATGAGGATCGTAAATTAGCTCGTGCCATTCAAATTTGTGCAGACATGCTTCAAATGTCTATATACTGGTCTACACATCTTCGTAGTATTGATAATCGTTTGTTAGAATTAACTCCCGCTACTTTGTTTGAAAAAGTAAAAATGGAAGGTTATGATTGGAACATGATTTTAGATACACGATACTTCTGGAGTGCCGATGATGAAGATCATGATCAGTTAGAATTATCCACCATCGATATTATGCGTATGGCTTTAGGTACTTATCATCCATTCTGGTTAGAAGCAGATAAGAAAACCATTAAAAAGAAATATGCTAAATCTTCTAAAGCAGAAGAGATGTTGATGGCTGGTGAAGTTGTAACCTCTAAAAAATAGTTTTTCATGGGTAGGAAGTTATTCTAGATCCTAGCTTCCTTACTCTTTTTCTAACCTTAATATTAAGGATTATTATTAAAATGACTCAAGAACAAGAATTGGTAAAAGATTTGCCTGTAGAAGAAACTACTGAATCAGTAGAAACAGAAGGTAATAACACTGGTATTTCAGATAAGTCTTTTGAAGCCCTGATTACTGACCCTAACTTTATTCTTCGTGATTTCCGTGGTTTGTGTGAGAAACACAATATTGGTTTTGTTGATCTGATGAACGACATGGGTTTTGATGCAAAAACGCTTCGTGCATTGTTGGTGAACAAACCCATCACCGAGCAAATCTATACACTGTCTCGTGAATTGTCTATCATTATTTACAAAATGGGTATGGACAGTGATCCTATTGTAGATACACTGGATGTACGTACTACATTAGGCAATACAGGCGATTCTGAAGAGTTCTTAGAATTGTTGGATACTTTTGTATTCCCTTACATGGCTGAGTATGTAAATAACGGTAAATTGAATCCTGACTGGATTGTTCCTAAAGATCCTGCAGCAGAAATTCAAGAAGCGGTAGCGCATCAAATCAACGTGAATAATGAAATGAACAAAGCAGTAGATGATGCTCAAGTTTATATCGATGAATTGTCTGATCTTGAAGATCGTATTGAACTGACTCAAGGTGAAGAATCCGTAGCTGCTGTTTCTGAAGAACAATTAGAAAAAGTTATTCAGAAAGTTCAAGACGATGGTGATATCGTAGTAGAAGAAGATGATGATGATGAAGATCAATCTTCTACTGGCGATGATCATTGCTGTGATCCAGCTTAACAAATAGCATATAGTAATTATACTCCTCTACCCGTAAAGGTAGAGGAGTATAATTTATTGTGTTTCAAAATTTATATTGTTTTTACGCAATAAAGTTTCAAGATCCAAAATACGATTGCTTAATTCAATCGTTTTTCTTTCTACCAATCCTAATTTATCACTCAATACTTTTTTAGCACGATTGGCTTCATCAAGTTGATCTAATGTGGCACGATGATCTTTTGTTCGTTGTTTCCTAACTTTTTCTAAACGAACGTGAGATGCATTATCCACAATCATGATTTCTGATAATGCCATGGTTTCAGCTTGTACATTGACACCTAGCATAGAGTCAGCCAGTTCTTCAACCTTTTGGATATATGCTTCTACATTAGTGTTTAAAGGTAATGCGCCTAACCTCAGACCAATACCAATAGAACAATAATTAACACCCGTACCAATAGGATAGGATATTAGATAATGTAATGGAAAAGAATATATCTGACCACTATCGGTTCTTAAGAAGATAATTCGACCACCTTCGTCAGAATGTTTCTTGTAGTCTTCTTTAGATATATTGTATTTCTGATAGTAAGTCTGGTAAGGATCAATACCCATGGAGAACAGCTGACCATAGTTGGTGATTGCTGTACATTCTAAAGTTGTGTTAACAGGTAAGTAGGACTGATAAGGAGTCTTTAATTCCCACAAACCACGTGAACCAACTGTTGGGTTATTTAGAGCCATTTAATAATTTCCTTACTTTAAGAAGTTGTGTTTAGCAGCAATCAGATAATGAACATCTTTATATTTCATTACTAAGAATAGTTTGTTATTCCGAGTAGTGCGAGTAAAGATTTTCTCACCATTAATCATTTCACCACCAGCAAGCGTAATTCGTTCTCGAGGTAATGAAGATGTAGGTGTCATGGTTTCGGCAACCGCAAGCATGTCTTGAATTTTCAAAGAGAATGCCTGAGTGTTTGCAGACTGATAACCAAAGTCAGTAGAGGTAGATGGAACATCGATAAAATCAGGGAAAACTTCTTGAAGCTTAAATTTATTTTCCTTGTTTTCTGGAGAACCACAAACCAATGCTGCTACTGCACGGTAATAAAGAGATACTGCCTGAACATTTGCATTAATATGTGTTTCTGACATATCAGCCATAAATGGCTTACAATATTTCTCTACAGCTGTTGACAGTGTAACGAAAGGAGAGTACAATGATGCTTGTTCACGTACTTTGTTTTCATTAGATAAGTTATCCCATTGCGGAACAATAATGAATTCATTACGTTTAAAGATATCAGGGAATACTTTTTTCCATTCGTCACGAGAGTGTTTGGATTTCTTCAGAATCTCTGATTGAATTTTATCTTTAACCGCATCGATGGTATCACCTGCATCACCCCAGATCAAGATATACCAGTTAGTATCTAATTCTGGTGTAAATTTAACTGGATTATACCATTTAAAGATATCCAGTCGGAAGATAGTAACAGGTGAGTTTGCTTTCTTAGAGTTAGCAATTCTGGTTAATACATCAACAGGACGTTTAGCCAGTTCTTTTTCTACCTCTACTCGAGAAGAGAAAAATACATCGACATTCTCTACAGGAAAGATAACATCAATTTCGTATTCGTCGTATTCTGAACGGAATGATTGATCAGAGAACCAAATCCAGAATTCATTATCGTCGAGATCTTTGAAACGAACCCATTGTACACAATAGTAGCTAGAGTCGGTAACGACATCACCTAATTCAAATTTTTGAGCACGTGCTGAGAAGGTATCCAGAAGATTACGTTTCAGTTCATCCACGTAGATCTCACGAGCGCCTCTTAGAGTATAATCGTAGATATGTTTACTAATATCTAATGCCAAATCTCGGTCAGTAGATTTAATTTCAATATCACGATCATTCTCCATACTACTAAGTACATTTAATACGATATTTTTGTCCGTATTGTGTGAATATAGTTGTACATCTTTTTCGTATGTCCGACTTTCAGTAGACATTTCGCCAAATGTATGGACAACTAGCTTTTCATTCGATGTAAAAAACGAATGAGTGGCAAACGCCTTGAGTGATCTTGCCATTTATAGCACCTTTAAAATTATATAAATATAAAATGGGGTAAACCAAGATGTTTAGAACAATAATTGATTTTTTGTGGGAATGGATTGTTGGCAAAGAAGTAAAACCAGGCCAAGCTATCCGTCATCATAAAACTCGACTATTATTCTTCGTTGTATTGGTGCTTTCTTTGGGTTATAACATTAAGATTACTGATCGCTTCAATTTGTACTACGAAGCTTTCGAGGAATTGAAAACTCGTTATAGCCTTCAAAAAGGGAAAATTAAAACATTAGAAGAGGGAAACCAAAAGTTGATCAATTCTATTAATTCGATCACTCACGGTAAACCTCCTGAATGCACGCATGAAACTGATAAGAATAAGGACGAGATCAAACCACCTAAAATAGAATTTGAAAAAGATCCTAAATTCTAATTTATTCAATTTTCTTTTCGCTAGGGGAATCTATGATTAGATTCCCTTAGTTTAAAGAAAGACAATTAGAATGAATTATACTGGATTAGTCATTTACTGCGACGGTGGCACATTTAGAAAGAATCCTGGTTCGTATGGACGAGGACTACACTGGTATACATACAATACCAATCCGATTGAACGCAAATTCCCTATTGGGAATCTCAAACCAACAACAAAAGGATATGCAACGAAAGATATCCATGCGGAAACGTTTCCTCCTAATGTGGAAAGTAAAGAGTCTTTTATTGAGATGGTTAAATCAGATAAAACTTATCTAGTTAATGTCACATCAATTAAAGAACACGCACAAGGATATCCTGATATCCAATCTAACAATGCAGCCGAACTACAAGCAATGGTTAGAGCATTTGAAATCATTATTGAAACAAAAGCAGATATTGCTTTAATCTATAGTGATTCTCAATATGTATTAAAAGCGATTGCTAATTTAGAAAAACTAAATAAGTTCGATTACTGTAACCCAAACACAGGCACTCCTCTTTCAAATAACCAAATTCTCAAAGAACTCCATCGTTTACAAACCATGATTAATACTCAAGGTTTAAAATACATGGCAAAATGGATTAAAGGGCATGGCGATGCTAAGAACGACGATCGTACTCAATCATCCATTCCGAATTTATTTGCTGATGAAATGGCATCTATTGCCGCCTCATTGTCAAATAACTTATTCTATTTAAGTGAAGACAATGCTCGCCATGAACGAGAAATCACATTCGAAGATTTGGCTGAAGAAAGAAAACCAAAAAAGATCCATCCTTTCTTGAATAATAAAAGAATGTATCTTGGATTCACTCCTCGAAAAAATAAAGATGTATTCTTTATTGGTAATCCTGGTGAAATCACTCAGGATAAAAAGTTAGAAAGGCAAATCGTTATTGATAGCAAAACCAAAGAAGAGGTTGTTATCAAACGAAAGGTAATGATACCAATCGACATTTACACCGGCAAGATGATTGCCGACGCGCAGGTAGGTGTTGTGGTAGTCGAGGGTGGGGACCCTATAATTAACCTAATTGAAGAAGTACAAGAGAAATGGATTGTTCAACATTATGCTCATCCTGAAATGATGTATTGTCTTTACATGAATACAATTTCAGACACAAAGACATATGCAAATTTATTGAAACATAAAGAACGATGGATTTCTCGTAGCTTTGGAACACCCAATCTAGAAACTGTAGATGGGAAAATGCTAACATATATCAATGATCCTGTATATCTTGCACTTCGTAATTTTAGTAATTTCGAATCACTCTATATGCAATTAGTTAACTATCGTAGTAAACACATTGCTATTAGAGAACAAGACATTACAGAACTTCTATATGATACGTTTGAGTGTTCTGTAAGTAAAGACTTCAGAGGAGATCAGAAAGAGAAAGCTATACTCGGAAAAAGTTTAAAGAAAGAATTTGGCACGGATTTTAAATCTTTGGCATTAGAAGCATTATTTGGTGATGAAAATCCAGTAACAAGAAAGATCATCTTGACTACTGGAGTCGACTTACTAAATAGAAACCAATTAAAAAGCATTGAAGGTGAATTTCCGTCTGTTAAATTACTGTCGTGGCACCATTCCGGTAATCTTTACTCCTTCGCAGTTTTTATAGAAACACACAAGAAAACAGAAAACGGTTTACAAACTAAAGATTATGGAATTTGGAGAGGTGTTTATTCATCCCAGATTCTGATCGGATAATTTTATTTTAATGTTTTTCTATAAAAAGGTTATGGATTATGAAAACTCTGTTTGCTTTTCTAACCTATCTTTTACCAGATAGAATGATAAGGACTCTGTTTTTATCGTCTCTTTACCGTCAGTTATTCAATGTGAATGCCCTAGATAATAATGTATATCATCGCGTTAACAAAATACTTAATGTGTGTGAACGTGATCATGCAGTCGGTTTGGGGATGGAACTTAGTCAATCCTTTTGGAATGGCGAAGAACTTAAACACATTGAGACAGAATTGTCTAAAAACGGACGATATGTTCTGACCGAAAAAGCGAAGAATGAAATGATCGAAGAGATCTTATCAAAGACTCCTCTCTGGTTAAGATACAATCCAACCAGTATGAAAGAAGATATTGGTAAGATGTTGGAAAATCATTCTCATTTGTCAAATGTAGCATAAACGAAAATACTCCTTAGGACCTAATCGTCCTAAGGAGTATTGTTTTTTATGTTCTTTATACTGGGGTAAGTGTATTACCAGAGTTAGTTTCTGGGTGACGGTGATTGATAAAGGAAATACCATTTACAATCATATCGCCTCTAATACGCATGATACCTTCTAATTCGATACCATCACCTGTAGCACCAGGTGAACCAGTAATGCCACCTGTAATGCTATAGTTACCAAGCTGACTATGAACAGGAGTCTCAGTATTCCAACCAGCACTGTATTGTCCTCTCTTGCGTGTAGATTTCTCAGAAATATTATTTTCAGCATTCAGTTCAAAATTATCACAATCAATTTTAATATTTCGTTTATTGATTTCAATAAATGCACCTTCTGAAGAAATCATCTTCAAAATACTGTTTCCGGAATCAATGGTAAAAGCATTACCAATATCATCTTTAATACTAACTATACCTTCTTTAACATCAATACCCATGTGGTACGCCCAACGTTCACCATCTGATTTAGTTGTGTTGATTAATACCACTTGTTTACGACGAGTAGAGATAACTTGTGTCCAATCTGTATCAGGACCAGATTTAACATTTTCATCTCGTGTATTAGAATAGCCAAATACTTTTTCTTCTAGTTTCTCGTAGTTACCTGTATTAGTCGTAGTTTCCCAGTAGAAGTAATCTGTATTGGCTTTACGATAAATCTGTACCTCAGCACCCCTACGAACATCAGGTGCTGTTTTTATATTAGGATCTCGACATAACCACTTAGCGGTAATGGTATTTGATGTCTTAATGGTATTAACATTCTCGCGCCCATGTGAATCCAAAGAACGACTTTGATAATCTTCAACCAAGTCTACAATCTCACCATCTACCATTGGGAACACGGACGTAGGTAATACTGTAATAATATCAGAATTAGGATCCTTATTTACGGCAACATAGCCAAGAGAATAAGGAATCAAGTTATTTAGGTTCTGCATCTTGCAATGTTTCCTCTTATAAATAATATTTAAGAACAATCATATTTTCTGAATAATTAAATAGAAGGGCAATAAAAAATGAAAATCATTTCTCTAGAATTAGAAGGTGCAATTCGATTAGAATTAAGCGGGATTAAGAATTTAAAGATCACACCAGAAACCAGTATCACTGCCATTATTGGTAGTAATGGTAGTGGTAAATCATCACTGTTGCATTACTTATCTCCATTACCAGCAGATAAAGCTGACTTTACAAAAAATGGATACAAGAAGATCATCTTAGAAAAAGAAAATGTTCGTTATGTATTGACTTCTGACTTTAAAGATAATAAACATTCTTTTGTAATTGAAGCGACTGATGAAGAGTTAAATGTAGGTGGCACACAAACCATGCAAAATCAGTTAGTGCAAGATTACTTTAATTACAATAAAGTTATCCACATGTTACTTACTGGTAAAGACAGATTTACTTTAATGACTCCTGCTAAACGTAAAGAATGGTTTACGATGCTCTGTGATACTGACTACTCTTATGGTTTAAAAGTATTCAGTAAGGCAAAAGATCGTCAACGTGATGCCATGGGCGCAATCAAAAGAATGCGTCAACAGATCATTACATTAACAAATGATCAGGAAGAAGACCAAACCGATATTCCGAATAATATTTTAGTTTTGGAAAATAAGATTAATGAATTAAGGATGATCGCTCCGTATAAAAAAGAATATTCCGATCCTCAATACGAGTTTAATTTAAAAGATAAAATCGATCACCAAACAGAAACAATTAATAAGAGTAATAATGATTTAATTAAATCTAAACAATTGGTTTCTAAACGTTGGATTACTGAAGATACTTTAGAAGATCTAAATAAACGTAAAGAAGAGATTGGTGAAAGATTAGTTCGTTTAAAACAACAATATTCTTCTCGTGTGGATGAATATACTGAAACAGAGAATCGATTATCCAACATGAAGCTTTCTACTCAAGAAGAGTTTAAAGCAATCATGGATAAACGAGAAGAATTAAAACAAGAAATTAAACTCATTGTAAAAAATGATGAGTCTATTCTTGAAATTGAAAATGCTTTGTTTAAATACAAAACCTATATCGATAATCAAAACAGTATCGATACGACTTTAATGTCTTTATTCAATATTCAATCTCCAGAGTTATCTAGACAGTTAATTGAAGATGTTGATGGGTTAATTACTGAAAAGAAAAAGTTATTTAACGAGTCCGCATTTCGACTAACTAAGATTAACGAAAGGATGAATATCTTTAAAGAAAAAGAGAATGAAGCAAAAGTACAATGTCCGAATTGTCAGCACGAATTTCATCCTGGTTTTGAATTAGAAAAATTCAATAGGTTAAAAGAGATTTTGGAAAATGAAACAGAAACCAATAGTAAACTGAATCATGAAATCTCTGAATTAACCGATAAGCTAGATACGCTTAATAAAGACATGGATATTGTTAAGCAGTTTTCTCGCCTCTGCAGCGCGTATCCTGAGATTTTAGGAGAAATTGGTACTGAGGTATTAAAACAAAGATACTACCTCACGCAGCCTAACTACGCTCAAGTAAAGCTACAAAACTTCATGAACAAAGTTTCAGCTAAAGTAAGAGTAGATAGATTACAGGAACAAGTAAATGAATTAGATAAACAATTAAGTAATATTTCTTCGGTAGATGAAAAATATTACAACGAGACTAAAGAACATTTAAAACATCTTGAGAAGCTTTCAAATGAACTTTACGAGAAAGTACAAGAAGAGAGTGATTCTTATCAGTCAGTATTGAAAGCGATAAATGACATTACTAAATTCCAAGAACACAGAGATAAGCTTGATAATGATATAAAACAATACGAAGCCTATGAATTAGAAATGGTGGAGTATTTATTGTATAAATCAGCAAACAGTGCGATCACGACTTATCGTGAAGATGTTTATCGACTTTCTAAGAAACAATCTGAAATTGAATCAAAAAGACAAACCATTCAACTATTAGAAAAACAAGTCAATGATCTTTCTAATGAATTGAAAGTTTGGGATGTGGTATTGGATGTATTAAATCCAACCGATGGATTAATTGCTGAAGGCTTGTTAGGTTACATCCGTATTTTCTTAGCCAGAATGAATGGTCTGATTGCTTCTATTTGGACATACCCTTTGGTGATTCATCCATCTAAAATGTCTGAAGATTCAGAGACTGAACTCTCTTATCGTTTTCCAATGACAGTAGGATTGTCAGATAAACCTAAGAATGACATTGTTCAAGGATCTGATGGGATTTGTGAAGTCATTGATTTGGCATTTAGAATGGTAGCGATGAAAGCATTGGGATTAAAAGGTTATCCTTTATACCTAGATGAATTTGGTCGTACGTTTGATAATAAACACAGAGAGAACGCATTACGATTAGTAGAACGTATATCTGAAGAATTTATTGAAGATCAGATTTTTATGGTATCTCATTCTTTCATGGAATATTCGGTTTTAAATGATGTGGCCTTTTGTGTTCTGTCTGAAGACAATATTGTACTTCCTCCTAAGAACATTAATAAAGGCGTAGTAATTACTCGTAATTAAAGGAAATAAAAATGGAATATAAAGAAACAGCATTAGATATAGACAATCGATTTACTATTGTTAAAGAACATGCTAGTAATATCCGTAAATTAATTTTGCTAATGCTCTCTAGCGATAGTGATAAGGATATTGTTGAATATGCTAAGAACGCTAATCGATATCTGATGGATATTGAAGAAGAGTATTATAAAGTATTTCGAGAATTAGCAACAGAACAAATAATCAGTGATTCTTTAATTGATGTCATTGGAAAACTGCAGCAGCATCCTGATGTTGAACTTGTTCAAGAACGAGGTGAAACAGAAGTAATGGAAGCATTAGATGAGCTTCCTTTTGTTGAAGAATCTAAAGACGAAGATAAAATTAAAGAAGCTCAAGATGAAACCGTTACCAACATCTTAGATAAGATTGTTAAGATAGAACCAATTGCTACATGGCAAGAAAAAGCAAGAGAGCTTCTAAAGGACGAACCAGTTAATCGTATTGTTAATCGAGACGTATATTATATTCCACCTGAATCAGCACCTGTTAGTATCGATGACGAACCTGGCACCACACAATACATCGAAGCTATCGATAAGTATAATTTAAATTACTTATTGATTGAACGTAAATTAGTACGACATACTACTAAATACGGTACTTTTGTAGAAGACACTATTGTTATCGATACAGAAGATGAAGAAGTCGTAATGGGTTTTGTTGAAGGTCGTGATAAACGTTATCGTTATCTTGATTCCGAAAACAACTTAACTCAATACGCTAAATTCATTATCGATGCAAATAAGTCACCTTACGAATTTAAAGTAGATGTAAAGGTAAAAGAACCAAGTTTCAAAGAAGAAGCTAAACAAAAGCTTGTGAAAGATACAATTTATAATACTGGAGGTCTACGTTATTACCTAGTAAGTGGTATCCCTAGTGAGGAATATGGAGTTAATTCAGTTTCTTACATCGAGGGATTCGATGCCGATACTTTGGAATATTTGCTTATCGAAGAGAAAAGTGATATTGATGGTAGTACTTGCTCTGAAGTACTAATTCGTACAGAAGACGAAGAAGAACTTCGTCGTCATGTAGAAGGAAAACCTTTTACATTTAAATATCTGACTCCAGATGGTGAATTTACAGAGCATGCCAAAAAGCATATCGTTAGGCATTTAGTTAAAAACCGCGCCGAATAACAAAGTAATTAATACATAGGTCTACACAGTCCTATGACTGTGTAGACTATATGTTATTTTAATTATTTTAAAGAGGAATGAAAACATGACTCCTAAAAGAAAAGCCACAATAGAAAAATGTGTAAATCTTGTTCAGAGTATGCTTCCAAAATCAGATAATGGTGAAATTACCCGTAAGTGGTTAGAATCTCTTTCTGATAAAGAATTTGATGAACTCATGATCAAGTTTGCTAACGGACAAGAATTCCTGCAATTGATCACACCTGTAGGTGAAGACAATTATCGACTCGATTCAGACACCTTACAAAAAGTAGCAGACGAAAACAATGTTAACTTATATCATCGTGTTTGGATTAAAGACGATGAAGGTGGTTACGAATTATCGAATAAAAAATCAATGGTTATTCATTTACCTATTCGTGTACAACAACAGCTGATTGCTAAAAAAGTTTCTATTCCTAAAGACAACGACCATATCGATGTGTTTACAGGACAAGTAACTTCTAAAGATTCTAAAGCTGCTCGTTTGTCTTACCCAGAAGTAAACTCATTACTGGCAATGGGTCTGACAAAAACAGTAGAAGAGATGATGCACTTTAGGGGCGGTTCAGAGAACGGTGTTCGTTTGATTGAGCAATCTATTATGCAAATGGGTAGAGCTTCTGCGAATGCATTAAAACCATACAGTGGTAATGTTGGCTCGACTAAGATGCTTCACTCTTATCTAACTGCAATGATGCTAAAAACAACACTCCTAACTAAATAAAAAGGAATGATTAAATGTATCAAGACAATGATCAAGATCAATTGGATTTTACTTCGTCTAATACCGATAAAGAAATTCAAGAAAAACATATTGCCAATGTATTACTTGTAGATTCACTTAAAACTGAAGCAGAATTCTTAAAGAAAATAGAAAACCTATCGTCTAATAACCGTATATTGGAATACAAGATTTATCATTCACTGGCTAAAATCTTGTTGACTTATGATGAAAAAACATATAGTGAGTTTAGAGTGATGATGAGCAATATTCCTATACGGTATCGATTTACAGATATTGTTAAATTGGATACGGTTCAATCGCTAGTATTACGATTAAATGACAGCTACAGTGGTTTTGTAAAAGTATTGACAGATCTTCTTATTTTACTCAGAGTCGAAGCTGGTAATGAGCTTGATGAAGTTCTTTACAGTATTGATCGAACATTGAAAACAGAAGACATAAACCAAGAAACAGAATACGATACTTATCGAAAATTACTGAATGAGTATCCATTCTTGAAAATGATTTTGGCTATTTTATTTACGACAGATTTAAGTCTGTTGGATAAAGTAGAATCTTTAATGATATCAAAGGCCCCAGCAAGCAATGAAAGCAAACGCTCAACCTAAGAAACATGGTGTATTAATCGATCTTGATTGTTTGTTCGATACTCGATTTGCTACATTAATGGAAATGGATGCAGAGAAAGCAGACAGTCTTCTCTTAGAAGGATATTACTTTAGAGAAAGAGATGAGTTTCCAGGAATGAATCTTAATGAATTTAGAGAACGTTACAGCAAGAGAAATGTACAGACTCTGAAGAATTCGCTACCTACTGCATTACTGTTTCGATTAGGTAGTATTGTTGCTGACTTTATTATTGAATTTAGTAAAGATGGTCGTTTAGTAAATCCAGAATTGATCTTGAATATCTATCCTTATAAATTATCAGGCGAAGAAATCAATACCATGGTTTTATGCCTTAAAGTAAGGACAAACAACATTATTCCAGTTAGGGTAATCAGTCAAGATCCTTTAAATATTTCCCCTGGATGGATTAGAGATAACGTTACATTCTTTTACTTATATAATTGGTCAGAGTGGCTAACGAAATACACCATGGAATTAGCCAGCAATCGATTAGATGATGTATGTATTGTGGCACCATCCATCATGCCTTTAAGTATTGATGAAGGTAAGAAACAGTTAGCAGAATTAGAAAAAGACATCCGTACTCATTTCAGTAAACAAGCAGAAGTTACTGAAGAGTTATCTGATATGAATTTCTTTAAAGCGACTTCTTCATTGATTAAATTCTTTATAGGATTAGAATTCTTAGAGACAAGGGATTATTGTGTCGCCATCCCTGATGAAGTTGATCTACCTAAAAAAGAATTTGATTACGACAAATCTACAAGAATTGTTGTTTAAACATATAGTTTACTCCTCTACTCCTTTCGGGGTAGAGGAGTATTCTAATATGTTTTATAAGAAAGTTAGTAGATTAAAGAAATAAGCATAAGGAATACGTAAACGATTAGTAGGGATACTAGCATCGTTTAAATAAGTATTCTTATTTTCTATTCTAAAGGTATTATAGAATCTAGGACGATACTGACAATCTGCCGTTTCCAGAACATATTTATCCACATCTTTAATAGCGACGTATTCTTCAAACTTACCTAATCGAGTCATCATTGGGAGTATTGGTTTATGATCTGTTAAGTAGTTATTTGGAATATTTCGTTGTTGTGGATAAGTAATCTCTTTAAATACTTCTGGATTATTTAAAAGGACGATAAATGACGTACTGTGATTTAAATAAGAACGAATAAAATCATCAGAATAGATGTCTTTCAAAATGAGATTTCTATCGCCGTATGTTTTATGGAAGAAAGCATCTGAGATATCTAAATCATCTGCAGAAACATGCACACGTTCCAATAAAGGAATATTCTTAAATTTAACTTTAATAGCGGAACTAGAAATCAAGGTAAAGACATCAAAGTCCAACACATGCATGAAGCCACCTAAAACCAAAATAACAGTTTTATCGGATACATCTTCACCAATATCAATGACACATTCGGAATACAATCCGATTTTATCATTTAGCTTAGAAATCATGCTATCGTTAATATCGATTTGTTTGACTTCACCTAAGTTTTCAAAACTAATCGCACCAATACAATGGCGTTTTCTTTTCTTAATGGTTTTGTAACCATCAGTTACCCATAGACCTTTACTGTTAGCATCAGTCTGGTGTAAGTAACCATTAACGGTAAACAATACATTTTTTTGTAAGTCTATCGGATTAACACCTTCTTTAGTAATGAATAAGTCATCGTAGTTTGCTTTACGACTTAAATCATCATCTGGAAGTTTTCCTTTTAAAACAGGAATGACTTTAAATTTATTACTTAAGACTTCTCGGTACAACAAACCTTTTTTACCTAGTTTTACTTTTACATTGGAATAGTCTAATTTCTTTTCACCAATACTGGTTAACCATCCTTCAATGGTCTTGGTTCTATCCATGTTGGCGAAGTAATTGTCTAAAACCACTACACCTTTTTTCTTAGTATATTTATTTGTCAGCTCTAATCGAATAGAACTGTATTTTTTATAAAGCGTTTCGATACTGTCGTTCAAAGGGATCTTTTCCCATAATGCGAGTTCCCCAATGACTTTACCAATAGCTTGGTTAATTGTGTAATTCATTAAATGCCTCATTCGGTTAAGAGAGAATCGCAATAATATGACGATCGCTCTGGATATAAATTTTAAAAAGTTTATATAATATTTAGCTAAATATTATTTTCATATTTTCAAGGAGATTAAAAGATGGCGGCACAAAGTACTCCGCGCTATGCTTTCGATCAAACTGCCCGTTTGGCGGCTAATCTCATTACCAATGAGAGACACACCCTTACTCCAAAGAATGGATACGATTTCCATTACATTATTCCTGATTACGCACCATTTTACGTTAGAGACTTAAAAGTTTATAAACTAACGCAACAAGGGGCTAAACAGTTTTTAGTTGAAGGTGTTGACTATAAATTAGGCTACGAGTTTTTACAAGCAGTAAACTCTACAGGTATTCCTGTTTATGGTGCGATTTCATTCATCAATCGTAACTTAGCAGGTGATGTTTACTTAGAATACCGTACCGTAGGTGGTGATTGGTTAATCAGTCCAAATAAGATTGCTGAGATCATTGCCGACTTACAATACAACCCTGTATACACTACATGGGAACAAGTAGCAAACATACCTTATCAATTCCCACCATCAAGCCACTCACATGATGTTGCTGACATGACATCGTGGGGAGACTTGTTAACGGTACTGCGTGAATTAGGTGAACGAGTAGGCGCTAGTGACAATACTCGCTTACAGAAGATGATTGCGGATGTTGTTGAGCGTACCATGCGTAGTTCTGGTAAAGCAGCAATTGGTTTGGATAAACTCCGTAACTTAGATATCTTGCCTTTGAATAATGGTAATAACAATACCGATAACTATTATGTTACACCACGTGGTGTTCGTGATATTATCAATACCATTGCAATGCCGGTGATCAATGACCACATTAATGCTCGTGGTAACGTGCATGGTTTAACTGCGGCTGATATTGGTGCCATTACTTCAGATGAAATAAATAAACGACTGAATACAAAATTAGGTAAGAGCGAACAAGCTGCAGACTCTTTATTGTTCGATGGTCGAAATAGCCAACAAGTAAAATCTTTTGTCTTGGATGGTACTTCTGCTAACACTGCTAAGTTTAACGGTTTGACTTATACTGAAATGGTAGAAGACGTAAAGAACCGATTGAATGCCATTTTGCAAGCAGCTACAGGTGACCAAGCAGCTAACTTACCTGCTAAAGTATTACAACTGACTGCGGGCAATGCCAATAAGTTTGGTGGATTGACTCCAGAACAGTTTACAACTAAACTCTTAGCAACCAGTACAATTGATGCCGCGACATTAAATGGCTTAGATAAAGACGCTATTATTAATGCTGCTAAAGCAAATGTTAATGCTACTTTGTTAAATGGTAAGACATCTCAACAGATTATTAATGAATCTAAGCAAAATGTCAACGCTACGCAATTAGGTGGTAAAACTTTACAACAAGTAGTCGCAGATGCTAGAACAAATGTTAATGCTACTCAATTAAGTGGTTTAACAAAAGACCAAATTGTTTCAGAAGCAAAAGTTAACGTTAATGCCATTCAGCTGGGTGGTAAAACATCTCAACAAATCATTGAAGAAGCAAGACGTAGTGCTAATGCGACCAGTATTGGTGGTAAGTCAGTAGACACATTCAAACAAGAGTTAACTCAATCAATCAAAGCAGCAACCACTACTATTGGTGGTTATACTGTAAGACAAATTATTGATGAAGCTCGTTTAGATGTCAATGCTAAAACACTGGATGGTTTGAATAAAGAATCATTGCGTAATTATGTTTTATCGGCTTCAAACATTAGTGCTGCGACACTTGGTGGTAAAACTGCAGATCAGATCATTTCAGATGCTAAACAGAACGTGAATGCAGCTCAACTTGGTGGTCGTTCTTTACAACAAGTCATTTCTGATGCTAAGACCAATGTCAATGCAACTCAGCTTAACGGTAAGTCAGCACAACAGATTATCGACGAAGCGAAGAAAAACGTAACGGCTGTAAACTCTGCTAAGTTAGAAGGTAAGAGCTACGCAACGATTCGTAGTGAAATATCTTCAGACATCATTGAGACCCAAGATAATTCAAAAGTACACATGGGTAGTGGTATTAACCAACATCCTGTAACAACTACTGGTAGTACTAAACAAAACGTTGTGAAGATTGGTAAGTCTAAATCTAGCCATGCACTTCCAGCGGTAACAATTGACCAAACCGATATGGGCAATATGTTCTTGTATCGTAAAGGTCTGACCAGTGAGTCTATCAATAGTTTGAAGAATACTGCTGATGTAGGTATATATTCTCAATCGTCAGATACTAATGCGACTACTGCTTTAGGTTATCCTGTTGCTAAGAATGGTACTTTGATGGTTATGCCTTCTTATTATACTGTTCAACAATGGTATTTTACTCGAGAGGGTAGTGCGATTTACGCTCGTCAAGTTAATACCAATGATACTTGGTCAAGCTGGGTTCGTATTGACTTAGACCCTAGCAAGATGTCTAACAGTATTTCTGGTGCTGATGCAAATAAATTAGCTACTGAGAAAGCAGTAGGTGATTTACACCGAGAGATTATTAGATTGATTGGTGAAGCTAAAAAACAAGCTGTTGCTGAAGTAAAAGAATATCTGTTTGATAGCCGTACTAACAAGTTCAAAGAAGAGTACGTACCTGCTCCGAAATGGCAGTAATATAATATTGAATGGCTATAGAGTAGTGGCCACTACTCTATAGCTTTTACCTATTTATTTAATTAAACGTTTAATTAAGGAAGTCAATATGGCAAACCAAACCCCAAACCTTAAGGTTCGGTATGAATTTGACAAATCAGGTAGAAACCCTAATAACTTAGTAAGTAATGAACAACACACAACAACTCAACGTATTCGTAAGATTATTGTTCCTCATTACGGTCATTTCTATAATGATTCAGTTATTCTTACTGATTTGACATCTGGTCAAGAAGTACCTCGTACTGATTACTTCTTTGAAGATCCATCTGAAGTAATTGCTTTGAAAACAGGCTTGGCAGCCTCCATGATCATCGTGGTAACAAACAGCCAGTTAGGTAATCGTTTTGCAGTTACATACCAAGCTGTAGGTGGTGAGTATACAGGCGCGAATGTAAATCTTTTAAAACAAAAATTGGATGCCTTGTCTCACGATAACCGTCCCGTAGAATGGGAAAACATTCGTAATAAACCAACCACATTTAACCCAGCAGATCACCGACATCCGATCTACCAAACATTTGGTTACGAATCTTTGATTTATATTATCGAACGATATATCCGTGCGATCTTGGTAGGTGATGAAGCTTCTCATGATGTTATCTGGGATGAATTGAAAAAGATTCGATCATTGATTAATTCATCTGTTACTCCAGTCATGAACGACTTTAGTAATTATAAGATTAGTCAAGCAGAATTAGCAAATCAATTACGTCAGTTGATTAACGCTCTTGGTACCAAAATTGATGGTAAAGCAAAAGAGTTTAATGATAAGTTGGCTCAACACGTAGCGGCTCAAAATCCTCACCGTATTACTCCGGCTATTATCGGTGCACCAACCACCCAAGAATTAGGTACAGCAATTAATTCATTGCGTACTGATTTACGTGCATTGATTGATGATCGTTATACCAAAGCACAAACGGATCTTAAGATTAATACGGTCCAAACCGCAGTTACTAATTTACAAAGTAGTAAGTTAGATAAAACAGCTCGCGCTGCTGACACTACTTTGTTCATGGGTAAACCTTATCAAACTGTACTTAATGAATCTTCTGATAAAACCATCGAAGATGCTAAAGATGATTTTGTACACATGGGTACAGGTGCTGGACAAATTCGTCCAGCTGGTGCTGGTCGAGACATGACGAATGTGGTGAAGATTGGTAAAGATCGTAGTAATAAGTTGGTTAAAGTATCTCTTGATGCTGATGACATGGGTACGATGTTTAACTATCGTGGCAATACTCTTGCAGACCTTAACCAAATGAATACAATCGATCACATTGGTACTTACAAGATTTCTTATAATGGTGCTACAAGAAACATGCCTATTAATAAATCTGGTACTCTGATCATTGTTCCAGCTACCAATGGAGTAACCCAAATCTTTTATCCTGAACAAACAGCGAATGCACGAGATACTGATAGCGTGTATAAACGCACCAGTACCAGCGCTACCGCATTTACTGAATGGGTAAAAGCACCTGACTATCGTGACTATATCTCTCAAGAGAAAACAGGTAACAATGCAAATAAACTCGCGTCTGAAAAAGCATTAGGTGATGTGAATCGTGAAATTACTGGTGTTATCAATAACGACATTAAAACGACGTTAAAAGATAACTTGGTTAAATTTACAGAAGGTCAATCTACGATAGATCGTCAAGCGATTCTGAAATCTTTGTTCGGTAAAACATTTAATTTAGGCATTAGTAATGCTCGTGTTAAAGACCGTGCGTTTGCTGATGTGAGTGTAGATGCTAATAAGATTACTGCTCGTGTTACTGAATTGTTTGGTCGAGAACAACCAAAATTGATTAAAGATGTTATTCCTATTTCTACTGTTCGCGAGAATAATATTCGATGGAACAAAGATGGTTTGTATTACGGTATAATTCCTGACGAAATGTATGCTAACTTGTATGTCGATCCTGATCTTGGTGTTGATGAACCAATTACTCTGGACAATAATCGAGGTACTAAAGACAAACCATTAGCTACTATCGGTTACGCGTTGGATCAAGGTACTTCTGGAGTACGAAGAACCATCCTATTGAAAGAAGGAAAGACTCACGTTATTGGTAAGAAAATGGTATCTATTACTGGTAATAATCCAGTATATGAAGTAAATCCAAATAATCATCGATCTGGTACTAAAGTTAATTTCCGTGGTGGTACGATTATATTTAGACCTTATGGTCCTAGTACAGACGCTTTGAATGAAAAGATTAAGGCTGCCAATTCTGAATTTAGTTCTTATGGTGGTTCTAGTGAAGAGAGACATAAAGAAATTATTGATCTAGGTTGTAAGATCGAGTTTCGTGGTACATACACTGGTAGTAATATATCACGAGGTGGTAAATCTTACTCTACGTTTAATAAATACTGTGTTGATATCGAGAATGGTACTTCATTAGAATTTATCGGTTTGACAATTAAGTTTAGTACAGATCCAGTAGCAGATGCTAAAGTAAGAGCAAATGAATATGTTTACTCTTCTGCAAATATCTTTAACTGGTGGCGTGCATTTACAATAAACTTCAACGTATGTAGTTTCGATACTGGCGAACCAGCATTGTATAATTCACGTGGTGACAAACATCACATTGCATTGTTCTCGCCATCGGCAACAGCTCAAACATTCTTATTTGATAACTGTATTATGTCTAGGAATCATTATACTGGTAACAATAAGGTAATTGAGTTTAGAGATGCGACATCCGCATCAATTAAATTCAATAGAGTTGATCGAGAAATTATCGGCACTCCTGATTTTGTTCCTGGAAAAACTTATTATTCCGGACTTAAAATTAAAGCAGGTATGTTCTACAATGTTCGTACTAATATTGAACCTACTCAAGCTGAGGAATTTAATGTAGCTAAACCTGGTGCTCCATCAGGTACTAAACCTGCAGAAATTGAAGTTAAGGATAATAAAGTTTACGCGGTATATCACGATGGTAATAACATGGTGCGTGTACAAATCCATCCGGCACTTTGGGCAGGTTAATCAAATATCATTTATACTACACTAGAGGGAAACCTCTAGTGTAGTATAAATATATTATCGTGTTAATGCTTCTGACTTATAAAGAATATTGTAGAGAATAGTTTAAATTAACACCACTAACCGATTAATTCTTGTTTATTAAGAACATCGTCGATTACTAGAGATAAATTACTACGTTGAAACGTCTCTAAATTAAGAATGCTAACTTTTTTACTAAAATTACGACCACCATTCCATCCAACAGTATTATAACTATCATTAAAATAACCATATACAAATCTAAGTTCATCACCATTTCGAACGTCTAAATTAGAAACATCATGATACATGGTAATCAGAGTATTATGCCTATTGCCATTAAATTTAGAATTCCATCGTACTGAATCGTCATTAGTGATTTTTTCAGAATAGGTTGGATTTAAGCTTGTATTAATACGGGCACCATCTCTCCATTGTTCTATTCTTTCGACAAAAAGATGATTATTGTCATGGGAGTTATTAAATAATGTTCTTATTACTGATGGTTTAAAATGCCAATCTCTTACAATGTACTTATAAGTAATATTTAGAATTTGAGTATGACTATCAGTATCGAATATAGGACCTATCAATTCTGAATTCATCCTACTAATATCGACCTTAGGATATTGTAGAATAGGGTTTATTCGTACTTCGTCATCGAATATTAGTTCATTAATAGTAGCGACCATACCCATAGCATCGCCCCTATCACCAGTAACTTTAGTATTCAATATAAGTACTAAATCATCGTAACTATATTCTGATAAAGATATTGAGTTATTAAAATTTAAAGTTCTATTACCCGTACCTGGAGTCCAAGGGATATGTCCTAATATTACGTTAGAGTGTTTATTATATACCGTTAATCCAAATCTACCAGAATCACTTAATCGTGCACTGGTTTGGATATGTATTTTGACACCTTTTAAATTACGGGTAACTTTTGGTATTTCAAAATAAGC